TCGATCATGATCTCCGGTTGGGTGAAAACCGTTCCTCAGGTCCTCACTGGTATCAAAGCCAGTGTGCGGGTTATCGACATGGCGGTGGGTCGTAAGGATAAGAATGCTGAAGGATCGCCCGACAAGTTCGACCCTACCGTGGTTGCCACGCAATAATAGACAAAGGATCCGGTAATGAGCGACATGTTAAGACGTATGTCTCAATGCAAGCCATTACCGCGTGTCGACACCAATGCGATTGAGTTGGAACGTGTTGCCTTAGAGAGCGCAGAGATTGCACTCTTGGAAACAGACGCTGCGAATAACATCGAAAGTTTGGTCGATGTTGCCGAGTCTGTTAATGCGCAGGTTACCTTGATCTCTGATGGCGTAGAGACCGCGGACGGTTTGGAAGGATTGGTAAATCAGACTCTGACTACCTACGGGGAGCAGGGTTTGGATGAGCAGGGTGGTGAGTTACTTCGCATCTCTGTAGAGTGTATTCTGCGTGCACGGGGTATTGACATTCCGTCGTCGATGATCGTACCCTCGTTTGAATCCGGTATGACGTTGAAGCAATACAGTTCCGAAGTGATCGATCGCAAGAACAATCTGGTGAGTCGCATCTTCTCGTGGATCTACACAGCCCTCAAGGCTCTGGCAGACGCCATGAAGAACTTCTTTGCCAAGATCAATACCAACGCTAAGGCTGTCAAAGATTACGCAGCTAAGGTCAAGGTAAAGGTTGATGCGCTTAAGGGTTCGATCAAAGATCCTTCGGGGACAATCAACCTGGGTACTTCCGCGATCTGGTTGACTGACAAGAACGAACGTCTAGTGTCGCCGTCGTTTCAGATCGTCAACACCGTGGCGCGTTTTGAAGACTTCGTAACAGCTTGGCGTAATCAGTGGAAGGGGATTACTTCGGTCTCTCTGCCCACGTCTTCGGTCTCCGCCGCTGCGTTGACTAAGGCATCTGATGCGATCAAGTCGCACGCCTCACAGTCCAACAAAGCAAACGCCAAGGTTCAGATTGATTTTGTGGTGACGCACAGTCTGGAACTCAAAGAAGGCACAGGGGAGTTTCCGCTTCTCGGCGCAACCGTCAGTATCGACCCCATCGTGACGGCTAAAGATCACTTGGCCAAGATCCTTACCCTTGAAGAAATGAAGGATGGGATCAACGACGCTATCAGTGCAATGACGGTGCTGGACAAGCTGAACACGGAAGTCACTGCAATAGAGAAGCTCACTGCACAAGTAGCATCTCTTAGCAAGGGCGTCAATGTCAAGGATGAAGAAGCCGTCAATGTCACTGAACTGCGTAATGCGTTCAAGGCGCTGAGCAAAGCTTGTTCTCTCTCGTCCTGGGGTTGGACTAACACCAGCCCTTATTACATCAAAACCATTAAGGCGTGTGTCGGTTATATCGACGCCTGCACTCACCGCTACGGAACCGAAGGATAACGATTATGCAAGTGCATAACGACCCGCTACAGAATGCAGCAGCAATCGCCATGGCGGCTGAGTTGGACCCGGTCATTGCTGAACGCGATATCGAAGAATCGACTGACGCACTGGCATCGTCTTGTGACACCGTTGGCGCTATCAGCCGTAACGTTGAGCAAATGGGTAATGGTCTTGAGTCCTTGGAGTCTTACGTCTCCCAGTTCCTTGACACCGTACCTGAAGGTGACTGGAACGGCCGTGTTGCTCGTCAATATCAACTGGGTATGCACGCCGTACTGGGTTCGATGGGCATTGCTCTGGAATCCAATGTCTACAGCGCAAGCTTTGAAGCTGTCGGCGTTACCCAGACGGGTGATGAGAACCGTAAAGACACTGAAGGTAAATCCAAGGGCATGCTCAAGCGCCTGTGGGATGCGTTCGTGGCTGTGATCAAGTCTTTCATCGCCAACGTGAGTACCTTCGTCACCAATCTCAAGAACCACGCTGCCGCTGTCAAGAAGATGGGCGCGTCCTTGAAAGCCGCTGCTGTGGCCAGTAAGGGTACTCCTGATCAGACCGAATTTGAAGGCCGCGCTTCGTGGACCAGTTACCTGCAAGTGGGTGACGCGGACATGGCTCCCGAAAACGCTGTCGACAAGACAACTGATCTTCTGCGTGCGTATTGCAATGAGTGGAAAGGTATCTACCTGGCTGCCGCTACATCGGTCATGGTAGGTAAGGCTTTCCAAGAGTCTCTTGGCGTTGGTCAAGAAGACGGTAGCACGTTGACCGCTTCGGTTAATACGTCTGATATCAAGAAGACTCAAAATTTCCCCGGTAACAAAACCGTGGCAATTGAAGACGGTACGATCGGCGGTTTGACGCTGAAAGTAACGTTGTCTGGTGATGCGGGCGTACCAAGCGTTAAGGTTCTTGACAACAACGGCGTTCAGGGCTTGGCCGATGCAATCGTAATGCTGGGCGCTGAGATGGAGAAACAAAGCGACTCGCTTAAAGAAGCGGTCACCACCATCACTCGGTTGCAGGGTAAACTGAAGCAAGACAACATGGACAAAATCAGTCCTAAGGTTGTCAGTGCTCTGTTGGCTAAAGTACCTAGCGCTGTGCGTACGTTGATGCCTTTGGCAACTGATGTAGCTAAAGGCGCTTACACGCACGGCAAGAAAAGCTTGGCCACTTTCAAGGCGGCGTGATTCACTGCAAAAAAAAGAAGCAGCATATAGCCCGGCTCACGCCGGGCTATATGTCGTCTATGCCGCATGCTCAATATCCGCACGCGAGAACCGTGATACTTCAGCCAGATCCAAACTGGTCGAATACTCATGACGATACACAGGGTGAATCATTGTCATGTAGATCCGGCCCACTATCAGACCTCGCTGAATAAACCTGCCAGCGGTGAGTAATGCAATCTGATCAGTGGTGTAATCCAGAATGCCTCGCCACGTAATGACGATGTCGTAGGTGTAGTTATCCAGCGTTACCCGACCGAGGATCTTCTCTTCAATCGGATAGACCACTTCATCGATCACAATGTCTAGGGCATTGTGACTTTCAGACAGAGGTTTGAGCAGAGACTTGACCAACGATATCGATGCATCACGCATCAGGTGTTTTGCAGTTTCTTGTACAGCCTCATTGGTTTGGTGGATCATCGCAGCAATGGCGAGGGTGGTTAGAATGGATTGACGTTCAGCGGGTTTTGTGATGCTTTTTAATCGGTAGCTCATGTTTGTCACCTTGAAGTAAGGGACGTAAAGGAATGCGTAGCCGTGATCCCTCAATAGAAAGAAAGAGGTGATACTGACCAACTCTTGCGTCGATGTGGTGGTTGTTGAATTCTGAAACGATGTCTTCGGCTGGGATTTCTGACAGGTGCTCACTAACGAGCAAGGTAATCAGAACAGCCGCATGAGGATCTTTGCGTTGGAGTACGGTTTGGACGTCTTGCACAAGGACAGTTACATCGAGCATAAGAAATCTCCAGTAGCTAACGCTAGTTCAGACCTCCTTATCTTGATGTCCATGCTAATCGACAAGCCTGGATGATTGTCAACTAAGTATCCGTGCAGGGCCTGTTTGATTTCCTCCTCAAATAAATCAGGGAAGTCCGACGCACCTGGGCCGATAAGATCCAACGTCGTGCTGGCATAAATGCCGGTACCATCTTCCAGACTCACAAGCACATGACCTAGCGTCTCAACGCCGCCTGATTTAAGAAGATGGATTTCACCTTCTGGTCCATCAAACGTGAACAGGATCTTCTCCAGTTCATGTATCAGGGTTTTCATCAGACTGCTGTTACTGTTGAGCTTATGCCGGTAATGTTCCTGGACGGCCTTGGAGCTTCGACCATGGACACCTATATCCAAGATGCATGATTGGATAGGTTCGATGATCTCGCGTTCCATAAGCACGTTGTAGAGCCTTACAAACACATCCTCGCTCTTGATGTGGCCTTGTGAACGAATCTCTTCGAGCAAATCACCATAATCAAACGTTTTCAGGACGATGAACTGCTTGTGCGTCATCTTGTCCATGCCCTGATGCATGATCATGTTGAGAAGCTTACCCTGTTCCACTACAGGTGCATCGGGAGAGAGTGTACTGCTCATATTTAGTTACCCTTAAAATCATTCCTGATTCCTGTCTGGTGGTAGACTGGAGGGGTGTCCTCCAGCCTGTCTAGTCAAGAGAGTAATGTAGCACTCAATAAATCTTCAGATAGATCCGATATCAGGCGAGGCGGACAACTGGCCGCCGTCTTTCAAGAAGTCGATGTAGTCAGGATCGTTTCGATCAATGAAGATTCGAAGCGATGTGTTGGCTGTCCACCGATCCACGTTCATCCCTTCACCGTCCAGCTCGTAACTGTTCATGCTTTCCAGGAAGGAACCTTCAATCGTCCTGATGACGCCTTTGTAGTCGTAGAGAATCTCTACGGCCATTCCAGGTGTCAGCAACTCAGGATTACTCCGCCGCCACGGTACAATCATGATTGCGCCATTACGCTTGGCCAACTTGCTGGTTTCAAGGTAGATATTGGAACTCACCTTTTGACCGGACACTGGCGCCAGGTTTTGACCATTACCTACAATCGCCGTGGTGTACTCATTGTTGTTGGCACTACGTGATACCGTTGCCTTGTTACCAGCCACCGTCGCAAAGCCTTCCAACAACTTACCAGCGGCTGCAAAGCGTACGCCGTTACCTTCGGTGTTGAGTTTACCCAACGAGTCGTCAATGACCTTGGAGACACCCGCAGAGTAGATCGTGATCATTCGACCCTGATCCATCCACGTACGGTCCAACATCCTCGAATACTTAGAAGGTGCCAAAACAATCTGCAACACTCGCTTGGCGGTATCTTGACGGTACACGTCATACATCGGCCAGGTGTAAACACACCGACCCTGGATATAGAAACCTAAGCCGGTGGAATAGATCCCGCCTTGAGTGTTCTGGATAATGTCAGGTACATCCAGGATACAAGTCCCATCCTTGATGATCACGTGATCGCGTCCTGCGGTGTTGTTAGGTTCTACCAGGTCGAAGTTTGTGATCACTTCATCCTTACCCAACTTCAACGCCTGACACGCTTTGACCAACAACGTCTGCATGACCATGAACGGTGGAACGCCCCGTGCGTTAATCCCCACTGGGAACTTGCGCAGTTGCTCCACTGCTACTTCTTCCAGGATAAACCGGACATGCAGGATGGTGCTACGGTTAGCCGTCTCGGTGTCTTCCATGACCGGGCTGTTACCCGCTTCAGAAGCACGAGGGATGTCATCACCCAGATACGCTTTAAACGTCCTGGAGAACACAGGGAGGTTTGTCAGCTGCGCAGCGTACTCATCGCACTGGGAGATGTTTAATGTGAGCTTAAGATCGTCCTGGAAGGGACTGATCTCGTTCATCAACGTACCCATCCCCATGGACACCACCAGTGAGGTGTTATCCTGGTAGGAGTCCACGTAACGCCGTCCGATGTCGTGGCGCAGGATCTGCAACGGGACAATGTCCTTTCCGCCCGCTTTGATTTCTACCGTCAAGATGAAGTACGGACTACCGGGTGAGTTGCCGATTTTCTTCGCTGTTTCGAAGATGGCCGACGTTTCGAGTTCAACCGCCATTTTGCATCTCCAGATACCGCTCGATGTTGTCCATCAGCTTGACACTCTTCGGAATGACATCTTCCTTCTTGACCATCGCCACAGTCGCTTGACTGAACGTCGCTCGGATCGGAAGGAACTTTTGCATCTTGTGGCCCTGGACCTGTTCGATCTCAGGATTACTTTGCAAGGCCCACGGACGGATAGCGGTGGCGAATTCACCCATCGCCCGGAAGTCTTCAGCAGGTGGGGCGTGGTACATCTTGTCCGTCTTCATCAATGTGAAGTGATGGTCGAAGTGATCCAGGATACGCCTATAGATCACAGCGGCGGTCGCTGTATCTGGGATAGATAGGGTAGCGCCATCAACGAACAGCTCCACCATCTTCCAGATTGTCCCGCTGGTACTGACCATCTCAGCAGCGATACGTTCCATGTCACCCGCGACACCGGTAGTGACGATAGGGACGTTGAAGCGTTTGTTCAGCGCAACGAAGTGTGCATGATCAATCTCGAAGATGTGTGTCGCTTCGGGATCGAAGATGTAGTACGCCGTTGACCGCCGCTTATTATCTTTGGGTTTGAGACGGTAACCGGATTGGGTCAACGAGGTAGTTTGCACGTTACAGAACTCCTGAAGCCAGTTTGATGAGGGTGAGGATAATTGGAATGTAGTAGTACCGTTCCAGGTTATCGAACTTCACCGCGTAATTAGCCATCTCAGCCAGATCACCCAAGTTGATCGCCCGACCACGCAGACGTTCGAGGACCATGGTTTCGAGCATGGACTTCCCTTCGGTGTCTTTGTAGAACGCTTCGCTGAAGACGTAGTAATCGTCCTTGGTGATGCGGTGGATGTAACGACCGTATTCTGGACGATCTTCTTCTTCGACCAATCCCAGCTGAGGCAGGATAGAATCGATATCACGATGTCCCACTTGCGCTTTCTCGAAACCGATGGAGGCGTGAGGAATGTGGTTCTCGTGGTTGACGCTGAACCCGACATCGACAGGACTGACGATCTGTTTGATACCGCTGTAGTAGATGCTTGCCATCCAGGGATACGTGCGATACGCAGCCACTGAACTCAACGCCATCTTCTTGGAGCAACTGTACAGCAAGTTGGCATCACGGTTTTTGATTGCATCGAATAAGGTAAATTCTTTAGAAAATACATCGTGCGACACACCCAGTTCGGTAATCTGCATCACCAGCCGATGATCGCCAGACGCCAAGATACTGCGAACAAACCTGACAGCTGCCGGATCGTAGGTTGCTGTATTCTGTCCCGGTACTAACAACGTGTGGTAACGTTCCGAGAAGAAGTCATGCAGATACAGGTTCATCAAGCGGAAATACGACTCCCCCAGATCCTGAGTGATGTTGACTTCTTCTTCGGTCAACAGACACTTAACGCCATTGCGAAAGTTTTGTTTGATGAAGTAGAACGTCTGCTGGACGCGGCCCTTCAACGCTTTGAGGAATTTCTCGTCGACAAAACGTGTGATGCGGTATTCAACCACCGATGGTGATTCTGGAAAGATACTCTGACGTGTGCTGCTGGTGATCTGCAATGCCGCGTTCTTGCCATTACCTACGTCAGCGATGAACACGTCACCCACTTGTGGAGTGATGATGCTGTACACCAAGCCAGCGCCGACCTTGGTAAAGCCACGGGCGTCTTCTGAGTTCTGACCACCGCTGAGTTCTGAGGTAACGACAATCTCGAAACCACGGATCTCACGATACTGACCAAACGGTGCGGGGAGGTCATCTTGAAAGGATGCCGCAGCGCTGTCACGTCCTTGGATCTGCGAGTAATAGTCGTTTGCCCACTTCATCCCGCCGATGTAAGTCGACAGTCCGTCGTAATCAACTTTGCGTGTATCGACTACTGGCGTTTGGTAATCTTCAGGAGCAATGATGAGGTTGGGTTCAAGAAACTTCTTTTCGTCTTCTGGTTCGGTTACCACTGGCATAACGAGACCTCTCAAAATTAAAGGCGGGGATCACTCCCCGCCGTATGCCGTTAACGATTGGCTGTCGCAATGATCAGCCATTGGACCCAATGGTTACCATTGGTACCACGTCGCTGCCAAACGGGCTTTGTCCACTCAGCAGGTGTAGGAGCGCTACCATCCCCGCCACTCTGACCACCGTTGCCAGGACCTGTCGGACCATTACCGTTCCCACCGCTGTTGTTCCCACTACCTGGTCCACCGATACCACTTACACCACCACCTTGAGGTAACCCACCACCTTCACCAGAACCTGTATTGACATGTTCGCCAATACCACCTGTACCCGGTGCAAAACCTGTCCCGTGATCTTCCAGGTATTTGTAGAACCAGGCGATATAAGCTTCCGGTAGATACAACCCACCGATCAGAAGAGACAATGCGTATTCGACATCAAGTGAAGGTAGGATGGATTGAAATGTTTGCAACGTTGCTTTGTTGTGTGTTTGCATCAACCTGATCGTCGCTTTATTGAACAGCATGTAAGCTGTTGGAAAGTTCAGACGCAGGTGGTATTGTTTACGTAAATCCAAAGGTACAGTCGCCCGTACGTTCAGATCCTTGTCCACCGTGAGGAATGCTTCATCGAGCGGCATGTCGTTGGCGTACAGCGTCAGGAAGCACAACCCACCACCACGTTTGTGCAGCGTCTTGTAGATGACCTTCAGGTACGTGTCCATCTCCAGAGTCAGACGCATGTCTGGAAGCTGGGTCAGGTTCAAGATATCCTGAGAATCTTTAGGATTGAGCTGAATCATCCACGAGATTGCTGAGACGCTCATGGGCGGTTGTGAACGAGGTTGTGGAATCCACTCATCGTAAGCTGGAATCCGCATCCCGTCCGCTGGTGCCGGGAAGTGGTTGTACTGACCATCGATTGCATCCAGTGCCTTGATCCCAATGGCCCCGTTCTTGTTCAACTCCTCAATGCAATACCGAGGACGAGATGAGAAGTAGGTTTTCGAGATATGACTCTGGTGAACCATCAACGGATAGGAAATGTACAAGTGAGTGGCACGGTGGTACATCAGACGGTAGGTGAATTGAATCTCCCACGTTGAGTTACCACTGATCTTGGTTTCCTTGGGGATCTCGTTGAAATCAAACCACCCTGTGACTTCCACTTGTTTCTCAGGAACAGCGATGAGGAGTTTATCAATGTCCCCATCCTGAGTACCCAGTCCAATGAACTCACGCTTCTGGATACTTCTAAAATACTCGTTGAACGTTTCACCATACCCTGCCGTCTTTTCACGCAGATGATGCAAATGTGCCAATAGACCAATGACGCCATCCTGCACTGGGATCTTGTAGCTGATCTCATGGGAGACGCTGGTACGGTTCTCAGCCCGCCTTGCAGCGAACTCATCGCGCCACTTGATAGCCTGCTGACGTGTACTACAGATGTAGCGGAACGACAACGTGATGTCCGACTGCATGTAGACGGGACGTACACTGATCCCCAGTCGGTTATCTTCCAACATGGGTGGGAGTTCGTTCTGACGTACAACCTGATTCAGAACAGACTCTTGACGCATGTTGTCTTCGGCTACCACGATGATGCGTTCAAAGCTTTCAAAGATAGCTTCGCCCGATCCACCCATTTCAGTGTTGGGTTGATTGACTTGTTCAAACTCACCTGGCATGAACACAGGTGTCTTCTCGTCGATGTCGCACAGCACCATTACATCCCGAGCCAGACCCATACACACAGGTCTTGAGATGTTCTCGTAACTGGACGCGAGTTTGACTGTAATTCGCGGCATTGGATGATCTACCTATTGTCAGGTGGCGGCATAACACGCAGAGGGCAGTACCCTCTGCGTGCAGGCCTTATGTCTGATCAGTCCTGGAAGAGGGATTCTTCTACAACGACCAACGCCGAGTCGAGACGGTTGACCAGGTCTTGCTGGTAGCTGGCAAGACGTTCGCAGATAGCGCCGACTTCGCTGACCATCTGATTTTCCAAACGCAACAGTTCGATGACGTCGACATCGTCAGCCAGCAGCGGCTCATCTTTGTCACCGCCGGTGTAGTTCAGCTTCTCGAGCGTGGAGCGTACATTGTCGAACGAACGGCTGGTGCGGTCGGTGATCTTCTCCAGACGCGTCATTTGAGCGTTGATCAAGTCTTCCAGACCTTTGACCCATTCCATGACTTCTTCATTGGTCAGCGACTGGATAGGGTCCAGATGCTTGACCAGCTGTTCGGCCAGTGGGGTTTGGTCTTGCAAGGTCACGCCGATGATTTTGGACGAGTCGATCTTACTGACTGCATACTTCACATTACCCAGGCTCAGTGCTGGTTGTTTGCTGATAATGTCAGTCAGTTGCTTGAGCAGGTCAGACGTCTCGATATTGGTGAACACCGAACGGTTACCCGAGGCATTAGCCAACGCATCGAAGATCTTGGCCTTGAGGATCTTGTCCACACGGTCAAAATACTGCTCGACGACTTGACTGACCGAAAGACTCAGCGCACTGAACTCATTCAACGCTGCGATCGGGTTGTTGACGTAGCCATCACCCAGGATCAGGTAACGCAGATCGCTGGAGCTGATCTTCAGCGCCTTACCGCCTGCACCCTTACGGGACTTGATTTTGCTACGGATGCGTGAGCAGCGGTTGAGCAAACCCTTGGAGCTTTCGTTCAGACGAGTGAACGTCAAAGCGATGCGGCCAAAGAACTGACCGGTGGAAGCTTTGAATGCACGGGCAGCAGTACCGAACCAATCGGACAGACCTTCCATCGACGCGTTGTTGACGAAACCATCTTCGTCACACTTGAGGTTAGGGATCGGCGAACCAATCACTTTCGACGCATCGTTGATCACACAGTTGGCTTGATCGACAAACGCTTCGGCTACAGCAGGTGGCATGGTTTCAGCAGCCGTTGCAGCCTGACCTACCACGTTGGTGACGGCAGACGATGCGGCCAGGAACTTACCATCGGCAGCCAGGTCGGTGACGGCATCATCAGATACAATAACGCTGTCACGATCTTCCAGCATGTCTTCAACGTCGTCCTGAGTCCACTCGCTACTGTCGACAGGCATTGCAGCCATACCGGCAATCTCAGCGGACTCCAGGCTTGCTCCGCCTTTGAGTGCTTCTTGGTACTGTTGTTTAAATTGAGACATGATTCACCTGTAGGTTCGAATGGACGCGTTGCAATAAAGAACCACTGCTCGACAGACCGACATCGAGTCAATGAAAAGGGCTCTGGATGGAGAAGACATCCAATAAGTGAGAGTTGATACAGTTTTACGGATAGCGTCCACATCACCACCTGCCGAAGACTCTTGAGCCTTGACGAAGTTATCCAACGTGCGTTGTGTACGCGTGATCTGGCTGCGGGTACTGGCGTTAGCACCTTTGGAGATCTGTTGTAGGATCTCACGCACCACCGTTGGGATGTTGCCGATCTGTGCAGGTGACAGGGTGTTGAAGTCATGCGTTGCTTCTACACGACCTACGTCCCGTCCCGTGGTGTCATAACTGAAACCATGGAACCTGAAACCTCGCACACCTTTAGCATCCAAATCAGACTTAAGGTAGAACAAGCTTTTCCCGCCCAGCAATGGACTGGTGGCTTGCACGTTCTTACGACTGAAGCGTTCGTAGGGAACATCGGACATCCCCATCTTCGAAGCCAGTCCATCGAAAGGGACACCACGGATCAAACCTACCAACTCGGTGACTAAGGCATCTGAAGTCTTGCCACGTACAGCAGCAGGCAGACGTTCAGCAACCTTAAGAACGGAGTTCAAATATTCAGTGTTAATCACATTGATCACACCGAGCAGGTTCTTCAGTTCAGTTTCAAGACGCAGGGAATCTTCAGCAAAGACTTTACCCACACGCAAGTACTTGTACTGACGCCCCAGAGTTACGCGTTCTTGCTGAGCCACTTTACCACGGCTCGACGCCACCTGCCGTTCCAGGAGAACAACTTTGCGCATCAGCCAGGAAGCCGCCAAGTCCATACTGCTCAGAAAAGAGAACAGGGACTTGAAGAAGTTCTGCAAGGCTGCAAGGATTGCTTTAACAGCTGAACCTACCATCCCGCGTACTGACTCGACGCTGACGTCGAGATCGTCTACATCGTAATCGGTACCACCCAGGATAGCTGCGATCATTGGGCGCGATACAGACTCGAATGAGGGCAGAGATTCACCTGCTTGCATGAAGCTTTCCAGCGCGGTGTAGGAGTCCATCACACGCTGAAGATTCTCGAAGCTTGCACTCAAGGTACTGTCAGCTTGTATTAGATCGTGGAACGGATCCTGATCCAGTAATTCATTGTCCATACAAGCCGCCTTTGTGCTGTAGGGTTATTAGGTCATAGGATAAAGTCGCTAGCAGCATATAAGCCGGGACAAGCCCGGCCTATATGTTCAATCAGTTGCAACTACCGTTAGGCAGTAGCAGCGGCAGCAGGAGCAGCGGCAGCGGCTACAGCGCCGTACTTGCGAGCGGAGGCCATGCCAACGCCGTAAGCTTCTTTGGCAGCAGCGCCAACGTGACGCAGGTAAGCAGGGATCACGCCTTTGTTCGCAACGATCGCGAAACGAGCCGAGGTCAGAGCTTTACGCGCAGCAGCCACCTGCTCAGGAGTGCCACCAGCAGCCTTGGTAACAGCTTTGTCGGCGTTAGCCAGCAGAGCGTCGTTAGCCTTGACGATGGTGTCAACTTCTTTGGCAGCAGTTTCCATCAGAGTGCCGATCGCTTCGATCTTGCCGCCCAGTGCGGTGATTTCAGCAGGAGTCAGCGGATCCATCTGACCAGCGGCATTGGCGTTAGCCGAGCCGACAACCGAGAAGGTTGCTTTGGACAGAGCTTCGAAGCCCGAACCAACGCCGGCCACGTACTTCAGCGAGTAAGCGCCTGGCAGCACGACGGTTTTGCTCGAAGGAGCTTTACCAGCGGCAGACGCTTCCCACGCTTCGATCTTGGCAGGAGTTGGATCAGCCAGCACGGTGGACAGGTCGCCCAGGGTAGCGCGGATCTGCTTGGTGATGCCGAGCACGTCGGTGGTGTAATGAGCTTTCAGATCGTCCAGTGCTTTACCTGGATTGATCGAAGCGCCTTCACCCAGACGGGAGTTCTTGCCGACAGAGACTTTGCCTTCTTTGACTTCGCCTTTGATCGAACCGCCAACACGCTTGAGCTTGGCACCGGCGGCTTTGATAGCGCTGGCGTTTTTGCCCATGGTGGTGAAGAACTCTTTGAACGCGGTCGCCATGGCGGAGACGGCGGCCTTGAGCATGGACCACAGGCGAGCCAGCAGACCTTTGGCCTTTTCTTCAGCTTCAGTGCTGTAGTCTTCGCTCGAGTTGGACTCGAAGGAAGTGTGCAGAGCCAGCACGTCAGCTTCGAAGATTTCGCGAGGAATGTCGCGGGCTTCGAGGGAGGCGGTCAGGCCCATGTTCAGGTATTGCATGGCTGGGCCGTTCAGAGGAACGCCAGCTTCGCGGTTGGCCAGGATCGCAGAAACGTACGATTCCAGGGACTCAACAGCGTCCATGATCTTTTCAGCGCCGGCGCCGTTGTCTTCCAGACGCTCAACTTTCTCGGAAGTTTCTTCCAGAGCTTCTTCGAGTTCGGTTTGGGTGTTGTCGGTGACGATGGTGATTTCTTCAGCGCCGATCAGGGACGGATCATCTTTGATCGGATCTTCACCGATTTCGCCAGCTTCGATAGCGTATTGGCGAAGGGATGCTGCGAGAGTGGAATTGCTCATAACGTTTAAAACTCCTAGGAAAATTACGTCGGTATGCAAGCCGACGGCGTATACGCACAGTATTACGAGGCGGCAGCGTTGCTGCGATCACCTACATACAACTGGAGGGTTTGCGAGAGATCATCAACACCCAGGTTCACCACCCACATTTGGATGATTTCTTCAGTGCTCAGAAACGAAAGCTCTTCGATTGCCGCACGTTCTTCTTTACTGAAGTTAGGAAGACGCGCATCAACCAATGCATCGGCTTTGATCATCAACCCACGGTCTTGAAACGAGACACGACGGCGGGTGATCTGTTTCGTCAGATAGAGAGCGGTCTCGCCAATGAAGGAAGCCACCGCACCACTGATGCGAACACTTGGACTCAGCGAGGGTACAAAGAACCCTCGCGTCGCTTGCCACTCTTTGGTCATAGTAGCTATCTGAACAAGCTCCAGGGCTACGTCAGGCCGGTTCTGCTCCATACGACGGCGGTAGATGTCGCTGATGGCGGGAGACTCGTAAATGCTCTCCACACCCGACGTCACGTCCATCGCAGTGGGAAACCCACGGTGCGTATAGACGAGTCTCATCGGGCTTTCTCCTCAAAGCGAGCGATCTTGGCACGTGACAGAGTCAGCTCACGTTCGTAGCCTTCGATGATCGACTCGGTCTGTGCGTCGAGGTTACCCAGACGGCGCTGTTTCAGCGACTCCAGACGCAGCTCGATATCACGCTTTTGTTTCAAGGCACATTCGTAGCGTTCGACTTCGTAGTCAACGACGCGGATGCCGACCCAATGGAAGATGTTGGAGATGCCAGGAATGGCACCCAGCAGCAAAGGGTCAGCCGAAGCACCTGCCAACGCTGGAACTTCGCCGATGGCCATGTCGCCCATCACGATCTCAGGAATACTTTCAATCGTCGAGAACGTTTTCTTTGGATCGCCGTTGAGCAGATCCAGCATCCTGAAGTAGGTTGCTTGGTTGTTCAGAATGTAGTTCATTTCAGCCTGGGTGTACGGCTTACCATCAGGACGTTCGAAAGCGACCACGTTGGTTTCCGAAGCGACCAGGTACGCCAGTTGCCGTCCGGCGTAATCGACCGTGAAGTCGAGCAATTCAATCAACCGAATGACGGATGCCTTTTGATAGGTCATGCCTTCGATGTTGATGGTCTCACTCAAGTTCTTGGTGATGTAGGTCTCGAGCAAGTCGACCAGCTTACTGGCGTTCGACATCGCTGCGGTCAGGACCATGCCGTAAGGCTTGTCCACGTTACGCAGGCGAGGAGGAAGGATCGCGAGCAAGTCACGCTTGAACTTGATCCCGTACGCCGATACCAATGACTTCTCATCGATCGAGGTCAGGAACAACTCCAGGCAAGGCTGGACGATGTCAGAGATCTTCCGGGAAATGATGCGAAGCTTTTCCCGTACATCTTTCTTCCCAAACGTCGGGAGGAGGTTGCGGATGAATGCGGCGATATCCATTGGACTATTTCTCACTAAACAGATGTTGGAATTACAGACGGCCCGGTACGCGGCCTTCGAGGTAGGACTTCATGATGTCAGCAAGATCACCATTGCTATTAGCCGCACCAGGACCTTTCAGATCTTTAATGGTGTGGGTAGCGTAATCCTCGATGTCGCGGGTGTAGATCGTCACCGTTTCCATGTCAGCATCGATCACGGTCAACAGCATAAGCAACGAGTCTTCGAACATGCGTTGACGCGTGGCGAAGTCGCTGAAACGACCATTCATCCGGTCTTCGGTTTCCAGCTGGGTTTCTTTGGTGATGATCGCGATCGAGGTCGCTTCAGCCACCGACGGAGTACCAGTCAGCAAGGTAGCCAACAGAGATTTGTTCTTGCGAGCGTGAGCTTTGCGGAAGTAACCCGACTTGTCAGCGAAGACGGTACGACGGTATTCGTCGATACGGTCCTGTTGCATGACCAGGTCATTCCACATGGTGAGTTCACCGACGCGGAACTTACGCAGGCGCGCCGAGATACCGTTGTCGTTACCACCCAACGCCAAGATACCAGCGATCGCTACTGGATCAATACCCATCACACGCAGACGGATCATCACTTGCACAGTGCCAGTGGCACCGCCGTCTTGGATCTGTACGTCAACGATCTGACCAATCGCCAAGTTGCCGACGTCCTGGATGATCTTCGCAGCACCACCACCATTGACGCTAGCGCCAGAGGCTTGTGGGGTTCTGATGGCAACAACCGGGTTGTTAGCTTCAGTTGTGTAACCAGCATAACGGTGCAAGCCAGCCGCTTCGCCAACGAATGGGAGGCCGAAGTGATATGACTCGGTAGAAAGGAACGATGCCGTCGACGATTGCATGTCCGCCCCAGCAGTCAGAAACGAAGCGGTTGCGTCGAGCAGATTGCGGTCAGGTGCAAAGTTGTCCAGACGTTTGGCAACTTTGATCGAACCGATCTTGTTCTCGGAACTCACGCCCAGCATGTAGTAAGCGGTGAACAGACGTTGGTTGACGTTCAGTACGTCTTTGATGTACGGAAGGCGCACGGCACGGGAGTCGACCAGTACAAAAGGTTCAACCCGAACACCTGCACTTTTGGAAACCAAGTTTTGACCAGCGCCTGCTTGCATAGCGCGAACGACGGCTGAAATAGCTTTGTTAAGCGTGGTACCGACTGCGGTAGCGGTAAGGGCGCCAGCGACAGCCCCGGCAACGTATTCAGTACCCTTCATCGCCGCAGCCGATCTTACACCCGCCCCAACCGCTTGAAACACACCTGCAATACTCATTGGGTTCTCCTAAGGTCTTCTATAATTAATTGAAAGACCAGTTACTCGATTGAAACGTTAATGGTTAAACCGTGACCAACGATCACGATTCATAGAAACTTTATCTACAACGATTGAGGATTGGTTATGGGAGCTGCAACCGACTTTGGCGATGCCTACGCCAGTATCTTGAACCACGTGGCGCAATCTGGTGGTCTTGATGATGCCTACGAGTTGATGGACAACGTCGCCCGTACGATGGGCAGTGGCGCCGAATACAGCCGATACGCCGATGTGCTTTACGGGCTTAATCGTCTGCCAAATATGGCTCCTTTGCCTTTGCACAGAGAGATGCAAGGACTTGTGTTGTTCACAAGGCCAAATCTCAATTTGTCATACGATAACATTGCCACGGTGCGGCAGTTGGCCGCATTGATGACGCAGGATCCATTCACCTATCAATACGCTGTCAGGATGATGCTTGATCCGACCACCTACAAGATCGCAAAACCGACTCCGCTGGTGGATCGCAACTTCCCTTATATAGCGCTGCTCTCTAACACCATTGTTAGCATGAGCAACCCGCCTGACATTGGATTGAACATCTACAGCAGTCCAGAAGGTGCTGCCAAAGAAGTGTGGATCATGCCGGACTCGATTGCCGAGTACAACGGCCGGTACGATGTAACGTGCGTGTTCAACAACATTAAAGGTAACGTGGTTCTTGCATTGCTGCACACCTGGATCATTTACATGGGTGCATTGCGTGTAGGTCCGTGTATCCCACATCCACTTCAACGTGCTCGTGATGAGATGGATTTCAACACGCGCATTGAACGTTACAAGTTTGATATCAGTGGCCGGTACATCGAGCAGTGGTTCCACACAGGCGCCAGTGTTCCGCAGAACCTGTCCATCGGTGCAGGATTTGGCTTTAACCGTGAAGATGCATTCGAGTTTGAGAACAAACAGATCTCCGTGCAGTTCGCCTCGGTCGGTGCCGTGTATAACGACCCGATCCAATTGCTTGAATTCAACATGCGGATCCAGTCTTACAACGCGAACATGTCTGACACTAAACGGCAAAGCAGCTTCACGAAAGTAGAACGTCGTTTCCTCGCTGCCACTAACTACAACGGTTACCCTTGGATCAACCTTGGGACGATGGAGTTGGAGTGGTGGGTTGCTAATGATGACTACGCGCGTTTGATCAAAGGTCTTTGATGGGGATTTGAAATGACAATTACTTCTACTCAGCTTTTGGCTGCCATGGCTGAGATCCGTTACGAGCCTACTCGGCTCAACAGCTTGATGATGGAAAACCTGGAAGCTGCGTTTGATGGTGAAGTGTTGATGGTCGATCCATCGATGCCTTTCCCTCACTTGATCGAAGCCTCTGTGTTGATGACCGCAGGCGCTGTACAGCGCGATGAGATTCTGAACACCCGTCAGTATTCAGTCATGGCGGTGGAAGATGATGATCTTTACTATCACTTGTCCGACAAAGATTACGAGGGGATGTTTGCAACGCCTGCCGGGACGTGGTTTGACATCTACATCTCTCGTGACGAGATCTTGCAGAACGCTGTGCGTGTGGGGACGACTGGGACCAAGAAACTGACCATCCCTAAACACACGCAGATCGTGGTCAACAATGCAGCCTTTACCTTTCAGTATCCGATTAACTTCCTGGTCAAGACGCACGGTGCTATTGATGTCGTGTATGACGGCAGTCAGTTGTCGCCTCTGCAAACGCTGCGTGGGAACAAAGTCGATTGGAGTCTGGTAACGACTGGCATCACCGATAATAACGGCGGACACGTCGTTATGGTGCGTTTGAGGGTGTTCCTTAAACAGATGCTCCTGACGTCTTACCAGTACAGCTTGAGCGCCTCGAAGTCGCTGAAGAAAGTGTTGACGTTGACCGATGACTTCTATTACGTTCGTGCGTTCAGCCGTTTGTCGTCAGGGCTGTGGTCTGAGATCAAGACCACTCGCAGCCAACAAGTATTCGACCCTACCGATCCAACCTTGCTGTATAAGGTCATAGATGGTGAGTTAACGATTGAACTGCCCTATGTGTATTACGCAACCGATCTGACTACGCGTGATATCCGGGTGGATGTCTACACTACCAAGGGACCGATGAACCTGTCGCTCTCGGGTCTGGAGCCGACCAACTACGTCGCCACATGGCGCGACCTGGATGAAGACGACAACGCGATCTACTACGCACCTCTGACCGTGATGGCTACTGTTAGCATCTTCTCCACGGATATCGTGACAGGTGGTGCAGCTGCGCCGTCGTTTGAAGAACGTCGTCAACGTGTACTCACCAACTCGGTTGGCGATTCGGTCTTGCCGATCAGTGATGCTCAGATGGGGACTCAGTTAGCCGAACTGGGTTTCGATGTGATCATGAACATCGATGACGTGACCAACCGTACGTACCTGGCGACACGTGCAATGCCGTCCAACCCAGCGGGTCAGGCTAGCACCGGGATCGACTCGGCTGTTATCACGATGAAGACTGCAATCAGTGACATCGTGAACATGGACACGGTCATTGACAACGGCACACGGTTTACCGTGACACCTCAGACTTTGTATCGCAACACTGACGGGGTCTTGAAGATTGTTTCAGACGCTGATCGTCGTGCGCTCGAGTTGTTGACAGGTGATGCCAAGGTGAACACCATCAGCGATGGCACTTACCTGTACACGCCGCTGCATTACGTGTTGGACATTGGTGAGAACGAGTTCCATGCACGTCCTTACTTCCTCAACGCACCAACGTTAGACGTTACGTCCTACATGGCCAGTAACGACACCTTGGGGCTGACCATCAGTTCCAGTACGAGTGAAACAATTACTCGTAATGAAGATGGTTACGTGATCCAGATCAAGAGTAGCTCCAATGCCGCTTGGCAAGCGCTGCGTGACGATCAGGTGCATGTGCAGTTGGCGTACTACCCCGATGGCGAAAGCGACCTTGCGTACATCAACGGTGTGCAGATCACCAAAGGCTCCGATGGCGAACGTTGGTTTGAGTTCAAGCTGAGCACGAGATGGGACATCACCAAGGATCACTTGTTGACCCTGACCAACTTCAGCATGTACGAACCTATCGAACGAGCTTACCCTACCGTCCTGCATCAAGATTTCCATTTGATCTGGTCGGTGAGTGACTACACTGTCGTCGGTGCTACTAAAATGCCGGTGGATGATGCAGTGGGTAAGTTCCTGTTGCCTGATGGATCGATTGGCGTGTACCACGAAACCATCTCGGTGGTGCTGGGTGATGAGATGTCAGGTCTGTGGGCTCGTGCTCGCAGCATGATCGGTCTGAGAAAGTATCTGACCTATCAAGTGGATGTTCCCAAGTTCTACTTGCAGAACGTTTACGCCACTGACGCTAACAACCAGGTGATCATCGAAGGTACGGGTGCCGACAAACACCTCAAGGTCAAATTCGCTAAGGGCGATCCTGTCCTCAATGCGGACGGTGTGCAGGAAATGCGGCATAGGGCCGGTGAAGCTGTCCTCGATGAGAACGGCAATCCGATCATGGAATCAGAGCGTAACATCATTCGTTGGTGGGACGTGGTGCTCTTCGATGCGGTCTATCGTTACGCGACGGACATCAATGATTCGACCTACACTGCTGAAGCACCGAAGATCCTGGTGACCTGGATCAACGAGACCTTAGGCGCTGTGCGTGAGAATCTCATCGAACGTACCGATCTGTACTTCCAACCGCGTAACACGTTGAAGTTTGTTGACTGTCTGGTTGAGGACAGCGAACTGAAGACGCTGCATACGGCGCAATCGTTGACGATTGATTTCTACGTCAGCAAAGAAGTGTACGGTGATAACGACATCCGTAAGTCTCTCGAGGCTACGGCTATTGCAGAAGCAGTGGCTGGTCTGGATGCTACCGTGATCTCCCGTAACACGCTCGAGAGCGCTATCCGTGCCAAGGCGGGTACTGACATCGTCAGCATCCATCTGTCCGGCCTGGGTGGTCCTGAGAACGATTACAACGTGGTTACCATCCTGGATGAATCCTCACGGTTCTGCATTGCAAAATCGTTGTTGAATCAACCAGACGGAACCTTCGCGGTGATCGACTCGATCGAAGTGAACTTCAAGCGTCACGCCAGTACGTAAACGTAATAGACCCCTACCCATGACTAGCGAGTGCCGGTCATGGGTAGGGGCTTTATGTCACATCTTTTCTTTGGCTAACTCTACCCACTGATCAAACGTGGGCATCTTGCAAATGGTTTCGATGATCTCAACGGCATTGCCTCGACCACCTGTCATGTTGACACTGGCGAGACGCAATGCTTCTCGACCCACTCCCATCACCCTGCATGGTTCTGCGATTGTCGTCTCCTTGGAAAGGTTCTGAATGATCTCAGCAGTGGGGTATGTCGTTTCAACGTCAGCATCCGCGTTGAACATGTGGATCATTGATTGAACGTTCGGCATGTCCTCAAACAAGAACAGACCTGAGTCCACGACGTTGTGTGAGGGGAAGGTGATAATCCACCCGTCCTTACCGGTTACCAGCTTGTCGTTCTCATCAGCCATCTGGTCGGACGTCGAACAGATCACTTTCTTACGCATCTTCAAGACGCTGAAGAGCATGTCGGTGGCGTTGACACGCGGTTGTGAGTTGAAGTTAGAGTAGTCGGCAGGGCCTGCCAACGAACTGACTTGTGAAGACAAGTCGTTGTTCTTCTTATCCAACACCCATACACCCAAGGAGTCGATGATGTTGTACACACCGTATCGGACCTTGTAGTTCTTCTGCATGTCCATGTGCCAGTGAAGCGTACCCGGTGGAACCATGGTGTCTTCTGTAGCGTACTTCAACTTACCGGTTTTGAGTTGACGTCCTAGAATCGCGTCTAAGCCGTAACCGCCAGATTCCTTACCCTTTGCCTTACGCAACTGCCAATACACCTGCATCGCGTCGAGCATACGCCAGGAGGCTGTGTTGAGCACAACGTTCCAACGTTCCTGTGGATCGAGCTGCATCTTACGACCAGACGCCGTCAGTTTGTCACGCTGACCTTCTCGCAACAATGCGCCACGGTACTCAAACGGAACACGAGGATCACTCAACACGTCAGCTGGATCTTGTCCGGCATTGACGATGGACGTCTCGATGACTTTCGCATCAAAGAATACGTTCCAGCCTGTGACGATGTCGGGTTGGGTTTCATGTAGCCGATCGACCATGCCTTTAGTAATGGCGAAGTCGTTCTTCAACATTTCAACACGCACCGGAATCTTCTCGATCAGGTCTACCCACTCTGGATACTTACCTTTGTTCTCGCCTTTCTTTTCTTTCAACGTTTCACGGATCATCTCGACCCATTGACCGATGACTTCTTTGTACTCAGCCAACACCTGCTCGGCGTAGTTGGGAATGTCGTACGTCCATTCCTGATTACCATACAGAACAATCTCATCATCGCTGACGAGTGACCAGCAGATCGGCAATTGTAACTTCTTGTGCAGTGCGCCGTTCACATCGGTCTCGGCATCGATCACGGTGACACGGTTAGGTGCAAACGAATCAGGCCACTTGGTCATGTAACTTTGTTTCAGGAAGACTTCAGGACCTGGATCCAGCCCGTACAAGAATGGTGAACGTGCCAGCATCTTGATCGGGTTCGACGGGTTACCGTGACCTAAGCGCATGCAGATGTCTTGACGCAACTTACATTGCGGTGACTTGAACATGTCAAGACGTGACAGATCTTCAAACTGGATCTTGTCTGGGTGGGTACGAAAGTGTGGCTTGGTGACCCAATAAGGTCGTTGGTAATTCTCGACATTACGGATGCGTGGAATACGCGTACCGTCATCCAGGATCAGATATTCCTTGATAACCAGCATGTCTGCCCGTTCACCATTACGGTGAGTGGTATACGTGGCATGCTTACATTCACGTGCAACAATTCTTTCTTTGGGGAGTGACAAAATATACTTGTCAATCTCAGCCGCAGTAGTAGGAATGGACATCAGTTGCCTCTTTCATTTGAGTTCCCCGTAAAGCATATGTCTACCAATTAGATTTGTACTGCAAATGGGATGATTCCCACCGTGGCTTATGGAGCTACTATCATGACACTTACGCTACAGGAGTCGATGGAAGCGATTGCCTTTCAGACGAACGCCGAGTACCCGAAACGCGTGACCAAACTGTTTCAACAGGCAATGACGGCTAACGGTGAACTGCACCTCATTGAGAGGTATCTGAACGAGATCGCCCAGCTGACGTTAGACGCCACAGGTATTCGTTTTAAGCCTTACTTCACTAAGAAGGCATTCCTGCGTGGCCCTTATCACGTTGCGGCGATGGTTCCTAATCTCAATGCACTGTCCCCACTGAACCCACGTGCAGAGAAGCTGTTAGCCAAGTTTGATTTGGATAACATGAATGGCAATCAGATCATCGACGGTTACGTTGATTTGAAGATGGCTAAAGTGGGTGGGTTCTTCAGCAAGTTGACCAACGAGTTCTTGATCACGCCGTCATTCTTTGACGGGTATTTCACAGCGGGTGAAGTGGCAGGTTTTTACTTCCACGAGTTGGGTCACTGTTACACCTACTACGAATACCTCGGGCAAACGTTGATCACCAACTACATCCTGGCTGAAGTAGTGGGTCGGATGGACAATCAGGAAACCCTTGAGAAACGCATGTGGGTCGGTAAGGCTGCTCTGCGTTTGGCTGAAGTTGACAAGTCACTGCGTGAGGATGTAACCAGCGCTGAAGTAGTGGCGATGGTGCTTGAAGGTCAAGTTACTCGGATGCAGCGTGCTCTCAATACCCGGTGGTACGATCAACGCATGGCTGAAGCTGTAGCTGATCAGTTCGCGGCTCGATGGGGTATGGGTGTGGACTTAGCACGTGGTCTGACTAAATTAGAACGCAGTGCTGGGATCTTTGCTGAAGCCGGGTATGAGCCTAAGTGGTTTGGTCTGATGATGAACTTTTCCAACATCGTCGCCTTGCCATTCGCTACTGTGGCCGAAGGTGCAGCTAAAGTCCTTCTTGCCACGATCAAACGGATCGCTACTACCTTCGCTATCGGCATGGCAACCAACTCGTTTACGTTCTTTGCACTGTCTAGTGGATACACCACACTTCCTCAGCGTATTGCAGCGTTACGTCGTGAGTTGGTGACTGTTCTAAAAGATCGCTCACTCGACGATGCGTTTCGCAAACAGATCCTGGCCGAGATCGATGAGCTGGATAAGCTACTGGAAGAGAAGCACGAATGGTCTGATGTGTTTGGTAAGATCACTCGTTATTCACTGGACGCTGTCATTGGACGTGGTAAAGAAATCGGTCAGCAAGAGTTGACTGAAGAACTTGCTAACAATCGTTTGTATCAACTCTCCGCTGCTCTGAAAGGATAATGGCAATGAACGCTATCAATATCGTGTCGACCCTCTCCGCTATGCCGGAAGGTATTACGGTCGAGAACCGTCGTCAACGTGTCACCGTGGTACTCGCACTGGCTTGCGCGCTGGTTGTCCCGATGCCGTCGTCGCCAATCTCCCAAGGCGATCTGCGTGGCTACTTCAAAGAGAACGCTGACAGCTGCCGTGCGGCGTTGTTTGAAATCAACGAAGCGCTGCCATTCGATGTGGACCGGGCTTGTGAATACGCTTTCCGTCTGTACGAGCGTCGTTACAACATCGCGTTCAACACCAAGGCTTCAGACCTGCTGCAAATCGCACCGTTCTCGCAGACGCTGCTGGAACTGATGCCTGAGATCGAAACACTGAAGATCCAGAACGCTGAAGTGTTTGAAGCTGTAAACCTGCTGCGCGTGTAGGACGGGTTGCTTAAGCAGCCTGTAGTATCGAATCAAAACTGAAGGACGTGAAATGAACGTAAGTATCGCTTTGGACAATCTGTCATTCGAATCCGGTGAAGCTTTCTCCGATGAGATCGGAGCTAAAAGTGCTGTAGATACAGACCTGCTGAACCCAGTGCATGATCAAGAGTACGGTAACATGGTAACGGTGTTCGACGCCTACAGCACCATCGTAGACCGTAAGTACATCTGCCGTGGTGACATGGAACGCGTCAAGGCTTTAACACCTCTGTACCCAGCACTCAACGATCTGGTCGATCAATACCCGATCAACAGCTTTACCTTGGAACCTTCCAGGGTGAACTACGACGTGTCGATGGAAGGCTTTACACGTACAGCGTTTGAAGCTGTAGTCAAGGCACTTCGTCAGATCCTGGATTTCGTTGTCAAGTCGTTCAAACGTCTGTGGCAATTCATTCAAAGCGATACTCAGCGTACACAAGCGGTGGACGACGTGGGCGGGAAACTCATTGCAATTCAGAACTACATCATCGAAACCGACAAAGTCGTCTCCGGCACTCGCATGGCTGGTGACTTCAAGAAAGTCAAAGATGGTGCTTTCAAGAGCGAAGCCCACAACGCCTACAAATGGAACGGCCTGAAGCAGAGTTTTCTACAAGCGCCGGAACAACATCATGAAGCGTTCAAAACCATCATCGGTGTGTTGACTCTCAAAGTCTCGCCATTCGTTGAAGGTGTGGATGCGTTCCTGAAAGAGTTGATCGTTGCGCAGACGGCTGCCGACATCGACCTGGCGATTGCCAAGATCGAGTTGGTAGACATGACCAGCGGGGCGTTGACGCGCCTGGTGACTGAAGCTGGATACTCCACCAAGAGTGTTCAGGTCAACAGTAAGATGACCAACTTCCAAAGCATGTCGGGTTTCCTGCTCAACAGCTATCGCAGTGCTGAGAACTCCCGTCCTCCTATTGATGAAGCTGCTTTCACCAAGACGATCGTGACAGGGCGTGTGGATGACTGGTCTTCGGATCTGAACGGTCTGATCAACAGCAGTACTGCGCGCATCACTCCGACGTTGGATCGTATCAAGTCCTTCGACGAGACGAAGCTTCCTGCCTCGCTGCAAGATGTTTACGTCAACAAGCTGGCTCCATTCTTCATGTCGTTGACTTCGATCCTGCAAGGCTTCACAGCGCTTGAGAATTCTCTCGGGATGTTGGTAGCCAACCGTAACAACGTAACGATCGCTGTATCCAAAGCTGCGCTCAACGTAGCGAAGACGATGGACCGTTACGTGACTGATAAGAAAGAAGACTTCACCTTGTCGGAACAGGCAGTACTCTGGAAGTACCGTAAGGCTTTGAACGGTAAATTTCAGTAAGCGACATACAGCCCCGGCCTGAGCCGGGGCTGTATGCTGTTCGCTCCGTCACGCACTGCTACCCGGACAAGTCCAGGTTCAACTGGGTTATATCCGCCTCTTCCTTCTTACGCGCCTTACGTCCGTCCTTGAGCAACATATCCAGTAAGTGACGTGGATAGTTGAGGAGTTCAGCAAGAGGCGTGTTGGTCAGCTCTGGAATTCGACACGCGATCAACTCACGCATCAAGATCTCCAGTCTGTTTCCTGTTACAGGATCCTCGGCGGGGTGGAACCCAATGACAGAAAGTGGATCAGTCATTTCAGCTGAGTCATGGTCAAAGATCCCCATGGACTGATCGTACGTTTCCATCATTGCCAGTTGACGGGTCCAGTCATCGGGAATCGTTTCATTCATCACCAAGTCGTTTAACTCAGTCCCTGTTGTGAAGGGCGATTTACCCTCCCCAAAGTTCAGGTTACCGACGTGGTGAATGAAATCTTCGAATACCCCTTTGGCGTTGGTCCTTATCCGCCGGCAGTCATTATTTTGTGGCGGAGTAGGGTAAAAAAAAGTTCGATCGGGTTAATATTAACCAAGTGTGGATGCTTGGAAGATTCGTCACCCGATACCGGATTACCGCACTTAGGGCAGATTGCCTTAGGTACAGCTACCGTTGCGATGGTCATGTCGACGATGAACTGCTCAATCGCAGTGACTACTTTCGTAGCCAAGTCAACGTCGCCGGAAAGATCTTCCAGCAACTTGTCAATCGCCATGTCCGCCTTGTACTGAACTTCTGCATCTTTGGAACCAGCACGGCTAACGATGTCAACTGCATCATCGTCAAGACCGTTACCCAAGTCCACAAACGCTTCAACCCAATGACCGTACGCCATCAACAATGCAACGTTGGTAGCCCGAGCCATGTAGTTGTTACGTTCTTGTTCATTGGCGTTGGACTGCACCAGCTCCTTGGCCTTGTTCTGCATCTTGTCCATCCAGGCGCCGGCGATACGCTCGTAGGCTGCAATGGTCGGAACGCGCAGACGGATTGCTTGACCGTTCTTCAACGCCACCAGGCGGGAAATATGAGGACGCATCTGCTCCTGATAAGTCTTGATGGTGGAGATGTCAACACGACCCGAACGCTTGGACATGAACTGCAACTGATCTTTGGTCAGCTTGGAATCACTGACAAAGAGCATCCGACGTAGATTCACACGGCGTTCAATCACATGACCACAACCACCCTGGGAGGTGAGACACGGACGTTGCAACATGTAACCGTCTGGGAAGATGGTCGATGCAGCACCCAGAGCCAGTGGTTCCAGGTCAGTCAGCAGCAACAGGTCCTTGAGCGTTTCCACGTCCACAGTACCAGCCGTAGAGTAACGTACCTTGTTCAGCACGAACGAGGCCACTTCACGGTTCAGGTAAACCGATGAGGCGCTGTAGACATAACCGCTGCTGCCACGGCCCTGATCGATCTTCTCGAGGAGCAGCTTGGTGTCAAGCATCAGGTTCTCAAGAGCCCCTGGTCCTTCAAGAGACAAATGAAGACCCGTGCCCCACATCGGGACGGAGTGTTCACTCGACAGACCCAGCTTATGACGCAGCACAACGATCGGATCTTTGTTCTTGCTGTGGTCAACCAGACCCATGGCAATCTTCGAATCACCAATCGCCGGCAGGTTGGTCCACTTGTTACCGTCGGTGAAAACATCCTGACCAGTACCGTGACGGATCGAGCGGCTGTAAAACTCGAGCACCTGCATTGCTTCACGTTCAGCTTCTGTCATGAAGACGATGATGGGCTTATCGCCCCGCATGAATTCAACAGCTTGCCAATCACCTGGAACGCCATCGTCAACCAGCTTACGACGATGCTTCTGGTTACGTCCGATTTGCTGACGGACCATGGCATCGATCTTGATCAACTCTTCTTCTTCCATGTTGGAAAGAAGTACCGAACCGTTTTTGGCCAAAGCCCGCAGTTCATCGTCGGTGAGTTCGTCGAGCACTTTCAGCGTTTCAGTGACGTTCTCGTTCGGTGTGTAGATACCGGCGTAAACGTCAGGCGCTGCTTCAGGTTCTTCGTCAGCACCTGCTTGACCGGCAGGTTCTGTTTGTGGCTCAGGAGCTGGAATAGGATCGTCAACCAGATGCTGACTGACCGTATCTTCATCCTCATCAACCGGCGGTGCCAGGAGAGGTTCGTCACCGCTTGCCGAATCAACAACCGTCTCGGCAGGTGCAGAGCTATCGTCTTGATGGCTACCGGTGTGGACACCGGGTTCGTCTTTCGATACTTCGTCGTCAGGAGTTTTGCTATCGGTCACGATACAGCCTCAGCGGGTTCGGTTAGTGGTTGGATGAGATCGAAGTAATCGCCGATCGTCATCCCCATGGTTTGAGCGATCCGTTGGTTCAGGTCGATGTATTCATGACCCAGAAAGGATACGCTGTTGGAATAACGAGACAGACTACCTTTCTTGGTAGGGCGGTCGTTCTTCAGCGACTCGAACTTTGCATCGAGGGCCGTTTTCTCAGCGATGAACTTGTCTTGATCGCGAGCAATCGACTGGACCAGCTGACCCAGTTTAGGAATGTCGGCCTTACGACCCGCCTGTTCGAGAAGCGACAACGACAGCGGTAGTTCTTCAATGGGTTGGATAGCTGCGCGGATAGCGAGCCCGACCGAGCGGCAAAGCTTGACCGTGTCCTTTTCAATCTCATCGCACTGAGCGCTGAGATCTACGTCTCGCGAACCGAATCGCGTAGTTTGATGAGATGCTGACATGATAACCTCTAGTATGAAGCTTTAGATGACCCATATATAAGGTCGTATTTATGTTTAATTACAGTTCTGACGGGGAGCTTGTCCGATGAACGTTTTACCCGATGCCGATTTTGAAGATGACGACATCATTCAGTGGACTATCCGTACCTTAGTACGTGACCGTTGCTCTCCAGAGTTGGAGGAACTCTATGTCCGACTGAATCAAACGTTAAGCGCCTGCCACTGGAAGGCTCACTTGGATGAACTGGATGCTCTGCTTGGAGAGTTGGGTTCGCACAATATCGGACCAGAGCAAGTTACCGTCAGTGTTGACGAGATCCTGCGCCTGTCGACCGAACGTGCGCTCAACAATTGCGGCGTAGAACTCAACCCCGACATCCCACTGGAAATGCTCGCCGAAGCGGCGGATATCATCCTGAACTTCGATCCTACCGATACACCAGGTGTGTTGGTTGATCTGCTGGATTCGGCAGAAGACGTTGATGACGCTTTCTGCAAGATCGTGGATCAACTCGGTACGTTCGATTACGAAGAATGGATCCCACAGTTGGTGCAGATCAGCGACGGCTTCACTAAGACCGTACGGAAGGTCTGCGCGGACGCAGTGACTACCGACGATGTTACCAGTGAAGATGGGTCGCCTGATTTGCTCAAAAGATTATCACGTTTGGTAAAAGCTAACGGTGATTCTCTCGGCGCTACGTTAGGTTCTCAGAACTTGGGACTGGGTTCGTCGCTTGAAAGTCTGTACGGCGTTCATGTGGGTCGGTTGTTGGATAAGCCGGTTGAGACACAAGTGGATCAACTGTTCTCCCTGGCCGCTATTTCCAGCGAAAGCTTTGAATCAGCTCAAGTAGCTATCGGCGAATGTCTGGACGACTTGTGTTTCGAAATAGACGTTCGTCGTCAGGCTGAACAACTACGTCCTCGTTACGCTGAGAAATACAAATCCATTTTCGGAGAAGGTGATGCGTAAGTACGATTACTTTATCGGGTCTCTCAAGGCCAAAGCGCATTACGACCGTAAATGGATGTTGCGTGCCATGAGTGTTGTAATTGACATCGGTGGTGAACCAGAACCTTGGGCGTTGAAACACAACCCCGAAGGCGTTGAGGTGTATGTCCCTAATGAAACGGGGACTTTTGAATGGCAACCACTTGAGGGCGTTAACCCTTACGAGATTCCATTCATCTACCACGAAGAAACCGGACCGATCAAAGCAGGTGATGTTGAGAACCTGAAGGTCGATCTGGAGAATGGTACATGGGGCGATCTCATCTTCAACAGCCGCGTGTTGGTTTACGCAGCGCAGGATCGTATCGAATATCAAGTCGGCCCTGTTGACTTGGGCAGTATCGAACAGATCTTCGTTGACCGTATGCAGGATGACCCTTCGGAGGGGAGGGATGTCGCTGGTCAGTTGTACGTCAAACATTGGCTGCGCTTTGGCAAAGCTATTGGCGACCTGGCGGGGTATGAGTTGTTTGTACCTTCTGTAACGGAGAAGTCGCTTCAAGCGCCTGCCAACAACACCAAGCTGCGCGATGAACTGTTTGAGCAGTACAAGGATCAGATTGACGACCCAGTGGCTCAGTCCAAGATTCAAGACGCGTTGGTGAAAAACTACATAGAGAACAACTTAAAGGGGGATCCTGCTGAAGGATTCCTTTATAAGAAGAAGTCTCTGAACACTGCGCTCAAACGCATGTTCCTGATTCACGGCCCAGAGGCCGGCTTCTCTGAAGGCGGACGCGCCACACTGATCAAGAACTCTCTGGATGAAGGTCTGGATGTCACCAAGTATCCAGACATGGTCAACTCACTGCGGGCAGGTTCCTACTACCGTGGTGCTCTGACTGCACTGGCGGGTGAAGACGTGGACTTGATGGGACGTATCTTCCAGAACGCCCGGATCGTCAAAGAGTTCTGTGGTACCAAGAACACACTGGATGTGATTATCGATAAACGTCGGATTGGCCGCACGCTGTTAGACGATGGTAAACCCGTCAAGATCACCGCTGAGAACCTGGGAACATACGAAGGCAAACTCTACGGTATCTTTGCCCCCACCTACTGCATTACCCCACGTGGCGATGTCTGTACCGTGTGCATGGGCGACAAGGTAAGCCAGTACCCCGACTCTGTCGGTTCCATGATTAGCGAGATCCCCTCGACCATGATGGCCGTGATGATGGGATCTGCCCACGCTAAGGAACTGAAAACCACCCCTCTGGATGTAGAGGGCTTTTTGAGGTAACTGTCCATGTCTTCCAAGAACAACAGAAAGAACCCTGTAGCGGGTAATCAGAACAACGCCCCAATGCAAGATCCTACTTCGGGTCAAGTGTTGGATAACACCGACAACAAAGGTGGTGCAACTGGCGACGTTGAACACATTCCAGGATCCGATACCATCCTGGAACCAGGACCTGCCAGCGATCCGGTGGAAGGTAACTCCAATGTCAATAAAGACCAGCGTAGCACTGTTACAGCTGAACCGAAGGAATTCCCTGACGTTGTCGGCGAACCCAACCAGGCGTCTGATCAGGATTCAGGTAGCGAAAGCGGCAAGTCCTCGGATGACAGCGCGGCAGACGAATCGGATGGCGGCAAAGCCTCAGAAGCCCCTGCTGAGTCGAAAGATGACAGCAGCGAAACTCTCGAAACGTCTGGTCCGAGTGAAGCTGTGGATGCCCCGCTACCCGAAGCCAGTCTTACTGGAGATGCTGGAGCTGTCCAGGATGATGGACTTCAGTCATCCGAAGGCACCCAAGCTCAAGAGTCGAGCGGAGAGCAGGGCGCTGCGCCGGAAGATAAGGCTGAACCGGCTGCCGTAGCGCCTGAGGCTGCTGAGCCTGAAAGCGGGGAAAAGGTAACCGTTGGTGAAGCTGAAGCCAAGAAACTCACTGAGGAAGATCTGCGAGCGTTGTACAGCCGTATCCTTCCTGAAGATGCGTTGAAAGGTTGGGACTTCGCAACGTTGTTCCTTTACCACGAATCGCGTGTCCAACCAGCCAAGACCCGCCGCGGTAACTGGCCGGTAGATATCCGCCGTCAACGTACGCTCACCGACTGGTCGTCTGACGAACTGCTCGATTGGGTAGACGGCAGCATCAAGACACCTAAGGGTGTCGATGAGCAGGCTCTGGAAGAAGAGCTGTACAAACGTTTCCGCATGCCAGGCAACTGGACTGTCGAAGCAGCCAAGCATTACGCCCTCACCGGTGAACGTCCTGAGTACACTTCTCAAGGTGTGCTGAAAGACGATGCGACTCGTAAAGCGAAGTCGATCCACCACTGGCAGTACAAAGAACTACGAAGCGCTCTGCTCAAGGAGATCGATACTGATTTCACTGAAGAAGAGTTGCTGGAGCAACTGCGTCAACGTTTGGGGCTGACTCAGTCCTTCAGCGCCGCACGTCTGCTTGATTCACTACCTGAAATGCCGTCGGAGGCAAACGTGGATAACATGCTACTGAAGTCCAAGCTGGAAGAGTACAAGAACATCATGTCCAAGAATGGGTCGAACCTGACCGAAGCCACGGCAGCAACTGCTCAGGTCATTCTGTACAAGGCAATCCGTCTGGTCATGCAGCGCGACACCCAGTCCTTCTACGAAGGCTGGAACATCCTGCTGGACTTCATCAACGAGAACTACAACACGTTGTTCATCTCCGATAAGGCTCGCCGTGGTTGGGCTCAGATGAAAGTGAGCAAGTCGGCGTCCTCGACGTTCGAAGATCTGCTGACCCTGCTGATCCACACGCGCCGTCCTGCGGGCCGTGTACAGGAAGCCAAGCTCTACGATCTGAACCACATCCTGCGTTACGTGACTTCAGAAGAAGAGCGCAATAACGTCGTGATCTACTACTCTCCAGCTCAGTAGTGGTTTGATACAAAAAAAAGAAGTGACATACAGCCCGGCGTGAGCCGGGCTGTATGCTGTCTACGTCTTGGGACTGAGGTAAGTCACACCTTTGAAGTTCGGGTTACTATCAAACATTGCAGCAATGCTCATTGTGATAGATACATTAATATCGTTTCTGCTGGAATGTTCAGTTCGTTGTATTGCGGCCCGGACATCCGTAACGACTTTCATTAAATCGGCAAGAAGAACAGAATACTCGTCCCGTTTGAAGAACGAGGTTCTGTCGGAACGAATCAAATCCACCTCCCAGTCATGATGAATAACCACCGTGAAAGGGGAGGGTGGGAGATCTACCGCTAACGTCATTGTTTTCGGATAGGTATCAGAGATATCAATGTCGGCGATAAGCTTGCGATCGATCATGGCCACCTTTGCTTCGAAATACTCTTTGTCAACATTACAACGTTGCACGATCCACCCTTGTTGCTCTTGCGTCAGAAACGCGTCGTTGGGATCGAGTCCTTCGGTTTTCCGTTTGAGGTCTTCCAAGTCCACTACGAGGTTAGGCTTCAGAAGTTTCATCACATGCGGGTAAGTCGGATTGTTGATCTCCTCATCGATCATCATACGGTGCATTTCGGCGTTGTACTTACCGTCCACCATAAAGGCTGGTGATACACCTAGTGGGCTCAGTGTCGAGACAACTGCTGCGGCCGTACCCGATACGACCGATTGTTCTGATGGTACGGTAACGATCTTCGTTTTGTCGGTACAGCCCAGTTCCTTATCGAACTCAGCTTTCACCCTTTCAGCTGTGGCTTTATTGGGCTGTCTGTAGTAAGCGAAGTAATCCACCCCACCGTGGACTTCCTCACGACGAACCGACACTCTATCCTCCACTAACGGCAAGCTTTGAGGACGGATGATGAAAGGCATGTCGTGAGTTGTTCTCGCAAACTCGGCTTGCAGCTCATCCAGTACACGCGGCTTGACCTTAACCTCAAGGCCGCGATTATCCAGCTCTTTAAGGATGTCCAGGACTTCAGCATCAGTCACCACCTGACCGGTAACTTCGTTGATGGCCCTTTCAATCAGCGCGAGAACTTCTGACGTATACTTATCGAACATGATCACTCCTTATCTTGAGGTTGGACTTGCGCCAAGAACTTCTGGATGGTTTCATCCGAGATCGTTGCTTCAGTGTCTAGCTGAGGACCCATTTGTTTCTCGAGGGCATCCAGGAACTGTTCACGCGTCAGTTTCCCTTGGCTGTACTGATTTAACAGCAAGTTCATTGAGAGATTTGATTTAGCGAGGATTTCCTGTGGCACTGGAATGGCTGACGATTTCCATTTGAGGAGATCAGAAGTTCGGAAGTTCCCGATGAATGTCGAAGAGGTTATTTCCAAAGGCTCAGACTTTACTTTGAGAGACATCACTACATCCTTCTAAATGCTCAGCGAAAACTTCGCGTGTGGTTTCAAGTTCGAGTTCCAATTCCCTAATACGGTGAATCAGGTTGTGAGCTTCGGGGGAGAACTGGCAGTAAGGTGTTGCGTCCACTGCGGTACCAAAATGGAGTCTGGCTTGATGAACGTGGTAAAACTTCATACCGCAATGGAAACAGTTCCAGCCATTTACTGGATGTTCGATAGGTACGCTACCTAAGGCTTGCCAAGCTGCGTTACGGGCAACGACGACCTGTTCCAGGAGCGTGTCTAACTCTTTGTAAGAGAGCTTGCTGAGATCCATCTACCCTCCTAAGGGAAATAAAGGCCGGGGATTTCTCCCCGGCTAAGTTATACGCTGATAGGAGCCATTACCGTACCGTGCGACTTAACACGGCCCCGGAAGTACTCCCGTTTATTCATGTCATACTTCATGTGCTTCTCGATCCCATCACAAACAAAGTAATGGAACACGACATCGGTACCAGGCCAGTCTTTCAAGACTCGTGTCCGACCCATCGTTTGTTCATTTGACTGCTGCGAATCGATCGCGGTGGTCAGCAGGTTGTACCTGAGACCCACGATGTCCACAGCTGTACCTGCTGACAAGACTGTACTGACGATAATGTCTGCACTGTCCATAACCGACATCTTGTCTTTCGATACGTAACGCACCACCTTAAGATGCGGGTGAAGCGCTTGCAAGTGTTTCTGAACCAGGGTACAGAAGTTGATGGTCCCACAGAACACGATCGCTTTCTGACCCTTGATCATTACATCGGTGAAGTTCTCTTTAACCGCCCAGCTGATGAGCGCCAGGTAGTTGTCAAGCAGACGTTTGTTCTTCCTGACCATCAGTGAGGCTTCAAACGTTGTATGACTGTACGCGCCTTGGAAGCCCTTACACCGGATAGAGTTGGGTACCTTTAACGAATACTTGATCGATGCAGCTACAACAAAGGCGTTGAACTTACCGCCATCGAAACGTGTACCTCGTGGGTACATCACTTCGTACATTGAATTCATGAACTTGTCTTGGGTGTTCAATGTGGCGGACAGGGACAGGAACTTACCAATGTGCATGTAAGAGAACATCTTCATGACTTGGTGGGGGAACTGGTGGGCTTCGTCAAAGATACCGAAAGGAATCCCTAACTTCTCAAAGAAGTAGCCTGGTGGAATCGGATACTGCTCGGACGCGCCTTGTTTCTCGAAGTCCTTGATGTAGTTGGTGAAGGTGTTGATGGAGATCATGATGATCTTACCCAACTCATCCCCTTCCAACGCCATCTCCATTAACGCATTCAGAGACTGCGATCCACGGATGACCAATAACTCTCCACGTTTCAGCTCGAAGGTATCCTCAAGGTCAGGAACCCATCGATCGATGAAGCTACCACGCATGATGCACGCAGTCCTGACACCGAAGTCAGCGATGCAGTGCTTAGCGATCAGTGTCTTACCACCGCCCGGTTGGAGGGTAACGACTTTGTTATCCCCATCAGCCTTGATGTAGTCGATGATGTCCGGCTGAGTGTCACGTGGGTTGTGCAGGAACTTGACGATGTGTTCTATCTTCGAATCTTCCCGCACCTCAAACTTGTGGTGATGTTGTTGGACATCACGATCGGGGATCTGCTCGAAACGCAGACGCTCCAGGAATTCTGAGAACATGTTGATGTGGAACCTGAAGTACTCGCGGTCCTCGTTGGTTGAGGCAAAGACGCGAGCTGGTACCATTTCCTTACGACCCTCAGTAACCACAGGTTCGTATTGAATCAATGTTCGGATAAACTGCTTCGTTGCATGATTCTGGCGGTCTGATAATTCAGTCACCATGAAGGAATGGCTAAAGACATCTATACGCACAACCATTACTCCTAGTGAATTGGTTAAAGTATTCCCTCTATATGTAGAAAAAAAAGCCACCGGTGAAGGTGGCTCTCTCTATGCTGCGTACTACACGGGTAAGAGCATCGGGTCCATCAAGTGAGGCATTCGGTTGGTGTTCATGTACTGATCAATGTCTTCCAGGATCTTTCTGCCACCTTGATAGGCGAACAAAGGACCCAGGGATCCACCGTTGATGATCTGGTCATACTTGGCGAACTTCACTGGTACTTCGATAGGAGGGATACTCCAGTCGTTACCGTTGTTCTTCGCCACCATCATCGACAGCATGACGATCGCCACATGAGTAAAGTGTACGGACACCTTACTGCTAATCAGTTCGTGCAGGTCCAGCAATGCTTCTACTGGATCGTCGTAACCTTTCAGTTGTTTCAATCGACCCAAGTGACGCTGGGACGAATCACGTGTCGAACGAATGAACACTTCAACTTCTGCCGCAAAGTCCTTCATGTTACCGTGACGGTTGGGCATTTCAAACACAGGCTGGTCGAAGTCCCAGTTATCCAGGTTGATGTGATAGTAACCATCATCCTTAATCTTGAAGCCTTCTTTAAGGAAGAACCGCAGGAATGGAGCTGTGAGATAACTCATCCGAGCACCACGCGATACCGCTACGTGATAACGCATGGGTTGTTTACCCTCAGCTGGGATTTCGAACGTGACGTCCTTGAACTGACTGAAGCGGGAAGTCGACAACCCTTCTTGCACATCAGCCTTCTTCAGGATAGGCAACTTCGAGGCGTTGGCCGTACCTTGACTGGAAACGCTACGCAGCAGCAACTTAATGCCTTTACGTGCCAGTCTTGGATTGAGACGGATCTCATTGGCTTCGCCGCCTGGTAGAATGTACGGACGCTCGTCTTCGTTGATGCTGATCAGATCAGACACCGCTGAAGCTTCGGAGTGCTTAACCTTCAATACCTGCTGCGATACTTCAGACTGGGTCATGGTGGAAGCCACGTGCCCAATGTTGGTACCGAACGGGATGTTGTACGCCAAGTCGCCGTAACACTTCTGACAGATGTTGTTCTGGTCGCGATACCGACAGTTGAACGGTAGACGGAACTTCAGCTTCTTGTCGATCATGTCCGTATCCCAGATACGCAGAGATTTCTGGTTACCCGTCTTCTCATCCAGGTAATACAGACCTTCCATGTCCTTGAAGCGGGACAAGGTGACTTCGATCTCAGCTTCAGGTCGTGCACCACAATCGTTCATGACCAACAGATCTACCTTCTGGGAGGTGAACTGCATCTTACGGTTCGCATACTCAGTCTGCTCAAGCGGAGCACCGGTAAAGATGATCGCTTTAGCCGCCAAGGTCGATTCCATCATCGCTTCCGCCGGATCGTGGATCCCTGCGAAATAGTTGCCGGTGATAGGTCGGTTGTAGATGTGCGAATCGATGTCAGTGTTATCGCCACGGATCACCAGGATCTGGAGCAACTGTTCCATCTTGAGCAAACCGGCTCGCAAGTCAGACACGATGGAGTTACGCGCGATGAGTGGATCTTTCATCAATACCAACGCAGCTTCATCGTAGCCTTTCTTAATGGAAAGGTTGTTCGGGTTCTCCAGGATCTTTTCCCGTGCAGCTTTGATCGGAGGAAACTCGTACAGGTCACTGAAGTCGAACGAGTTGGAACTTCGCACGTATTCAGAATACTCGACGATCGATTCGTTATACAAACGCTCGAACGCCTTGTACGTCAGGAACCACAACTCTTCCCGATTATAACCTGCGTCCCCGTAGATGTTCTGCACATCCTCGACAATGGCAGACGCCACGTCCTGCAACCTGGCATTACTCAGAGGACCATTGCCGATGTGGTGCCGTTTGTAGATGGGCAGTCGATCGTAATGTTCGTGAGCCATCCACATCTTGCGAGAGACTTCGGTGCGATAGGTATTAGTCTCAATCCAGTCCCCGTCATCAAACTCCAGGATGAACTTCTCCAGCTGTTTGCAAGGCCACATGTAGACGTGTGTAGTAAACAATTCACTGGCTTTGAATCGTCTCATCTTTATTACGACTCCTCAAGAGTACCTCTCGCAATTACTTGCGAGAGATGTTTTTACCCGAACACACCAACTGGTGAATGGCATAAGCCAAAGGCCTGTGACCACCCATCTTGAACAACTCCCGATCCACCACGGCTTCGATGTTCGTCGGAGTTGGGTGCGTCAAGACTGTGAGGCAGACTTCTTTGTGGACTACTGGGTTGTTGTTCATGTCCATGATGTTGGCAACATGTTCACCACCCATTGCGTGCGCCAGGTTACGACCTTCCGATTCACCCATGGAACGAGTAACGGTTTGACGTCCAGGCGAGGTGTACTTGTCCGCATTGGTCAGACGAGCGTTCACACCGAAATGGTTCACCTTCGAGGAAGATACACCAGACCAGTCTGTCGCTGTCTTCTCAAGCGCCAGGTAGTAGTTCGGACCAATCAGGACATCTGTCTTGGTCGTTACAAACTTCCCGTCAAAGTCCTTGTACGTGACCGGAGACATCTCGGGACGATACGGACCGTTCTTGATTTCGTTAATGACCTTGTCCATCCGAACGCCAGAGTCCGACACGATCTGAATGTATAGACCGTACGGATCGTCGCCGTCTTTGATGACTTCGATCAAGTGTTTCAGATGGCGACCCATCGGGATAGTTTCCTTACGGTTAAGGAGCTTCCACTGTTTAGGACTGACCATCTTGTAGAAGCCCATCAAGTAACCGAAGTTCTTGTTGGACAGGGCTTCGTTCTTTGTTACTGCATCACGGATGACTTGGTCTGGAATAGCCCCAACGTCTGGCAGACCGTACGTACGGCGGATGCGTTTGATTACATCACGCCCTGCGGCGCCTACTACCTGCTCATGCTGCCTGCCGTTGTTCAGACGGTTAACAGTTGAGTTGGCAAAGATTACCACTTCGGCACGGTTACCGAATGCATCCACCGGCATGTCTTCGTCTTCAGCTACCAACGAACCTACGCCTTTACCACCGTCCAAGTCCGTAACCTTAGGACCTTCGCCCACTGTGGTCTTGTACTTATAGATGATCTCGACTTGGAATTCGTCCAGCAGTTCACCGCGATAGTTCTTGCGAGCACGCAGTTCGTCAGACTCAGCCTTAGGCCAGATGCCTTCTTCGATCAATGCTTCACCAGCACGGGCGATGGCTTCAAACACCAGAGCACGCAGACGTGGAGACATGTCTACGTCCTTTTGCATCTTCTGTCCATTGCGACACAGGCACGTCTTGACGATGTCGGTGTAGAACCGCTTATCCGCTTCGTGATACTTGCGGAACTGCTTACCCATCTCCTCAGGCATCCGAGGATTTGGCAGACGGTCGTTGTGCAACACCTTGATGTCAACTACCTGAGCATCGGGAATGCCGTAGGTAGGTGTGTCCAAGCCGTACACCGGAGCGAACAACTTCTTCCTGGACATGTAGACCGGGTCGAACTTGCTGTCGTATGGACGAAGCGCTGCGATCAAACCGTTCGGACGAATGAAGTCGCCGACATCCGGGATTGGTTTGTATTCACTGGCATTGCCGTTCCAGTTGATGGGGTAATGTGTACGCCCACACCGAATGATCCGGCTTTCGAAACCATCAGAGCGAATGCGATTTGCATAGCTCTTGCTGTACATCACACCGTCCTCAGTCACTGACGGGTGGGAAATCATACAGACGTTGGTTTCCAGACCGTACATGTAGTCGCCGTCCGGTGTCACTGCTGGGCTACGTGCAATGACAGTACCCTTCTCAAAACGGGCACCTTTGGTCAGCTTGTTGTACACGTCCATGTCGTAATCGAACTGGAACCCGTAATGCTGGTGCATTACGTGAAACTTGGACAATTCGATACAATCAAGCTGTCGGGTTTCATAGTCCTCGTAGATCACAAGGTCCATGGGGTTGATTGCGAAGTTCTCACCCCACATCTGGGAACTGAAGCGGGGAATGATTTTAAGCACCACCGCATCCCGAGGGAAGGAGTGGCTAAACGTGGCACGAGCAACTTCTCGCTCAAAGCCAGACTGCTGCCGTTTACGAGTACGCCCATCCACCAACAGCGCTTGCGGCAGGTTACCGGTGAACATTACTTGCCGGGCTGACGCTACATAGTGAAAGTATGGATTCAATCCACTGATAGGAACCATCTCAGGAGGGATCAAAAACTCTTTAGGGTTATGCGAACTCATTCACTACTCCTGGTTGTTATTGCTGGTCAGGTAAATGATGTATGACTGTAGGTTTTAGGAGACTGAAATGCCCACGAAGCTAGATAGCTACATGATCCAATCGCCGGACCTCATCACCATGACCGATGAATATAATGTTTTTATCGAGTCGTTGGTCATACTGCTGAAGAATGACCCCAGCACACGAAGCGTTTATATCTCGCCAGAGACGGGTTATCTCTACCGATTTGATCTGACGGGGTTTCTTCTAGCTTCGAATGTTGCGCTCGAAGACCATCGGCTTGTTATGCGACTTAACGGGTTGAATGATACACACGCCATGGATGAGAACTTGAACAGTCTTCTCGTCCCTGATGAATCTACAGTTGCACGGTTGAAACAAGTCTATCGGACCAGCCTTACGGTTAGTTGAGCCACAAATTAAAAAGCAAGTATGGGCAGGGTTTTACCCCTGCCCATGTATGCCGTTACCAGCTACGACCACCACGGCCGCTTGGACGTCCACCGCCACCACGGTCATCACGACCGCTGCTGCGCCAGCTGCTACCGCGAGTCTCACGGTCTGGTTCGTCATTACGACGGCTGCCGCCCAACACGTCCTTGAGGCTACGAGTTGGAACACCTTCCTGACGCACCGGTTCACGCTCTACCGATCGACGATCGCGAGACGGTGAATCACGACGACCAGTGTCACCTGGACGCTCATCCCACGGCAGGTCAATAGCAACCTTGCCCAGATCTTCAGCATCGGCTTCGAACACGTCTTTGCTGGAGTCTTCAGGTTCAGAGGCAGTAACGCCGCTGTTACCCGGAAGAGATGGAACCGCCACGCCGTAGACTTTTGCGAAGTTGTCGAAGTCGTTCATGTTTTCAAGCCAGCCCAAACCGAACTTGAAACCCGACAGTTGTGGACAAGCCGCAACGTGAACTTCGATCAGCTTGTTGAAACGCTCAGCCAACACTTGGAACGACAGCAGCAGGCAATGCAAGTACGGCGCATCGCTGTTGCTAGACGACTGCGTGTAAGTCTCGCGATAGTCTTTGTCGCCCAGGATGTATTCGAACAGACTCAGGATCAATTGCTTGTCCTTAGTCTTACGAGGCATCTTCACGCCGAAGAAGGTTGCACCATCTTCTACTTCGGTTTCAGATTCATCCAGGATTGGGAAGCTGACCATGCAGCTACGCAGAGCACCGTTCTTGCCGCCGTTCTTGAGGAACATGGTAATCGAACGTTTCTCAGGCGCATCACCGACCGAGTCCAGAACCTTACGCAGGGTGTCGACTACTTTCTGATCAGCGCCTGGCAAAGTCACCAGGTACTTACCAGCTTTGGCGGTCAATGCCTTGTGGCGCTTTTCTTCAGCAGCCAGTTCCATCAACGCCAGAGCCAGTTCACGGAAGGTCAGTTTCAACCGTTCGGTGATGTAGTTCTTGGTGGCGTTCAGGACCGGGCTTGGACCTTCGTTGATCTGTTCGGACAGTGGGTGCCACGCAATGCGTTTCTCCCAGTCGCCGTCACGCAGGAACTGCTGAGTAGGCAGAACCAGACGTTTACCACTGATGGTCACTGCCTTAGGCTTGCCATCCCGGCCAGTATAAGACAACATGCCGCCGCCATCATTATCGAACACGCCGACATCGCCCAACACTTTCGTGTCGAAGTCCAGTAGTGTTTCAAGTTTAGTTGACATGCTTATTTCCTGTTATTGAAGAAGGTAACGCCGGTCCCTTACCAGGACCGGTCAGTACGACTGGATGCGCGAGGTTGACTTGCACCACGGTCAATACCGTCGGTACGTGTATTGCGCATGGATTCAGTGGCCGTCAAGATGACCGGTTCCACTACGGCGGATGGACTACTACGCAGACGCTGCCTGGACAAATCGCCAGCCAGATCCACGATACCCTTGGACAGATCTTCGAACGACTTCATGTTGTCTTCCAACATCGGAGACAGCAGGGAATCGCAGAACGCAGGGAACTCGAAGTACGCCTCAGGCGCGCCGTCCATGCGGATCCAGATCTTGATCATCTGGTCAATGTTGGCATCGATGCGGGCATCGAATTCAAACTGACCGCCCTTGCTGACTTCCTGGATCAAGATGTTTTCGATCTGATCTTCGAAGTACGGCCAGCTTGCTGCGATCGACATGCCTTCAACAAACGGATGTGGAAACGCTGACTGCAACTTGTTCTCACCGACGCGCGCGCGTGTAGTGATGGTCAGGTTATCAACCGATGAATACATCGAGTTGATCAGGATGCCTGGCAGAGAGTGAGCAATCATGGCCGCAGCAATGGATTCGTTCTCGTCGGATTTGAAGCCAACGATGTTGTCCACGATACGGTTACGGTTGTTACGGTCCAGCGGGATGAACGGAAGCTGCGAGTCTTCGTCAAAGTCTGGGTTCATGTCCATCAGTTCGCCGAACGTGATGTACCCTTGTTCCAGGATGTTGGAATCGCGGCGGATCTGTTCGATGTACGGATCGGCATCGATGCTGTTCTCGATCACGCTGTCGATCGTACGCTGCATGGTTTCATGGTCGTGGTTGTCGTCAATGAATGCCGACTGCGGATCGGCAGCTGAGCTGACGAACGCATTGAGACTACGACGCATGAAGTTGGTCGAGCTGTTATTCTCCCGAGTGGAAGAACGCAACTGACCGCTGAAGACGCCACACAGGTTCTTGACAGGTACATCTTTATCAGTCAAGTACGCACCGAATGCCGTTTCACCACCCTGGCGTGTAAACAGATCGGTTGGACGAAGAGACATGGCGCGGTTACGGTGTTCGCGGCGACCGCCGTTGAAACCTTCAATCGCGCTACGGTTCAACACCTGATCGTGCGTGATGATCTTTGGTTGCCACAACGAACGATGACCACGATCTCGCGTCATGTAGGTCGCTTCGGTCATGTGGATACGGGTGATGTTGTTGAAATACAACTTCATCCGCTTCTCGAAGCGCACGTTGGTACCACGCACAGTGTGCATGGATTCGTCAGTGTGGCCGACGATGTAGTGATACTCTTTGCTGTTGGCACGGTTGCCGGTAGCGATCACCATTGCGAACATGATGCGGGGTGCATCCCAACCGTTGGAGATATGCGCGTCGATCTTGCGACGAGTAGACGGACCCATGAGTGGAGCGGCTACTGCTGCCAAACGTTTAGCGCTGATATTGAAACCTTTCTCAGTGGCTTTGGAGAAGAGGTCGATAGCCGAACCACGCTGATCCAGGTCATAGGGGCGAATAACCTGGTTGAGCATCCCGTCCGCTTCTACGAAGGACAGTTTGATAAGTTCCATTGATAACTCCTGTTGGTAGCGTTAAATCAGATGATTCGAATATGACCGTCAAGCTTGATAAGCAAGGAGGCGATCTGATCACGAATATCTGTAGAGATTTCGACACGTCGGCTAACATCGGAACGATAGTAGCTGGCGGCCAGGGGTTTAGGGCAACGCGGTTCCCATTCATTGCGGAACAGTTCAGTCGCGACTTCTTCCACACCCCGGATACCTGGGTTGGTCGATACGACTGCTTCACTGCGTTTGCTTTCAGGCAACTTGTACGGGTAGATCACTTCCAACAGTTCCCGATTAGATTGGCTAATCTTGGTACGAGGGATAGGCGGCAACAACTCACCTTCTTCGAGTGGGATCAGATTGGCGGTCATCAGGATAGCCAGTTGTGGATAACCCCATTCCCACAGTACGGCTTGAGCCAGTCCCATGGATATCATCAGGGTCTTCCTGTCGAACATCTCCACCACACAACCTGCAATAACAGTCGACATCACCCACAGACACAAGGAAATCTGTGCTGGGGTAGGGTCGAAGTCTTGAAGGTTCATGGCGCGTTCAACACATTGCTTGATTCGTTCTTCTTTCAGAGTCGGCTCGATGTCCAACCCGGCGAAGACATAGTTGGTGATGTAGACCTGCACGATCATGAGATCGCCCGTGCTGATCTGTTCTTTCATCTTGTACACGCACCACACCGAACCGTTGTCGTCAGACAGACCTTCGTTATCGGTCTTTGGTTTGATGTTGGAGCCAAAGGCTGCCGGCATGCGGTTGTTGTTACCGCAGACGTAGTTGTACACGATCTTCATCAAGTGGTCTTTGTCGAACTCAGCCGACAGAGGCGCGATGGAGAGTTTACGGATCAGAGCCAATGCCATCAAGTAGATCGGCACTTCTTCGCTGGACAAGAACTTGAACACGATTGTCAATTCGTACTCGCCTTCGACCAGGTTAGCCCGCACGTACGTTTCCAGACGCTGAAGCGCAGGACACGTGTACAGCTCAGATTTATCCAACAGTTTATAACCGTTGTATTCTTTCATGTCTGGCGAGTTCTCTTTACCACTGATCGGCAAGTAAGTACCCCAGACAGGAATCAGGAACCGTGTCATCATTGCCACGGCCGTCAAATCGATGTACTCACTTTTGCGATAGGTACGCTCCATGTACAATGGAGTGATCTTGTCGTTTGTGATGTACTCATCTGAAAGCTCAGATGGCAATTTGATATTCTTGTTACCTACGATGTAAGCCCGCAGATCTGCAAGCTTTACGATCTTGGAAATGTCGCCAATGATGTCAGCCAGCATATTGTCCAGACTGTCGCTGGAATGCTTGACTGTCAAACCCATGCCGCCGTAGTTCGAGTAGACAGATTCCAACCGCGCGTAGCAGTCGTACAATGCCAACTGTGTCGCTTCGGGCATACGTGAAATGAATTCGTTGACTTCGATAAACAGTTCTACCCGTTGACCGAATTCTGAATCAGCATCAGCCACCACCGCGCCAGGCTTGGTGTTAGCGTAGCCTGCTGCGTTAAAGATAAGTTCATTCTCGCCAGGATGGTCGACCTGAACCATTGAGAAACTGCGTTTGGTGAAACTGGAGATGCTGAATTTCATCCAACTGATCCTTATATATGGTGCTGTTCATAGTTATGATGTATGGTTGTAAAGATTTACACTAAGGCGGCATAAACCCCCACCACACAGACCCTGTTCGGTGTCTGTGTGGCAAGGCTTCTAGGCCGTCAGTAGTTTAATTTGATGGTCTTCAGATCAGAAAGGGATATCTTCCCCTACGTCGAAGTCAGGTACGCCACCGCCGCCAGCAGGCGCTGTAGGTTGTTGCTGGTAATTGTTCTGTTGCTGTGGACGCTGTTGCTGACCACCGCCAGCAGGTGCGCTGTTGTAGCCGCTGCCACCGCCATTAGCGCGTTGCATGTTTTCCAGACGACGCTTCTTCATGAACTCAGGTTCTACCCAGTTCCGTTCGAAGTGTGTTACGTACAGATCTTTCCAGACACCGGCCCAGGCTTGTGCTGCGAGCTTGGAGGAGATGGAAACACCGACCGCTTGACCGTTCTGAGTCAACGCGTGGAATTCGTTCGGAGTGAACTCGAACGTTACGTCCTGCTTGCCTTTAGCAGCAACGCCGAAGGTGACCATGCCGTCGTCACGTTTGGAGATGCAGAAGCGGGAAATGATCATGCGCTCAGGAGAACGGACGTTCTTACCCTGATCTTTGTTCCAGAGGAATGGGTGACCCCAGTTTTCCATTTCCAACGAGCAGGCGCCTTTGGCGGCCGCTACGTCCATGATGATGCACATCAACATGTTGAAAGAACGAGGTTCCATCGGCGTTTCGATCGAGATCGGGTAGCCTTCTTTACCGTTGCGCCCTTCAGTCTTGATGCCGAGGTCCACGTGGATGCATGGATTGTTCTCGATCATCTTCACCCGCAGGGATGGAGCGCGCGCTGAGCCATCATCTTTCAACGGCTTGGCGAACAGCTTGAGTTTGCCGTCGTCAATCGCTGTGGGGTCTTTGCGGGGTTTTCTGTCGTCAGCCATTTTCTTTAATACCTGAGGGTGGATTACGTGGACATTCCATTGTCCGGTTATTTAACTTATTACCTGTACATCTCTTTCACCAAGACCGTGAGTGCCGGATCGTGGTGTTTCTCAACCGAGTAGATCGCCAGATCCTTAGTAGTACCTGGTGTCCACATGTTCTGCGCAGCAATCTCCAACATGACCTTTCGGATCTTTGTTGGCATTGGCGTAAACAAGACACCATCACCAAACATCTGAAGTGTCATGCGGTCAAACGGAATAATTTCCAGCTCTCTACCGTTCTGTAGTTTGGTATTCCACATCATAGGCGGCTTGAGAGCGCCTGTGTGTGATTCTAAGAGCATTAGAGAGGCAAACTTATACCGTTGCAGCAGGTCGATCGGATAATGCGTCATAATCAACGTGTTGAGGTTGATGTCCGGGAAGTCACTCACGTAATGAGTGATCGGAGCAGTAGACGCAAACTCCGTGTCCAGGTACTTGACGATTGCAGCTTCCGATGCTTGATACATCTGCTGGCCGACAGTGCTGGGAGACTTGAGGATCGCTTTCATGAAACGACGAGGCGCGTCCAAGTGGGAGCAGAAGTAGAACACACAACTGCAACGACCATCGGAGTGTTCTGCGACAATGGCTTCAATAGCCCGCATCTCTCCGGCAATACATTCAGCGATCGTGTACTCTTCCAACTTAGACTTTTGTTCTTTATCTACCGACCCGTACAGATTACGGATCAGCGTTCTGACGTTTACCATCAACAACTGACGCTTCTTGATTTCAGGAGAGTCTGTTGGCGCCTCAGGTAAAATACCTACTGCTGACTCAATAGCCAGACTGGTAGCAATCGAAATAGGGAATTGTCCGACGGCTCTTGCCGCCAGAGTATCCCGAGAGATGGAATCAACAGACACGAGCAGACACTCCTTGGATCAACAGGTTTCTAACGCCTTATCGACTGCTGCCCTGATCTCTGCCGATATACCGCTGAGCTTAGGTTCCAGCAATGCACGTAAGGTGTCAGGACGGATCGACGTCATGACCGGGCGGTCGATCAGTTCTACGACTTCTTTCTCCTGCTCTTCCAGCTCGACCATTTTGTGCTCGAGTTTGAAATGAGGGAAATCTGATTTCAACTTATTAAAGCTGATGTAGGCATCGTCCTTACGACTAAGCTTAAGCCTCAGGTTTGAACCATTAGGCAGATGATCGTGTTTCTGGAGCAGATCGTGGACCTTCTTGTACGACCAGCCTTCGACATCAAACGTTGTGAACACAGTAGCTTGGGAGTTGATGATAAAATACTCATCGAACAAACCACGCTCTTTGGAGAAGGTGAACTGGTAATGTCCTTTATCCTCTTCCTCATTGTGTCTTAGACGTTCGGTAGATCCTGGGACGACAATCTTGCCAGACTGGACATGCGTGTGGTGATGTCCAATCATGATGCGGTGGTTCACAATCGATTCATACCGATCTTCCAAGTGGCTCGCGATACTCTTGATCGGTTCCTGAAACGTGAACATACCGTGCATCACGGCAAAGTCGACGGTCTTGTAGTCATGCTCACGCATGTACTCCTGGACTTCGATCCAGGTCTGGTTGGCATCGTGGTTGACTTCGTCCGGTATATAAAGGACGGACGGACCACCAGGGATCAGTTCATCGATTGTGATGCACTCGTAGAACTTGACATCGGCTGCCAGGTGCATCATTTCGTTGTAGTCGACTAACCATCTGGACTGACGGTTGTCGTGGCTTGGTGTGCCTTCCAGGATCCTGAGGGCTACACCGTGTTTGACCAGACGTCTTAGGAAACGACCTGCCCAGCGGGCAATCAGTTTTGCATCATCACCGTCATGGGGTAGACGGCGGTCAAACAAATCACCTGAGACAATAATGACGTCCAGGCAATCGAGCATCTTTGGGGTATAGACCTGCTCCCACCAATCAAGGATCTTTGCCGTCGGTACACGTCCATGACCAAGATGGACGTCACTGATGTTGGAGATCCTGATCTCACCTGCAACTCTGGGGGAAAATAGAAACTCCCCCAGGATTACTTTGGTGATGGCGTTAGTAGAGGAGGGGTGGCTCTTCGTCATCGCCGTCATTTGTAGTTCCCTGTACAACTTTGCCGTCGCGCTTTCGGAGTAGCTGACGAATTTCGTCGGCCGCTGATCCGAGGAGTTCTTCTAGAGGAAGCTCGTATCGCTCGTAGATCTCAACCAGGAGTAACAGGTTTTTGGTCTTCTCGTCATCTTCGGGACGGGGAGCACAGATAGCGTTGAGTTCGTTATCAATAGCCATGCTACCGCGAGTGTCGCCATTGTCCAGCATGCCCGCCTGAGCGTTAACCAGCTGCGCGATAGTGCCGAAGCGCTTACCCGTTTCTGGTTTCTTGTCACGGTCAGGTAAGTTGTTGAAAGCAGGTGGTACGGTGAAGAGGATTTTCGCTGGATCTTTGTCATCATGCACGTCGATGGTGTTGTGCATGCCGTCGGCCACGTTCAGCCAGTATCCCAATTCCACGGGATGTTCTTGGCGGATGTGTGCACGAATGATCGGCAGCAACATGTTGATGAAGAAACCCTCAGGCACCACACGCTTGCGCTGTGCAACAAAACCATTGATCTCTTTCGCGGCTTCGGTCATATGCTCGAGGCCGGTGTTGATGATCTCACGGTAATGATCAGATGCTGGGTCTATCGGTTCTTTTACTTTGTTATCTTCAGCTTCGGACATAAAAACCTCTGACTGACCAGAGAGGTTTTATCCTCTCTGGTAGTTGGCCGGGAATGACGGATCAGTTGACGGACGCTGGAGCTTCAGCCGTCATTGCTGCCAGTGCATCGGCTTGTTCCAGCATCATCTGGCTGACCTGCTCACGCGCCTTATCGACAGCGTGGTTGGTGGTCACGTACCACTGATCGCCTGGTGTGGCGGTCTGGGACAGAACCAGCTTGCCGACGTTGTCCAGTGCTTCCTTGGTGTAGAGCTTGCCAGCGTCGACCCAGTCGCTTTCAGGACCGTTGTCACGCACTTCCAGGGTAACGCTCAGCAGCTCGCCTTCAACGACTGGCGCGGTGACTGTAGCGCGTACGCACTGTGGGTATTCGGTCTTGACCAGGACGATCGCGGTCTGCGCACGTTGTTCGTGTTCACGATTGGCGGTCAGTGCGCTCAGTTGGGCGTGAAGCACTGTGTTAGCGAAGATCGCGCCGTTTTCTGGAACAGCCAGCAAGTCGCGGAAGGATTCGGCGATGAACATGTGCAGCTCATCCGAAGTCTTCGGGAACTTGCGGCCTTTAGCGATGTGTTTTTGCGACATTGTAGGGCTTTCCTTACGCGGGTTGTTTAACTATCGAGAAGTTCTTGACGGGTCTGGATATTGAGGATGGACTTAAGAGTCGAATCCTTGACCATGAGCGAATAACCCACGCTATACGAATTAGGTGAGATGCTTGCTCCGTCGCTTACTATTGCATTGATTTGTAATTTAATACCAGGGTTTACTCCGGTATCTTCCACAGTCACTTCAACACTGGCTGTGGTGAAGAACTTGTTCAAGAATGCTTGCAGGGACTCTTCTACTTCCTTACGGATACTGATGGCGTCATCACCGTACATCTGGATGACTTTAGTCAGTGAAGTGATCTTACCTGCAAACAAGGTGGACTGGCTGTACTTGGAGAAGAAGTAGCAGTTCATGATGTAGTCGATCTTCAGATCGGGATCATCAAGCTTACCTTCTTTACCTAGCGTGATTACGTTGACTGACATGAGGATGTACTCGGGTGATTAAGCAGGACATCCTATTTGAGTTGCGCGTTGTCTTCCGCGAACAGATTTTGGTAATCGAACAGCATATTCACGATGGTACCCCACCATTCACGCAAAGGGAATAATCTTTCAGGCGGTAAGTTGTAACGAACAGCTACGGACTGTGGGTTGTATAATTCTTCTTCTAATGCAGTCACTATGAAAATCTTCCCGTGAACCGGATGGGTCAACAACGCTTTAATAACCATCTCGTTGTAGGGGAGGACTACGTGTTTGGCAAATATCTGATTGGCGGCCATGATAACTTCGGACGGTGTATTGACGTTCAGTGCGTAGTGTACGCCTGACTCATCTCTAACTTTGACGAATCTTTCATCAGTGACCACCAATGAAGTCAATGGATTGGCGATTGGACCTATACTCGACGTTTTCATTATAAACTCCTGCTCTATACAGGATATGCTGATTGCGTAAACAAAAAAAAGAACAGACCACCCCCAGGCTTTCGCCTGGGGGTGTATGCTGCTAGACGGTACGGATTTGCGTGTTACCTACAATCAGCGTTACTGAAAGCCTGTCTCCGTACATTGGTTCGATAACCAATACACTCTCCTCATTCATACGCGTTTCGTACAATACAAAAGGTTCGTGCTGTTCATCTGACAGCCTTTTCTCGTGGGACAACTCACCAATCCTCAAGAGAATGTTCATTTTCCCAACACACCTTTCACACCCAGACATTCGTATTCCCCTACGATTGAATAAGCGCGTATCGAAAGGCTTCATTCGCTTTAATTTCAGGTAAGGTCAACCGACCCCAAGTCCTACGTGGATTACTGCACAGCTTGCAGTGCGACCTACCGCAATTCAACGCATGGCTCTTACGTAACCGCCCCAGAGGAATAGTTACCGATGCGTTGTGATACTTACAAATGGTCAGCTGTTTAACCACAGCTAATGAATCTACTTTACGCCGCTGTTGACTTTTGGTTTTATCACTCGACATGTTGTTGATCCACTTACGCCCCTCTCCCGACATGGAAGAGGGCAACGTGTGTAGATCAACCAATAGAACGTATTCATGATCACCTCCTTAAAGGATACGAACTTTGATTTCGTCGCAAGCCAGTTCTTCGGTGGCAGGGTCGTTCAGCCATTCCGGGTCAGACAACATGCCTTCTTCACGGACGTGTTCCAGTGCGCTCTCCAGCAGCTCGCCTGCGACTTCTTTAGTCACGAGGCCGTTGTAAGTCAGAGATACCAGCGCGTGGACATGAGTTTCCTCAGTTTCAGCGTCAAACTCTGCGGTGACTGAAGAGATCGCCGTTTGTAGATCGCCACTTTCCAACATCGCATCGATCTGTTCTGGAGTCCCTTTGATAGAGATTTCCAGCTCTTCCACTTGTTCGTTCTTGTCGCTTGACATTACACGGGTTCCTTGAAGACTGGGACGTGACGGTATAGGTCACTCAAATACTGCACGGCTTTGCCATGACTATAAGCGTGGACATGATCGTCACCCTTAGTCACTTCGTCTTGCGTGCAGATACCGCGCCGATTGGTTTGTGACCAATCGATGTTGATGACACGGCGTCTCCAACCGATCTTGATCAGACCCATTGAAGTCCCCACTAACCACCAAGGACTGTCTGTTGCATCCCTGACATACTCGTTAGGAATGGAGACAACACTTTTGACTTCGATCCCTGCCAACAGAAACATGGCAGATAGTTGTTGCAGAGTCATTGGATTACTCCTTGATATCGGTAACGTTCAAACCATTCCTTACGGCTTGATGCTGGTCGTGGTGTTACCGTGCTGGACGTCAAGGATACGCTGGCCGGAATCTGCAACGTGAGTAACTGTCACGACGTCATCAGGTCCACAACCGAGGTTGGTCATGAACTCGACTTGTTCTGGCGTCAGGCCTTCCATCTTCTTGCGGTACGATTCGATCGCTTCGGCGCCGGTGTAGACTTCAACCTTAGCTGAAGCGACTTCGTTGCTATTAAGCAGGTCGGCCAAAGTGTTGTCTTCACGCAGGCTTGAGCCGAACTCGTGGCTTACGCCTTGACGTAACATCTGGATCTGCGTTTGCGCTTCGCTGATCACGAAGTCTTGTTCCGTTCCGTCTGGAGTACGGCCGTTGTAACGATTTACAATGTCACGTTGAAGCTGATCCCAATAACCATCTTCAAGTTGATCTGGCGCAGTTTCGCGTTGCGAATGCCCGAGGACTTGACGACGGACCCAGGCTGGGATATCAGCAGCCGTGAGTGGACCTGGATGATTGATGTCAAGATCTTCTGTTTCGGTTTTCATAGAAATCTCCTGGGTTGCTGGGAAATGGCGGTAAGTTAAGTGGTACTCTTTGTTCACGTTCAACTCCTTATTGGGTTAGTTCATCAACCCATGCCAGGCTTTGACGCCGTCTTCAATGGCGTTTATAACCACCGAAGAGTCCACAGGGAACTCGCTGTAGGTGTAACGGAGCAATAGATCAGCATCACCCATAGCGAACCCCATCGTTACAACACAACGACTCGACGGGTTCTGTTTGTCGGTAGCGGTGAATTCGAAAACATTACCCTCAACCAGATTTTCGAAGATGGCTGTGGTCTCAGCGGGCTTCACCACCAAGGTCACTGGGATCTTGAGTGGGTTGGTGAAATTGGTCGGTTCTTGGTCGAATGGATGAAACTGCATGTCACGCAGTAATTCCGCAGAAGCCTTGAGTTTGTTGAGGGTACTACCTGGAATAATCTCGGACATGCCTGATCTCCTAATGATCGATAGGGCATACAGCCCGGCTTTCACCGGGCTGTACGTTTTCAGTTACAGGGTCTTGCGCAGCGGGCTCGTTGGATCTTGTTTACCGCGATCCAGGATTGCTTTCTGCTCAGCCCATGTACGACGGACTGCCGTACGTTCGACGTGGGATAGTGGGTGACCTTCCTCGGTCTCCAATCCCAGGTAAGTCACGAAGCGGTCTTCCTCTTCATCACCTACCGATGCGCCTTGCATGACCTCACGATACGCTGTGTGTTCACGCCCAACGCAATCAGGTTCGTCATCCTGATACAAACTACCATAGCCGTCCAAACGTCCCTGGTGATAGAGACGACGGGTTCTTGGTTCAGCCATGATGTATTTCCGCATGGTAGGCTTGGCATTCTGGAAACCACCAAGGTCCACCACTTCGAGGATACGATCCTCGTCCCATCGACGACCGAAACGATCACGCATGACTTCCACTCGATCCCGGAGGCGACCCAGATCGAACTTCTCCAACTTCTCACGCGCTTCGTTCAGATACTTCGATGCAAAGTTCCCCATCGTCCGCATGGTAGAACTCATACGTTCCCGTAAGAAACCGAGATCGTCATTATTAATCAGGCCATGGGTCGTCGCATGGATGACGTCATTGTCGGCCTGGCTCAGCAGGTATGCCATTTCAATCCTCCACAGGTACTGACAGGTCATCACCCTCTTCTAGACGGGCATTGATTGTCGATAGAACAGGCGCTGGGATGGACGCATGATTACCCACACGGAATGGGCGTTTGAGATCCATGATCCCAGTGTACGGCGCCATCCGGTCAAACGCTCTGGCTGTCTGGTTATCCAGGCAGAGTTGTCCAGTCATGTAATCGCCATCAAAGTCAGCGTTCGGCGCAATAAGCGTCAATACCGAAATCGATGTACTCAGCGCTGTAGGATCACGTTTCACCCGGTTGATGAAGAACCGTTGGGTAGAACCGCGTTTCAGCGATGGGAATCGGGTAAAGCCACACGGAATACCACGTCCACCCGGACTTTCCGCGATCAGTATATCGATCAGCTCTTCCAGCTTGTAGTGCGTACGCAGAGTGTTATCGTAGATCAGCGTCAGGATTTCATTCGGCGTATAACGTTCTGCCAACAGCTTGTTCGCCAAATGCAACTTGAGCGTCAGGACTGTTGCACCCCATGGAGTCTCGAGAGATTCATGGTCGTGAGGTTTATGGTTACTGGTGATAACCGTACGGAAGGTAAAGTGTGGACTTACCCCATACACCAGTTTGCGCAAGATACCTTTCTTATCGAAGATCTTGCTGTGTTCGTTGCTGGAGTAGTAGTTCGCCAGACTGCCAATGGCACGGGCTACACGGCTCTCCATGTCACGTACTGCTGAACGGCCGCCGTTGGTGACGTTAGCCAGAGAGATCAGCGCATTAAGAGCAGGCGCCATCTTCGGGTCAACGTACTTACGATCGCCGACATCTTCTACAATGAAACCGATCTTGGAAGGGAACGGAATGTACTTACAGAATATGAGCTTTCGGTGAGCTTCTACGAACTTGAGCGTCACAGCACCGCGAGTCGCCGACTGAAAGTGCCGGAGGTCACACAGAGCAGTGATGATCTTGTCGAAGTGTTTGTGGAAATAAACAATCCCACGCACAGGGCATATTGCTTTGGTCAGATTTTCCTCGATACTTTCCAGTTTCGGAGGACGGTATTTCGGGTCGAGCATGTAGTCGATTACGCTGAAGCCGCTCTTGGTGAAACGAGCACGCAGTAGTCGGTACACAGTCAGGTTCATGAAAGCAGGGAGTTCGTCAGGCACACGCACCCAGACAATGGGTTCGATGGACTGTTCGGTAATCGGTAGAACTAAGTGCCCACAACGGACACACTTGTGACGGATCTTGCTACCACCTTTGGTGTAACGACATGGACAAGCGGGAACGTTAGAGAACACGTCACCATCGTACTTCGTATAGACCAGATCATTGAATCGTTCTTTACCGGCATCTGTTGTCAGATCCAGGTCATTAGCCAACACGGGCTGGATATCTAGACGACGAAAGATGTCATCGAAGTTCTCGATGATGGGGTAAATACCTTTTCGACCAGGATACCGTTGCCGAGGTTCATGGATATCCTGAGTAATCAATTCCATACACGATCTCCTAGGGATAAGAAAAAAAAGAAGCAGGAGAGGGAATTACCCCTCTCCTGATCTATACCCTAACGACTACTACCAGACTCAGTAGTAGTTGCCACCGCCATTGAAGCGATCGCGACCACGGCCACGATCAGCAGTGTCGTTTGGACGACGGCGCGAAGAGCCGATATCCGCAGTAGCGAACGCCGAGAAGTCGGTGCTACCCACACGACGCGACTGTTGCAGGCCATCACCGCTGGTTGGCAGCGATGCCATGTTCGCATCAGCCAGGGCCAGAGACAACGCTTGGATGTACCAAGGGTGGAAGCTCAGTTGCTCACAGGTACCGACGATGTGCAGACCTGGAACAATGCGCGACAGGATGCCGTTGCGTTGTGCCAAGCTGTAGTCGACCGAGTGACGACGGTCTTCGAAGGTGTACTGGTAGTCTTGAGCCAGCTCTGGGTTCTTCACGCCAACCGAAGTCAGGACCGCCGGAACGTTCCATTCGCTCAGAGGACGCACGTTGCCGTCGGTATCGGTCCAGGTGCCGGTGAAGGCGCGAGTGCCGTATGCCGCAACCGGCGACGGGTTGGTGCCGTTGGAGAGTTCGTCGTACAGTTTCGTGAAACGACCACCGGTCAGAACGTCGGCCGATGCGAACAAGGTGTCGATCAGTTTCTCGGCGTCACGCGGATCTGCCAGTGCGATACGCTCGTAGATGCTGAGCACCCAAGATTTCTCGCCGCTGGAAGGGATCGCCATGCCGAATACGATTTCCGGTTTGACAGTGACGTCGAGGAAGTCGTACAGATCGGGATCGGACATGTTCTGGCTGACGTCGTTGATGACGGCGGCCTTTTCCTTGTCCGGGTTCAGCAGGTGCAGGTGCGACAGTTGTGCGACTGGCTTCAGACCACCGGCGATGGTGGAACGAGGACGCAGCACGTTCGCCCAACGATAGTCGTTGGATTGCAGTGCTACCTGGGCCAGCAACAGCTGAGCCAGTTCCAGCGAGAACGGAATGCCAGCAGGGCAGTTGATCGAAGTGATGTTGAACACTGGCTGCCAGAATGGCTGATCCACTTCATCACGACCACCAGCGCGGCGACGGCGCGAACCGAAGCTTGGGATGGTACGATCGACGCCGTCGTCGGTCAGGAACAGGTCCAGGCCAGCGCGGACTTCGCCGAGCAGAGTACGGGAGTACAGGTTTTCTTCTTCAGGGGCTGCTGCCGAGTAGTACAGGGCAGAAGTCACGTCAGAACGCACCGGCAGACCCGAAGAGTCGGAGATGGTTTTGCCGCTGTAATCGAAAGACACTTCCAGGCGGTCAGTCCGGGCAATCATGCCAGGGTTGATACGCATGCCGTCGTTGCGTTTGTCGCTCAGTGCGTCGACGATGTTTTCGCGGAAGCCGGAGATGGCGTCGAGCGCGTTGTCGTAGACGGCGGCGATTGCAGCTTGACCTTCTTTCTCGGTGATGGTGGCTACGGTGCTGTACAACAGCACTTGGCTACCGACGATCAGAATGTTCGAGTTGTCTTGCAGGTTGGCAACCTGGCTCTTGATGACGGTGATGTAACGATCGGTCATCACGTCTTCTGGCAGGATCAGGGCTTCGAATTGCTCGCCACGATCAGACAGAGTACGCAGACCTGGGCCGCCCGGCTGTTCGATCAGCAGAACGTAAACCAGGGTGAAGAGTTTGCCAGCGATTTCGGTCGGCAGAACGACCAGGAGGCTGGACAGTGACGTACGGCCAGTGCTCTGATCCAGTGGCAGCACGCGGAAACGCTTGCGGCTTACTGCTTCAGGAACGTTTGGCTTGTCGAACGCTTTGGCGCCGTCGAAAGCTTCGATCATTGCTACCAGAGCTGCGTCAGACAGACCACCGACACCAGGACGTGCGTTCAGACGACCGAGGTCAGCCAGAGTCACTTGCTCACCGTCATTGCGTTGGCTTTGACGAGGGCGCTCGTCGCGGGCTTGTGCACGGTCGTTGCTTTGGGATTCCTGGCGTGGCTGACGGCCCTCGGGTTGGCTGTCGCTACGTGTTTGGAAATCGTCGTTATTGCTCATGAAGCACTCCTTAATGGAACATATGTTCGCGATTGCTGGACGGATTTGTCCGATGTACAGTTACCCCTATCGCATCAGGGATTCCCGTAAAGAATAACCCACCGTCGTGAGCCACTCGGGCCTAGACTCCCCGGCGTACCACCGGGTATTAAACGGGCGAACTTCAACAACCTAGTGTATTCATTCAAGTAGGTAATGTATTAGTGTAGATTTTTTAGATCCACTTTCTTTACGCTGCCAATACCATGAATAAACCAGATTGGGTAATAGACTACGGCATAACCTGCTGGAAGGCAGGCTGTAAGTTTAATTACATAAGATAGTAGTACCTCCGTAATTTTATACATAACCATCGAATAGGGACGGACATGTATCAGTTATTCAACCCCTCCAACTTTACTGATCGTTCGCCGTTCCAGTATGCCCGCATGGGTTACCTAAGAGAACAGGTCGATCTGAACTACCAGCGTCTGATCCAACAGCGTTCCACATCGACTGGACGGTTGGACAGTTCTCACCTATTAATGAAGCTGCTGATCTCCCTCACGGTTGAGTTCAACGGCGACCTTGTCAGCTACATGTCCAAGGTTGAGGTTAACGCAAAGAATATCTGCTCCTCGTTAGATATTACCTCAAGCTTCAGTAAAGGTCGAATCTTTACTGACAGTAACTTCTATCCAGGGTGTCCAGAGATCGTGGTCTACGCCAGGAGTGCTCGCTGGACTGCAATGGATCTGTGGCGTGACTGGAAGTCAGTAACCCCCATCGAAATCATCCAGCACTCTCTGAGTGATACTACCATCGTTGAGCTGGGTGTGAAGAACGAGATGGTGATCAGGAACCCAGGTCTGGCGATCATTCACATCGACATCCCTCTGCTGGCAGCTCAGTGGAAGATGTGGCAGTCAGCTAACCCTGGTAAACTCATGGAAGAATACCTGACTACGGTTCCTCTGGTGGGTGCACTCAAGAGTCACTTGAACGTTGCGATCTTTAATAAGGTGCAGGTGGCGTTGGGTCTGAAGTACGCATCTCCTGTAGGAACGAACTTGACCTTCATGCAAAACAATAACAACCATCACGCCGATGAGATTGTTGCAGACGCTGTGAGTAAGATCTCTGGTAAAGCCATGACGGCTAATCAGATCCTCTCCAGCATCCCAGCGGTCTACGGTGAGAATTACTTGCAAGCGGTGGGGTTTCCTTCGATGACTCCGACCTTCCAAGTGATCTGGGCGCTGATTGCTCAGAAGATGGAAGTGGCGTCTGTGGTACTGGAGTTTGGTAAACGCGCAGGCTACGATCGTCTATTGCAAGAGATCACGGCTATCAAGCGTTTCCTGATCCAGTCTAAGGAAGACAAGACACTGAGTAACGGCTTGACAACAGCCGAAGCGGTGTACTTGAATGAACGTTTGGATATTCTGGTAATTGGTCAACTTCCAGCATAAAGCCAGGGCGGGGAAACCCGCCCTGTATGCCGTTTACTCTTTTGGCAAGAACCCAGCCTCGTCGATCTGAGGGATTCCTGTGTCTGCACCGCGAAGACGGGTTGAGCGCTGCTCGGCAATCTCTTGAGCGCCCATTTTGTTACCCCGCATGAGAAGTATCGGATAATCGAGTGGAGTGCGTTCTCCCTCAGATATCGCTTCAGCCAACGCGCCAAGCGGATCTGATACAACGATACCCTCTTTCATAACCCCCATAATGCGCTGCGCGGTTCCTAGCGGATCAGGGTCAACAGGATCCAATTCGATTCCTGCATGGGTGTCTTTACCCCAGAAGCTCAGGGTTTGGCGCAATGCTTCATGTCGATCGTTGAACGTACGATCGTTGTTAAGGTTGGTGATGTAGATCTTGTTCAACACCAGATCAGGCATGGACGTCATGTAGCGATACGCAGCGTCCAGCAACTTACGCTGATCGTTATCGTCAGCTTCGAAGATCGCCTGAACTACACCGTCGATCGGTGCAAACGTGGCAATTAATCGAAACTGTGATGCAGGTACAACTTGTTCTTCTGACATTGGAGCACTCCGGTGCAGGGGCTGGGCCAAGTGGGGCAGTGGCTGGTAAAGGTCGGCGTTCAATACGAACTGCCGGTTTACGCAACAACCACTGCCAGAACGTTCTATCATGGTGAGTCGGCATTTTCATACAACCACCTCCGGTGCATCGACCGAATCGTCGAGTCTTAGAAAGTCATACACCAGTCGATAGTTGTTGCGGTCGACGATGTGTAGACCCATGGATTCGAGGATGCGATAGAAACCGGAGTTGATCTGGTAGGCCAGTTTACGAACATTCGCAGCATCTTGAATCTCCAGAGGAAGACCTTTGCCTTTGATCGCCATGGTTGGCAAGAAGACAGTTGGCAGGTCCTTACGGTTGTACTTGATGAGCCATGCTGCCATACGGCCAGCCAGCTCTTTATCTTCCATGTTGTCCAGCCATTCCTTGAGTTGGGTTTTGTTGCCCAGTTCAGTAGTGACTTTCACACATGGGTACGGTGGGTTGATACTCATGCCGTATTTAGGACCAAACACATCCTGCCACAGTTCGTGGTACGGCATCTTCGGACTGTCAGGTTTGATCTGAGCACTGCGCAGGTAAGTGTATTCCCCGCGCTTGATCGACTTCACCGTGTCCAATTCATAACTTGCTACCAATGCCAATACCTTGCCGGCGTTGAGTTTCTCACCCCGGTCAATAGCGTGCAAAGTATTGCGCATCAGGTCTTCGGCAGCTTTCAAGATGTGCTTAGGTACCGTTGACCCACGTAGCTCCACACCTTTGATCTCCAACTCCAACTCGTCGTATACGTTACCTTCACGCATCGACATGGTAGAATAGTAGTGCTTAGCCAAGTTGGTGAGTGCGAACTGCGGGAACGCATACTCGTTCTTCATGGCCAGACGGAAGATCTGTGAACGCTCAACACCAACGTTAGCAGACAACATGGCGAGTGAGTGAGCAATGCACTGACAAACCATGTAAGTCGCCAGATACCAAATGCGGTCTTCGACTTCTCCGCGTTTCAGATGTCCGGTGTACCACTCCACCCAATACTCAGTAGTGAAGATAGAGGAGTCAGTATCAGCTGCCAGACAGACACGGCGCTGGATGCTTCTCAAAGACGCCACAGTGGGCGGCAAGTGCATCGGAGCGAACAGTGTATTGATTAGCTGATGATACTTCTGACAGGCCCATATAAAGCGTTGGGCTGTCTTGCCGATCGTCTGCCAGCCCGCTGGATTGTTTGCCTGGACTTGTTTGAGGGTCGTACCTTTAAGCACGTTAGCACACAGGGCGTTGATGTACGCTTTCTCTGTACTGTCCAGACCTTTGAGGATAGCCGCAGTGTCCACGTCATCCATGTCTTCGATGTTGATGGCAATCATCTCGCCAAACAACTCGCGCACAATCTCTGGATTGAGTTTAGCCAAGTGGAACATGTCGCCTGAATAACAGACGATAGCCCGTTCCAGTTGATCCATGCCTTTGACCATCTCTTCGATCAGATCCATCTCGTCTGGAGTTTCCCAGTACAGGTCGGTAGACCGACGGATCATCGAAACCACATCTTCAACTGTTGGATACACCAGGTTGTAGCGGGAGATCACAGCCAGGAAACGAGCTTTGTCTTCGATGGTGATCATGGCCATGATGTTAGCTTTGGCAATCTCTGGCGTGTGATAATGACGACTGCCTGCCAGGAAACGCTCAACCGTACCGTTACCGTACCCAGCAGCAGCACGACACATCGATGTCAGGCTGGAGTGACCCGATGCCAGAAACAGTGGGTTACCTTCAAAGCCGCGCATACCCGACACGGAGTTGATACGGATCTTACGGGCGTTCTGGTCATAGTCAGCCAAAGCCGACTTCATCAATTCGCCGAGTTGTTTCAATTCAAACATTGCAGTCTTTGAACGCTTACGAGCTTTGATGTTCTCATCTTGCCATTCAGCGGTTACAGACTTCTCAACCTCAGGACGCTCGTAGACCACAAGCGAGGGGGAAACAATACGACCGGTGTCGATAATAGCGTCAACGTAATCCAGAAAGGTAGTTTCGTCCTGAACTCGCTCACCAACCCCTTTGCGGATCAACTGCAACATCTTTGGATCACGGAAGCGGAACTCGCTGTTGCGGTCCTTCACTTCGTTGAGTACAAACTCCAGACATTGCTTGTACGGCTTCTTCAGCGCGCAGGACAGATACTTAGCAACTTGTTGGAGATAACCTTTCTTGATATCGATGTCCCGTTGATACTGCTCAACCGGAAGAAGGAATGGGTTAGTCAATGCGGCCATTTACAGATTCCTCGAGGGATGTGTCTCATGTACCAGTAGGCGTATCGTTAACAAAAAAAACAGTAGGGCATAACGACCCACATCCCTGACCTGTAATAGGCGGGATGTGAGCTGTATGTCATACGGCTTTGATCGTGAAGTTCTCGATGCCATTGGCGATCATCATGGACTTCAACGAGTCAACCTGCGCTTGTTCAGGACCGACCAACGTGATGACGTAGTTGGGCGTAGTGTTCTGAACAATGGAATCTTCATCCGTCCACGGGATGCCGAGGTACAGAGGAGTACCGTCAGCGTCAGTGAACTTGGCGTACAGGTAATCGGTGTAGGCACCCGGCTTTGGATCCTTCATGTACGGCAGGTTTTGGATATGACCTGCGATAGGATCCTGACCTAACGCTTCAACCGTCGTGGCGTCAAGCAGAGCGACCAATTTCTGGTTGCTGTACTTGATACCTGAAAACGTTTGGAACGTCATCGTCTTGCCGATGTTGGTGGAAATGAGTTTCATAAAAAGCTTACCCCTTCAACGGCCAAATAATAGCCGCGATCGTTGATGATCAGTTTCTCGATGGCGCCAAATTCGATCAACCCCCTCAAGGTATCATCGCTGATCGACTCGAAGAGGACGTTGATGTAGTGTTCCAGTTCCCTGTCACACTTTTCGGAATCTGTAAGACCTAGGAGTAACTGACGGATCAGCTTGTCCCGGTCTTCTTCATTGTATTGGCGAGCGTGGGGTGGCCACTCGTCAATTGGTTCGTAAGGGAGTACTTGATGCGCCACCGTCTGGAGAGCATCGTAGAGTTCGGGGCAGTAACCCACGATACATGGTTTTGACATCATCTTCTCCGGTTAGATAACTTTCAGCAGCAATACGCAACTTGACATACGTGTATCACGGGTTGTGTGAACTTTCACCATATGGATAAGTCCAGCGGAATACCCATGGGCTACAATCGCAGCTGCAATATCTGGGTAGAATGTGTAAAGCGCTATGCTGGCAATCTTCTCTGCATCTTCTACGTTCTTGACGAAGCTTGAATGCAGCAGCTCAGGAACCAGGTCATCTAGGTCACGGATGTTGGTCTTCCTGTGGCGGTAATGGTTGTAGGCTTTGATGATCCCTTCGATGTTGTAGCTGAGGTCTTCCACGTAACCATCAACCGCGTCGATGAAACGCCTGACTTCACGGGTGATTTCAATAACGACGTATTCGGAGTTAGTGCAGAGAACAGACTCGAGCTGTACTCGAGGCTTCGATGAGGGTGGTGTCGAACGGTTCATGATGCAGGACCACCATGGTGCTGAGTACAGTGACTGGGTAGCCACTCTCGGATAAGTGTCCCTGTAAAACATCGTACAGGGTTTTGAGTGGGGAATCCTTAGCCGCCCCTTTGAGGTACATCTTGGATGGCGGCCAATCCAGCATGAAGGTGGAGAACGGGAACAGTGGAACGAAGTCCTCTAACATTCCCGCCAGGATTCGAAGATGGTTATCCAGATCAATCGTTGAGATGAACCGATTGAGCTTATCATCTCTTAACGAAAAGATGATCGGCTTTCTACGCTGTTGGGTAACTATAGGCAGATTCATTTCGCTTCTTCCACTCCAGTTCCAGGTACGCCAGGTTACCTTTGACTTGACAGGTCACCAGATCCAAATCCTCGACTTTCATCAGCAGGTGACTGTAAAGACCGCAACCGTCCAATGCATCCAGTACGCTCACTGCCATCTTCTCGATATCACAACCTTTGAGCGGATGGTTAGTAATTAACGCATGGATAGCATCTTGGGTCAGCCATTGTTGCGAGTGAACTGTACCCGTTACCCAGCTTGACAGCATAGACGCCATGGCGTCATCAGTAACGCCATGGCAGGGTTGGATCGACAATACATAGCGCTCATGTTCAATCATGTTGCCCTCGAATTACTTTGCATAACTAATCGTAACTGCCAGCGCGCGAGATCTAGCATCCACTTTACCTTCCTGGATGTAAAAACCACGAGTGATGTACTTGGTCTCATCTTTCAGAGAGTAGATCCCATCGCGCATCCTTGGGTAGTACCGGACATCGCCATCGGCCATCTGTCTGATCATTACTTCGCACAGACTTTTAAGCATCCCGTCTTCCAACTCCTTGAGACACTCAAGGAAGAACTCCAGACCTGTCCAATCACTCATGATCCAGTATTCAGCCAACGCTACGATGAACGCATGTTGGATACTGTCCAGAGATTCGAACGACAGGTCGTGAGTAGAATGTAGGTGATTGCAGACAGTTCCAAGACTCACCACCATCTGTCTATCGATGGGGACGATGAATAGCTGTGGGTTGTTCACACCGCCTCCTATTGTATCAGTAAGTAGTCGCCGCCTTTGGACCAGCGGACTTGAAATATTTCTTCAGGGAAAATACGCACTTCGCTGGGTAATAAAATCTCCAGCTCTTCCAACAACACCGTATCGTTTTCATACACATCGATGAAAAACGAGATCAGGGTCATGAATTCACCCCAGAGTTTGTCAGCGTCCATCCTGGGTTTGACTCTATTCTGCGTAATAATCCTTTCAAACGCATCCACCGCATCGTCACTTTGCTCAAGCAACAAAGCTATCAGGAGGATACTGAATGTTCCTTCTATTACGTTGTTGTGTTTCGATATATCGAAGTAGTCGGTCAGACTCTGCACTGCAACGGCTATCTCAGTATCGATCCTCATCAACACCGGTTCTCGACCGCCTACCCGTAAAGGTAATCGTGGATGAGCCGGTGTATATAAATCGACAGTATCGTCATCACGACTCATCAAACACCTCAGTCTTCGCCTTCAGTCATTTCGATTAATACAAAGTCACCCATCACCACAACATCCGATGGATAGTAAGGCCTCATCGCGGTAATGAACTCAAACCGCAGACTGATACCTTCTATCTGATTGGAGAACCAGGTGTTCAGTGTTTCTTCCACATCGAACATCTCATCACAATCTGGAGGCGTCTTGGCGCACAACGCCTTCCACTCTGTATCAACATCGTAAAACTCGTACAACAAGGCTGCTCTGAGAATAACCCCCTGATCAACCAACACTTCATCGCTGACCTTAGTCAATTGGAGACCGGTAACGTCGACGATCAAGTACGAATGCTCCGGGCGATCCAAGAGATCGGAAGAAGCGCAATTGCTTGTCGACTTCTGGATGGATAGTTTCCCCTTCCCGACGGCATCTTTCAATATATCTTTCAAATCCTGGTTCATCTTCAGTTCTCGGGACATGATGTCTAATGAGTAGGTGGGGTTTGTCAAAGACCAGATCAATCTCTGTCACGACCGAACCTTCCGGTGCGTTATCCAACAGATGTTCACGCACTGCAAAGTCCAACTCGCTCCCCAAACACAACCAGTTAAGAAAACACTTACGACTACCCGCGATGTTCTTGGCAGTGCCGTAGATCGATTCTTCTCTGGAGTACAGGTTACGGGCGAACTCGAGCAGTATCTCTCTGGACCTCCAAATGAGTTTGAACTCATCCCACTCATCTTCTTCCATCTGCTTTCGGAATCGCGTCAGGAATTCGGTGATGTCCAACAACAAGGTACTACCAGTCTCGAATTTCAGCGGCGATGCGGTATTCCTTAGCATGGGTTTTCATCCAGTCGGTAATTCGGTAATCTTGACCCAACTCCAACTGGATATTGGACCCCCGGATTCTGACGTGTATTTCATGCCAAGTCGGCAGCCTCACCACGTTCATCAATAACTCGTCGATCTTGTCGCGGATATCTTCAATCAGTTCGTAAGACCTTGGATGCTTCTTGATGAGTTTTTCAAGCTTATCAAGATAACGGTCCGCATCTGGATGAGTCCCTGTCTTGGTCCAGTACATGTTGACGGTGATGTGGTCGTCAAAGATATCGGCGATCACGTTTGTCAGATGTTCCCGGTCCGCTCGGTCCAGATGTTCATTATGCTTCTTCAGATCCCTGAATGCTGAAGCAACGATCTCATTAGTATCAAGAATACAGATTTCGCCACAGTTTCTTAATTGCACGGCCGTCTCCCATCAGCAGATAGCTATCTTTTACAAGCAGCCATATGCCGCGTTCATCATGCCACAATTGATCAGGTGCCGGTAGAAAGTCTATCGGATTCACGCCTTGCTCTTGTGCGTTCATTACAATTTGCTCCCGGTTACCCGAGAACGTTCTTATGCTCGTTGGGTCCATGTCCAGTAACGTGGTACTGACACATGGAACACCCCAGTTTTTAGTGTACTTATTAGCTATCCACGTTTCGTATATCGCCGGTGGGAACCGGTCACCTCGGGACACTCGGTTAATCAACTCCGATATGTCCACGATGTAGAATGGGGTGTCTTGCATAGTTGACCTCAACCTCTGTACATGATTAGGCCATTTTGTAAGTAAATACGGTCGTAAGCTCCTGTAGTGCATGTAGACGCCTCGTTCGTCCTTTCGACGATGAATCTATAAGCTACAAAAGAAAATCCGACTACAGGGAGTCACAGACTCCCTACGAATTTCTTTCGAGGTATTAACCAAATGACGGTTCTCCATGCTCGTTAAAGTTTCGGTTTACCCGGTTCTCAACAAAGTGCTGATACGGGTCGTAGGTTTCTTCCGGGAATAGCCCGTGCCAGTGACCGTGTTGGCAGCGATAACATTTGAAGCCTTCGTGGTTACTACTACTCACACGTAAACTATCTACGTTGTTACAGGTGTCGCAAACAAACATCATGTTAGTCATGATTCAATACTCTTTCTTGGTGGAAGGGCATACATAGGGCGTTTCCGCCCTATGTACATTCTGTTGCTACTTCTACTGCTTAGAACACCAGGCCGGTGTCTTCGTCATGCTTGGTGTCGCCACCCAACAGACTGGTGGTCTTGGCCTGGACTTTCTGCTGCTTGGTTGCGTTTTCACGCTTACTGTTCAGTTCAGTGAACACGCCGGCCAATGCGTCGGTGGTCACCACGAAGTAGAACGAGTTGTCGTATGCGGTCTTGGACGATGGCAGATAACCGACAGTGTCGTAATCCGGGCCGAGCTGAGGGACTACTTCTTCGCTGTCACGCACCAAAGCGGCGAACGCGATGGGTGCTTTGACTTTCTCGGTCAGTTGTTCTGCGTTTGCGTAAACGTTCAACATCGCCAGGGATGGCGCATGGTGTGTAACCGTGTGGAAGTTGAACAGGTTGTTGACGTCTGCACTGTCCAGGTGATCGTTCTTGCCGGAGGTCAGCATGGACACGGTCTGCATCACGAACTGAGGACCACGGTTGTTGACCGCATGTGGTTTGTCCAGTTCGTTTTCTTTGTAGTGCATTACGATGGGACGACCCAGACGGGCCACGGCGGCTTCCAGACCTTGTAGCGTGCCGATGGTGTTGGTAGTGCGCTTGAGGCTGTCGTGACTGCCGATCACGATTGCGATGGCGTTCTTCTTGTCACCCAGCAGGTGTTCCAAGATCATTGGACCTGCAACCGAACCAGTGCCGCCTGCTGCCGAGAAGATCACGATGTTGAAATCAGCGGCGCCGTGCTTGACCATGATTTCAGGCAACGCAGTCTTGATGGCCTTGGCGTTCTTCGGACGATCGGAACCCGAACCGTCCACGCCTTGCAGCAGATACACTTCGTCGTTCGACACACCTTTGAGGTTAGCGATCGAAGTATCGACATAGCTGTAGTGCTCTTCTGACAACGCATCAGAATCTTTCGGCTTATTGTCACGATAGTTACGCAGCAAGTTAATCGCGGTGCCGCCGCAAGCGATGAAACGAAGAGTACGGGTACGTGCAGCGATAAGATCAGACATTTACTACTCCTAACAGATGTGGGTGTTACGAATTTAATGCAGGTGGTATGACTTAAGGTATACCCTGCGGGGAGGAATCGTTTATGGATCCAGTACAAGTTGCAATCATGCGGGTTAAAGCTGAAGTTCCGAGGGACCTTCTGGATCAAGCCTTCATGCCCAAACGTTACGACCCGACTCGGCGGGATCGTTACTTTGACAACGTATCCACCACCTCAATCGATGAGCAGATCAGACTACACGTGATTGAAGGCCGTGTAGCAGTCGATGTCAACCTGGTTGGTGGTACAGAAATGTACCTGCCTCTCATGATGGCTGAGCTTGAGATGGTCGATGGTTGGAACATGGTCTATCGTTTCCCGCGAGAAGCCACAGGTGGTCGTCGGATTATCTCCGCTCACGAACTCAACTACGGCTACACAACGGGATCATGGGCTGGTGGTGGGATTACTCCTTCCAATACCAACAACATGCTGTCGATTGCTCGACAGATTATCCGCAGTACATCAGGTGTTCAGTCGGTGGGGTCTTCCTACGTTCAATTGGTTGGGATTAACACGATCCTGGTCAACGACATGAACCAGATAATCGGTGATGCGGTCCTGCGTTGTACGTTGGCTCATGAACCGAACTTCAACGACATCAAACCAGCCTACTACCACAACTTCAGTCAGCTTGTCGTCTATGCAGCCAAAGCGCATATTCACAACACCCTGGTGGTAGACATGGATGAAGGTCAAATCCGCGCAGGTATGAGTCTGGGTCGTATCCGTGAGATCACCGACCAGTACGCTGATTCAAACCAGCTGTACTACGATTACCTTTCTACGACCTGGACCAAGATTGCATTACTTAACGATACCGAAAAGTACCGTAAGGTCTTGAAGTTATCACTCGGCAGTAAGCCTAAGTGGTGATCGTACAAGTGTGTAATGTATGGTTGTAAACATTTTGAGCCGACCATGGGGTTTCCTGTGGTCGGCCTCTATGCTGCATCAGAGATCTTTCTCGTTATCGGTCAGCAACATCAGGTGTAAGGCATCGGTATCGGATTCCACCAGATGTCCTTCATTACGCAGATAGTCCTTAACATCGCCATTGTCATTCATCAGGTAGATAATGTCAGCCTGACTACCTACGACCGTATCCTCAGGCCGTACGAGCTGCACGACTTTGTAGATATCGCCTGCGCTATCGTAGACTTGGTTAATACCGTTGACGATCGTGTTGACGATCGTCTCTTGTTCCTGAGGTACTGGCCGTCCGGTACTGTCGCCGTTTGAGGTGTCCTCTGTGGAGTAAACCGGTAAGCGGGTGAGTACGACCCAGCCTTTGGATTCCAGTGACATCTTGAGGTCTTGCAGCGCTTCGCTATCTTCCAGAGTCTGTGTGAATTCGATCATGACCGCACCTTGCGGTTTGTAGTCAGGATTGGATTTCAGTTCGACATTGTCGGCAGCACCGTTGGGTTCTTTCTCTTGCTCTTCTTCAGACTTGTCAGACGACTCCATGCTGGCCTGAGACAGCATGGATCCAATCAATACACCGTAGGAATTCATAACGGAAAACACCTCAATCAATAGCAGTGGGTTTTATACATCATATTCTAATTCAGTAAGAGCAAACAGCATAAAAAGATTGTTTACTCAGAGCGGGTCTTACAGCCCCTCTCTGTTGTTTGGTATTTTGTAGAATAGGATTTTAGTGTTACGTAAAAAATTACTACGCTATAGGCTCGTGCCTCGCCTAAGAGATACCTTCGTCGATGATCGCTACGCTCCATCTCCTCGGTCTAGTCCTTCTCTCTCCAACACCACCCCGGATTTACTTCGTAAATCCTACCCCTCCTCTTCCTCTCTCAAGAAAAATTACTGGTCGGACATAACATACACGAACCATTCAAAAGTTAATCTGATCACAAAAAAAGAAAGTACAGACACCCCGAAGGGTGTCCGCAAAGTTACCGTTAGTCAAACTCGACCTTACCCTGGTTGTGTAGGTCACGCAAACCCGACATGATCACATCGACCAGTGGCAGAGTGTCGGGAGGATTAGCGCGGTAGTAGGTCTTATCAATTGCACCCACGCAAGCTTCGAGGTCTACCCCTCGAGCAACCAACCGGCCGTTAGGGAAAGTCAAGATATCCACTTCCTCTTCAGAGTCGTACCGCAGTTTAATTGCATGGACCTCGGTCGGGTAGCGCTTGACCACACTTTCAACTAACTCGAAAGCGCAATGAATGGCTGTGAACTCCAAAGTGTCAGCCAGACCGTCGGCTTGAGGCAGACCTTCTTGAGTCTTGAAGTACTGAGACAGCTCGTGACACTTTTCAGCGTATTCGAATTTCTTGGACTTAACTACCGTTAGCTCTTGACTAGCACAGCTGCCCAGACCCATGACTTACTCCTTACTCAGGTTGGATAAGAATATCCATGTTGGTATCAGTCAGTTGCAACCGATACCCATTATCGGTATTTTCGATCCGAAGCTGGAACTCATCGGTCGGTGTGACCATGTAGAGCGCGTCGAATTGAGTCTGGGTGTACTGCTGGCTCTTGATGAAGAGATACGCTGCATCAGCGGCTTTCTTACCGGTGAACGTGCCCACCGGTACGTCTTTGTGATCAACTGCAATTTTATTACTGCGAAGATCACGGGCAGGTACGTTACCCATCCCCATCAGTGCGATACGATCAAACTTCGCTTCTTCTGACCGCTCAATCCAGTCTCCTTCTGCCGGCTGTTGGTACTGAGGAAGTTCAGCAGCACGCGTTACGAAGGAGACTGCCCCGCTATCAACCAGCTTATCCAGACTGATTTCAGGAACGACACGGGTTACTGGTTCAGGCTTGAGTCCAAACACCTTGTACTTACCTTGCCAGTTCGGTAGGGTAAGTGTCGCCAGTTCAGGCATCGTGCCGTAAACCATCCCGAGTACCCACCAACTGTACCCTTCGTCCACTTCAGCCATCAAATGGAAATAATACTCGTCTTCCAAAGGCCGGTGCGCTTCTTGAACATTGACCAGGTGTAGTTCAGCACGGGAAAGCTTTACGAAGCCTTCCAGTGTTGTAGACTTAACCACGTAATCGATATCAAGCAATTCTGCCAGCGTTTGGAATTCAACGATCTCACGTGGTACCCGTAGATCGTCTGCAAACCCAGGGGTATGTTTTACAATTTTCATGCGGTTATCCTTCGGCTCTGGCCTTGATAGCGGCCTTCAATTGTTTCTCGTAACTGGTAGCTTCATCGAAGTCATCAAACAGATGAGCTTTGAAGTTGTCTTCAATGTTACCCCAGTGGCTAGTGACGGTCATGACGTAATCGTCGGAACGATCTGGACTGACCGCGTTAACTTTGTGGTTCAGCAGTTCCAGCGCATGTTCCATGGAATCGGATTGCGCTAGCGGGAACCACTTGGACGAGAAGTAATCGGAGTACGCACCTTGGTCTTCTTCTCGAGCGGTGTCGAGCAGCATGGCAATGCGTTCAACGTCAACGTCTTTGGGTAGCAACATTGCCAAGACTTCGCCGTCAGCGATGTGGATATAAATCCTCACCTCAGGATGGCTACGAACGATGTTCTCTACAGCTGCCATACCGGCCATTATTTCTTCTCCTTCAACAGTCGTTCAAGTTCCAGAATGTAGTAGCGTTTTTCAATGTTACGCTTGACCGCTTCTGCGTGCATCGGTGAATCGTAACGGTGTACGTTACGATCTATCCAGTCAAGTTCCCATTGCATGTTACTTCCCCTTACGTAAAAGTCTGCGCACCTTACGAAATTTATTCTTCGCAGTCAGAGAAAGGTTGTTGAAGTCACGACGAGAAATTGACCATTCAGTGGTATTGACCGGCGCTGGGTAGTACGGCGTATCCCCATCGAAGTCGGCACTGATGGAGGTGACCCGCCTGGCATTTACGTTTGCTATCGCCACTTCGTCAACGCCAGAAACAACCTCACGTGAACTCATCGTGAAACCGCCCGACTCACATCCCGCTTTGCAGAACTCCAACCACCTGTCGTACGTGGTGGTCATCCGCCCAAACGTAGTTGCTTGGTTATCAGTCAACCAACGCGCCAGTTCTTCAATCGTTTCGAACGCCGGGCTTTTCGGAGAACCTTCAGTGGTAGTCTCGTAGAGCATGAAGTGAGTTTTCTCTTCATCTGTCCAAACCGGCATGTAGTCCTTAGCGTCAGGACGTTCACCATCCCACTCAGTGAAGGTCAGTTTTTTGTCGTCTTCGTCCGCCCAGCTGGGATATTCCTTATTTTCCCATTTGGCGTTTTCCTCATCCCACCGATCAACTTCACGTTGGTACTTGGATCCATCGTAAAGAGGAACGTAGTTGATTTCGCCGTTGTGGTAGAATCCCGTGGACGGATGTTTCCAATCTGCTTTAACGCGACGTACTTCACGGCTCATTATTTAGTCTCCTCAACAACGCCGCCGTGGATGAAACAACCACCCAGGTAGATCTTCAGGTAAAGATCTTTGTTGGTTAAGTCACGTATCAGCAAGTGGTATCCTTCGTTGTCTTCAAACTTGACGATACGTCCTTGTCTGGCTGACAACATTACCTTGTTCACAATCTCACCCAACACGTGAAATGTGAGCGCACTCCATCGGTCGTGGGTATCTTTCAGCCGTGCCAAGACTGCCTTCCCAAAAGCTACCGCATGACTCCCCTGCGCATCGAGATCTGGTACGTCAGTTGGTTTATGAACCAGATCTACTTTGAAGAAGGCACCTTCCTTACCTTGGACTTTACAGGTGACTGAGAACTGCACAAACACCGGACCGCCGGCAGGAAGTTCCCAGCCAAAATTACACCAGCGACGTAGTTCCGCCCCGCCGAGTTCCATTCCGTTCACGACGAACAAATTGAAATATTCAGCCACTTCATCACCCTTCTCTACCAACACAGGTAGTAACGGGCTGAATCTCTTCAGCGTTTCGTCAATGCTGTTGGCGGTCCTGGTGCGCCGGGCCTTACCGAAGTCTGCAATGTTAGAACTCATTAGAAGTTACCTGACATGAATTTCTGTTTAAGTTGACGGCGTTCATTCAGGAGCTGCTCCATCTTCCCCGGATCGACCGCAGGACGTTGCACCGTCGAGCCGTAACTGCCGTTGATGTTCAGCTTCATTTGCTGTATGTCGAAGTAGCGCTTCATCTGAACGGTGAAGTAATGCCGAAGCATCACTGGAACACCCCAGACCTGAGTGTTGGCTACTTTACCAAACTGAGTGACACGTTTGTTACGACCGAAGTAAACCTTGGACTTGCGCATTATAAAGAACTCCTGTTAACAAAAAGAAAGAGAGCCCAACGCACAGAAAACTGTGCGCTGAGTAGTCAGATGCGATTAGTCTTCTTCGACTTCTTTCTCAGCGAAGGAGATGTCTGTACGACCGAGGTTGACGATCTTCCCTTCACGGACAGCAATCTCGACCTGGTCGAGAGCTTCGTTGATGTTGCTGGCCATGGCCGTATGGTTCTTGGTGTGTGGTGCGTGGGACTTGGTGGTGACGTGGAACTCGTGCTCGGCAAAGACCAAGGTAGTCTTGACCGCCAGTTCATCATTATCCAGAGGGATGAAACGATGCTCGATACGGTCCACGTGTGCGAGCAGTTCGATAGAATCAGTGAAGACAATTTGACGAGGCATTGCAATATCCTTTCAGGGATGTGGGTTTGTGTTCAGTTGGGTAATGTGTGACTACAACCCTTTACAATAAAAAAGGAACATAAAGCCCGGTGTTTCCACCGGGCTGATTGATCAGACTGCGGTCCAGCGAACAGACCCTGATTTCATTGCAAAGAGCAGCACGCCGTCGAGACGGTTGTATGCTACTGTGTATCCCAGGCTTTCAAATTCTTCGGCCACGACGGTGTTCAGGCCACCAGGGGTGTGACGTTCGTCTTCGAACAGATAACGTCGTACCGCTTCCATCGATTCACGACCGTTACGCGATTCGATTTCCAGCTTGGCGAAGTCAGGCGTTTCGCGATCAACGATAGCCAGCCATTCGATCAACGACTTGTCGACGATTTTGATCGCGGGACGACTGATACCAGCATCGGCCTGGTGTTGAGTGAACTCGTGGATGTAGCTTGAGTTCGCGATCAACGCATCTTTCAGGTCTTCCGGTAATTGACGATAGACCTCAACGCCAATCATGCGCTTAGGAGCTTCCCAGACGCCTTCTGACCAGTCGTTGACGATCACAGCCATGTTGGTGTGGCCGACATCACCATTGCGCAGCACGCGCACTTCAGAGACGCAGTTGTTTGTCTCAGGCAGACCGGTAACGACTTCCTGTACTTCAACCACATCCTTACCGTAGATCCGATCCAGGTCAGCTTCAACCTGCGCTCGAATGACCTGATGACGAGATTGACCTGTATCGGAAATCGAGTTCTGTTCGACATTGCGTTGAACAGCCAGTTGGTTGTGACGCACCGTGACTTCGTGTTCACTGATCATAGTGGAGATACCTTGATCTTCGAGATGTAGTTCCGCCAGCAGGCGTTCGAGTTCATCCTCGTTAAAGTCCGTGACCGCTTTACTGTTCATGGGCTTTTCACTCAGGTACTGTTGTTGCACGATCTGGAAAGCGGTTGCCACGTAAGGTTGGTTTGAAGTGTTATCTGCTAACAGCATTTTCATCTTCCTCTACTACTTAGTGTTTAAGCGGATTTTTGTTCGTAAGTGTGGTCACGGTAACAGCTCGAGCAGAAGTCTTTATAAGACACCCCATTCGGAACAGCTACAGTCAGACGCAGCGTTGCCGATGCGTTACATTCGTCGCAATCACAATCGTCACTGCGAGTGAGGGGTTGCACATGACCTACTTCATTGCTTTTCATATACGCCTCCAGGGACGATTGTGTTGGAATTCAAGTAGAGAATGTATGACTGTAACTATTTTAACTCTAATCCTGTGATTAACATCCCCAGATGGGCGAGACCTTTTACATGAAGAATATTAAAGAAGTATTCGAGCATCACTGCTCCCATCTGGTCTTCGATCAGAAGCTGCTGTATAAAATCCAGAATTATGAACGGCGTTTCGTTACCAAAAACGATACCCACATTGCATTCTTCGGCGGTAACCTGCTCGGCGTAAACCCGGTTCGTTTCAAAGATGAAGACCGCAACCGTTGGTTTGATGAGATCCTCGACGTTGATGAACAAGCGTTGGAAGATGATCTCTACGCATTACCGGAAGTGGTCACTCATAGACATGTATCTTCCGATGTCATGAACCTCTCCTGTCTCTGGGTAATCCACAAGTTCCTGACCTCAGACAAGCTGAACGACGATGACAAGTACGAAGGTGCGCTGGCGACCGCATTGATTTTGCAATACAAGTTCATTACCTCGATCCTTGCGCACTTCTTCCGTTTCGATGCAGATCCAATCGTGGCGCAGGCCACGTATTCCCAACTGACCAAACGATTTGGCATCAAGGTCTACGGGAGTTGGTACGAACTGCTGAAGAACCGTTCTGACGATATCGTGCGTAAAGGCGGCCTCTGGTACAGCAAGTTGGTGACCTTTGATCAAGACATCGACAAGATCGTCAACGATATCCAGGGTCGTATCAAAGACATCATCAAGAACATCATGGACGTGTTCACGGCTGTGAAGAACTCCCCTGAACTCCAGATCCGAAACACCAGCAGTACGCTGGAACTGGATGGGGAACTCAAGGTCAGGGATAAGACCAGGTTGATCAGTCAGTACATGCGGTACCTGTTGGAGTTGATCCACGACAAGAACAACTTCATCATCCCTGAACTGGTCGGTGTCATTGTCAAGACAGTCCCCACAATGCCTAAGTCCAACTTGGTGCAAGTGTTGACCTACATGGCAAACAACGCATCACCCAAAGCCGACCCACGCGTTCAGCGGATCTGTGAATTGACACTACAACACGCCTTTGACTACCTGACCAAGAATCCAGGTACCATGGCATCGAGCAGTGACATTCCAGGCCTGCTCAAGAAGATGCGCTCACTCTACCAGGCCAGTCGCACAACTAACCCGATGATCCTGGAGTTACGTGACCTGACGGAACAGATTTCGGTGGTTGCCACCAAGTCGAAGAACAAGGTCTTGATCGCATCAGTACGTAACGCAGTGTTATTATACATTCTGTTGCGCACATTCACGATGAACTCGCAGCGTCGATAAGCGACATACAGCCCCGGCTTCACGGCCGGGGCTGTATGCTGTCAACGTGGTCTCATGTTAAACCGAAGACCACCACTGCCGCTAAAGACACCTTCACGGTTACGAGGAGCATTGAGCGCTCGTTCGTTCTGCTTGGTGACCTTGGCGTTATGCGACGTCTTATCGATACTACCGCCGCCGGCATCATCGTCCACAGTCCGTTGGTCTGTCTTCAAGGATGCAATCTTGGCGGCCAGGTACTTCTGCTCCATGATCCCTTGAGCGTTCTCGTACCTTTCCTCCAACGCCATGATCTCAAGTTTCAGTCGTTCTTCCTTGATCAACTTCGCCTGCTCTTTTGGATTATCTCCCGCTGCGGTGACTTTAACCCTGGACAACACTTTCGCAGGATCGATACCGTAGTGGCTGAGGTTGTAGCTGTTGCGCAGTAACCAGTTAGCCATGAGCCAGGAAATGACGTGGTCATCGTGTCCTGAGGCTTTGTGGTCGATACGGTTGTTACGTTCTACCAGACTGGACAGCTCATCGATAATGATCGAGTCACGAATTAACGTGGCGCTATCACGAGTGGCTTCCCGAAGGATCGTTACGTACAACGTTTCGCGCAATGGACCGTTGGTTGGGAAACCGAAGTCATTACGGAAAGGGAAGTACTTACGCTCAGTAGGTACGCCAGTTGAGAAGTCACGGTAATCACGACGTTCCGATTCACTGCCGTTTGCGTTGTGCACAATCCGACTGTAGATACGACGACCTGGGTCAATACCCTTCATTGGCAACAGTGCCAGCAGGTGGTCCATGATGCCGTGCCAGGAGGACTTGGCTTCAGGGATCATCGTCATGTAAGGGAAGTCGACAAACATCTGTGCGAGCCACTCAGTGAATCTGTGAAGGGTTGCTTCACTCACCATGAACGCACACAACGTCTCACCGGTCTCCACATCCACAAAGACACCGGTAATGGCATCTCGACCTACCGCGTTCGAGGTATCCATACCCATCACTGAACGGCGACGTTTACATTCGTCAATCGGTACGTGAAAACGCATCGTGTAACCTTGCGTTTCATCCTTGGTAACGATGGGCCATTCGTTGGTATTGTCCCGAATCTTGTTCATGATCTTTTCAGGGATCGGGTTCGAGGTACTACCGAATGTCCATTGTCCCAAGTAGTCTCGTTTGATCTGATCGCGTTTAGCAGGTACAGCCGCAATCTTTTCACGCAACCATTGGTCACTGTAACCCAACTGCAAGTGGTTAAACGAAATGTCCACGTGTGGTACATCAGAGCGACTGTTAGCCAGAATCATCTTCACGGCATCAGCACGGTTCTTGCAGTCAAACAACAGTTCGGTGAAGAACATCGCTTTCTTCTTGATCATGTCGTAAACATAACGACCTGAGTCAGTGGACAAGTCACCAGCAGTTGTGGTGTAAAGAATGGCGTGCATCTTACCTTTACGACGTGCTTCGTCGAAAGAGGCCGTGGTGGCTGCGATCAGGGATGGGATCGAAATCTCAGCGTACGGCAAGAACGGTGGTTCGTCGACGTTAACAAATGTAGGCGTGGTACCACGACCAACACTGTTCGCTGTTTCAGGGTCACCTTGTGGAACGTAGGACTTGGTCTTGTTCCCGTTAGCGGCGGTGGTGAACTCGTGTTGGTTATCGGTGTCTTCCTTGGTGAGTTCCCACATCCAGTTTGGGATCAACGTCCGCATCAACTTGTAGTACTTGATCTCATCCTTACGCAAGTCACCCTTGGTAAAGAGAATGTGCTGAGAACCTCTCGCCATGAAGAGGTGGAACAACAACACCAGTACACGAGTGTTCAAAGACTTACCGGTCTGACGGATTTGCTGAACGTAAGTAATGAAGGAGTTCAGCACGCACCAGAACATGGCGATGTTACCGCGGTTAGCACCCAGTGGGTTGGAACCACCACCGGACGTTGCAGGGACCCGGATGACTTCACGGATCACGTACCACGGGTTCCAGGCGCATTCGTTCAGAATGGCAACCATCTGCGCTTCAGTCAGATCCTTACGATGAGGATCGATCCCTGCCAGCGAAGGCGTATAAAGAGCCAAAGGGAAGTACCAATGTTTCACTCCCATTTGTTTGTATTTGGCGCACTGTTTGACCCAACTTTCATTGGTACTGTCAAGGTCAACAATCGCGGTGGGGTACTTTGCCCAATCCGATTCGTAAAGGATCGCCATGGTTATTTTCCTAGCGGCATAGACACCTGGGGGAGTTCCCTCCCCCAGAGTATCGACTTACACCTGATGAACCGGGAAGCCCGAGACACCTAGCTGTAGATCGCCGCCTGCGAGGCGTTTGATCCACTTCAGGTAAATCGTCTGGCCTTCGGTCAGATCGTTGATGAACGTGATGTCGTTTTTCCACTGACTGATCAGCACTTCGACAGTACGCGTTTTCGTAACTACGATGAAGTGCGTTGGAGCAGGTGCACGGGGTTCGGTCTGGATGTCGTACAACGGCGAAGCGCTGTAATACACTTTCTCAAGCCACGCGGCTTGGTCAGTAAGACCCAGGCCGAAGTTGACGGTGCTCAAACCATTGCTGCCTGCTTTGACTTTAGCCACGAGGCCATCGCCGAACCAGTCGGTTTGGTTGCCAGCAAACTTCACTTTCCAGTTGCTCAGGTTCACACCACCATCACGCAGCAATGCAATCTGCATCGACTGTGCGTGTGTAGCGTCGCCGTAAGCGACATCGACTACCGACAAGTCCACGCCAAACTTCACGTGTTGAGTCGAGGTGTAATCCAGACCGTCGAATGGAGCACCATCGGTACCCAGGCTGATAGCCGCTTTCGGCACTTTACGGGCCACCTTGCGAGTCAGATCGTACAGCCAGTATTCCAGACCGTAGCCTTGAACGCCGCTGATCCAAGCCGGGAATGCATAAAGCTTGAGGCTGTATGCGTAGTCCACATCTTTGGCGCGGATCTTGTACGTCTGCTTGACTTTGCCATTGGCAGTCTCACCTTGCAGATAGGAGTACTCTTCCCCATCCGACAGCTGATAGAACAAGGTCAATTCCTGTTCCTGGCCAGACACCGATGGTGACCAGTACTTCAAACCGCCGAGAATGAACTTTCCATTAGCGGTTTCATCAGTGACGTCCAGGGTGGCGGTGCTGCCATCAATGTAGGTGACCTTCGCCCGCATTGCCAATGTAGCGACAGTGACGTTTAGAGGTACCAGCAACGTGTTAGGCTCGCTGCTCGACAAGTATGGACTGATCAACTCGATAGCACGGACACGTTTATCCGCGTCTTCCGGGTGACGAACAACGTTGGTGTTTTGCACCAACAGTTTGAACATGTCAGTCACACTGCCTTGGTCATTGTAAACCACAGCCGTGACCAACTCACCGTCGGCTACATCCTTGGTAGTCCAAGCTGACCGTGGAGACTTGATCGCCAGGTTGTTTGGATCATCGGTACGAACCACTTCCAACGGGATTGCATCACCGACGTAATCCATGGTGTTGGCATTGTAGTACTGGGAGATGACTTCACCGGTGTCGGTAACGTTCACACCCATGAAGATCCGTACTTCCTTGGCGCCACTGCCGTACGCGCGCAGGCGACTGTTCATGTCCAGACGGTGTGGGAACACCGTGCTGTCGATGTAAACACGGTACGACTCAGACGTGTAACCAGGACCAACACCCAACAGCTTGTCTTCCAGGTCGATATCGCTACCGGCCTGCGGTGCTTCCCAGAAAGTCAAGTCGACGTGATAGTCAGTCAGGTCTACCCGCGCAACGCGGAAGAAACCCAGTTGCCAATCCCAGACCCGATCACCTTCCATGGGGACGTAAGTGCCTTTACCACGAACAATGGCGCTACCGTCATCAACCAGACGGTATTTGTAGATGTCGTCCAAATTGAATTCGATCTTACGGCGCTTACCTTCAAAGTAGATGACGGTGTCACCGTTCGATAACTTTTTCTCAACCTCGGCCATAATCTCTAACTCGATGTGAGGAGCAGGATTACCTGCTCCTTGGGTTTATGCTCCGACTTCTTCCCACGTGCGGTGCGGATGTGGGTGGTCATCAGTCTCGTGTTCAAAGCCTTCTTCAACGATGACGGTATGGCGGTTCAGAGTCACGTTATTGTTGAGGAAAACCTGGAGAGCACGATCCAGCAGCCGGTACTGGTAGATGTTCAGCTCAATCGGAACAGATTCAGGGTGTGGATCGATGACGATGTAATTCTCATCGACACCTTTAAGAGCGGGATCAAACTGCAAGATCCACTCATACCCAATCAGCCTTTCCTTGAGGAAGTCCAGACTGTACTCGCCCTTGAACTCATCCATCGGCAAGATGCCGTTGAGCATGTCCCAGATCAACTTCGTGGTGAATGGACTGAAGACTGCGTACCAGGCCGGGATCGGATTAGGACCGGTAGGTTTAGGTTCAGGCAAACCGATGGACAGATACCCTTCCACTTCAGCATCAATCGCTTCAGCTTGAGCACGCAATGTGTACGTGTCGGTATCCGTGTAACCCATCATCGGAATGATCGGCTGCTTGATCTGATACGGCGATCCATTGAGGACTGTCGTCATCACTTGCAAACCGTCTTCACTGAACTTCACTTCCGAGCGGTCGTAGATCGCGCCGGCGATCTCAACCACGGTGACTTTGTCATCACGCACGTTGAAGGCTGCGTTGTGACTGATCTGACCGTATTTGACCCAACCTGAATCCTTGACATGTTCCAACGTCAAGTCCGTGTTACAGAACCCACGACCACGAACGGTAACCTTCTGCACCGGACCGTCGATCAGGTACGATTTGTTAACGATGCAGACCATCGGCCACTCGATGTAGTAGTCCACATTGTAGACCAGACCATGTCCATTGAGGAAGATATCCATCTGCCCTGGAGGAATGTCCAAGACACCACCACCAGGAACCAACCCTACCTTGATTTCCGTTGCATTGACGCTAAACGCCAACAGGTCGTCTTGGTAGTTCAGATCAACCGTGTACGCCAGGAAGTTCTGCGAGTTCTTCACAGCCACGTTGTTCTTAGTCAGGTCCACATTCCACGTAGCTACGCCATTAGCAACTGTGACGTACTTGGTATCGCCTGTGACATCTTTCCAGTTGTTCTTGGGTACACCGTTGTTGATGTCCGCCTGGTAATAGCGGTAGTCAACACCCGTAGTCAGTGGCACGACCTTCTTGTCGTAGACCGTGGTCAAACCAATCCCGCCCCGACCTGAGTAAGCTTCGATGTAACGGCAGGTCAATGGGTTACGGATCGGGTACTGCAACGAGTTGTCGTGGACGTACCAGTTGATCAACTTACCCGCAGTGTCGTATTCGAAGACCGTGGACAGTTCCCACAGACCACGAGGTAGTTGTACCCAACCGTTATTTGGAGCAGGGATCTTAAACGGAGTGTCGCCAATCAGGCGAGAGATGGCATTGTAACCATACGCCTGTTCGACCATACCGCGAGTGATCGTACCGTCAGCAGCGCCCATGAGTTTGACATAAGGGCTGTTTTCCAGTTCCGCAGCTTTCCAGACGCTGACCGATTGTGTACCGATCATTGCATCCAGACGTTTAGCTTCGGGGAGTTTGAACAACTCCTTGATCCGGTGAGCCTCATCCACCAACTTACGTTTCCATCCGCTGTGGCGAACGATCACTTCAGCGCGCAGGTCGTCATTCCAGATCCAGTCAGCCGTCATGTTGACCAGACTGTTTACGTACGTGCTCGGCAGCGAATAATCGCGGTGAGTCACCATCCGTACTGCGTCGACTTGGTTCTGGTTGTAGTACAGGCCGTTATACGCCGCAGCCAACTTGTAGTTTAACAGGAACACATCGACATCATCAGCGTAGTCGATCTCGACACCCAGACCAGGACGAGGGATCAGGTACTTCCCTTTGTTGTCCCGGATACTGTCGAATGATTTCAGCGCCTTGAGTTTGATCTCCATGACTTCTTTCACAGAAGCGTCACGGACATACTCGATGTGGTCGCCCAACTTGACAGTGGTAGCGTTCAGGTCCTTGACCCGACGACCATTGACGTACGCCATGGCATAACCGGGTTTTAACTTGGCAGCACGCCACTTCGCTTGAAAGAGGCTGAACGCCGCTTGTGTAGCCGGCGTAATCCCTTCGATCTCAATCCCACTGTTCTTCGGGATGGAGCTGGTAGGGTCATCAAAGTACGAACTACTGCGCCAGCGAATGAACGGCTGCACGATACCCAGGTCAGCTACTTGCTTGGTGTCTTTAATAGCCACCATCATTGAGCCGCCGTAGGTGTACAGGAAGTAGACGTGCATCGTAGGAATGCGCAAGCCGTTATTCAGGTACGTGTCAATCAACAACGAAGTTGCAATCGAATGACCCCGTGCCGATACCCACTTATCCTTGATCTGTTCCATCCCCACCAATTCAGGTGGGAGGTCTCCGATGGCAAAGACGTGGTACCAGTCGGTAGGAGAAGGTAAGTTCCACACCCGCATCCCGATCGAAACGTTTGCTATCGCACCATTACGCTTGGTGACTCGTTTCGGAGCCACGATATGCTGCCGATCCTGACTGGGCGAACACCAGACATTTCGGTACGCATGATCGACCAGAAAGTCGGTTGAACTGACCATGTGTTACCCCACAGTACCCGTTAGGTGATTGACGTTCTTGACGAACTCACGGTCATTGTCGCGATAGACCACGCGTTCAATAATCTTACCCAGACCTGTCTTGGTGTAGCTGCGTTGCTTGCAGGTGGTGTAGACCAGAGACAGAAAAATAGGTGGGTATTCCAATGCCACAGCGACGGCTTCCCGATACTGTGGACCCCAGCTGTGTCCCAGTGCTGTGTAGATGAGCGAAATGTTCAATTGTTCGGTGCGTGGAGAGTCGATGACTTTCTTCACATACGCGACGTAATCGTTGATATCGCTCAACACCGGGATTGTTCCGAGGATACCCAGCAAGGTGTCATAATCCACACCAGGCGTTGACCTGACAGCGCGGATCAAGATCTTGTCGCGGTCATCGTCAGTGGCATTCTCCGGCAGCGGATCAAACAGCTGGATGTAATAAATAGAAGTCACGGCACGCAACATTGCGGACTGACCAAGGTCGAGACTCAAACGCAATGCCAACGCCTGACCCAACCATGAACCAAACACCTTGGCTGGAAACTCACCGAGGTTGAGCATGTCCTTACGCATGGCTGCGCCGCCATCGATCCACATGGAGGTCAGGTTGGCAGAAAGGACAGCGTGGTTGAGTACGTCTTCTTTTACTGCCCGACCATCGGCTCTTAATAGCTGACGGCCATCGAGAACCACGGATGCTTCAAGGGTTGGGATTTCAGATTTTGTGATGGGTTGCTGAAACGGCGGGAAGTCACCCAGACCAGGTGGAATGATCTTCACACCGGTATGTGCACCAGGCGGTTGCAACAGCTCATCGTTGATTTCCAGTTTACGGACCCCAGTGGCAGCTTTCTCCAAAGAAAAACGCTTGCAAGGTGTGGTCTGATATGGGGTCTCGAACATTGTTCTTGTCTCCTACCTATGTAAGTTAAAAAGTTACAATTGCTGCTGTAAACAGAAACAAAAAATACTATGCTGACTCCACATGTTAGGCTATACGCCTGGCTGGAGTTTGCTGGCCATAACATTCCTCGATTTCACTGTTCTGCGCAGAACATGTTTGGGAGTAACTCCTGATGTCCACCAATGTAAGTGCTTACAGCTCTTTGCCAAGGACTGAGTTCCGAGGCATTAAGGACGAGGGGGCGGTTAACATCGCCATGCCGTCCGAGTCTCTACCGATTCGTCTTCCTTTGTTTGCAAGTTTCGCTCCTTGGGGTGAAACCAACCGTGCTCGCTACGTGGATGCTTCTTCGCTCACTCTGCTGTACGGTGGCGAGATCCTCAATCCGAAGTCTCCCTTCTTCACCCACCAATCGCAGTTCATCCGCTCGCACTTTACTGCCGGCGGCAAATGTCTGTTCGTGGGTCTGCGCGCACCGGGTGCTAAGCAGTCGGGTGCTCGTCTTGTGTTGGACTACGTTGAAGACGTGGTTCCACTGTACGAGCGTAACGGCGATAACAGCCTGAAGCTGAACGCACAGGGTGAGAAGATCCCTACCGGCGAAACCATTCCGGGTATCCGTGCTCAGTGGCGTAAAGTGGCCATCGGTCCGGTTTCTGCTGAAGACCCAACCTCGAGCTTTGGTTCGGCTAACACCACTGAAGGCACGATGGTTGCCGCAGACGGTAGCCTGTCTGTACAGACGCCGGTGTCCGACGTGCTGGCTCGCTTCGTTGGCGGTAAGGGCGACAACCTCGGTTTCCGTCTGATCGCACCGACCATCAACAGCGTCGATGCTGCTGACGAAGAGCTGCAAGAAACCCTGGGTGCGTTCTTGTATCGCATGCAAGTGGTTAGCCGCGCTTCGGCCAAATCGACTGCACAGGTTACTCGTACCCTGGGTGGCGATGGCTTCGTGGACTTCTCGTTCAAGAAAGGGACTATCGACCTCGATACCGAAGTCGAGTTCTACGTGGACAAGAAGATCATCCCTTCGTACGAATCGACTGATGAAGCTAACTTCACCGGTTTCGGTCCGTTCGAAAAGATCCACGTCTACAACGACGAAATCGCAGAAATGCTCACCAAGTTCGCTGCTCTCGAAGCTGCGCACACCGGTGAAGAGTTTGCTGACGTCAACCTGTTCAACTTCCTGACCGGCGTTGACATCAACGGCAACCCTTACGCTACCTTCGTTGTTGAAGGTCCTGCGCAAGGCGGTCTGTTGTTCGGCGAGATGAGCAACCACTACATGGTGGGCGGTGCTGACGGTGACGTCTCCGCAGCTAACTTCAACACCGTGTTCGACGAAATGCTCGACGGCGTTGCTACGTCTGAAATCCCGTTCAAGAACATCGCGCGCATGCCGTACGATTCGATCTGGGACTCGGGTTTCCCTGTGGACACCAAGAAGAAGTTTGCGAACTTCCTGGCGCTGCGTCCAGACGTGTATCCACACGTTTGCACACAGGACGTGAGCAAAGCGATCAACACGCCATCGCAAGATGCGTCGATCGCCGTTACGCTGCGCTCGCACTTCCGTGCAATCTCGGAATCGGCTGAGTTCGGCACCAAGGCGTGCCGCGTTGCGATGTTCTCGAACGCCGGCTACCTGATCAACGACAACTACGATGGCCTGGTTCCGTTCCTGGAATTCATTCTCATCCTGGGTGCTCGTTACATGGGCGCTGAGAACGGCGAGATGAACAACACCTACGCCTTCGGTCGTGGTGAGCAAAACATCGTCACGCGTTATCGCAACCACAACGCGACCACTCGCGACGACAGCGTGCGTAACACCGATTGGGCTAACGGCCTGAACTACGCTGAGTTCTACGACATGTCCCGTCTGTTCTGGGCTGGCATGCAGTCGATCTACGAAGACCACACTTCGGTGTTGCATTCGTACCTCAACGTGCAGATCGCGTGCAACCTCACCCGCATCGGCAACATCGTGTGGCGTGAAATGTCAGGCGATTCGCAACTGACCGATGACCAGTTCCTGGACATGGTCAACGACAAGGTCACCGTCAAGACCACCGGTAAGTATGACAATCGGGTTGATGTTACCCCGAATGCCTACTACACCGCGTTGGACGAAGCGTTGGGCTTCCCATGGCACCTGGATATCGCAATGGCTGGCGAGAACATCCGCACAGTTGAAAATCTGGCGATCATTGCTCAACGTCGCCGGACTGAGGAGGCTGCATAATGGCACGCTATAAGGATACGCAGATCGCGAACAAAGCGTACGCCAAAAACGCCCAGATGCCGATCACTAACCTGGGTGTCCAGGGTCAGAATGGTTACATCACGGACCTGGCGTATTACCCGTCGGCCACGGACTACATCCGTAAGCCGATGATCATCAAGGTCTTGCAGGCGCCGGTTGGCCTGACGTTGATGCCAAACGCCACCGAGTACATCGCGGCGTACAAGAACCTCATCGAAAACATGATGCAGTCTTGGACTGGCTTCAACAAGACGTTGAACGTTGCTAACCAGGAAACGCAGCTGGGTCAAGCAGGCGAGGTCTTCCAGACTCCGTCCCGTGTATCCCGTGCACGTTCGCAGATCACCAGCACCGTTGTTGAGAAAGACAACATGCCGGTCATCCGCTTCCTGGAAGACATGACGCGTTACCTGATTGGTGACCCTGACGTTGGCCATGCGCTGCTTTCTGGCGTAACCGACGCATTCACCGACCAGCTGGCCGACATGTACGGCGGTACTATCTTGGCTTACGAGCCAGACAAGACCTTCCGTAAAGTTCAGCGCGCTTGGCTGATCACCAACTTCTGGATCACTGGCGACATCGGTGAGAACACTGGTTCGCGTCAAATGCAGGCAGACGGCGAAACCGTCACCTACAACCTGACCTGGACTGGCTGGCAGAAAGTGGGTTACGCGGTGGACAAGCTGGCTCAATCGTTCATGGACGCTGTTCGTGTTACCGGTATCGATCCTCAGTACCAGCCGAACTTCATCTCTGCGGTGGACAGCAATGTCACGGCGATCAGCAACGTTGGTTACAGCGAGCAGATCGTCAACCTCAAGCGTCAACTGGTTACACCGTAACACGACTCAACATACTGCCCGGCCTAGTGCCGGGCTTTATGCCCTATGGCCTTCTGCAATCAATCCTAAGGCATTATAAACTAAACAACCGATCAGTATGGCTGTAATGTAAAGAAGAGGCTTAGAGAAGCTCTCAGTAGGTCATAACAAAACAAAAAAAGAAGTGTATCACCAGGGCCGAAGCCCTGGTGTTTGCATCAGTCACCGATCGGTGGGAACTGGATACTCTTGATCAGAGTGTGTCCAGCGGGAATCACACCCCGTGGAGAAACGAACACCGGTGTACTACCCGTAGCTCGAGTAATCCATTCACGCCAGCTTCCTACTGTCGCCCCTTCAAGGTCTAACTCGTAGTTCAGACATTCCGAAGCGTACTTAGGATCGTGGATAATTGTGTTGCGATCAGAGCGGAAGATCACACGAATGCCTACTTGACGGATCAAGGCAGATTCAAGTGCATCCAGCGTCATGCAGTTCTCAACGGTGAGATTGAGGTCAGACATTTTCATTCTCCTCTGAATCAGGGACGGGTGATAAACCAATCTGGAGTAACGTCCGTGCCACGCCGCTTCTTGAGGACCAGTACGTTAGGAGTGCCGACGGCTACGATGTCGAACCAGACATCCATTGTCTCAGGTCGTCTACCATCCTCTGGAATGAAGTAACGTTTGTAGATTTCACCGGTGGCCGTCCAGATACCTTCTCTAGTACCAGAGAAGCCAAAACGACTCAGCCAATCCAGGTCCTGTTCATCAAGCCGGACGATGTAAATGTCGTGACTTTCTTCATTACGGAAAGCTTTCTGCCATTGAAAACCCACAGGAACTTCGATCCGCTTCGTACCGGTAAACCCATACGACTTGATAATCAGTTCATCCGTCTCAGGACTATCTGAAAGAATCAATGCGCAATGTTGTTTTAGCTCAAACATCTCCTTGCTCCTTCAGTCGGGTCATTAAGGGTTCACGGAAACGCAGATCTTTAATCAGCGCTTGCCCATGGGGAACAATCCCGGTACGTCCAATAAGTGTAGCGAAAGGCGGGCGGCGAACAAATGCCCCTCGGATGGCGAAGATTGCTTCTGCCACAGTCATCGTGTCAGTGATCTCAATATCGAGTTCGGTCACACCGTCCATGCGAGGTTTGTCGTTTTGATCTGTACGAAAGACAATACGAAGTTTCTCCTGACGGAAGATTGCTTTTTCAATCTCACTGTAACTACGAAGATCTTCAAATACCAATTTCATTGGCTAACCCTTACAGGTAGTTTAGAGTTGATGGGATTTCCAAGTGGATCAGAAAGGCCGTCACCAGTTTGGCAACTGACTCTGTTTCCTTCAGGCTGAATATGAACCGCAAGCTGGTATCTTCGCCGTCAGAGTTGGTGAGCGATTTAGTAACGCCGTCTGGCTGACTGATCTGTTCCTGATCGCTTACCGAATCCTTACGGATGGTGCGAGGCCATGACGCTCTCCCATCTGCTGCCTTAAACGCCCCTGCTCGACCGACACAGACTTCCCAGGTCCTCGGTCCAGTGACATAACCAACTGTGACAACCCGAGCTTTCTCCTCAGGGATTTCTTTGAAGAAATGATAACCAACCCAGTGGCTGTTGGTGGTGCGCTGATCTTCGCCGCCCATGGGCAGGTATTGAATTTCATGCACCGGAGTAAAGGCACCCTGGGCTTTTGCTTCAGCTTGGGATATCGCTTCGAGCAATTGTGCGAGTTCTACGTAACGAGGTTTCATTCAGACCATCCAACTGGTTTCGTTAAAAGGAATATCGAGCTGACTCACGTCACCTTCGATACGGCCAAGCTTGTGCCACTCAGTACCACCGTAATACTCCCCCAGGATAACCACACCGTAGTTAGGTGTGTCCTTAAGAGAGAAGCGGTGGAAGATGGTACGCTTGGCGTAATTGGCAAACAGGTAATGAGCAAATAACTCTTCCTTGTCCTTGAACTCAAACTCAATCAAGTCATTGCGGGACAAGCCAAAGTTGTATTGAGAAAACTTGAACATGATCACTTCCCGTTTTTGGTCATTCCTTCATATAGACGCAACAACACTTCACGTGCATCTGTCGCTGAGTCCGTACCGACAATGCGTTCCACTGCGGTAAGCTCTTGACTGATGTTATTGTTCCACACCTGAGCGAGCTGTAGGGATTGGTAATGGCGTTCAGTAATCCCCAACAGCCGTTGTCTTACAGTGCCGTCCGTGTATTGCAGAACGAACACGTAGAACAACGCAGGGGATTGGAAGTAGTTCTTGGCGGCGGCGATATTACGACTCACGACATTCTCCTAAATAAACGATCATCAACAAAAAATAAAGATGGAGCATACATCGGGGGATTGCTCCCCCGATGTATGACGTGTCAGCTTCCCCAGAGGTTGGCCCTTCCAGGGTTGCTAACATACCAGTTTCGCTTAGTTAGCGAAGACCGATTCTGCGTGCTCGCCCAGATAGGCGACAGCGGTGTTGTAGTCAGACTTCTTGCGGCCGGTGCCGAGCACGACGTCAGTAACAGCAACGCCTTGTTTCTTCCAGGCTTTGCCCATGGCGACGCCGGAGGTTTCGCGCTTGATGCTGGATTCGAAGCTGCTGTAGCCGATCTTGGTCGACAGCGAACCGGATTTCAGCTCAGGGTGTTTGTGCATGTGGTTGATCTGCAACTCGCCGTGCGCCAGGGTCTGGGCAGCGGAGAAGTCGAGCATCGCGCCCTGGACGTCTTTGACGGTGTCGAGGGTGATGGTGGCCGGCAGGAACTGAGCAAAGATATCTTCAGCGGTGTCGGCTTTGGCGACGCCGGTGGTTGGATCGATTTCGATTGCAGGCTTCAGGGCATCAGCAATGGCGCGGATGTTATCAGCTGGGAGTTTAGCAGTCATTGGAACACTTCCTTACTTTACGGGTTTACACGGGTTAGGTATTCGTGTCGAGGCGGGTTACCTCTGAACACAGGACTTACAACGTTTGTAACTTATTACGCAGATGCAGGGATTTCTGGGAACAGCCATTTGTACAGAAAGTTAACAGCGCCGTCGAAGTCGTTGTGATTGAAACTCACCGACTTGACTTCCATGGAATCGATGGATGATTCGCAAAGACGTTTGGTGTCATACAACGCCATAGGTCTTGGATCGGTGTCCAGCTCTTCCATCGTTTCGAAACTGGTAGCCAAACCGAACTCGATAATAATCTCACTGGACACCCGGTAAGGGAATGTGATCGCAGCCACACGTTCAGTGCCTGGTGAGTCCTTACTATCAGGGTTTCCTTGAGCCAACGTGATTGTGTGGTTGTAGATCTCGACTTCAATATGATAGCCGTAGCTTTCTTCTTTGGCGAGATGTAACTCAAGCAGACTGACAATAGCCAGAGAAGCTTGAAGATCAATCGACTTGTTTATTGTACTACGGCGAGGCTGTGTCATGCGTACTGCTCCATCGATGAGTATTGTCTAATCTGGTAATGTGTGATTATGTTTGGTTTACTTACAAAAAAAAAGAAAGAACACTCAGGAACCTTTCGGCTCCTGAGTGTCTCTGGTTTACGCAGCTTCAGTTGCAGCCGGCGCTGGGGTGACGACTGGGGCAGGTGCTGGTGCGACTTGAGCTTTGATCTGCACAGGTGCAGACTTACGGCCGAAGATGGAACGGGTGATCTTGTACGCGCCGTAGCTGGCGAGAGCAACGGTGCCGGTACCAACAACCAGAGCGCCGATCGGGTGAGCGGTAGCCAGGCCTTTGAGCTTGGTAACGAAGTTTGCATTGCGAACAACTTCAGCGGTAACGTTCATGATTTCAGTGGACATGCGGTATTACTCCAAATGGTGGTATTGCGAACAATTAGGGATTTGATTCAAGGTGGTGATGTGTTACTGTATTTCTTTAGATTGAGATTATTCAACCTCAACCAGTTTGGCTTCTTTCAAACCAGCCTCAACGTAGCGGTCCAGCACCTTACCGATGTTAGCGTTCCAACCGCCAGTACCACCGACAGCCAGTTCGAAGATCATCGGAGACTGTACGCCAGTGTCGTACAGACCGGTCAATGCGCGTGGCAGGTTCAGCGTGATAACGCCGTTCTTGCCAGCAGTGTAACGTTCGAAGAAGACCACGTTACCCGCACCTGTAACGATGCCGACGATCTTGCGATCGTTCTCACCTTCGGTGACGGTGGTGAAACGAGTACCGACGGGCAGACCCAGGTTCGCTTCTGCCAGACCGTTGAAGTAACCAGTGCCATTGTTCCACTCAGGATTGAATGGAACTTTGACGGTGATGTTGTTGAAAGTTTCGATGAACAGTTCGTGTGTAGTTTTCATGATAGTTCCCTCCACGGGAATTTCGAGTTGATAGAGACATTATTGTTTCTATTTGGGGTTGGGTTACAAGTAGTACCAGAGCTTACCTAAGCCATTATTACTGCCCAATCTAGATCGAACAGTTCTGTACGGTATTCCTAATTTCTGAGAAGCTTCCAACGCTGATGCGTATTCGACTCCGTCGCCAACTATACGGCGACTCTTAGCCGCGCTTATTTTAGAACGAGTCAACTCATCTCTGGGTTTACCCCTCCGCGTGTCAGCTGATTTACGACGAGCTTCGTCAAAGTGCGTGGTAGCCTTAGCCCATTCTTGGACAGTGGTCATTGCGTTAGAACACAATGGGTCTTTGATGTTTGTTTTCAGTAGAGCTATTTCTAGACTCTCAGCGTTGTGGTAATCAACCGCAAGTTCATACTCGATAGAAATATCTTCCCAACGCGATGAGAGTGCTTTGAACTGCGTTGAGTTATGTTCCCCGTTAATGATTTTGTATTTGTGTTGAGCTACTCTTAAATTAAGATTACCTGTAGAACCAATGTAATACACGCCAGATGGGCGATGTGTCATGATGTAAGTTGCTGGCTCTCTGGGGAACATGCCAATTTCCTCTGATTGTTGCCTGTGTCTAATACTACAATGTGTGACCATAGATTTTTTAACTACGATTATAATGCAGCATAAAGCCCCTCCTACTGGTTCACGCCAGTAGGAGGGGACTATGTCGCTTAGACTGCTTTAGAAGCCAGTGTAGCGGCGCTGGTGGTAGTGTAGATAGCTTGATCGTAGATGATCTCAGAGATCTCCATGCAGCGACTCAGTGCATCGAAGATGGCGCCAGAGGCGACGCGAGCCCCTTTGAACTCGTCAATAGCATCCAACATCTGTACAAGTTCGCCAGTACCATCCACATCCATGTGGAAGTTGGTGAACTTGGTGTAACCCAAGATCGTGGTCAATGCCGATTTCAGATCGGAAGGGTTAGCCACCGATTGAGCTTCAGATTTATTGACATCTTCATCGTAAGACTTGGCGGCAGAAACCGCACCAGCCGTCCGAACAGCCAGGTTAGTGGCCGCCACCCCAACCGAGGTCCCAGCCAATCCTGAAATAAGACCGCCAGTCAAGACGCCACCGATAGCGATGCCGAGACCACCGACCAATCCCCAACCGATAGTTGCCAATATGCCCCAGCCGACAGCTTTGGCAATTTTACCTTTGCTGACGACGAACTCGTTCTCGCGTTTGTATTTGAAAACTTTCTCGCCAGTGCTTACGCCCGTGATGGTGATGTTACCCATCAGCGCACCGGTACCAGTGCTCAGGCCGTTGACAGCCGTGAACATCGAGGCAGGCAGCAACGTATCGACGCTGAGGGTTGGGTCGCCCTTGAGCTTGGTCGCGGCGACTTTCAACTCGGTCACCAGTTTATCAACCGCGTCGTGCGCTTTACCCAGCCATTTGGCTTCGTCTTCAACCGCGTCTTTCAAGCTCTTGATCGGCTTGCCTTCCACGGTCAACCAACGACCAATGCCTTCGTGGTTGATGATCTTCGGATCATCTTTCAGATCAGCCAATTGACCGTTCAACTTACCCACGGCTGCGCCCAAAGTCGCGTTGGCTTTCTGCAAACGTGCTTTGTCCTGACGCAGGAAGCGCAGGATGTCGCCTGCTTCAGCACTGAGATCCTTCAGTGCTTTAGCGTGACCGCGGGTAACCACAGCGGTGCGGCGAGCATCAGCTGCCAAACCGGTCAGGCGATCACTGTCGCTGCCAGCGGATTCAAAGCTGGAAGCCTTGAAGACCTCTTGCAGTTTGTGAGCACGCATGACGACGTTGAACTCGCGGTGCAGCGATTCGATCGAGACGTTGAGCACATCGGCGGATACTGCGGTTTCAGGATCAGCCTGGGTAGCGATGACTGCGTCAGCGCGATCAGCCAGGTCGTCCAACTGATCAGCGATGTCTTCGCTGGTTTCAGCCTGATCCAGCTGAGCAGTAACAGTCGGCTCGCCAGCGGCGATGGTTTCTTGAATCAACAGATCGTTCAACATCTCCTGAGTATTCTCAGGTACTTGTTCTACGATCATCTCGCCGCTTTCAACGGCGTAGTCTCGCATCAGTTGGCTCAGGTCCATTAACTTAATTCCAGTTGTGGGTAAAGTAGCTTACCATTTCAAAGTGGTTGGCATTGCGATACTGACGCGAGTGTCTTCGTAAAGACCATCGAGTACCTTGACGAACGGTGACATGTTCTCAAAGCTGGCTGCGTTGGCAGGATCAAGAAGACCTTGGCGCAACTGGTCGAGGTTGAACTCGACATCGTCCAACACCTGAGTAACCGCACGCGATTCCAGGCTTGGCGTTTTGTACTTGGTGGCGACCTTGATACCAGGGTCGAACACGCTGTCCCAAGTGATGATCCGGTTGATGTGCTTGGTCATCATCTTGAAGTTTTTGTTGGCAAAACAGCGGATGGAATAGTTGACATCTTCATCCGGGTTATCCAGCATGCGCTGGAAGCTGCCTTCATGAGGACCCGATGGACGAACCTCACCGATCACAGCCACAACCATACGACCACGCTCATCACGCACAGTGTTCATCGAAACACTGATCTTGCGGATGTGAGAAGAAACGTTGTTCTCCATGATCTCGCAGATACGGATGAACCAGTCTTGGTCAGTCATACCCGGTAGACGGCGCGGGTGACCCCACTCACTGCGCAGACGACCTGACTGAAGCAACGCCAGGAAGTCTCGATCCTGCTCGATGTAGCGCATGGCGGTGCGCGCATCGTACAACCAGCCACCATTACCAAACGCTGCAAACGCACCGAGGATAATTTCGCAGTAACCATTGTCGAGTTTTTTGAGGATGCCCTGCTTACAACTGCCTGCCAAAGCAATGTTGCTGTAAGACGTAACCGGGCCACTCTGTTGAAGCATTGCAACGTTGGCCATGATGAATTCCTTTATTGCCGAAGCATCGTCTCCAGTCGCTCACTGCGATCGGATGGACGCGTCAACACGCTAGTCATGCCATCATCGAAATAAGAACCAGGAAGTTTGGATGCAAGGTTAGTTGCACCAAAGGCCACGTTCCGCAACCCTACGAAGTAAGGTGGGTTTGTGACGCTCTCAGCCTTGGCGTTAGGACGTTGACGGTAGTATTTGGTAGGATCGTCTGGATCACGGCACAACTGCGCTGCGGCGTACTCCAGGATCGACAGATCGGCACCCAGCTTCACGCCGTTGTACTTACCTGTCTCGTAAAACATGCGCGGTAGGTCTTCGTAGCTGTAATACCACGGAATGTTACCCTTACCGTACATCTCGGTATAAACCCGATGGATCATGTTGTCGATCATTACGATGTTGGTGTTGGAGATAACCCGTGAACCTTTATCGTAACTTAGCTCGATGTAACCCTTGTCATCCACCACGCAGCGTCCAACCCGATCTGGGTCAGTGTAGAACATCCCCGTAACCGTGGACGCTGCGTAATAGTTGTCCTCAGTGATGATCGCCAGGAAACCGAGGACGCATGAGACGTCCTCAATCACAGCTAGATCACGCTCAGCAAAACGTTCAGGGATGTGAATCCGCAAAGGTTCCAGAGCAATGAGGGAATCGCCTACTCGTTTCAAGCAGGCATCCACACGGGTCTTCGAGCGCTTGTAGTCAGATGCTCGCATGACTCAGCCCTCAGACGCCTTCAGCAGGATTACCACCAACTACGATCTGACTGGCAACCCATTCGCTGATGTAACGCAAGGTAGCCAGGGTCGCGACTTCTTTGGAAGGCAGACCAGGATTGGACTTCTCGATGTCGAACATGATGTCGATGATCTTCGAAGCATCGGTGTGTGCGTACCAGACAGCGCAGGTTGCCGCAGCGATCAACGTGGTAGGCTCGGAATCTGCCCACAGCGTAGTCATGAGCTTGTCGAGGAAATCTTTCAAACGCCCCCAGGACTTCTCAGCAGTGTCGCCTTCAACGGTGAACTCGCCAGATGCAGCAATGCGCTTCTGGTCTTCACGCAGCACGTTCATCAGAACAGTACGAGCACGTTGACGCTTGGTCAGCAGATAAGCCTGCTCACGCACACCGCGATCACGGTTGTAGACTTCGGTCAGTTCAGCAATCACCGCAGGGTCAGTCAGTTGCAGCGAACGATACTTGCGATTGAGCAGTTCGTTACCGATCAACGCTTCAGCGGTCAGACCTTTGTCCAGCATGGTTTTGTAGACTTCACCACACAGGTTGATCTTACCCGCTACCAACATACCCGGCATGTAGATACCGTTTACATTGAGTGCGTGATTCAGACGTGCAATCACATTCAGCGCTTTCTTACCAGCCAACATGGCCAGTAAGGCACGTGTGCTGTTGTAGTTGCTGTACGTCATCTGCACGCCTTCTTTCGGCGTGTCCATGTTGGCAAGCACCAACGCCAAAGGTAAGGCGTAGTTGTCATCGATCGAGGTGACCGAATCAATGCCTTTAATGACATTGATGATAGCCTGGACACCACGACCTTCATTGGCGTTGAGCAGCTTCTCGAGAGAGGTGTTGAAACCACCATCATCAGTCAGCTTGGCCAGTGCAAAGATTTCTTCAGGCGTGTACAGACCCAACGACACGGGTGCAGGTGCACTCATGGCAGGGACAGCTTCCCAACGTTCCAGGAATGCAGCAGCGACGGAGGTCTTGTAAACCTCAGGCTGGTAAACGATGTCCATGTCGTACGGCAGGGGAGCAGCGCCCATGGCTTGGATGCTGACGCCGTATTGTTCGATCAAGTTGCGCAAATGCGGCATGACCGTATTACGGGTGAAGTCCAACGAACGACGTACGCCGCCTGCGGCCAGCTGTACGACGTCTTGCATGGTAGCGGCGTGAGCCGGATCGCGGCTGATGTCGACCATGGTCGCGATAACCGAATCGTAGTTCGAGGCTTGCGCATCGATACCGATGATTGGTGTATCGCGTACCAGAAGAGAGAGTGGAGTGTCAGCGACAGTACCAAGCATCACTCCACGGCTACCTTGGTCCTGCACCACGGCGATCGCGGCGCTGAGAGCGTTTGGATCAAGCATAAAGTTTCTCGCTCAGTACTTTGTTCAGGGAAGCGGCTGCCAGGATCTTGACAGACGATTGAGTGATCTTCTGACCGCCTACTTCAGACGCCACGTCGTTACCAACGACCTCCAGAGCGATCTCGCTGATAAGCTGGATAGCGGTGCCAACGATAGGCAGGTTATTCAATTCCGTTGGAGACATTACTGTTACCTCATGTGTGTACATACAGCCACTCCCGGCTTTCGAGCCGGGAGTGGTGCGATTACTCTTTACCTTCAAAATACATCTTGAAGGCTTCTTCCCCGATGAACCGCAGGACAGTGTTGGTTGTACCGATCGTGAAAGGACTGGTAACAATCCGGTCGACGCAAGACTTGGCTCCGAAGATCAGATCGATCGTCTCACCTTCTACTGTTCGGTTGTCTCCAAAGAGGATCTCACCGACGGTACTCTTCATCTGATTAGCAATCACCAGCTTATCGCCGATACCCATGGCAACAGGAGTGGTGATGTAAACCATGATGATAGCCTGGTCACGTTCCAGATTATGCCCATCGATCCTGACTTGACGTGGTACTTGACCGGTGCGATATTCCTCACCCAAGCGCCTGGCGGAACGTTTGCGTTCACGTTCAGATTCCGATGCGATGACCTGCAAGGTTTCCGACATGTCGTCAATGTCACCGTTGTACATGACATCGATCTTGGCAACCACCCCGACAGCTTTGGCTCTTGGAGCCATCGCAGCCCAACGTGCCAGAGTCTCGCGAGTCGCATCGTCATAGAGGCCAGCATCAGACGAAACAGCGCCCTGGATGGTGCATAGAATTGTATCAAGGTCAACCTTATCGCCGACTTTAACCAACCCTTCCACACCTTCACGGAAATCAACGATGATCGTTTTAGGCTTGGACACCAACGTAGTCATCCGTTGAGCGAACGCTACCGCCAAAGAACTACTGTCTTCTACGGTGTACGTTGCTTCACGAAGTGCTACCCGACCTACGCAACCGTTCATGTAGTCCACACGACGTTTATCGATAGAACTTGGTTTGAAGAACCCGGCGTTGTAAGTCATGACGTCATACTGCTCAACCTTGTCACCCAACTTCAAACCGGTCTTGATCGTGTTCGGGTAAGTAGAACCCTCAGCGCTCGTGTGTAGCAGACCCAATGGGAAACGATCGATGACACCGTCCTTGTACGTTACTACCAAGTGGTTCTCTGACAGCTCTGTGATTTCACCAGGACCTTTAGCAGTCGTGGCAAACTCAGGCGTCATCCTGGAAGCAATGACTCGCTCCATACCCGTCCGAGCGCCCTGCACTTCACCACCAGCCGATTGAATCCCGTGGCCGTGTTGCACTGTGATAAAGTTCACACGTTTCGGATCATCGCCGTCTGCACCAAAACTCAGCAGAGCCGCAGTGGACATGATCGACGAAGCACCGTCACGTTTGGCGTCATACATCCGCACCGTACCGCGTACTGACGTCACGTTCGAGTTCGGAGACAGGTAAGTGATAATAGCCACGTCACCAGAGTCAACCGTACCTTCGGAGATAAAGCCCATGTCTTCATCGGTAAACAAACGCGTCGATGCAACCATCGCCCGACGACTACGACCACCACGACCACCGAAGGTGATCACTTCCCGTTCACGCAAGGCGTGGATAGGGTTGATGTTGTTGACAGGTGAAGTGGTTGGATCCTGGATGATGGTGTTCATCGTGTCGTTTGGATTGACCTGCACCGAAGACTTACCGGTACTGGCCCGAGCGTTATACAAACGCACAGCCTTAGACAACGTTTCATACACCACACCAGCAACACGTTCGTAACCACGTACACGTTCCAGACTTTCTACCAGACCATCACGATCTACCCGACGGGCCTTGACCGTATCGTTGACCAGCATTTCCACAGAACGAACCAACAGGCCGACGTAAGTGGTAGGTTCCTTCATCCACTTCAATAGATCTTCCGTGATAGGGTCGACGAACAACGTGTTGAGCGAGTCGATCTCACGCAGGTAACGACTACCCACACCTGCCCGGTCAAAGATTGCACTGTAAACATCTTTCTGATCAAACAGATCGACGTCGTAGGTACGGACCAGAGCGTGGTACAGGTTAAAGCCACTGAACAACATCATGGCTTTCATGTCACTGCGTTTGAACAACAACGATTCGTTCTTAAAGCGTATTGCAAACTCATCCGCCTGAGTGTTCAGACGTTCACCCACAGGAACACGACGTGGCTGCACACCCACCAATTCTATCAAGCCGCTCAAGCCCAACAGGTAAGCCAGACCCACACCCACCGGAATAGCTTTGGAGTAGATCTTCATCTCCGCCATGTAGGTTGGTGTGTCCGCTGTATCCAAGCCGGTCAGCGATTCAATCGTATCGAGTTCGTGAGCCGTACCACCTTGAGCGTCAGGGATGATCCGATAGATCATACCGCTTGGGTCCATGATCAGCGCTTGACCTGAAGTCTCACGACCACACAGTACCCAACCCTTCTTCTCGAACGCACGTTCTTCTTTGGTGTAATCAAACTTCTCGACACGCTGACGGTAATCAAACCACAGCTGCAAACCACCAACCTTAAAGGATGCAATCCGCTCAGCGATGGTCGAGTACATCAACGGGACATCGGCCTTGCGATCGACCGCGCGACGAACCACAGCGTCAGAGACGTACGGATCTTCACGGTCCTGGCATTTGATGATCAAACGATCGATCAGCCATTTGCCATAGTTGAATGTCTTACGCTCAGACCTTTCGACAAAGACCTTCGAGTAGTAGCTTGACAAAGCAACCCGTGTTGGAGAGACCTTACGGATTGGCAAGTCCGACCGTTGCTTACGCATGCGGTAGTTGGTGCCGTTGTACAGGAACGTACCGTCAGGCTTTAGAACCGGAATGTCGAACTTGATGGTAGATGGGACACCGACCACCGGAGTGAACCGGACAGTGTGGGTTTCTTTGTCGTTGGTCAAATCCGTGAAACGGTCAATCGAGTAACCCGTGATCGCCACCGCCGCTTTCTGCATGGACGTCACGCAGCGCAGGATGTCTTTCTTGAGGACCTTGTCGATGTACTGACGTTCCATGATGTCAACACGGCTACTGGCCAGAGACTTGTCCGTCACCACCGCATCGGTCGTTAAGACCTCAGGTTTGATCAGGATATCCTCTTGACTGGTAACCATGCCTTCCTTGATTGTCTCACCACCGCCGTAAGGGTTAGGGAGGTTCTCAAAGACTTCCGACACACGCATCAGACGCCGCCATTCAGCCGGCGTCAACAATCCTTGGGCAGCCAGCTCATCAGCCTTACGGATCAGTGCTTCGCCTTCCTTCGCAACAATCCCACCATTCTGGCTGAACATGTCCACGTCGACAGACTTGGCATCGACTACGTTATCGTCATCGTCAATTGATTCAACGCCCTGACTCAGTTCCTTGATGTGGTCCAGTTCTTCCAACTCTTTCTCAAGAGCCGCCAAGCTGAGTTCATCATCCCCCAACTCATCACTTTCAGGAACGTAAGGTTCATCTTGGAATGAGAGATCTAGTGCGTCGATCTTCTCGTCATCATCCAGGTTGTTCTCAACCAGAGGTTCGTCAATGACGTTAGCCGCAGTCTGTGTCGCAATTGGACTGGTGGCCTGATGAATGACCGTCAGCATTTTCAGCATACGCAGCTGAAACAACTGTGGCGCCATGTTAACCGCTTCAACCGAATAGTCGACCGATTCAAAACCCAGGGTTTCCAGGGACTTAGTGATATCGACCGCAGACTCAAGCTTGGACTCCAGACTGACTTCATCACCTTTGCGGAACTGATCCAGCCAACCCAGATTGATCACGACCCAACCATTCAAACGACGAACCAGCAAGTTGACCTTGCTGTAGTGTTTAGGATCGATCTTACCCAGCAGACTGGCGTTGCGTGTTTTACCTGCCCACATGAACAGATCAGCAAACGTCTTCAACTCAGGAGAACGGAACTTGCCCAACGTGTCGCTGGTTTGCCGCACCGCGTATTCGCGCAGATCACTGAGCGAAGGAATGCGGTCAGGCAGGTTGATCTCGATAAACTGATTACGGTTGCTGATTTCAGCAATCCGATTGACGTTGGTGACCACTTCCTTATAAACGTTGTACCAGGCAAAGTAACTGGCCCGAAAGCTCAAGGCGTATTTAACAACATGCGCCAGGATCGAGTAGTTGAAGATCACCAACGACCGTGTGTCAGTTTCCAGACGATCCAAGTTACGCAGAGGTCTGAAGGCACGGTTGACACGACGATAGTTGTTGATCAATGCATCTGGACTGGTGAAAGCTTTGATCGGGTTACCGATCGGTGAGTGGTACGTTGTCAAGTGGTCGACGTACACCACACCAGGGATCGATCGCATCAGAGGATCAGAGGACTGAGGACCTACAGTCACGCCATCCAATGTCACGAAATGCAGAGCAGAGAGTTTGGGCAGGCTGATCCGTGCAATCGGATAAACCACCGGCGCATCCAGTTGGCTGGTTTTAAACAGACTGAAGCGCCGATTATAACTCTCAATGGGTAACAATTCGGCCATGTGCTTGCTCCTGACGTCTACTCAGACTTACGCCTGAGTAACGCCAACTTGTTTCATGATGTCCTTCGCCTGGACGACGTGATTGAATCGCCCAGTCAAGTTACGAACAACTAATTCAGAAGTATCGTAGACAACGCTTGCGCGCATCCGGCCAGAAGGAGTGATCCAGGCCACACGAGTCTTCAGGTACGCTTCAGTTTCACGCAGAGAATCATTGACCATGATCGATGTAGCACTACCGGTGTCACCGTCAAAGTCAGCACCCAGACCGTTCAAGCGAGACGGGTGAGGAGACTCGGACTCATGGTAGGTGGTCAGACCTTGTTTCGGGTATTCGGTAACGAGGAACTCATCGCCAGGCAGTTCCAGCCAGTTGCTGTCCAACTCACGCCGGATCTCACCGACCGAAGTCGACTTGACGTAAATGCGAGAAGGGTAGGTGGAGTCATCGCCCGTGATCGGATACCGCACAACGTCAGTGAAGTACTTGCTCCACTTCGAGTAGCCACACAGGTAGATCAGCTCCATCAGCGTCAACGGATGAACGTCGGTAGCGCTCAGGTTGCTTGGCAGATCCTCGATGTCATCAAAGACCCGGAATGTACCTTTACCGTTATACACCAACGCCAGGTAGCAACCGCCGATGATCACAGGTCGATGACGTGCTTCCACATCCACCAAGGTATTGATCACATCTCGCAGACCATCCTCAGTCGACCAGCGATCTCGCTCGTAAGGTGTTAGGCTAACCCAGTGAGGTTTCAAGGTCTTGGTGTTGACCAGAGGGATGTCACCTTCACCCGCTGTCATGATCTTCTCAAGGAAGCCGCGCCGCAGCCAGTGGATAACCAATGGCGCCAATGACGTCGCTGCCTGATACACACCCAAGGTGGTGCAATCAAAACCAGGTACGTTAGGCGCATCCAGGTTACTACCGGAGGTGTTCATCGAGGTCAGTACGTTACGTGTACCTTCACGCACCCGGCGGCTAGCCCAGTTGTCTTTCAGGAAGCCGTCCTTACCGCCAATGATCCGTTCGATGTACTTGTAGATCTCGTACATCGTCGCCGTCAGAGAACGACGGATCTGATCGTAAGCCGGTGAGTTCATGTCTTTGGACACAACAACGTTCTTACTGATAGCCAACAGCTTGAAGTAGAGATCGTTGATCTCGTTCTTCGTAGGACGTCCAGTATCATCGACTTCGATGTCACGCAAACCGGCTGGCATCACGATCGCATTCTTCATGGTCATGCGGTGACGCCACCGCTCGATGAAGTTGATACGTTCATTACGTGCTGGAGACTTGTTGCGTTTAAGCACAAGCTTTGGCAGGTTGGTCATGAAGAACGAATAACCAGTCTGCGCATCTTCATCGGTACTAGGGTAGAAGTCACCAATGGCCGAATCAAACTTGGCCATGGCGGTACCGTCGAGAATGTGTTTGTACAGCTCACGCAAAGACGTCAGGTCGCGGTAGATCTTTGGATGGAGAATCTCGACACCCAGATTGATCTTACCGTATACCTGATCACGGCTATCAGAGCCAATGACGCCAAAGATTCGAGTCGAGAACAAACCGTCATCGTGAAAGTCAGTCGTCGCACCTTCGAAGATATCGAGGCGAGTAATGGTTGCGATGTGTTTAAGGTCATCGTCACTCGCATGCAGAATCCAAAGTATAGCAGGCAGCATGTCAGTTTTCAAGACGCTTCCCTCCAAGTTGTATGAACAGTGTCACCCCATAAAGAGAGACGCATTATGGCTAATAAGGATAATGTCGATCTTGGGACGGATGATCTTGACGATCTGAACTTCGACGATCTCGACTTTAGTGATCCCTTTGCACCCAGTAGCGACAATCGGTCGCCGATAGAAGCGGCTGCGAAAAGTGCGATCAGTACGGTTAAAGACCGTATGCTGGATAAGGGCCTATTGCGCCGTATGCTTGCAATGGCATTGCCTAAAGGCTACAGCCAGGCTTTCAACGCATACGATGCGCTGGACAATGCCGCTGGCGATATCCTGAAAGATAAGGCTACCGATCTTCAGCCATACCTGCGTTCCATGAACGTCAAGTTCGCGCAGATGAGTCCAGCGGTAAAGCGTGCTCTTCCTAAAAGTGTACGCGATGCATTAGAAGCGGCTGAGAATGATCACAGCACCGGGTCAGGTGATAGCCAGCCTGACGAACTGACCAGCAACATTGCTGGCTTGGACAAGTTGTTTGCCCAACAAGCTAACGACAAAGTCAAAAGCGAATTCCGTGACGCCGTCAAAGATACCCGTGAAAACAAACGTTTCGCCAGCGAGATGGATGTACTCACCACCATGGGTCGTGGTATTGGCCGTCTGGTCGGGTATCAGGATTCTGTCACTATCAACTACCAGCGTAAATCGCTGGAGCTGAAGTACCGTCACCTCGACGTCTCGATCCGTACGCTCAAAGCGCAGCAGGAGTTCTTCTCCCTGTCCAAGACGTATCTGGATGGTATTCAGAAGAACACCGGGCTTCCTGACTTCGTCAAGATGCGCTCCACTGAAGTGCTCAAGCAACAGTTGCAACAGCGACTGGCTGCGGGTGCGATGCGTTCGGCGGGTAACTTCACCTCCAACTACTTCAACGGCATCAAGAAGAATGCAGGGGATCTGCTCAGCGGCGCAATAGAAGTCCATCAACAACTGGGTCAAGGTGAACAGTTCGGCCAAACCCGTGCCCAGATGTTTGGTACCATGGCAGGTGGGCTAATTGGTGATGCAGCTTCCAGTGGTCTTGAACTGCTTGGCGGTACGTTGGCTGATAAAGCGGCTCCGTACATCGAACAGATCCCAGGTGTGCAGGCCGGGGGCAACTGGCTGCGTAAGAACCTCACCGGTATCCCACAACGTCTGAACGAGTACGCCAAAAGCGACACTACTCGTGAAGGTCTGTTGGGTCTTGGCGAAGAAGCGATCAAGGCATTGCTCGACCGCCACTCCCCTACGTCCAGCGTCCAGGGTGCGAAACTTGACTCGCTGGATCAGCCAGCTATCTTTGACAACATGTTTCACCGTGCCGTTACGGATGTCATTCCAAGCTTCTTGGCAAGCATGGACAGGAAGCTGGGTATCCTGGCAACGGGTGAGGACCAAGAAGAACAAGCCTACAGCCACTACAGTAACAGCTTGGTCAATCGTAGCGAGCTGAACAAGTCACACGTGCGCCTAGCGCTCAAGGATAACAACGGTCAAGGGATTCGTTCCGAGGTCGATAGCATCCTGCGTGAGATGAACGCTAACGATCTGTCGGTTGAAGCTAAACGTGCTTTGCGTCGTCAGTTGATGAAAGACATGACTGCGGCTAACGACTTCAAACCGGAGCGTTACGTCAAGGTCAACACCTGGAACACCGTACCTGAGGAAATTGCTGAGGAGTTGATTGACTTCTTCGCCGATACGTTTGGTCTGGATCCAGGTGGTAATCAGATCGACAATTCTCAGAAGACCCAAGACCTTACCGCATCGACACGCAGTAAGTTTCTTGAGTTGTCCGAACGTCTGCCTGACTTTGGTGGTCGGATGGATGTTCTGCAAAACGTGGTGGGTCGTCGCAGCTGGCGTGAACTGGGCTTGTCCAGACACAACGGCGATTACAACGACGTCATCGACATGGACGCGCTTAACGACTTGATCGTTAATGAAGGTGAAGAGAAAGACCTCACCAACAAACCTGAAGACAAACCTGTTTACACAGGCAGCATTCAGGAACGCGTCAAGCAGAAAGCTGAGTACGAGCGCAAACGTTTACAGAAAGAACGTGAACAACAAGCCACCGGCAAACCACAGCAGGGTGTTCCAGTTGTTGACAACCGTCCAATAAAACCTAGACCGAGCCCAATCGGCACAGCGCCAGTCGTCCCTCAGTCGGTGCAAGTACAAGCCTCTGTGGAATGGCCTGATCTGCTGATGACGTCTGATGTTGAGACACATCTTCGGTTGGATAACATGCTGTCGCTCAGTCAGCAATCCAATCAGTGGCTTGAGTACATCCTCGAAGCGTCTCTGGATGGTCCTGAGGCTGCCGCGGCAGCTACACCTGATGCGAGTCCATCCACACCTGACGAAGCGCCTGCTGAAGCCGGTGGTAAGCGCTGGTGGCAACGTCGTCCTTCTGCAAGGAAGGTTATCGGTGGGGCAATCACTGGCACTGCTCGCGGGCTGGGTAAATACTTCGGCTTTACTTACGGCATGATCGGCAAAGGCCTGGGTCTGGGAACACGTGCAGCATTAGGTGCAGCCAAGCTTCCATTCGGTAGCATCAACGGCTTGGGCGTTTCAGATGTCCATCTGTTGGGTGATCCAGAACCTGTCATGACAGCCAGAGATATCCGCAAGGGTAAGTACTTTGACGTCAACAGCAAGAAGGTCATCGAATCGATCAAGGATATTACCGGTCCGGTGCAGAACGTCGATTCTGACGAACTCGTACTGACGCAGGAAGACTTCGACAAAGGTCTCTATAACGGCAAGGGTGAATCTCTGGCTGGATGGGGTCTGCGTAAAGGTGCTGCGCTGACCGGCCTGGCTGCTCGTGGTGTAAAGGCTTACGTTGGTGGTACTTACGGGTTGATGTGGAAAGCTGCTAAATGGGGCGCACAAACACTCGTTGACCAATTTGCTCAGTTCGATGCGTATCTACCTGGTGATGAAGAACCACGTATCCGTTCTGTCTTGATGAAGAAAGGCGTGTACCGGGATAAAGACGGCGCGCCGATCATGTCCCTCAAAGACATCAAAGGTCCAGTCTACATGATGGAACCGGGTGACAAAGAGCTTCGTGAGATTGTCAGTCAGGAAGAGATTGATAAGTACAAGTCCTTCTACACCCGTAACGGTTCTGTGCTCTTCACGGTGGGCCGTGCTGGCATCAACCTTGGTGTTGGTATTGGTAAGCTTGCCCTCAAAGGTGCTAAGGCTTACGGGAAGCTTGCTCTCGGTTTCTATAAAGGGCTGTGGAAAGGTGCGAAAGCAATCGGCAGTGGTATCGGCAGCCTCTTCAATAAAGGTCGTGGCCGAGGTGCAGCTGTTGGAATGCTGGATGATGAACTGGCAATCGCTGCCGTAGAGATTCAAGGCGAGCAGTTGAAAACCCAGCAATCGATCCTGAGCTTCCTGAGAAACAAGTGGGATAAGGAAGGGGTCCATGGTGACGTGGACGGGGATGGTTCTCGCGATTGGTCATGGCAAGATATCCTCAAACGTCGTAAAGAAGCGGCTGAGGGTAAAGACAGCGCAGCAGCCAGTGACAATGCCGACATCATCGAAGCCATCGAGAAACTGAACAAGAATCTCGATCACAAACTGGACGACTTAGTCGAAGCCACTGAAGAAGCTGGGGAATCTAGCCTGCTGGAAGATGCAGCTGACCTCTCGGAGATTCGTGGTGAGAAGCGTGGTCGTAAAGGTCGTAAGCCAGGTATCAAACCAAAAGGCCGCTTGGCACGTGCGGGTAGCTGGATTGGTAAGAAGCTCGGTAAGATTCCAGGTGTGGGTGCGATAGGTCGTGGTATCGGTTATGCAGCGCCTCTTGTAGGTGGTGCACTATGGTCAGGTGCTGCGGCGATTGGTTCGGGCTTGGCAACTGCTGGTACAGCGGTCGTCAGTGCGCTGGGTCTTCCATTGATCTTGGGTGCAGCGGCGGTGGCGGGTATCGGTTACCTCGGTTATCGGTATTACAAGTCCTCTCAAGCGAAGAAATTCCCTCTGCTCTATCTGCGGATGACGCAGTACGGTGTAGCACCTACCAATCAGGAACGCGTCGAGAAGATTATTCAACTGGAATCCCTCTGTCGCTCTGGTGTTGATATTGGCCGAGACGGGACGGCTCAGTTGGATCCTTCGAAGATCGACATCCAAGCAGTATTGAAAGTGTTCAGTATCAGTGACCCTGATCAGCAGGAAAGTATGTTCCGGTGGATGTCTAGCCGATTCCGTCCTGTGTTCCTGGCTCACTGTACCGCGATGCAACGTATCCGTCAGACGGCCGAACTATCATCTGCTGACCAAGGGATTGGTAACGGGGATCTGGATTCATTCTTGAACGTGGTTGACCTGGGTAACATGCAGGACATCTACAACGACACCAGCACGTCGCCATTCGACTCCTCACTGGACACAGATGCTGACGATGTAGCTGATGCGGTCAAGATGGTTCGTAGTCGCCGTGAAGACAAACAGACAGATGAGATTGCCAACGTTGCAGGTGCGGTAGCAGCAGGTAGTGTCGAAGTTGCTGCACGTAACGCTACTGTAGGTGTTTCACGAGATGGAACAGGTAGCGCAGCTGAAATTGCTAAAGGTCTGGAAGTTGCCGCGGCAGCAGCGAGTTCGATTCCAGGAGCAGTGTACGGTGGTGTGGCTCCAGCGGTGTCTCAGCTGAAGTCTTTGGATATCCCGACAGCGGTACGTTACAAGACGTACGGTTTGAAGGAAATGAACCTGAGCAAATGTCAACAGCTCCAGAAGGTTGAAGAAGTGTATTGGGGTACTATCCAGTACAGCGGTACTTCTAAAGCCGTCATGGGTGGTGACTCGGTTGCTCTGGAACAGAAAGTATCCGACATCTTCCGGCCGGCCGATGAGAATCAGAAAGCTGACATGCTGCGTTGGTTGAACTATCGTTTCATTCCAGTCATGTTGCAATACGCTATCTCGGTACGCCGCCGTTACAATGGCGATGCACGGGACGGTGCGCGTAACCTCACCGGTACTTTGATGCATGAAGTGCTCGATGAAGTAACACGGACAATGGCTGACACCATGATGGGTCAAACCAGCGTGTGGACGATCACCAACTCCCCTTGGCCTGGTTTCGAACTGGAGACACTTCCAGGATCGGTCAAAGCTTATCTAGACGTATTGGATCAGCAAGACGAAAACAAGGTCATGAATGTCCAAGGGTTGGCAACTGCTAAACGTATCGCCGGGGCTGAAGCCAGTTACGGCACTACGTTGACCAACACGGCGCTGGGTAACCAGCGTTCATCGTCGGTCAGTCCAGGTGTGGGTCAGACAGGTCCTACGCTTGCAAACTACGGGAAGATCTACAGTGGTAAGCAAGTAGCAGGCGGTGCTCCAGGTGAAACCTCCAAAGGTGTAGCTGATGGGTCCCTGCTGATGGTAGGTCCTAAAGGCACCAAGGTGGAACATCCTGGCGGCGGTACGGGTGGTGACATTAACTCGTTACCGGATGCGAGCGGTAAGGGTTGGGGTGCCATGGGTCCGTTGATTCAGGCGGCAGCGAAGATGGTCGGTTTCGATCCGGTGATCGCTGGTAACGTGGCTGGTATTGAATCACGCTGGGACCCTAAAGCCTCGAGTGGTATTGCTAACGGTTTGTTCCAATTCATCGGCAGTACTTGGAGGTCGATGATAAAGAAATATGGAGCGACCTACGGCATCGACCCAAATACACCTCCTACAGATCCACGTGCTAACGCCATTCTCGGTGCGTGCTACCTGAAGGAGAACTACGAGGGTCTGTCCAAAACTCTAGGTGGCAGCGTTTCCGACCTTGACTTGTACATGGCTCACTTCTTGGGACTGGGTGGTGCGAAACGATTCTTGTCAGCGCCGAAGAATGTTCCAGCTCACACTGTGGTAGGTAACGGTCAAGCCGGGATGGCTAACGATGTGGTGAAGAATAACGCCTCGGTGTTCATTGGTAAAACTGGACCTCGTAGCGTTGGTGAAGTGTTGGGTGAAATGGATCGTCGGATGAACGACGTGCGCAAAACTGTAGGCGGTCCTCTGTCCCCAGTTGCTGCTACCGTTGCTGCTACCGATGTGCCAGCAGGTCCAACGCCTACCGATACGGCTCCAGCTAACCCTACGCCGGGAGGCGCTCTGGAAACACCTGAAGGTGGTGCGCAAGTTGTCGACGACGGCAGCGGTCCAGTTACCGTGAGTCAAGCCGTTGCTCAGACACCACCTACACCAATGGAAGTTGCCGCGGCAGCTAACGGCGGTGCATCGGGTACGCCAACAGGAGCGCCGCCTTCAGTGGGTGCTACAATGCCAGTCAGTGAAACAACGACAACTGGCAATGAACCTGTCATCCCTACCAGCATCGCAGGCGCCGCTGTACCAGCGCCTAGTCCTACCCGAAACATGGCAACGGTTGCACAGAACACGCAAGTGGCTCAACAGGCTAACACCTTTGACACCATCACGCCGATCTTGCAGAAACATCTGGAAGTCTCAATGTCCATGGATGAAACATTGCGTCAGATGCTCCGTAACCAGCTGCAAGCGTTGCAGAACAGTCCAGCGGCTAAACCGTTGGTGGCTGCTAATACTCCAGAGCCAATGCAACGTCAACCGATGGATACTCGTCGGACAAATGCTGTAACGTAAACCACAGATCGGGTGGGGTAACTCCCACCCGTTTCTTTCTCTTTGGGATGGACGTCCATATGGCACGTAAGTATTTGCTAGACCGCACATGGGCGGGACATGCATTCCTTGCACCTCCAAGTGCATTGTCCGATGCGGTGAACAATCGTCGACGCTACCACACGACAGCCACGCGGAAGTTTACCGACACCTCCATGGGTGGCCATTTTGCAATGAACCCCCTTTCACAGTTTACAGCTAACTGTGACCTGAAACACAAATCCATCTACAGTGGCTCCGATGGAGTCGGCCGTTGGTGGAGTGAAGTACTGGACGATAACTCGCAACTGATCCACATTCGTGCGGGTGTCCCTAAATTCAACTCGATGACAACCTTCTTCGGGAACTTCTACAACGTCTATGCAGGCTCTGTAGCAAGGACTGGTCGTGCACCGAGTATCTGGTTTGAAGTCGGTCAAGTAGCAGGTGTTATCGGAACTCTTCCGTTCCAGCCGTTTATTCTGGCAGGATCGATGATCAACTTCTTCACCGGTATGCCTCGCTCCAAGTACTACTACCTCAAACCCACCATGTACCTCTATTGGTACGCGGTCAGTAACATGGTCAATGCACTGTTCGTTAACATGGGGATGAGTCCTCACTACGTCAACGATGAGCAGAAGCGTTACTTCGATCCATTGGCTGTACCTGATAAAGCCGACGGTGCGCAGATGCACCGAATCCTCGGTAACATCGTGATGGAAGACGGTGGTATCGATGTGTTCCGCATCAGCACTAAACCGCAACGTCTGGCTAACAAGTATCGTGAGATGCTCGACGCTAAACTTGCAGGGTTGACAAACGATCCAGCCAAGCGCGCTGAAGAGTTTGCCAAGATCATGTACGACGGTATTGATGCCGGTATCCAGGACTTGAAAGATCCAGGGGCAAGTCTCAAGGAATACGAGAAAGCCTACCTGGCACTTTCAGGTAAATACGACACGAAGAAACCAAGCACACCCGATGAAGACACCACTGAAGAAAGCTGGGTCAGTGAGATGGTTCAGCAAGGTAAAGCTGAAGCCAGGATGGGTGCTGACTTTGTAACCTTCCGTGTAAACCACACGGGGACGCAAAGTGAAAGCTTCAATAACAGCGCTACTGAATCCAGTATTCAGTCCACCATCAACGGGGCGTCTGCAAAGGCGCGTATGGCACGTTTCAACTTTGCCGATGGTAACATCGGTGGACCGGTACAAGCCATCGTAGGTGCAGCCACAGACATCATGAACGGCGTTCTACAAGCTGCTCAGGTCGAAGGCTTCATGGCGGTGGCAGGTGGTGCATTTGCTGACATCCAGAAACTGTACGAATCCTCTTCAGCTGACCTTAACCGGACCAGCTTTACGATTCCACTCAGAGCGTGGGCAGCTGATGACTGGGTGAGGATGAAAAACATCTTCTTGCCATTGTCCGCTATCTTGGCACTGGGTCTACCTCGTGCGACAGGCCGGGCTAGTTACGATGGTCCGTTCTTGCTGGAAGTGTTCAACCAAGGTCGTACTCAAATCCGTGAAGGGATGGTTGAATCCATTTCCATCGAACGGGGGGTGGGCGATGTAGGTTGGGCTAAGGGTGGTAAGTGCTTGGGTATCGATGTGACAGTGACGATTGTGGATCTGTCTACCATCATGTCCATGCCAATCAACCCTGGCTTCAGTAACGTACAGGGTGCGTTCACGTTAGCAGAACAAGCGCTGCGTGGTGGTAACTTGGGTAACAACAGTGTGGTGAGTGCACTTGCAGCCTCGACGTACAGTGAGGACAACAAGTATACGGACTACCTGGCGACCTTGGCGAGTATTCCTTTGGAGACTCAGATCAACGTCACCCGTAAATGGCAGCTTAACATGGCGCGTAGCCGTGCTGAGTTCAATCAATGGAAATCGGCAGCGCGTGTTGCGTCTGGTTTGATGAGCGGTATGACAGGGGACTTGATTAAAGCGTTGTCCCTACCTACCGATCGGCCATAAACGACATACAGCCCCGGCCAAGGCCGGGGCTGTATGCTGTCAGGGAATGTAAGCGTCTGGGTACAAACCTTTGATGATTGAATTGATGTTGTTACGTGGATACTTTGCAGCGGCCAACGTTAACGTGCGTTCAGGCGCTGCCATCAGCATCAAGGTCTTTGCATCAGGACTACAGACTGTAAACGGTTCCAGGTTCTTGATGTAAGCACCATTGCGCAAGGACTCAGACCAATGAGCATCAATGCGAGTCAGTAACGCAAGCAGTTCGATGCGTTTGGCAGGATAGGTATCAACGGTATCCAGCGTACCAAAGAAGAAGCTTGACAGTGTACGGTTGATTGCGTCCGGGTTCTGTTCAAGGAAAGCGGTCAGACCAATCACATCAATGATCTTGTTGGTCATGACCAAGTCAGAACCATTGACAGCTGAGGTCGACAAGTAAGCGAGTGCGTTAGCCTTGACCGTCTCATTCTGGATCTGATCGATAACATCATCCATCAGTTCAGGAATACCAAACGACATCAACTCTTTAAGGATACCCCCAAAGATCGCACTCTCGGCACCGATGTTCACGACCTTCAGTAGATCGCTGTTACCGGTTAACTCAGCCAAGAACTCCGCAGAGTCCTGAGCGTTGGAAATGTTAGCCACGCTGAGGATCAGCTGAGCGTTATTGTAGACGACACCCATCGTGTCGCCAACACCGTCCGGCAGAAAGCCTGCAATGGTGTTCTTAAGCGTTCCGCCCAGTTGACCTAAGAGACTAGGCAGGGACGAACCTAACGCGCTCAGGGAGCGTTCCAGCATGTCTGCCTTACTGATGGTCCCGGCTTTGGCTGCTAAGACTACGGCGGCCAGTTCACGGATAGAACCTTTGTTAGCGTACAACCCACTGACTGCATCACCGTAGATACCTTTGGCACTGTCAAACAAACTGTTGCGAGTTTCGGCTGTGGAGACTTTGTAGGCGTCCTCCACCACCATGGCATCTTTCGCGCTGCCTTGAAACACTGTAGAAGCCAGACGACTTGCCATGATTACCTCAGAATTCGATTGTTAAGACACATCATAAACAAAAAAAAGAAGTGTAGCTCCGACGGGTTTCCCCGTCGGATTGAACATTACTCTTTAGTCCGCCATTCTCCACGCAACTCTGTGAAGAACTCAGTCAGCCATTTCACGTTCTTTGGTTCAATCACTTTGGGCGCAATACCGGGTTTGTTACTGCCGTAGAAGTAGTAATGTTCAAACGGCAAAGTCGAGTTGATGAACAACTCATGTAACTCTGGATGTGATTGGATCTTGTTACGCAGCGCGATCTTGAATTGCTCTTCGAAGTCATCCATCCAAACGACTTCCAATGTTACACCGAGCTTCTTCGCATCAAAGCCAGTCAACGCACGCAGGTTCTCATACTTGCAACCGGTTCGCATGTAATACCACAAACCTTCAGCGCAGCGGAACATGCCGTACTTGGGATGCGTTACAGGGATATCTGCCAGGTTAGTCAGCAGGCGACCTAGGCGAGTCTTACCCTTGGTGTATGTGTTAATGTGGGTAATCCCATCTTCTTCCGGGTTGAGTACTTTGACAGGTTCACTCATCATCATCGTCCAAGTTCAATGTCAGCTGATTTGGGTCCAGTTCTTCATCCTCATCGTGCGCTTCGATAGCTTGTTGTAAAGCCAACATCTCGGCGAGACGATTACGAATCTTAACCTTGTGCGTATGTGTTCGCCCATCCCTGTACGTCAGCTCGATGATGATCGTGTAACTCTCAGGACCCATCAGCTGGAGGGATGTGTTGAAACGTTTCCAAGGTAACGTGTCCTTGGCCAAAGCTCGAACCAAGTTACTCTTTTCCTGATTGACCTTGATCAGATCAACCTCACCTCTGGAGTTGGTGTATAGCCTTCGATAGTACATATCGAGCCTACGGTCCCATTCACTGGGATTCACGCCATGGGCGAGCATGATATCTCGGAACAGATAGGCTAACTCATTTTCAGCTTCACTCCTTTTCTTCTCAGGATCGAGCAATAACTCTCGGAAGGTCGACTTGTTGTTCATTACGTATCCTTTAGCGTGTCCGAACTTACACACATAGGTGACGGTTCGGCAATTAGGACAAACGGGTTTATTACTCGGGTTTACTCAGAGCGATCGATGCCGTTAACACTTCTACAATATCACTCACCACCTGAAAGAATTCACGCTTCATGTAGTGATAGTAGAGGTGACGGTCATTGATATCCTGAGACTCAATTAGGTGATGTATGACTGAGACCTTTTCGACTAACTTATCGTGCACCTGTTGTGGCGAGCGATAGCCATTACGCCTGTCGAAGTAGAACTCAGCCAGACTTAGTAACTTCTTGTCACGATTACGCGCACCCCACCATTCGGGAGGATCGCCCTGAATATCTATGCAACTGAGCATGGTTTCAATGCGTCTGAATAACTGATGCATACTTGACGTTGTGACTTCCACTTCAACGTCCATGTAACGAATGCCCAACTCACCTATTTGTAAACCGCGCGCATAGTCTGCCATGGCGTACATTCGTGCCCAGATTTCTTCCGGCCAGACCGGTTCAGAGGGGACGGTAACTTCCTCTGGAAACCAGCGCCGAAACAATCGTTTGAGAAACATACCCACTCCTTAGGAGAATAGCAATGGAAAGTAATCGAGAAGATATCAGAACTGTACAACCTAATTCCACAGAACCGGGTGACGTTGTCAACTTTACCCAACACATGCGCTTTCGCATGTTTGACGAACTCACAGATAATGGCGTTAACCTGACCGCCAAGTTTGCTGAAGTCCGTCAACTGATCTGCGACATGGACAACGCGGCATTGACCACCCGTAAGCTCAACATCGAAGAGAAGGATGCGAACAACGGTAAACTGGCGTTGCAAGCATTTAAATCCATTCAGAACATGTTGGGTAACCGTGATCCGTTCATGGTCAGCGACGATGCACCACTACCTATCGCTGAGCGGGTAGACCGCATCGAACCCGATAACTTCCGACTGCCTCATGTAGACCTGCTGCAAGGCGAAGATGCTCAGGGTGAGCAACCTCTGTCTATCCATCACTACGTCCCTTCAGACGATTGAGTACGAGCCCGGATGATCTCCTCACGCACCAGCGGGTTGTAGCAGGCTTTCTCAGCTTCTACATATTGCAGTGCCAGAAACTTTACCAGGATAGCCGAGCGGCATAAAAACGGATCTCGGATTTCCTGGGTAGGTGCAGGTACTACACCGCTGGTTGAGATCATGGGTGTGATCATGACAGTGGTCGGTAAAGGATGTTTGATCAACGCCTCTTGATGAGGGATCAACCAATCCTCGTGATTGTAGTAAGCCAACATCTCGTAGGAGTTATCGACGTACGTCGGGTTCAGCGCTTCAGGTGAAAGTCTGACGACGTTGACATTAACCGGAGCCGGTAAATAATGCGCAACCGCTCGGCGAATCGTTTCAGCAGATTCATCGGCGAGATCGTAGGGGTAGAGGTTGATGTCGACTTCAAGGTCTTCGATCAATACACCTCGATCCTTGTTCTCCAGGCCGTGTAAGACGTCCTGACGCAGGTGGTAGACGAAGTCTGTCATACGTGAGTGATACAGCGTTTCTTCGTCACGTTTGGCATACAGGTCTTTGTACACCGCACGGTCAATTAGACCGTTGGTGAGGAGGTCAAAATTATCGTGATGTCGTTGTCGATACAAATTAGACCCAACCAGCGTATCGGCGATTGTCTCGTCGATACGCTTGATTGTGCCGTATCTGGTATCGAGCAGTAAGTCCACATCGACTAATGCTCGTTGCCTCATGCTTCTTCACCCTTAGGAGGAGTCGTAAGGTTTGCGCCGGAACGCATGTTCTTTGGTAGGACCGTATCCAACCGTTGCACAATGTCAGACATTGACAACAGGTAGAGAAAGACCAACCATGGATTGAGTGTCAACACTTCCTTGTAATCCGTATTCTTGGCTGAGAACGTTCTGATCTCGTCAGGTAATGAAGCTGACGATGAACCCCACGACAGACTGGCTGCCATGTTCTCGTAGAACGAGGCGGGTAACGGTCCAGCACGTAAGCAGAACTCACCGACCATGGACATCAGTGTTTCCATTTCAATCCCTTGGGACTCAAGTCTTGCCCAAACTTTTGCAGCTGAAGTATTGGAGTGAAGTGTAGTCCGCCAAACAATGGAGAACCGCGCTTCCATACCAAGCTTCAAGATAGCCGCCCCACGTACAGCGTGGATCACCTGACGCATGGCGATATCTTCAGCGAGTTGAATCAACTCGACGTTACTTAGTGGCTCTGGCATCATCTGGTACCGGTGTGCTCGGATCGAGGTTATTGCCGATGTGGATGCAGTTGAAGAACACCGCAGCTGTCTCGACAGACTTGGCGATACCCAACCCCAAGAGGTCGGACATATTCACTTCACCTTGTTCAGTCAGCAAGCGTTTGAACTCCCGATACGCTGCGTTATCGCCACCGCGTACTTTAAGGAACTCCAGCAACGTATTGTCCAACCGACGAGACGAAAGCGACACGTGCTCAGGCGCAGAGATACGGCTACCTTTAGAATCATTGGTAGGCTGACCCGTGAGATCGTTGATCCGTTGGTTGTGCTCAGGAATCGAGCGCTTCTTAGGGATCGTCTGCGCTTGACGACGTACAGCCATGTCGTATACCGGATAAGGGTGAGGCGTCACGTACTGCAAACCACTGGCGCCGTCCGTCATGATTAGACGGTGCTCAAGACTCCTCCCCAAAGCTCGAGCCAGGCCATAGTTGCGTGCAATAGAAACCCTGTGTTTACCCAGGTTTGGCATGTAGAAAGGAAGACACTCACGCTGAGCGATTTCCTCAGGAGTCTTCGCCGGAGCGAACTTCCTGATTTGTGCCTCAAACTCTTCGTCCGACATTGCGTCGAATTGCTTCTTCAGAAGCTCAACGTTAGTTTTGTCTTCCGGTACGATCTTGCCGATGTTCTCCAAGATGAATGCCGTGACTTGCTTACGTTTAGCGTTCATCTTGGATTACTCCTGAGCAGGCAGATCGAACCGCAGAAGGGTCGGCAGGGCGTGAGACTTGAAATACTTGAGCCAAGTATCAGGCGCCAAGTTGTCCATCAGGCAGCCACGCTCATCGACAGTCGAAACTGGCGCTGTAGCGAGGACTGCACGAAAATAACGGTTGAGGAGTTTGACTTCTTCTTCGTCAGTCGAGGAAGTGCCATTGAAGCCATGCTTGAAGTTCTCGGCCAACTCAGGCTTTCGCTCTTCAAGCAGGTTGTAGACCTTACCGGTCAGGGAGGTGGTAGACATGAACAGTTTCCTTATTTCTTAACGGGGATACTCCCTTGAGACTCGATCTCGGGTAGGCCCATTTCTTTGCGTGATTTTGGATACCAATACGGGTGATACTTACCCGTACGCATACGCAGCAGATCCATTGTACTGATAAATGGAATGCCTTCACCGGCAATGACCGGCATGAACCAATAACGAGTATCCAGGAGCAAATCCCAGTCGTAACCCATCCGTTTGATTTCTTCGTACAATTCGGTGGGATCGCATACCAGATCCTGATCGAACTCGTTCCAGTACGTGAACATCCAGTGCATGTTCACAAGATGGTAAGCAGCCGTGACGCACTTCTCGTTCTCGCGGAACTTCTGACGGATGTCTGTACGCTGCATTTTGACGTCAGGTGTGAATGCCAAACTATAGTTACGGTCGTTACCCACGATACCAAACCGACCGGCTTCGGCTTTCAAGTATTCGAAGTTGGACATGTAAGGCAGCAAGCCGTCTTTCTGCGAAATCACCAGCGGCAGTGCGACGTTAGAGATACCGAACTTACCCCGCATATTGGTCAGCTTGATTTCCATCAAGTCGTTCTGACCGTCTTCATCACCTGGGGTGTATGGGTATTGCGGTTTGGCGTCCTTACCGGTGCCGTTGATCATCGTCGACATACCGGTCACGACGTAACAGTTGCCGGTCTGGAAGCTGAAGTTCTCAGGTACACGTTTGAGTTTGACTTCCCCTTTGAGGAACTTCAAAGTCTTGACGTTTGGTTTGTGCGGATCGAGCTGATACGCCTGACCGACGTGAGCGGTGGCCAACAGATAGATTGCAGAAGAAGCGCACAGATCAGGGATTTGCTCAACCATTTGGCTCTTGCCGCTGTTGACACGCATGGCCAGCATGTTCAGGTCTTTGTGGCCTACCTTACCTTCTGTCAGCATGGTCTCAGCGTTTTCAGCTTTAAGGCCAGAGAACGAATCCCAGAATTCCAACACTGGATTGTAATAGGCATAAAGCCCACCGGTGCCTGGGTGGAGGATTTCCAGGTCAATCTTCTTCTCGGACTTCTTACGTTCCTTGGAGAAACCTTTGATCAGCTCCATCAACTCAGTCCCGTCATAATCCACCGAACGGGTGAAGAACATACGGCCAGCATCCATCAGGTTCTCAGGTACACGGTTGTACGCGCTGCGTACACCCATGGCCATCCGAGTCATACGCTCGACGCGCTCGATCACCATCGTGGTTTCGGTGTCGTGCACATGCAGAGTGGAATCAGGAAACGCTCGCAACACCGCGCCAGAGCAGAACGCAGCGATGGTGGACTTGAACATGTTTGGCAATGCAGCAATTGCCCAGAAGAGTGCGAAGCCACCGTTCAGGATCTTCTGTCCTTTGTGACCATCTACCCAGTTACCGGCAGAGATGTCGAGAATCGTGCCCGTGTTAGGCATTGGGTAAAACGGGTCAGCTTTCTTCTTGAAAAGATCTGCGTAACTCACTGGGCGGTACTCCGGGAAAATTGTTTACACAGGATATAGCTACCTGGTAATTAAATAGCATCTGCTATGGGTTTATCTATTCTTAACATCGTTGGAGTCTTAAGTATGTCGCAACGTCCGAGTATCCTCAATGAAGCCGCAGAACAGGAGGCGAGTACCCTTGAGTTCCTCGTGGCTCGCGGCAGCCTGATCTCCACCGAATCCAGGGGCCTTGCGTTCGTGGATTCCATCAAATCCTCGTTCACTGACTTTGTCGCTCGACTGGGTCTTTTCGTCAATGGTCTTAAGGTGGGTAACTTCACTCCCCGTCAGATCAAAGCCACGATCATGCTCAAGGCAGTGACTGCGCGTTCTTACCAAGAGAACCGCAACCTGTACGTCAGCATCCAACCTGGCTTTGAAGGTAAGTGGTTGCCGTACCTGAAGTATCTGGCGAACACCATCCTGCCGAAAGTGGAAACCATCGACGCCACCTTGAAAGTGGCGATCACCAAGCTGGCTACCATCATCAATGAACCTGACCGGCTGCAAGCTCAATCAGGTATCCGCGATCTGGAAAGAAGCTTGTCCATGGTCAGCCAGGATGACTATCAGGGCATGCAGTCTTTCTTCGGCAAAGGTACCAAAGCTCAGGCGCCGTTGGGCAGTGTGGTCGACCGTAACGCTGACCTGATCGATGCGTACACCCTGATCGACAAGCTGAATAACAGCCTGGGTGCGATCGACTTCACGAAGGTACAGTCGCAGCTGGACCGCTTGACTGAACTCACTGCCAACCTCAAAGAGGTGTTGGAAAGTGAAGAGAACCGTCAACTGTCCGGTACCGTAACCGCTCAGCTCTCCGAACTGTTCTACAAGCTCGGCGTGACACTGACCGCAGGTGCCGTATTGCGCGATGCAGTGCAGCAGCAAACTGAAGCAATGAGTCTGACAGCCGACAGCTTGGCTGAACAGATTAAGTGACGACAGGGCATACATGGGAGGTGGCTTTGTCCACCTCCCATGTATGTTGTTTTATCCTGCAAGCACGCAATCGAAGACTGCTTTCACATCCTGTCGAATTGCATCTCCTGCATCGTATTTAACCCAGCTTGGTGCCTGTTCGATCACTTCGTTAATGCACGCTTCAGCCGACTGCTGCCCCGACGCATACTTTTTAAAGATATCCGCCAGAGTGACATGATCCCAAATCATTCCTGAGATGGCTGCTGGGAAAAGAAGCGCATTCCCACCGTAAGCGAGACCGAACTTTTGATTGACCACGGTGAGGTGGTCTCGGGTTGGATTTTTTATATCGACCATCTTGAAGTATAAAGACGCAACGAAGATCATTCGTTTAATACTTAACCTCTTGCTGGGCAATACCTTTACGGGCGCTTCTTGGTTCTGACTGCCGGACATCTGAGTGGCAGTCTGTATCTTGATGGCGCTCATAGAGAACCCTCTACGATCGGTTTAAGTTATTGCTTGGTCCTGAAAAAGATGTTGGCTTCTGTTCTAGCCCACAGACCCACGTCTCCCGACGTCAGTTCTATCAAAGTCGCGTAACGACCCACGTTATCAGATTCACGCCACGTAACAACCTTTACCGATTTGATATCTTCGGAAAGCGCGGCCAACTGATTGCGTGAGAGTATATCGCCACCCAGGATCAAACGGACCTTGTCGATGAACGGTTTAGGCTCACCGCTTTCTTTTTCCAGATTGAATGTCACATCGAAATCCATGTACTTGACAATCTGGTTTATCGTTGCTTTGAGTTTGCGAACGGGCTTCTTACCCCCTTGCTCCTCATACAGTAAGTCCGTGATATCAGTCACACTGTAGTACGGATCACCCTTCTGCACTTCGGTCAGTACGCGGGTTAAACTCTTCCACTGACCGACCCCACGGAAACCAAGACCTGTAGGTCGAAGCTCCACCATGATCTCGTTGTCGCGAGCATCAAGCAGGTCAATCTGTTTGTGTTGCGAATACATGAAGGTGGTGTTGTAGTCAGACAACTCCTTGTAGACCTTCGGGGAGAAGATCATGTCCAAGTGAGCAATCACGATCGCGCCGCGTTTGCGAGGATCTTTACTCATCGCATTCAAACGCAGGCATTCCATGACAGGATCTGGATCGTTAACCATGACCACACCCAGGAAGTTATCTGCATAGCGCTTGCCGTACAGATCGTCTTCCTTGTCTTTGGTACCGTGAGCACCGACGTAGTAGATGTGAGCACCTGTATCGCTACGGAACTGGTCATCCACTGTCGAGAAATACCAACGCGGTGATTGCAGAATGCGGGGCGCTGTGTTCTTGATACCCCAGTAGCCTTGTGCCGCATTCACTTTGGTCACAACCGTTGGATCGTCGTTGCGTGCCAACACCTTACCTTTCCAGGCCAGCGCATCAGCTGCGGTGTTGCCCGGCTCGCCTTCATGACTCTTCACCCAGTCCAGAGTGAAGTCAACCGATGTCTTCAGATGAGCTACTACTTCACCAACCTTCTCCCAGGTTGGACGGTACTTGACTGGCTCACCTTTCTTGTTGAGCCAGTTGTTCCCAGGCCACTTGGGTAAGTGATCGTTGGTACCTTGTACAACAAAACGTGAATCCGTGAGGATCAGGACTTTCTTGATGTGCGGATTGTCCTTGAGCCACGTCACAGCGTCGAGCAAAGCATGTAGCTCTACTTCATTGCTGCTGCGAGCGTCTTTCTTACCGGCGACAATGTCGACGTATTCAACCACGGTGACCTTGTTACCAATCCGTTCACCGAACATGTAACCTTTGTCGGTGGGAATGGCTTTAGGGTTACCGGTACCTTTTTTGGGTTCATCGTCCAGATACGTGTAGCCGTGGACTCCCCATCCACTGATCTTGCTGTCCGGCTGAAAACCTCCATCGCAATAGAGGATAGCGCTGGTTGCGGTTACGACTTCAGAAGACATCTCGATTCCCTTGATAATGGCGCTTAGAGCATTGGTGGATCTGGTGTTTTTTGACACACGTCACTCAAGGGTACACAGAAACTGTTCCTGCAATCGTGTTAGCTCAGCGCGAAGTAACGCGTTATTGTCCAACACTGCGTCCACTACCGCATGGTCATCTGTTGGGTTGACCTTGGATAAATCAGGCCCAGCGGGTTGCTGATATGCACGCATCGCGGCTACCTCCAACTTCTTGCACTCTTTAGCAGTCGTCTGTTTAGGCTTCTGCGCAAGAGTGGGTATGTTAGGTGGGTTGTCGCTCGTCCTGACCTCGGGTGCACGCGTACTGCCCGTATAGACGAAGATCGTCGTATTCGGAGTGAGTGGTTGGCATGACCCGAGGAGCATCAGTGGTAGTTGAATTAAAAAGCGCGGATTGATCATGACTTACTTACCGTCCTGTTCAAGCTTATTTAAACGCTGTTCGACGTAGGACTTTAAAGACCCTTGCGGATCCTTAGGCTTGATACTAGGCCTAGTCGGTCTGGTGGGTGGTCTGTCTGGTTTTACAGGAATAGGTTCGGGAGTGTGAGAGGTAGGCTCAGGTGCAGTTGGCTTAACCACAGGCTGAGGTTCCACCGCCAATGGCGTTGGGTACCTTTCACGAAACTTCTTTAACTCTTCAGCTTGCACCTCTATCGTGTGCTTTTGATCCTCGACGATTTTAGCCGTGTGTCCAGCATCCTGGGTCAGTCGGTTAACTTCATCAAAGTTCTTATCGGCCAGATTAGCCGTGTACACAAACAAGGCAAAAAGAGCGAGCAGACAGCCACTGAGGAACGTGGCCACTACGTTCTCAGCAATAAGATCCCGGAACCCCTTGTCCTTTAGCAAGATCTCTTTTAAGAACGGCCAAAGAGATTTCACTATGAGCATCAAGGTAGAAGACACTTTGAATCCCTCGATCATTCTCGAAAAATAATATAGTTTAGGACTGTCCGGTGTATATTTATACTCTGGTTAACATCATACCTTTTGCCGCTCGTTCGTTGAGGTGTACATAGTGAATATTTTAAAAGCGTTTGCTCAGATCGGGCCGCTGGTTGACAACACCCTTGGCGTCATTGCACCGATCGGCGAATTGTCTGATTGGTCCAAGTCGTTTGCGCGTGAAAAGACCCAGCACGTACACTCCGAATTCCCAGGTGAGACGCTGATCAGCTTCTCTTACCGTAAGAATGAAGTGGCGACACAGCTTGATGATGCAACCGCCTATCAAGTGCTCAAAGCCGTCAACTGGGTTTACACTCAGGCCAAGGCTGGTAAGTTCACCGATCAGAAAGATTCCTTGCAGCAAGCGTTCATTGCAGCCTGGGGTACCAGTTACGATTTCATTGATTCGGGTCGTCAGATTCAGTTCGGTGCGTTCTTTGCGCCGGAGTACATCGAGATCTCCCCGTATCAGAAGTCGGGTACCGATACCTGGAAGATCTGGTTTGCCGATGACTCGTTCGCTAACCAGTTTGATGAGTTTGCCATTCTGGTGGTGTCCCCGGTATTGCCGGTAGACAAGTTCGTTGATGATTACAATGATGTCGATGCATTGATCAAAGCGGTTGACCAGACTGAAGTGTTCTCACGCATCAACGGTGCCCGTGGTGTGTTCCCAGAAACCGTCATGCGTAACGACGTTTTCACCTGGCAGGACCGTAACGACAAGACGTTGACCATTGACACCAACTGGATCACGATCATCTACGGCGCTGCCGGCGATAACCTCGACTCGGTCAAAGAAGCGATCCGTAACGAGATCCTGAAGAACTCCACACACACCCGTGATGAATGGGCGGAGATCTTCCCTGACCTTTTTACGTCAACGGAGTACATCATCACACCGATGTGGGATGACTTCGGCATTCCTAACGAGATCCGTGACACCGGTTACTTCTCTGGCATCACCTCCACTGTGAAGGCAATGGATCTGTGCGGTAAGACGGCAAAGGGTGTCAAGTACACTCAAGCGCATGTCAACGCAAAGCTGTGCATCGTACCTTCACAGTTCCGCTCCCTGATGTTAGGGATTGTGGGTGGTCCTGAAAACCGTGACGGCATCGACATGTTTAACGAGGAGTTCCCGGACTACCTCAACGTGCCGACCACCTCGGTCGACTTCTGGCGCATGAGCGATGACACGCGTGAGTTCATCATGATGTTGGCTGAGATGCTGATGATTGCTGAAGAGATGACGCCTAACACCGGCGTGCCGAAGAACTACAACCGCTTGACGCGGGACGGTGTTGTCTACGTAGCCCGGAGCTTTAACAAGTTCCTCTACTTGGTCGCTACCAAGTACAGCGTTGATGCACTTACGCAAGGGGCGTAATCCATGGCTAACATCGTGCCTCCAATTGGCTCGAAGGGTCTGTTCCTATTAAGGATTCCTTTCGTTGCCAATCCGAGCATCATCTACCACGTGGGAGCGATTCGTTCTTTTGAAGAGTTGATCTCTCGTGGCATTGATCCGGTCAAGCTTGTTTATACACCCGCTGGTCTGACTGATGCGTCTTACGCTGAAGACGCTGCTGCGGGTGCGTTGATCCTCACGCTGCTGTCCGATACCCTCAAACCTCTGTACGTCCCAACTACCTACGTAGACTCCTATCCTAACATGGGTGTGGTGCCGCACAGTTGGTTGGTGGCTACAGTGGATTGTGGGATCTTACCGGATACTTACGATACGACTCGCCTGACTCAGGCGATTCAGCGTGCAGTGTCTGAAGACATCGGCGTTGGGTCAACAGTGTTCATCGCTCGCGCTCCTACGACCGATGCTATCACTCAAGATCAGTACGTACAGAACCTGGCTGCTCGTAACGCAGCGATCAAGAACCGTACGACCGACTTCGTGCTTTTACAGACGGCTCGCTCAGACATTGCTAACCTGACCCAATCCAACCAGGCGTTGGTGGATCTGGTTCAACAACTGCAAGCGCGCATCGCTGAACTTGAAGGCAGTGCACCTGGGACGTAACAGCACAAAAAAAGAAGTGTACAGGGAGAGGCGTGAGCCTCTCCCTGTATGCCGCTCACTGATTAACGATGTAAGTTCTCAAGCGTTCGATGTCGATTAGGTCTTGTGCCTTCTTGGTTTGCTTACGATCAGGGTGCGTCGACAAGAAGCGTTTAGATTCTAACAGCAACATGGGGCTGTACACGCGCACCCCTTCGATGTAAACGCAATCTTGCGAAGTGGATCGATGCACCGAGATGAACCCGTTGTAATCCATGCACTCACCGATAGGCGTGGTGTGGATCGGATACTCATTAACTTTGAACAACTGATAACGCCATTCAGGAATATCCAGATCCAGATCACTGGTCTCATCACGTAGACCCATCATCACTAACGCGCCACCGAACCCCAACGCAACTTCTTCCACACGTAGCCCTGTATCCTTTAAGAATTTCAAGTACATCACTTTGAGTTCATGCTTATTCACAGCGTACCCTCCACGGGTTTGGTATTGAGGTTCGATAAGAGAATGTGTGATTGTAAGTTAGTTGGGTAGCATACAGGGCGGGTTTCCCCGCCCTGTATGCTAAGCGAACTCCACGTGTTGATTGTAAGCATGCGGGTAGTTGATATTACGATCATCGAGAATGATGGTCTGTGACATTGGGAAAGACGTCTGTCCATCCAACGAGTGACTGATCATCAACACCTGAGAGAACCGAGCATCGTCTACCAGATCCTTGATCAACGGAATCAGGTTGTGACGGTGCGCTTCATCAAAGGTTGAACCGAACTCATCCAGGAACAACGGATAGTCGGTCAGGTTCATGCAGTAGTAACCTGTCCAACGAAACGCCTGATCAACGACGTCCTTAACTGAACTGCTACCCACGGCAATGTCTGCACGTTCTTTACCGTCGACCACTACGGGAAGTTTGTAGTCCATCTCGGTATCTTCAGGATCACCTGACTTGATGAACAACGGATATCCCCACACGCGTTTGATCATCTGGTTAACCGCACCCACAATCGATGACATCTGCGCAGTGATCTGCTCTGCAATCAACCCAGTCTTGGGAGACAAAGCTTCTACCAGAACACGACGTGACTCTTCCTCAATCCGTGCTCTCTTGACCTGGGCTTCCAAGTCCTGGACGATATTAAGGTTCTGATCATTCTCTGCCAACGCTGATTCAAGAACACCCATGGTAACTTTGGTCTTCTTGATCATTTCATCGACCATCAAGTCACCTTGATGATTGCAGTAGTTGATCATCTCACATCGTAAGTTCTCGTACAGTTGCTCAGAGCGTTCAAACAGGTCGATGTACTTCTGCCAACTCAACAATGCCTTATCCAGACCTTGTTTACGGCCGCTGGCTTTCTGATGGACCAGGTACAAGGCGTTGTAATCTTCAAGCGCTGCTTTGTAGTCTTCGATCACTTGCACGGTTTGGCCAGCTTCGGCTTTTACCTGATCGAGCCGTGACTTCAACGTGTCATATTGACGCTGCTTCTGATCGCGGTCTTCCTGACGGTCACAGTCCTTAGCGAACAGGGCTATCTTCTCGTTCAAGCCACGACCCAGCTTTGTCCAGCCGAATGTGTCCAGGTATTGAAACAACCCAGGACACACGTTCTGGTAACGTTCACGCACTTGATCCAGTTCGGCATAAACCGAAGCAATGTGCGCAGTGCTTTGAAACTCTTCGTCGATGTGATCGACTTCAGCTTCCAGCTCATTGATCAGCGCTTGACCTTTCCCCATGCGAGATTCCAGTTCTTCAAGCTTACCGGGTTCGATACCGGGTTTGAACTCAGTCTTGCAGGAAGGGCAGGACACCACTTCACATTGATGGATCTGATGGATCTGTCGAGTGAAGTCTTCCACCGCACCCATGTAGCGACCCAACATCAACTTACGCTCCAGGAGACGGTTGTTAACCTCCATGACGTCGTTGTTGGTCTTACGTACCGCACCGAGTTTACCAATGATCGGACGTAGCTCGTTGATGACCTTCTGATGGTCACGCAAGAGACTTGGAGGTACTTCGCTCACTTGTGGTGGGATAGCGTCTAACATCGCCTTGATGGAGTCCATGGAAGCTTGTAGCTCTTCAGGACTGTATTGCCCCAATGCTTCCATCCGCTGCTTCTTATGCTCGCAATCGGACAGACGTTCACCGCGTGCCTTCAACTCACCTTGCAGTTGGTGTAGTGACATCTCGGCATTAGCACGCAGATTGACCAGACCTTCCAGATCACCGACGTTCTCGGTGTACGGATACTCGGTCATGATAAAGTGGCTGAGTTGATCCAACGAAGTCTCAACTAATTGAGCCAGGTCTTCATCGCTCAATGCACTTTGCCCATGGCGTGGTTCACGCATCAACAGCTCAAGTGTTTCATGAGCCTCATCAGCCTTTATACGCATGGCTGTGATATCAACCGGATCCATCAGACGCTGACGTGCATCATTCAACTGTTTGGTGAGGTAGGTTGCGATGTTGTTGTTTGCCGTGAGTTCACGTTTGAAACGATTGTAGACCGAGAACGCAAAGCTGAAGTCTACCGCTGAGAAACGGCTGATCCAGTCCTGACGCTGCTTGGAGTTCATGGTGGTGAACTTCACACGGCCAGTCAGGAATGCGTGGATGTCTTTGGTGTAGCCGAAGTACTCTTTGACCAACTCCAACTGCATCGTGACGTTACGACCTTTGTTCAGGTTTTCCCCGCCATCTACTATGAAAGAGTAAGAATTCTTCTCACCAAAGCGTGAGACGAGTTTGTAAACCCGGCCTTTATGACTGATGGTCTGCTCCAAGGAGCCAGGCTTGTCAAACCACTTCTCATCGGGTGGTAAAGGCGAGAATGCAATCTCGATGAGACTGGACTTACCACTTGAGTTGGTACCAAGAACCATCTGGGTCTTACTGGTAGGTCGGATGACAATCTCGTTCTTCCCGTTCAAGGAAGTTCGGTTACATCCCACCATCTTAATATATTCGAAAAACATCTCTGGATGACTCCTTGGTCATTCGGCTGTAACATTAGGCTACTTCGTTAAATTACACTCCAGGAGTCCCCATGGATGTTTCTGTTTTCAGACCTGTAGCGCTGGGCATGGTTGCGGAGAACAAGGATCTTCAATCTAAAGAGATCGCTTGGTTCCCCACTGAATGGTCGACCATGCGCGATGGTGAGGTCACCAGTAACCCGGAACAGATGCAATTTAAGACCAAGGACCTCAACGACGTTGAAGTTCAGGGCGGGATCATCAGTGATAACACCCTCAGAGCCTTTTGGCTACCAATGGGTAGTAATCGCCTGACAGCACCCGATGTGCGTCGTGGTGAGCGTATCCAGTTGTGGCAAGTGGCGGACAATGACAAGTATTACTGGTCCACGTTGGGGCTTGACGATAACCTGCGTAAGCTGGAAACCATCGTCTTCGGTATCAGCGCTACTAAGGACGAGAAGTCCACCGTTCTAAATACTGACAACATGTACTGGTTCGAATTCTCCAGTCATAGCAAGAAGTTGGCGTTCCGGTCGTGCAAGGCTAACGGTGAACCTTACCTGTACGAAATGTTCTTTGACTTCGCTGTAGGTGAGTTCACGCTGACTGACGACATTGGTAACTTCATCAATCTGGTCAGTAAGTTGAACCTGATTCATTTGCAGAACAGTAAAGGTACGTTCGTCAAGCTGGATCAGAAAGACATCAACATGTACGCCCCGCAAGACATCATGGCTAAAGCTGTGCGCGACATCAAGATCTCTGCGGGTAAACAACTGTTGATGGACGCTGGTACTCTGGCCAGTATTACGGTGGGTGGTACGAAGCAGACGTGGACTTCGGCACTCACTACTCTTAAAACACCTCGTTTCCAAGGGTCGACATAATGGTTGCTATTTCACTGGTTAGCGAATCGATCGCTGGTGGTGTCATCACAGGCCCTGGAGCTATCCCATGGACCATCTTCGGCAAACCTATCTCCTTGTTAGGGGACGGCGTTGCTGGGCACGGTACGGGCGCTCACGCAGGGCCTGTGATGGCTGAAGGATCTGGTTGGATGACATGGAACGGAATACCTGTGGTCCGAACGGGTAACCGGGCTACGTGTAGTCATGAAGCCAACGGTAATCCGTGGTTTGATCTACCTTTCTAACAGCATAGAGCCAGGAGGGTGACCTCCTGGCATTCTATTTTGTTTAGGCGCTCAAATACTCACGCCCCATCTCCAACAGATACCCTGCTGAATAGTAACCGGGACGAGACGAACGTTTAGCTTTGTTGAAGTAATGATCGTCAGTAATTGGCTTGGTGTCATGGACATAACGGGGAATCAGGTTGTCGTCCAGAGCAATCACGTAAACGCCATTCTCAGGTGTAGCCACGTACGGTGGAAGGAAACCATTCTCCAGTTGCAGAGGTAGGTCAGGCCGCTCGTATGAGTAGTACCGCCCTTGCAGCCCTGTCATCTCTGTGGCGTGACGTTCGTAATAGAAGTGGTCTGCCTCAAGCAGGATCAGGAATGTTTGCGACAGCTCCATGTAGGCACGGATAGATGCATCGGTCATGGCTTGGTCAAGGTCCAAGGCGCTGCCGTGACGTGGGTTACGCACCAACGTGGCTTCGAAGGTCCGCATGTCGATAAAAGGTTCGGCGTCAAAGTACCGATGAGCGAATGGAATCTTCCACCATTCGACCAGGATCGAATGATCGCCTGTCACGCGGTAACAGTCATCGGCAAAATGTAATACACCGCCAATTGACAACATTGCGATCTTGTTTGACAGATCGACATTGGGAAGAGAAATGGTGAACCCATTCTTCAGGGGCGCATCGGTAGCGAACGGTTTGAGCGAATCTCCTTTAATAGGAAAGAAGCTCAACTTGCCCACTTCCCGGAAACTGATCATGCCGATCGAGTTCTTGTTGGCATACCGCACTGACTGCCCTGCGTCCTTGACCCGAAGTCCACGTGTGGAATAATCAGTCAAGTGTAGAAGACCGTTGACGGAGATCAGGCAGCTTTCATAAAGCTCTTTGTACGTGATCCCATTCTTGGTCATCAGGATGTCAGTCAATTCTGAATCAGGTAGCTGCGAATCAGCTGCTGCCAAAGGATGTTGACGGTTCAAGTGATACCCTGCCATGAACGCATCGTTGTAACGAATCAGACTGACCGTCTTCTTCAAGACCGTGTCGGTTGTGGGGAGGGTTTTATTCCCCAATGCAAACAACCAGTCGTTCACCGTAATGTCGGGTCTGATGCTGTAGATCAAATCAGCGACAGTGGTGAGGTTCAAACCTACCTCGTGATTAATTGCAGGATGTTTCAACACCAACTGTACGGACATGTTCTGAGTGAGGAGGTCACGTACTGCGATGCCACCCACCTGCGTCTCGCTGAATCTTGCGTTTACGCCACGTGGGCAAACAATTGCTCTTACGCAGGTATACATACTGCACCTCATCGAAAAATGATATGCTCAGCGTCTTAGGTTATACACGCTGAGTCCCATATTTTAATGGAGACCTATGATGGCCACCACAGACGTAACAGCCTATCTTTATCCGCTTGACCTGACTGGGGCTGCGGCCACTAACAAAGTCGTAGGTGAAAAACAGACACTCAATCCACCGCCTGCACCTGAAGATAACGATGGAGAGATCAACTTCCATTTTGTCATCCCATTTGCTACACCGTTCTTCCGCGATTCGATGAAGATCAAACATACCACGACTGGGCGTATGTTGGTGCGTGGTACGGACTGGGCGCCAGGTCACCGTTTTATCCAGGCAAGCTTTGAAGTCGAGAACGTGAAGGGTGGTATCTACGCCAGTATTCTGTTCTACGACCGAGCGCTCGCTGGTCAGATCGAATTCACCGAATACCAAACACTTGGCGGTACCTGGACACTGGACGAGAACACGATCCTCGAGATCCTGTCGAATCGTTTGGTCGACCCACGTTCGGTCAGCTACGAGCTGGTCAGCGACAAGCCTGAAACGTTCCCACCTCTACCTCACGGCCACCCTGCGACTGACGTCACCGGGATGAATGAAGTCGTCATCGCCACGTACGACGTAGCGGCAGCGATTCGTGAGAAGACCCAGACGTTCCTGGATAACCCACCTATCCTGCTGTCGGAGTTCTACACCGCCGATGAAGTAGACGCGAAGTTGGAAGCGTTGGGCTTCGGCGTATCGGCTGACGATATCGAACATTTGGTCACCAGCATGACCGATTCCTACACAGCGGCAGGCGATCAGCTGGAAGCCATTTAAGTTTCTAAGGATCTCAACCATGAGTTTATCTGAACGTATTGCTGAGCAGAAAGCAGCAATCTCAAGATTGTTCACGCTGACGACTCAAGTTTGCAAGAGTAAGCGCAAGACCTCGACCTTGGCAGATGTTGCCTTGAAAGTGGGTAATCTGAATTTGAGTCAACTGACAGCCAGCGTCCGCGCCGTCACCGACACTCACGTCGCTAAGACGGGCGCAGCTCATGGTGAGACCGCAGCTCAGATTGGTGTTCAAAGCCTCACTGCATTCAATGCCTCGTTGAACACGCTGCTGCCTGAAGGCGTCGTTCCTGTCTCGCGGTATGGCAGCTCCGGTTACCTACCACCTGGGGTCTCGGGTTCGTTTGAATCAGGGACTACTGCCGTGGCCTATCGGGCAAGTGGCGGGTTTGTAGAAGACGACGGTACGTTGGTGTATCTGCGTAACGGTACGAATGGTTCGACTAAAGGTGTCTATTACGCTTACATGCGTGATGCGGCGTTGTATTCCGACCGTCAAAGTATCAAAACCAACCGTCGATACCAACCGTCATATTTCCCCGCAGGGTACACTGCGTCTGACATCATCGCCACCTCATCAACCGTGTTGATAGGTCGTCTGCAAAATGCTAACGGTGTGGCAGGCGACTTCTTCATGTCGCTCACCAACGGAACATACGACGACCGTTACCACACTGGTGGTATTTTGACTGCCGCACAGTACGCAGCGTTGGGTAACGGCATTGGCGAGGCCTTCGTCATTGGGGATACCGTTTATTTCTTCGGCGTGACCTACACCGCCGCAGGCAACACTGCAATTGAGTTCAACGTTTATACCGTGCCAGTAGCAACGCTGGCTGGTTTGAACGGCGGGAATGTTACCCTAACTAAAGTCACAGGGATTACAACCAAAGGCTTTAATGGAATCACATACACCAAAGACGCTATCCACCTGTGTGATATCGGCTCAAGTAACAATGCTGCGTTGAATCCCATGGTGTTGTGGTCAGGTTCGTTTACATCTTTGAACCTGTTCTATTACCAACCCCCTACTCTGGTCTCCGCTGCCAACGCCGCAGGGCTTATCCGCACCAAAATGTGGGCCACTTGTCGTTACGCCAGTGCGAATAACGCAATTGTTGCGACCTGGGCGGTGAGCTGGACTTACGACCCTGTGACCAAAACAGCTACATTGGATTCTGGTTACGACACCCAAAGTACGGTGGTGGATACTTCGACCATGTACGCAGGTCCTGTGTTCGCAGCAAGTTCTTTAGACGCACTGATGTCGGCAAGTCAACAACGTTCCAACTACGTCTTCGATGAAAGTGGTAACGTGTTCCGCATCATGATCAGAAACACCATCGACACGGTTATAACCGAGCACGGTAAAGTTACAGGCTGGACCAACAAGTTCGATGCGTTGAAAGCCACGTCTGCCCGTACGACGATGGTGCGTAGTGTTGTGCAGAATCCTCAGTTTGGGTCAGCATTGGGTAGTAACTTGGTTACGCCTATGTTACTGGGTCCTAACAAACTGATTCTAATGAGTGATGGTCAGGGTGACGCGTCGTTCAGAAAAGCCTTCGCACAGACCCTGTTGGAAGGTAGTCCCAACTACACTTACAAATCAATCTACCTGTCAGATCTGGTCGGTTACCGTCCTTCAACATTCCGTAGATATCTGATGGACGATGGTATCTCCGAAGTTCCATTCACAGGTACGGTGAATGAAGTTGATGGATCGAATGTTTCATTGACTGGTCTACGGTTTGTCAGCAGAAGCATCAAGCTGTCAGGCGCAGAGCGTTTGAACTTTGATCTGACGCAAACAGGAACAGTCACCGTAACTGAAACGGTGATGCAATCGATCTGCTCCGCGTACCAGGCGGCGGCTGAGGCGGCACTTAATAAGACTTCGCTTAACCAATACATCGAGTTGATTATTCCGAGGAATGGTTGTCCTCCGTTTGTGGTGTATGCATTTTGCAGTACTGACCGGAACATTTATTTCTCGATTGCTAAAGTAAACGTCACCTACGATGCAAGTGGCAACATATCGGCGGTAACGTTGGCCAACGGCATTGGTCCAATGCTCAACACCACTATCGGGATTGGCCTTACTGTAGGTCCTCAGGCTGCTAATCTACGTCTGGGTGGTAACGTTGCGATCTACGCAACGGCAACATCCTGGTTGGTCGGGATTACGTCATGCGCTAACGCAAATGGCACTGGTACGAATGCGCTGATGTCATTCATGTTCCGGGTAGAGAAAGCAACCGGTAATTTCGTGACGGATGCAGCTTATAAATATCGTGGTTTTAACAACTACGGTCAGTCACGTAACTTCTTCGCACACCCGCAACTTGGGTTTGGTGTGTGTTACGCGACATATGGGGCGGCTGGATACGGCGATGATGCGGCTAAGCTAATCCATCAACGGTTGGCTACTACCGACAGCGAGTTTGATGCGTTGACTGGAGCGACGGTGGCTCCTCAATCGGCATGGACTGTATTGGCAGCGCAGGATGTGCCGGAAGGTTATTCGGTTTATTTCTCCGAAGAGACTCCGTTAGTGTTGAACGGGAAGTATTTTGCAATGCCGGTAACCAGTGTGGACCTTAAAACGGTTACATCGGATCCTGCTAACAAAACGTTCTACATCTACGCCCGCCTGGTTGGTAACGTTGCGTCGTACAAAGTCGAGTTGGCTGCGTCCGCTGAGTCCAACATCAACATGTATCTCGGTCAACTGACAACAGACAGTCAAGGGATCACGTCGATTAATGTGGAAAAGGTAACTCGCCTCGGTAACGCTCGCCTCAGTGCAACATCTGTAGGCTCAGCTATTCCAGTATCGGTAGGTAATCCGAGTTCCGCCAAACCTCTAGAATGGAGTTGATGTAATGGCGACAGACCTCCAAGTGAGGCTGGAGAATCTGAAGGTGGAGATTAAATCCTTCACCAATCAGATCACTCGCATCTTGACACGCCCTGCCCCTCGGGTGGGGACGTCGGATAACAGTACAGCTTTGAACAACCGTACACCGGCTCAGATGAAGACGGACGCTGATGCTCCGATGACACCCCACAACAATGCTGTCAACAACCCACACAAGTTAACACCAGTACTGCTCAACGCACCCACCCCTGCTGAAGTCAATGCGCTTTTAGCGCCTAAGGCTCTCCAGGGTGGTTTGCCAGTGACGCAATACGGGACACTGGATGCTGCGGCTTTGCCAGTGACGAGCAGCGGCTTGACATTGACATTTACTCAGGCCATTCCGTTTCTGTGTTGGGGAAGTTATTACTTACTGCCCGCGCAGTCGATTGTGTTGAACGCCAGTAAGCGACTGTACGCGTACGCGGTGGTCAGCAATAACGTGGCCAGCTATCTGTTCAGTGAAACGTACTTGGTGGAATCCGCTACTCAGATCTATATCGGTCAGGTGGTGACGTCAATCAGTGCGATCTCATCGGTACTGCTTGAGAAAGTAACCAAACTCGACAATTATCGACTGTCCGCAACTGGGCGCGGTAGTTCCATTCCAGTCACCACTGGTCTACCTACAGCACCGGCGGCATTAGACGCCAGCTGGAAAAGTTGATCAGGAGTATTTCACATGAGTGCAGCGTTTGATCAACTCATCGCGCAGATGGAAAGTAAGTTCAACCGATTGAGGACCACACTCCTCGCTGCTGTGCAGAAGAAGCCTGCGACAGCCCTAGCGTCTGCGAACGCATCCTTGATAGGCACCGTTACAGCCACGACTTTGGTTAAGGCTGCTACCGATACCACAACAGCTCACATTGCCCAGGTAAACGCGCATGGGACGACTGCTGCTGATGTTGGCAGCATAGAACGCGAGGCTGTTGTGGACGCGTTGGTTCGACGTATCCCTGAAGGTGTATTGCCGTTCTATCGATACGGGGATTTCACTACAGCTGCATTGCCGATCTCATCTGCGGCGTTCGTCCTCAAGTTCACGGGTGTGATTCCCGTGGCCATGGCGGGGTATGTGCGTACGGCCCCGATCATTGATATTGATCTGGCAACTATCTCCTCCCCTGCTTCCAACAAGACGTTCTTCGTCTACTTGAAGTGGAACGGTACAGTTGCCACGTATCTGGTTTCGGCCACTGAATTGGTTGAGACCAGTTCACGGATGTTCTTGGGTACTGTCGTCACGGGCGCTAGCGCTATTACTGCTGTGAATATCAGCAAGGTTAGCCGTCTGGATAACTACCGAATTTCGGTGACTCCCAAAGGCTCAGCTATTCCGGCTGTGGGTAACAACCCGACATCAGCTAACACACTCCCTTCGGGCTGGGTGTCGTAATCTTCTGAACGCCAAGTTCACCAATTTGGGATATCTGTAATGGCAGACACAATTTTCAAGTATCCGCTGGACCTGTTGGGTACCAGCGCGGCTAACAAGGTCATTAACGAAGCACACACGATCGGAACTCGTAAGGGCCGAATCTTCTGCGCCAACTACGGTCCGTTCTTTGGTGGTAGTGTTGTACTGGTTGATGTTGTCAGCGGTAAGACTCTCAAACCGATCGATGACTACAAACTGGTTCACTATTACAAGGAAGCGGCTGATCGTACAGGTCAAGCTGTTTACACCGCTGTGCAAGTCAGCAACCTGGACGTCAGCACAACGCTGCTCTTCAGTGCGCAGATGGTCGGTGGTGAGTTCTCGTATTCCAAGTACGCCATCATCCAAGCGCTTGAAGCTTTGCAGAATGACGAACGTCCAGTCGCTTGGGGTGATCTGATTGGGGTTCCTTCCCAGTTCGTTCCATCGCCTCACTTGCATGATGCTTACGATCTGTACGGTATGAAGTATGTTGTCGAATCCAACGCCGACGTAGCCGCGGCTATCCGTGAAGGTGACGCCGCTTCCAGAGCGTTACTGTTGGAACAGATCAACAAGCGCTTTGTTGCCATGGATTCGTTCTGCACATCCCTGGCCGATTGTTTCGCAGCAGGTGCAGTAGAACTGGCAGCAATTCAATAATTGATTTAGCGGGAGTTTGAGCAATGTCGGTATCAAGTACCATTGCTAACATTAAGCAGAAAATGACTGACTTCAAGGTCGAGTTTGAAAAGGCCTTGTCGAAGACAGGTGGTAATGCCGAACATGCCGACGTGTCCGATAAGCTAGAAGGTCAAACTCCAGCTCAAGTCATCGCTATCCTGCGTGGCGAAGTCACTAAACACACGTCGAAGTTAGCGCAGAACATCCACCAAGCGAGCCTGGCTTCTATCGGGACCTATACAGGTCCTGAGTTCGACAGCAGACTGGATCAACTGCTGGATAACAACAGCGGCGTGCCGTTTTCGTTCTACGGTGACCGTGAGTATCTGCCGCCTGGCATCACTGGTTCGTTTGAATCAGGTAGCTCGGCGTCTCCTTACGGTAACGTTGCGGTGATGTTGGAAGACAACGGTACGTTGGTGATGTTGCGTTCGGGTACCGACGGCGACAGTGCAGGTTTGTACTATTCTTACATGCGCGATGCGGGTAACCAACTAGACTTTACCAGCCACATTGTAACCACGAACACCAAGTACCAACCTGCGTTTTTCCCCTCGGATCGACAAGGTTTCTGCATTCTCAACGCCACCCAGCAAATTATCATTGGGCGGTTGGTAAACAAGTCGGACGGTAAGTTCAACGGCTACTTCATGTCGCTGACGAACAACACCTTCGATCAGACCAAACACACTGGGATCATCATCCCAGAGAACGGCATTTTCAACACCTTCATTGAAGGCACCGCCACGGCTAACGTTCCCACGGCTTACATCAAGAATGGGTACGTCTACATCCTGATCAATACGCTCACTGTTGCAGCACCTGCATTGGCGTTTCGTGTTTATCGTGTTCCATTGGCTAACTTTATCTCGGGTGTGTATGTGGCCCCCGAGCGGGTTGTTGGCTGGTCGATCAACCGCGGCTCTGCCGGCGTCGTAGCTCGTGACGACATTCAACTGTTCGACAACGTCCGGGATATGCTTAACCGCAGCGGTAATGCGTTTGAAGTTGTCCAAGGTCTGTCAAACGGTACCGGAGCGCTGACAGTACACGTCAACGACGCTGGTAACGTATACGTCACGTTTTTGCCCTGGTTAACGCTCGACCCGACAGACAAGGCGTCTCAGCAAATTGGTTTTTACGCAGCCTTCAACTTTGAGATCACCGATTCCAAAGTAATCGACGTCGCGATCTACCACAACTCTAAAGTGGCGGTGCGGTACGACAGTGTTGATTTCTACTGGTCTCGTGGCCAGGCCTTGCATTTAGACACTGATGGTCAGAACCTCGGGAACAGTGGCTACTACAAGAATTGGTACGGATCGATTGGTGGGCAAGCTAACATCGCGCTATACAGCACCAAGTTCAACCAGATGTGGACGTTTGACACAACCACTTATTACACCCAACGATTCCTGACACGGTACAAGTATCCAGCCAACACCAATTATCGTTCAGTCATGAATGGTGATGTGCGTCCTGCCGAGGTGTTGCGTAATGGTTTCGCTGGTCGATTCGGTAGTGCGTTGTCTCAGTCGTTCTCCTGCGCAGGTAACATCGGCGATAACGTCGTTACGGTGAAGAACGATAACACCCGTCTGGGTGAGTTCAGTGGGTTCGCAGTACGGGCGGCATTGGAAGGTAACGGGACTTACCAATATGACTCCATCAGTGGGGCATTCGGGTTCAAAGGTTTCAACCCAACGGTAGACCGCAAATTCTTCATGGACCTGGGGCAGAACAACGATTTAATCTACGCGGGATTGAACGAAGGTGATCCGGCATCGGGCGGTTGGTCTAGCCTCGCGCGGTTCGCATCGGCCTTACCGACTACTCGCAGTCAGAAAATCGATGCGAACATCACCCCGACTGGTACTGTGACTTTCCCTGCGGCGCTGATCAATACCTTGCGCACGCAGATTGTTAACGACCTGGCTAGTAAGGGTTATGCACTTTACGCCTCGCTGTCCAATCTTGAAATCGAAGTAAGCGTGCCGCAGCTGTATAGTGACATGCCTGCATTTGCGACTGTATCTTTCATCCGCAACGACCGGTCAGCATGGTTGGCCCTCTACGCGCTCAACATCAGTGGATCTCGACAAAACGTGACGGCCGCTTCGATCGTTTCTGGATCGTTCGGCGCTGTTGCCATACCTACCGCTGGGAATAATGGTCTTGCCATTATCGGTACGATCCAAGTGGGTCAAAGCGCCATTCGTCGAGTGGCGGGTGGGTTTGCGTTGGGGTTATCACCGAGTCTGGTTTACAGTATCTTTGGTGATGCTGAAGCTGTGATTGCAGCTGCGACATACGTGGCATCGACCGGTAAATTCAACTTCGTGGGAAGTCCTCTCTGGAACTACTACGTCGCTGCGCCGGCAGGTTGGTTGAACTTCCCGAACCGTGGCATGTACCTGGTCTTGTGTTCTGAGTTCCTGCGTTACCAGATCGATGCCGGGACCAAGTTGATCGGGACGTTAGCCTGCACGACCCAACCGATCACCGGGGATCCTAACACCGACCTCTACGCCGCACTGGCTGATCCGGCAAAATCGATCGTCATTGTCTCACAGAAAATCGTGAGTGCCTGGACGATTTATTTCTCGGACGTCACTCCTGCAATGATGAACGGTCTATATGTCCAAGTGGACACACTGACCTACAATCTGACACCTGGGACTGATGCGAACAAAACCTTCTACATTTGGCTAGTTCGACGTGGTGATGTGATTTCGTATCAGGTTGTGGCGAGTAGTACTGTTGCTCCAACTGCCGATAGTTCGTTGTATATCGGCTACGTTACCACGACTACCGAAGGTATCCAGCAGATTGTTGCTGAGAAACGAGTAGCTATCGGTGACGCGGTATTGGCACGTAACTCACAAGGCTCGGGCATCCCGCTGACTTCGGGTACTCCAAACACGTCTGGTAAACTCAACTGGAAATAAGTTATGGCTGATCCGACAGGTCCTACCGAAGAAGAACTGGAGAGTAATCTTGCTACCCAGTTCGACAAGTACGTGGATGAGATAAAACGAGTGCTTGCACTCCAGTTCAAAAACGTGGCGCACGTTCTTAACTCGCTGGAGATTAATGGCTATTCATTGGCCGACCTCATCGCCATCATTGCGGGTGAAGTCAAGACCCACGAGGATAACCGTAACAATCCCCACACAGAAACTCTTGCGCAGCTTGGCGGTATATCTGCCACTGCGTACGAGCAGCAAGCTGGGGCGTACTTCAAGAAGGATGCATTGACCATCAGCAAAATCCCCTCGTTCATCGGGGCGATTAGCGGTACGACGTTGACGGTCAACGCGTCCTCGATGATTTACCGGGGTCGGGATCTGGTGGTACCTAGAGCGGTGTTGGCTTTGACGGGCACTGCAACGTTGTATTTGAAACTCAACGTTGCAGGCGCTCAACCTGGGCGGGTGGTATCATTAACCGTTGAAGCTGACGACAGTGAGACCGCCACTAAATTCCTGGCTGGCATTATCACGGTAGCAAGTGGGGTATGGTCAGTGACGATGATTCCAGGCGTATTCTTGGGGACTGGTCGATTGACAAGCACACCGCGCGGGCGCGGCATTCCAATGTCCACTGGCTCGCAAGCTGCTCCAGGTTCTATCAACACCAACTGGATCGGCTAAGGAGATTAACATGGCAGGTCCTGTTACAGCTAAATACAGGTTGGTGACTAAAACCTTTGCAGCGTATCACGCAGAGGTCATCAGACTTCTGAAGAAACATCGGACACCACCTGATGAGTCTGATGACGCAAGTTTGATCGGCACTTATGATTGGACCGGGTTGCTCAAACCAGCCCGTGATGATCTAGCAGCCCACATCGCACGTAAGGACAACCCGCACCAAGAGACCATGAACACTCATGGTTCCTATACTGAGACGCAAGTCAGGGCTAAGTTGGATAACAAAGTACCCAACGCCGTTCTACCTATCTCGCACTACGGTGTGTTGGATGAGTTGACCGATGCTCAGATTGATGCAGCTTGGTCGGCGTCCGGTTGGATTCTTTCGTGCAACGTTGCGATTCAATGTGCGTTGTCTGGTACGGTGTATAATCTGCCAGCTCAAGCGATCGACTTACGTACCCTTGATACTGCGCCTGCAAACAAGACGTTCAACGTTTATGTGCGGACGCAGTTCGGATTGATCAATTACGAAGCTCGGTCGGATTCTCCTCCTGAGTCAGTGTCGGTCATGTTCATCGGACGATGCACTACCAATGCCTCCGGTATCGTTAGTAAACTGATCTCAAGTGTGGTACGAGTTGACTCGTTCCGCCTGAGCGGTCAACCTGTTGGTTCGGCTATCCCTCTTACCGGTGGGACTTACACCGCACCAGTGAAACTGACGACTGCTTGGAATCCCTAGTAATACCGGAGTCTACGATGACACAGCCAGTACCAGAAGTCCCTACCAACGTGCAGTCCACTAATCCGTACACCGGTTTGGATCGTGGACTGTTCGTGTTACGTTCTACGGGCGAATACAAGTTCGGACGCATCCATGCAGTTCGTACTGTTTGCCAAGGTCCTTCAGCCGCCGTGGGTGTGTTGGAATACCAGGTCATGCAATACAAGGTCAAGCCAGTCACTGCCGCGCAGTATGCGGCGGGTACGGTAGTTAAGGCACCAGACGGTACTGTTTGGTTCGATACGCTCTCACGCGGCTCTGTGCTCGATCCTATCGTGGCTGAGTATTGGGCAATTGGCAGTTACTTGACCTGGTACGCTTCGGGTGGAATCAAACTCACCCAAGCTGAGAAAGACCTGATCGACAACCAAGCCAAGACCTTCGTACAGACGATGGGTAGTTTTGCCGGTTTGGACGCAGTAGAGCTGACCGCGACGTACAACGCTGTCAATGGTCAACCCTTGGTTCGTTCTTCAATGAACCTGGGGATTGACTACACTCGTAACAATGTTTCAAAACACATCGACGAAGACAATCTTCCCCTCACCGCATTCGATCCTGTGCGGGTAGCGTTGAACGTCCTCAGAACCGTCTGATCTGGAGTTGCATCATGGGTATCACGAAAGAGCAATTGGTAAAGGCCTTTCCAACAGCACCAAAACCTGACCAGTTGGTTGATGCAATCAACGCCGCCATGGCCAAGTTCCAGATCAATACGCCAAAACGTATCTCTGCGTACCTGGCGCAATGTGCTCACGAGTCCGGTAAGTTCACGTCCCGTGTTGAAAACCTCAACTACCGGGTCGAAGTGCTGCTGTCCAAGTTTGGACGTCACCGCATTAGTGAAGCAGATGCTCGCAAGTACGGGCGTAATGACGCAACGGGTCAGAAGGCCAACAAGGAAGCGATCGCTAACTGCATTTACGGCGGTGAATGGGGTGCGAAGAATCTGGGTAACACTGAACCAGGTGATGGTTGGAAGTTCCGTGGGCGTGGCGACATCCAAACTACCGGCAGGTACAACTACGGTAAGTGTGGTGAGGCGATTGGTGTAGACCTTATAGCCAATCCAGAGAAGCTGGAAGAGCCTGCTTACGCGTCCCTGTCGGCGGCTTGGTTCTTCTCCACACGTGGTTGCTTTGCGTACGCTGACAAAGGCGACATCAACAACGTCAGTAGCATCGTGAACACAGGTAGCGCAGGTAAGACCGCAGACGCTGCTGTTGAACGTGCTGCGCTGTACAACACCGTGCTGCGATTGGTTGCGTAACTGAAACAAAAAAAAGAAGTGTATGGTCCCTGGGAAATCCCAGGGACCATATGCCGTTAAGGCTTAGGAGATCTAACCACTGTCAGTGCATGCTCACTTAGCAGTTCTGACAAGAACTCTTGGACTTGCACGCCGGTCACTGGATGCTTCAATACGTTAGCCAGTGTCCTCCCGACCCGCAGATGTACTTCTGTCTCTGCGAGAGTGTTATTGCTAGCGTCAGTCTGTAACAGTTCCAACATGGGTAACTCTCCTAAGTGGTTTAAGCGACGACGGCCACCTCAGGCGCGCGATCGGATTCAACCGCTGCCGAATGCAGGTAACGCAGTTCGTCAAGGATTTGCGCTTTGTGTTTCACGATGAACTTACAGATCGGTCGCTTGGAATGGTCGTGACACACCTTCCCAATGTAACGTTCGACTTCAATAAGCTCATCCACCGAGAACGACATCTTGAATTGATCATACGCATCGGTGTGTAGCTCTTCAGGTAACACATACCGGCATTGGTACGACTTGAACACCAGTTTCTGTTCCTTGAAGATCTCGTAGTAGTCCAGACCGTAATGCTCAGCTGCCAACCCTGCTGCAAACAGAGTAGCGAGCTGTATGTCAGTCAAACCAGCCATTTGGCTGTGATACACCTTGCGTGATTGACGACGGTCTGGACGACCTTCATCACGGAACTTCGACAGATACGCCACGGCAGGCTGGATACGTGCCAAGTAGTCTGGATACAGAATACCAGACTCCTCAGTGTGTAATAGCCGGTGCATGGCTTCACGCCCTTCTACTTCTTTTGCAATCTGATAATCTTCAAAGTCATTTCTCATGGCACGGATGCCAGAGAATACGGAGTACAGGCTCAGGCCTGCAATGGCTGCATTCAGTGCTGGACGGATGTTCATGGCTGATCATTTCCTTTATAGGTAGGTTTTACAGCTAGCTATGTTTATTAGTACTGGTCCGTAGAGACCAGTACGTACAGTCACTTTTGTAATGTAGGGTTGTAATAATTTTCAATATGCAGCATAAAAACCCTCTCCCCCTAAAAGCACTAGAGATGTTCGCTTTGCTACGCTCGCTCAGTTGTGTATCGTCGCCTTCGCTTTGCTACGTCTCCTCCGAATAAGGAAGAAAGCTTCTACAAAAGATTACACGATACGTTAACAAAATAAAGTCAGGCAGACCCGAAGGTCTACCCAACCTATTTCTATTACGGTGCTGGAGGGATATCCAGATCGTCTTCAACGTTGTCTGTAGTAGACGACGCATCAGAATCGGTTTCCGGTTCCACAGCAGGAGTATCTTCAGCAGGTGTTTCAGCGACAGCTTCCCCACCCTCTTCAGGCGCTGCTGGGATTTCACCACCATCACCTAAATCGTTAGTGTCGTCACCTAACTCATTAGACTCGCCAGTGGGTGCGCCACCTTCAGGAGTTTCTTCAGGAGGAGGTGAGGTGAGAGAAGCTTTCGCTTTCTCATCAAGTACACGCAACCTTTCATTTTCAGATTTCCTTTCCAACGCATCTTTGGAAGCCAGTTTGGAATAATCGCCGAATGCGTTACGCATCGACTCGACAAACCCTTGAGCTTCTTTCATCATGTCCATGATTGGAGAACCATCTTCATTGTTACCGAAGATATCCAACTGACGGAACATGCCGCGATCACGCATGTAACGACGCAACTCTACGCCTTTCCACATGGCAATCAGGGTAGGCATCGCTTCACGTTGCATTTCAGTCGAGTAACCATCCAGGAACTCATCACGCAGATAAGCCTGAGGAATGATCGTATCAAGGAAATCAGAGTACTCCTTGATCTGAGCAATCTGTTTGGTCATCGATTCGTTTTCTGGCGCTGGCAGATTAACCTGCAAGGCATTCAGGAACTCTTCAAGATAACCTTCTGGATCCTCAGCGTATTCTTTAGGCAGATGTTTCTTGTTACCTTCGATGATGTCCATCAGGTTATCGATCAAGATACCTGAGTTCATCGTAAAGATTCGAACGTAGTCTGCGATCTGCGGGTTAGCGATCCCCTGGTCGACCATGACGCGTTTGAGGAGCATTAAACTGTTCTGCACCACGGTAGTGGCGAAGTCGGGTTGGTTAGCTCCATCGATCATCTCAGGCGTCAGGCTGAACACCCGAGTCATGTCATCGCGCAGTTGACTCAACAACTCTTGAGCCACAGGACGGAACGTACTTTCACGCTCAGTCACACTGGTTTCGACTTCAGGGTAACGAGGGTTACCCGTCACGTTCATCGAGAAGCCAGTCATCTGCATTTTCTCAGCCATCCCCTGCGGTGTAGACACCGACATTGGGAATTCCTGATAGTTCAAGGCCATTGCTTCATTAGCCAGGAACGTTGCAGTACCGACAGGATCGCCATCATCTGGATCAAGCTTGATGTTGATGTTCTTACCAGGAATAGCAGCTTTGGCACTACCCACCACGTTAGCGATGTTCAATGCCGCTCGCATAGCTGCAAGCGCCTTGGCGTCTTCCAGGATCGACTTACCGATACCAAACTCGTTGTAGTCGAACGCAAAGTAGACCAACAGCTCTGCTGGAACGTACAGCAGGGTAGTCATTTGGTTCTTCATGGTCCGAGAGAACAACAGACGGTTGACGTGCTCACTGCGGCTGAGTTCAAAGTCACCGCTCATCAAACCAGACTTCAGTCGAGCAATCAGGTCAGCATCGATGATGTCGCCATGCAGTTGAGCCAGACGGTCCAGTTGCATGTCGTTCGCCATGCCGATACCCCCTTGCAGGGTTTCCTTCGACATCTGGATCAACTCACCCGCTACCGCACTTGCATCACCCATACCGCCACGACGCAAGTCCTCGTAATAATCCAATCTACGGGAGTATGATACTGGGTAACCGTTCTGGTCCAGGATCACAATGTAGCCGACGTGGTTGGTTTCATCGCCAGGAACGCAGACAGGCATCACCGACTCAATAGGGAGGTGATATACCAATGGATGACCAAAGGTCTTACCGCCCGCTTGCTTGAGCGTAGGGACTACTTCCAGACGACTCTTCTTGGCACCCTGAGGGGGTTTGAAGAAACGTGAGTAGATCTCGGCGTTAGTGACCTTGTTTTCGTCTTTCTGTTTACTCAAGCGCTCACGACGGCGTGACTCAAGCGACGGCGTACCGTAGGCTCGTTCCATGGCACCTGCACGTTTGATCTGCTGTACAGCAGGTTTACGTAAAGAGGCCATGTTGTCAGTCACCATGATAGGTAACTTGATTTCAGTTTTCTTCGCACCTTGCGGCGCTGCCTTGATGGTATGATATTCAGCCATCTTAGCGTGGTTAACCCGGCTAAATGCCGATTCCAGACTGATGTAATCCTGCTTCTCAGCGGTGGGTACTTGAAGTCCCAACAGGCCTTTAGGAACGAACCAGTCGTTTTGGTATTCCCCACCGTAATTGGAGATGGACTCAAGCGACGCACCCTCGACACCACCGTGGATCATCTTGTCAATCGATGCTTCGGGGATGATCATGATAGGGTGTGCGCCAGTCATGATCTTGGCGTCATCGATCCAACCAGGAATCTTTGCTGGCAGTCCCTGTTCCTTAATGTGGAACTGTTCCAGCGCATCGATAATGGCAGCGGTCAAAGGGTTGGAACCACCACCCAGGCCGTTAGACATAATCAACGTCGTGGTGGCTAAGTCACCTGGGGCGCAGATGGCACTCACCAACATTTCACGAGGCAGGTTCAGATCCGGCATCACCGTAAAGATGTTGCGGATATCTGAGGCGTTGCGCAGCGTCCGTTTAAAGACGTTGTTGAGTACGGTAATGTCAACGTGTTTCTTCGATGACTTCGGTGCTTGTCGGTCGACTACCAGACGGTCGAGTAACCGTTGATCTTCTTCACTGATATCTCTGAACTGCCGCACCTTACTGGCGCCGCGCTCGTTGGTGTTATCCATCTACTCCTCTCCTACTAAGATCGGGGTTTTAGTCATGAATGCCTATTACAGGCTTTATATCAAGAGTATCATCAAGCTTGCTGCGACACTCGTGATTAAAAGTAGTTATACAGCCAAGTCCATGAACGATAAGTTGATCGCGTACGGTTACGCGGTGGATGTGGACGATCCATACAGCTGGAAGTATTACCTGAACCTGTCAGGCACCTACCACCCCAGCCAACAGAAGATGCAAGTAACTTCTCTTGACACGTTGGAAACCATCGACTTTACTCAAGAGAACTTACTGATCCACCGTGCGACTCGAAAGGAGTACACGTACGGGACTCGGTATTACAAAGATCTGCGGGCAGCTTACCCCGATCAAGGGATGTTGATTGACGGCATCATAAACCCGATTGACATCGAGCTTGCAATATCAGCAAGTGACCATAATATCCTGTCTTACGACAAGTCATTGGTCGAGCCGAACGAGCAACAACTGATCCCGGCTCTTCAGCAATTCATCTCGCTCTTCATCAACCGTTGGGAAAACCCCGACTACCGGTTGTTCGAACCCTACTACTACCCTGGTCTTCTGGGCGTCTTGTACAGCAAGATCCCCATGGAGATCATACTGATCCGTAAGGCGGCCTGTAAGACCGACCAAGCGCACAGTTATCACATCAGACAGTATCTCTCAAGCTTTAGCTCGATTGGCGCTGAGTTTGATCTGATGACCAAGAAACAAAAGCTGTTCTTCTATCGCAACATCCTCTACCTCAACCGTAACATCGGTCGGACCGAAACGTTCGACACCTTGACCCAGAAGGTCTTGACGGATCGTGGTTTCGGGTTAGCAGGTTACAGGATTGGTCACGATTACACAGACCTGTCAAAGAACCTGGTGCCTACGGTGCAATTGGACCGTGATACGCTCAACGGAATCCCACCGGCTCAAGGTAGCGACAAAAAAACGGTCGGTGAAGTCCTGGACATGGAATTGCCACTCGCCAGGGATAACCCTGTCGTACGTGACGATACCGAAACCGAGACGAACTACAAAGTCCAACACTCTCTGTTCACAGACCTTAAGACCAAGGTGCTGGAATCGAACGTGGTCGACCGTACTGACTCCGAACCGTTTACGCTGACCGAAGTATTGCTTAACCATTGGATCTACCTGTCGCACTTTGATCGATACAAGTCAGTGGTGACCTTCACGAACCCGGCTAACGGTGACGTGTATAAGCTGTCGGTCAAGAACGCTTTCATCTTCTATCTTTACGCTTACAACAAAGCTATTGACGTGGAGCTGGTACAAGTCCCCGTCCTGAGTGCTAACCGTGTGCGTCGTATCCCACTTCCTACCAAAAAGGAACTGATGGATGCAACAGATAGAAAGAAAGTGCCGGAGTACTACATTGACTATATTCTGGAGACTCAGGTAGACATCAGTTCGTACGTCAGCATCGAAGCGTTCCGTGAGATGTGCGTCCAGGTTCAGAAGGTGATGTTGAGCCATCGCGAGATGCGTCACTTCAATGGCGACTACGTCGCTGAAGGCCAACTGCACACAATCATTGATCGTTGCTACATGGACATCAAGATTGACCTGGCGAAAGAGCAGGACTACGACCTGTGGCTCGCAGACCAGGGTATTGACACTCGCACCATGGGTCGGTTGGAATACGAGTTAATTGCCACTGAGATCTTCAAGTCGGCTACTGGCGGGGATTTGGGTAACACCAGCAGACTGCGCGACATCCATGCAGCCATGCTTCGGATCATGAGTGCGTTGTCCTCTTACACTGTGCAGTACATCGCTCAGATCAACGACAGCCCCATCAAGATTATCGACGGTAAGTTCCCCAAGCTTACAATCCCTAAAGAGCTGACCGAACAACTGATCCCAATCGAAACACCAGGTCCAGAAATTCTGGACATTGATGCGTACGAGAAGGTAGGAACGGACCTCGATGTACCGGTTGTTAAGGTTGACATGGAGATCCATGAGGAATCCATTCGGCAGAAGATCCCAGTCGATGTGGGTATCAAGCTCATCGGAACGGGCACAACCCCTCATCCGATCGAAGTCCAAGTCCCAGGCATCATACTCAAACGTCCAATCGTTGTGAATCTAGCCTCGTTACGCCAAGCCGGCATTGCGGGCTACGAGTCCATCGATACCGATAGCCTCTCTGACTACATCACTGCCACGACCCTCACCGGGTATGAAGCACTGACTCCGGCTAGACGAAGTAACATGTTGTCTATTTGAGGACACGTCATGATCGCACCAGAAACGCTCTTGAGGATGCATCCAGTGGATGCATTAAGAGCACAAATAGGGGAGGTGTTAAAGCCTCCCCTCAAGGCCAGCTATCTGAAGATCGAGAAACCCAAAGCTGTCAGCGGTACGTTGACGTCTGTGGTGATCTCGATCGATAAAAGCAAGACCCCTGTTGAGTTGTGGGGGATGTCTGACAGTTTCACGTTTCAGTACAACCGGATCAGACTCGACACCTTCACGGCAGGTATCTCACGTCGAGTAAAGACCGGCGTACCTATCCACGCGGATGATGTACTCCGTGCTCTTCTGGCGCCGTATCAGATTCCTGTGGATAAGAACGATGTTGTTGCAGCCGAGTTCACAGCGTTAGGGGATGTGAGTCTGATTGCATCCGAAGAGTCTTACCGTTGGTTAGGCGAGATCCCTTGCTTGCTCGATGTACTGGGTATTGACATCACAACTTGCATCATTGCGGACCGGTTCACTATTCCGTTTGACATCTCCTTCTTCAGTAATAACGTCAAGGGCAGGTTGGTGACATTTATCAATTTGAATAACCCAAGTTCGCTTCCACAGGAATTGACGGCAGCCATGTTCGCTCTGGGTTCACCGGTGGCGAACGGACCGATTGCTGCGGGCGATAACACCAAGCTTACGCTGAACTTCCTGGGTGTTCCTTATACGGGTACTCTGGATGTTTACTACCAGCGTCGTGGGTTCGATCACACGTTCAGGTTCCCTGTGAAGTTGCAAGGTGCTCAACTGAACAACACGGCGCAACTGGCTACGGCGTTGTCGGCCCAAATGGGATGCACAATCACCGCTGCTGACATTCTGTCTGAGCCTTTTCCTCAGATGGACAAAGGCACCACCACTAAGCTTGCAGTGAATTTCGATCCTGCATCACTAGCTTATGTCGGGACAGTCCTTGTTAAGTACAGCAGAACAACATAACGGATAAAACCATGTCTGAAACGCTACGGTTATTGAAATACGATCCCGCCGTGGCATTACTGATCATGGCCAATAACCACTTCAATATTACCCTACGGCCGGAGTTTACGACGGTAGGTGATCCGGTGGTAGTTGCTGGATCAGAAACGCTGACCGATGTGGTCATCAAAACCCGCGATACGATAGATGAAGTTATCTACAGCTCTTATACCGGACAGATGACTTACCGGTACAACCGGATATCTGTCAGTGAGATCTTTGCTGGCATGTCTTTGGACATCACACCTCCGATTACAATTCTGGGGGTGTTGACCAACATGGCAGCAGCTTCAGGGTTAGCGTTTACGGAAGATGACTTCGAGAACGGGCTGGTTGAATCTAACAGCTTCGTACTCAAGGCTAAACCAAATTCGTTGAGGTGGGTCGGACAGACGACAGTAATGCTCAATGAGCCGGGTGTTTCACTACAACTGGCTGATGCATTTTCTAACAACATTCTTAATGGCTTTTATCCGCCTGTGTTTGAGGAGTACCCGCTTCCTGCGGTGCTTGCCAAACCAGAGCTGAACGGCCTGACCTATGCGCCTATCAGGCAGAGGGATGCGTGATGCAGCAAAGTCCAAATCCACCGATTTCTAGATTCGACAAGAAGTCAAAAGCTTTGCTGGTCGACTACATCAATCGAATCAACAACCGCCTCCTGAAACCTGAGCAGTTGGTGTTCGATACTCCTGTACTGATTAATGAAACTGGCTTGAGTCAAGTTCAGGTCAGTGCGGCGGCGAATACGGGCTGGGATACCAGTAAGCGGACCTTGACTTACAACCGGGTGGACCTTAAGCTAACAATGCATGGTCAGCCTTTGGTTGTGCATGTAAAGCAAGCCACTCCTGCCAGTGTGATCGCAGCGTTATTTGAACAGTACGGTTTGTTCATCGAACCTGAGCTGGTCGATCTGACGCTCATCACCACTGACATCAGCGACGCACCGCTGAACATGGACCTGCCGGGTTTTGATCCAGCTAATGGTCCAGTGATCAATGTAGAGCCTATTGAACCTCCGTATCTGGACAACCAGAACTACCGGATGACCTTTAAGCCTGCACACCTGATCTTCTTTGGTGAGATCGAGATCCTGACCCGACGCTCCCTGGAGTTGTTGGGAACGACGATCGATTCGTTGATGGATCTGCGGCAGTTCTACAGTGACGGTAACTTCAATCGTCCGCCTATTGATCTATACGTACCAGCAGGTGAGTTCAAGTTGGACGATGTGCAGATGATCCTCACTGAGCGTCGTATGTACGAATCTCAACTGTACGGCATACCGGAAGGGCAGTATCTGTTTGAGAGCAACGTTGTCGCTCCTCTGTTGAGGAAGTTGACAGGTGACCCTTGGGTCAGTGTTGAAGTAAACGACCGGGCATTTAACCTGTACGGCTCGCAAGTGCTGTATAACGGATTTGTTAGCAAGGATTATACTGTAGAAGATCCTGCTTTCAACTTCGTCATGGTTGTGGCGTTAGGAAGGAAGTGCCTGAACCTTTCTGGCATCGTCAAGATTGCTTACCGGTACTCTGACAGTAAAACACCTGGCAACCTTGCGTATGACCACTCTTCGGTTCCGGCCATATTCACCAATTAAGGATTCAAGATGAATACCGTACAAGCAACCATCTACGGCGCCAAGCTGTTGATTCACCTTCTCCTCGGTCACAACCCGATCATCAGCGCAAAGTCCACGATGAACGAACGTCTGGACATCCTGGGTAACGCCCGGCCTGCGGTAGGTGAGCAAGTCAAGCTTCAGATCTTGACAGTCGGTAACCGTGGTCACCGCTACAAGCCAGGTCAAGACGGCATCGCACTGACATCGATCATCGACCACACCGCTAACCATGCGGCTGAATACCACCCAATGCCGTTCTGTATGCGTGCAGTCAACGACGACATCCCGTTGGCCTCACGTAACAAGTACGCCCTGCGCAAAGAAGAAATGCATGGCGGCCAGAACTACTACGCTTACTACGGTCTGCGTCTGAACATCTCCCCGGACCAAGCGCCGGTGAACATGAAGAAGATCACCCGTGAAGACGGGACCGTCATCGAGACACCATTCATCCCGGCGACCTCGGATCTGTTCCCTGAAGCGATTGAACTGCCGGACACCGGTGCGATCACCACCACTGATGTGAGACTGGCTGCCTCGGCGATCATCAACGTTGTTCTCAGTGAGAACGATATTGAAGAATACGTCAACTGCGCCAAGATCATCTACGGCGGCGATGAGCGTTACGCGATCATGTCCGAGTTCGGTCTCTGCACAGCGGCTGACCGCCAAGTATCGGTTCAAAGCACCGCGGGTACGATCAACTTCATCGAAGCGATTGGTACCCAGATCTACAGCTTCGCCGCCGATCACAAAGCGTTGTATTACAACAGCCAGGAACTGACTCTGGACTTTGACATCGGTAACCAGGTTCCGATGTTGGCCACTGCCTCCATTCCAACTCTGGAGACGATTGGTTCTACGACTTAAGGAGGATACGTCACCTTAGCGATGGGGTGACGTAACGCATCATGATAGAATTCAGTGGCGACGCGTTTAAATACCGGATCATGGGTATTGACAACGGTAGCAACACGGTCGGTGGCGTTATCGTCGACCACGATCTCATGACACGAGTTTCCACTGTTATTCACGCAAGAACAGTGCAGGCCGACAAGACAGCTTACGAACGACATTCCGGTATCCGCGCAGCTCGAGATAATCTGGCTGCACGTCTATTGGTTATTGATGATTTCATTTACGAGATGCTCGATGAGTTCGATCCACACATTGTGGGGTGTGAGTCACCTTTCATGCATCTACATGCTCAATCGTTTGCTGTCCTGACGACTTGCCTGAACTTGATTGACCGTCGTGTGTACACGTATGACCCCACGATTGAATTTGCCAAGATCCCACCAGGTCGAGCAAAGAAGTCGGTTTGTCCAAAGGGTAAGTACCGCAACGATAAAGATCTCATCCGACAGTTCATCTTAGACGATCCTTTGATCGTCGCTGGGGAGGGTGTTGATTTGGAAGCGCTGGACGAGCACTCAATTGACGGGATTGCCGTAGCCAGATGTCTGGCGTTGGATGCCTCTGATCGCGCATTTGTTTGAATCTGTTACAGCACACCGGGGGTTCTTATGAACGTAAAGGATGCCATTGCCCTGATGGCTAAAAACCCGGCGGTCAGTTTCCCTTGGGAGAACGTACTCATTGGTTTGATCAATGGGTTCCTGCCTGAGGGTAATCAATTGGATCCGAACACCGCACAAGCATCAGACGTACAGGGCGCTATCGACTCTCTGACAGCTGAACTGCAAGAGATGGTGTACACGTCACACATCGGTCCTAGCCAATCGCCGTACGTACCGCAACCAACGCCTTCACCACCACAACCTACACCGATGATACCGATAATGTCACCCGCGGATGCTAACACAGCAGCTTTGACTGCTAACCGCAATTTCATGTTTAAGATGTTCGGTGTAGCCATTGTAGTGATAGCGTTAATGTGGGCGTTGAATCTTGGTGGCGGCAGCAAACCTTCAGATGTCATTGAACTTCTGCGGATAGCTGTTACCATGATGTCTGATAAGCAACAAGATGCCGCTGCTCAACCAGCACCTTGACAGCATACAGCCCCGGCTTCACGGCCGGGGCTGTATGTCGTTTATGCCGCTTCAGAGTTTTCGTCTGTAACCGCATCGGTTTGATTCACTTGCTCAGTAGGGACTTCAGCTGCAATCACGGCCGCATCGTCTACAGTAGTACCGACGTAAACGTTCATCGCGCGGAAGTACTTCTCGTACAGATTGGCGATCTTCTTCTCGAGGACTTCATTACGGCCTTTTAGTTCAGGCGTGATGAGGATTCGATCAGTGTACGTCAATGGAATCATTTCAGGATTGAACGGTGTACCCACAGGTAGCTCAGCATCAATCTTGACCCACGGCACCAATTCCCCACGAGCGTTGTAGAACACATCCACTTCGTACGTGAAGTCAATACCGCCTTCCAGCTGCCCAGGGAACTCGTAGCGAGTCTTGATCAGACCTTGATCGGCAAACCGTTTGAACTGTTCGAACTGCACGTCGTCAGTATCGATCTCATGTTCGTTCTTTCCGCTATCACCTGCCGAAGTCTTCGTGGTGAGTTCGTACTTGGTCTCGTCGTCTACAGACACGCTCTTACGAACGCGTATGGAGCCGCTGGAGGCGTTTGCATCAGTCTTTGGTACAAAGATACCCCATTGCTCTTGCGAGCAGTGTGTGACAGCCTTAGACTTGATCTCCTCAATGTCGAAACCTTCAAGGTAGATCTCAACCTCGTACTCGACGCTGGAAGCCTCAAAGCTAGCCTCTGCGCTTTCTACACGTGTGAATGCCAGATCTTCAATGAGATCACTCATGAATACGTCCTCACCACAAAAAAAAGAAACACCCAAAGATTGGGTGACCACAGACCTCCGTTAAGAGAAGTCTGCGGATTCGTCCTATTATTTGAAACAGTTAGATTAATGAATACTTACCTGGCCACCTATTGCTTGTGGAGCAGAATGGCTTTTAGCGCTTAGGTGACTACACCGCAGCCAGAATGAACACGTCAGTCTTGTTGGCGTACGGCAGTACTTCTACCAGGCGATTGTCCGAGGTGGACAGGTAAGCACGAATCTTCGCAGGCGTTGGCACCGCACGATCGAGGTTCTCGTACAGTTTACGCAGCGAGCGATTCAGTTCGGAGTGGTCGGTTGCATTGACCACTACCCCCATTTCCGAGTTATCCAACTGGTTGCCGATGCCCAGCTGGTCAAGCGTGGCGTCAAATGCCGCCAAAGCGATGAAGTCGACAAACGATACAACAGGTACAGTCACACCTTCAGATTCGAACGCCTTGTGCTCGAACAAATCTTCGGTGTACCCGGCAACGTCATCTTTGCTGAAGTGACCGCAGGCCAAGTCGGTAATGTAACCAACACGATGAGCAAACGATGCCGCTGCATCAGCCCCGCGGTCTGCTGCAAACTTCTCCAGCAACTTGCCGTAGTGTTTGCTGAAGTTGAACTTCACGATTTCGTTGTACTGGAACTGGAAACGCAGAGCGCGCAGGAGGTAGTCCGAGAAACGTGTGTTCAGCGTTTCCCACACTGGCAGATCGAACTGGGGCTTCAGTTCGTTCAACTTCTCTTGCGCACCGGCCAGGCTGTTGGTGTTGTACACCAGTTCGATCAGAGCGATCTGTTCAAAGCTGGTGGCGACGATGGGTGTACGCAGCAGATGCAGATCGACGCGGGCATGTTCGTTGTCAGCGCGCAGCTTGGCACGAGTAGAGAAGATTGCCCCGGTCAGACTGTCAACCGGCGATGCGGCGTTCAGTTGCAGCTGATCTTCTTTGATGTCGTCGATCAAGTCGACAAGCTTCTGGCGGGGAGTCGGCTTGTGTTCTTTGGACAGGCCATCGTCATCGCCGCCGCTTTGCAATGTTGCGCGACTGAAACCCGACGATGCAGGTTTAGGGGCAACCGGCTGATCGCTGGCACGGTTCAAAGTTTCATGGGCGGCGTAGCGGGTATCTTCATTCACGGGTTCTAACTCCTCACGAACACGACCGTCAAGATCCTGAACGAAATACTTGACGTGTGTATTGCAGTTATACAAGGTAGGGATGGTTGATTCGATGTCGACACCGTCCCCGGTAAGTTTCCATTTGCTCAGATGAGCCAGTTCCCACAACTCGTCCCCACGACGGAAACGATCGTAAGGTCGAGCTTTGGTGTAATCAGGCCCATCAATTGTAACTTGCGCACGTACATTGCGAATCGGTTCCACTACCGCCTGTGCAACTGGCGGTACGTAACGTGATTCCGGTTCGACGGTCCGGCGTTGTTGTTCCGGTTGAGGCTCGTCACCAATGTTGGCGAGCATGTCCCAGCTGTCACCAACCCCAGCCGAGCGACTACCGCTAGAACGGCCAGGAGTTGATCCACGACCCACGCCAAGGTCACGCCCACGACTAGGCGCTTCCCGACCGCCACGGTCAGTAGCAGCATTACCGAAGCTACCCCGGCCACGATCGTAACCGCTATCCCGCCCACGGCTACGGCTTTGCCCGGTGAGTTCCTTGAATTCATCAAAGGCCGCCACCATGCCGTCATAATCGCGTTGCCCAAGAGAATCGGCAATGCGGTTATCGCTGAGCACACTGCTGGCGAAATGACCATCTACCATCCTGGCCACACCGTCGGCCATCCAGTCTTCGTCTTTGTCACCACGCTGAGCACACATGCGCTCAATGTTGTCCAACGAATGATAGATGTTGTCAATCAGCTTGTTGAACGCAGGATTTGCCCAGCGAGCCTCCGACATGATGTCAAAGTACTTACCGCGCAGATCGCTGACGCTTTCCTTTTTGGTGATAAACTCCACAGCACGATCTGCCAGGAAATCCCAAATCTTTGAATCGATACTCATAGGCACTCCAAGTACAACACGGGTTTATTCTTTACGAGCGATGGATAGCCTCATCAATGTGTTCGATGACTTCCACCATGTGTTCCTTGCGTTGGATAGTCTTCTTGACATCCAGTCGAGCGGTAACGTTCAAGGTGTTACGACCAAGAGGGCTATGCTTGGGCAATACCAAATGGTTACCGGCCTCTGCAATTGACGGGTGGAGCCTCGACAACGGATCATTGACGTTGATGTTCGAAGACTTACGACCGGCAGAGGTTTGGGCTTGCATCACCAGTCGCGATGTAATCTTGAACAACATGTTGTCACCGGGGGTTGAGACCGAGGACATGTACGGCTTGCTACTGGTCTTACGCAGATTGAAGATGATCGTGGGCATGAAGTACTTACCCAGGATCTTGTTGTAGTCATCTGCGGTATGTTTACGTTTCTTGTTGTTTGTGATTTCAAACAAGCAGCGAAAGATCTGCTCGAAGATATCACGTAACACGTAGGGAGCTGTTACCAACCGTTTACCGTACATACTGCCGATGTCTTCTTCTTTCTTATCGATCAAGTCATCCATCTCTTGCAAGATGTAGACAAAGAGTTGATAGATGTTGTCAATATCCAGCTCCTCTTCTTCGATAAGCATCCGCTTGACTTCAATGTCGACATAGTCGTCCAAAGAGGCCAGGTGGCTGTCTACGTTTTCTACCAGCTTACTCCAACCCAGCTGATCGCCCCAGAGGACGTAACCCAGCCAGATCTTCCAGCGGAAGCTGTCGTTCAGTTCTTCACAATCGTGGAACGTAGGATAATGATCCACGATATAGAAAAACGCCGTCGCGAACAACGTTGCCAATACGTTCAGATTCTTCTTCGGTATCAGCATGACGATGGGCGTCGCCATTACGTTGTAGTCGCCACGAGTCTTTAGCGTAGAAGGTCGTACATGGTTGGACATGATGACCTCCCACTTCTTCAGGTCATACCCTCGATTTTCCAACTCGTTGAGTGTCAACTGGTAACGGTCTTTACGATCGTCCAGCGGGATGTCAACGATTTCGAGTTTGTAGCTGGTGTGGGCAAAGCGTTTGAAGGCTTCTTCCATTCCGTATTTGCAGAACAAGTAGTGGGGTAATGTTGTCATTACCCGACCGAGAGACAGAGTGTCGCTTTCACTCTTCTTGTTGTTATTGCCACCTCGGTGATGCAGCCAACTGTAGGCTACATACTTCGAGACTTGTTCCCCATTAATCATTACCGTGTTGATCACACGCTTGAATGTAACAGGCGCCCGACTCATGCGGATGAATACATTGTCTGGACCAACCGAGAAACACGGGTCAGTCAAGATCGGGCTTATGGAGAACTGTTTACCAGCGATCATAATCAAACCGCCCTTGCGAACATACGGCAAATAGAAGTATCGTGGATACAACTCCTTACCGTCTGCCGCAAAGCGGTATTTTACCAAGAAGACATCACTTGGGGCGAGATCTACCGAGGGTGTCGAACGATCAGACCTCGTCAGGGAGCTAGCCATGACACTGTACGCTTCTTGTGGACTACAAACAACAGACCCCAGGAACTCAAAGCCGTCTGGATAACTACCTTCAGCACAACGGATGAGGAGATCTACTTCCTCTTTAGCTTTCTCAAGCCCCGTATACGCCAAGCCATCCATGATCTCCTGGTTAAAGCTGGGCATGTCCTCTTGCAGTTCATTAAATAACTCGATATCTGGCATTAACTTCCCCGCCCCTTTCAGCTTAAGCTGGTTTCATTTTAGCAAATATGCCAACTAGCGTAAATGCAGCTGTAACCGTCACTCCGATGATTCGCATCCAATCCCCGAAGTTCTTTACCTCTTCCTTATTAGTATCATCCTTGATCTTTTCCTGCATTTGTCTGGCCCGAACTTCATTGATACGATCTTCTCGCTCAATGGCACGGTCTTTGACTTCCTGCTCCCACTGCTTTTGTTCGTACGTTTTCTCTGCCAGCTTTTCCTTCCACACTCCTTCCCAAGTACCATTGGATCTGGCCTTCTCAATGGTGTCTGCAAATCCGAAACGTTTATCCGCTTCATCAAAGCTTAGGAACTGAGTCTTGACGTGACCGCCAGTACCTTCTCGTAACTTACCGAGTGCACAATGCCGAGTGGTAATGTGGATGCCTGTCTGGAGTTGCATATCCGCCTCAATCGGGATATGGTGCACCTCGTCACCGATCAGGAGGAAGCGATCCTGATGTCGTCTGAGTGCACTGTTGTCAACTGCCTTAATGGACATAAGGAAGGTTTCTTTTCCCAGGTGAGGAATACTGGCAGCTAGCCCTGCTCGCAACCGTTCATTGGCACCGAACGGATGATCGATCAGTTCATTCTTGTGTTCGCCGATTGACACCAGCAGATCCACTTCTTCCAGATAAACCACACCACCAGCTTCCATCAGTTCTTTCAACGAGAACTCGATGACAACAACTGCCGAATACTGGTTAGCTCGATTTCTTGGATGGCGTTGATCAAACGCTCTGATCACCATCCCCATCAATGAATCAGGCCTTACATTTTTATCAACCAGATCGCGTTCACATCGCTTAAACGTATCACTGGACATTTGCCAATCCACATGGATCTCAATACGCTCATTGCGTATTGTGTTCCGCGTAGGCTGCAATGTTGCGTTCACACCCATTCTCGTTTTCACGTTGATTTGATGGGACGTGTGATTGAAATAACGGTTAGTAACCGTCATGGAGTCTATGCCGTGCTCCCCTGCCGTTGAAGCAGCGAACGCCGTCGTCACCCGACATTTGTCGAGTACGGAAAACCGGCGGCCAGAGTTATCCATAAATGATGGTCCCTTTGTTAAAATATACATTGTACTAAAAGCCTTGCTACTATCTACTCCACCAAGTGGTAATGTATGTCTGTAGATCTTTTAGATAGATCGGGCATAAAGGGCATATATAGCCGTGGGTTTCCCCACGGCTATATACTCACCTAATTGCTAGATGTGGCTAGTGCTTACGCACCGGCGCCAGCGCCGCTGTCAGTACCGCCAGCAGGAGCAGTTACTGGGGTCTCGTTACCGCCAGTCGGGGTAGTACCTGTAGAGGGGCTACCTTCGAAAGCGTCAACCGGTTGGTTCTGGACACGAAAGGGCATCACAGATTCCAACAGTTCGAACACCCCGCTCACGTTGAACTTCACGATGATCGGCAACAGGTTGTAGTGCTGGAAGCGAGGTTGAACCACGCATTCAGTTGCAACACGGTTGTTACGAGTCGTGGTGATGCTCGACACGAGGGTCGGGGTCATCAAGTTCACGCCAGCGTTCAGCGGGTCGATGCCATCGCCTTCACGGATGAAGGTCATGTACATCGTGTTACGCAGACGGCTGTCTGGATCCGATTCCAGTTGGAACGGCAGGTTTGCACCCAGGGTACGAGTGTCGCCCGAAACGCTGAAGAACTGCTTGATCGCTGGGGAGGTGACCAGAGCGATTTTCCAAGGCTGAGCGGTATCGCCACCGTCCATGTAACGGCAAGCGTTCTCATAGTTGGTGTTTTGCAGGATTTCGAACGCGATCGAACGAACGGCGTTGATCAGCACTGCGTTGGCGTTTTCCAGGTTACCAGAGGTTTCCAGGGATTGGCCGTTCAGCAGGTTGATGTTCACTTCCGCTACGTACGGGTTGATCAGGTAACGACCAACGCCTTCGATAGGCAGAGCGTTCAGCTCGAAGTCGCCCGCGGTCATTGCACCACGCAGACCACCGGTGAGGCGCATCAGACGCTCGTGATAGTTGATCAGAGTGCTGACAGCTTCGTTGTTCATGTACGCGCCGACCGCGAAGGTCAGGTAGTCCATGATGGTCTGGTCACGCTCTTCGTTCACTGGGTACGGAACGAAGAATGGCGAACGCAGACGAGTCTGCAAGCGCTCGGTGACGGTACGCACGTTCAGCATCAGGCCGAGGTGACGGTGGTTGCTGTTGGTAACGCGTGCATCTGGGTACCAGCCCACAACGCCCAGGTTAGCCAGGCCATCAACGATGGACTTGCCAGCGCCGGTGGTCAGAGGAACCATGTCGCCAGCTTCGTTCTGCACGTTCAACACTTCAACCTGGCTTGCGCTCACGGTTACAGTGCCGCGTTCAACGTCAGCGTTACCGGTCAGCACGGTGCGCAGGCGCACTTTGTACTTGCCAGTGGTGATGATGTCGAATACGCCGCCGGTCAGGACAGTGCCTTCGTAGTCAGTGCTGCCTGGACCCAGGATCAGAGTGGTCAGAGGGAAGTTCAGCATCAGCTGACGCCCGCCTTGCTCTGGACCTTTCACGAAGCGGCTGAATGGCAGGCCACGAGTGTCCCAGCGAATGGTTTTGCCGCCAACTGCGAAGTAGACGGAGTCCACGCCGATGTTACGGTCCATTGCTTCGGTGTAGTCAGACTGACCAACGCGTTGGATGGTGTCAGCTTGACCCAGGCCGAACAGGTTGATGGTCTTGTTCAGCGCCAGGGCGCTGGTGGTCACGGTACGGCGACCAACGACGGATTCGAACGGTTCGACGACGGATTCGGCCACGAACTTGTCTTTACCAGCATCGGTGTAGACAGGGATCAGCGCGGTGCTGTTGTCGTTCAGAACGGTGTGGTCGATGGTGGAGTCCATCACACGGCGCAGGCCGAAGTCAGAAGCATCGCCGCTCAGGTCGTGGCGCAGAGTGTTCTGCACGTACAACGAAGGAACGGTAATGTCGACGCCGCCTTGCTCTGGGGTCAGAGGCACGGTGCGATAGATCATTTCCATGGCCGGCGATTGGCGGCTGATCTTGTAGTTCAGGCCAACGGAAATTGCCAGGTGATCGACCAGCGACTGGTTGTCGAAGGATTCGGTCGAATAGGCGGAGTCGAACTCGGCGCCATCGGCGTGAGCAAAGACAGTGCCGGCAGGAGCTTTGGATTCAGTGCTGACGGCCAGGCTCAGGTACGACTTTGGATCTTGACCAAACGATGCCAGGAAACCAGCGACCATCAGGCCGGTGCTGTTTACAGGAGCGCCTTCGGCATTGCTGGATTCGAGCGATGGACGCAGAGCTTCAACAGCCTGGGTCAGGTCGAGGTCGAATTTGCCTTCTTTCAAGTCGCCGATCAGCTGGGCGCTTTCAACGCTGTACAACTGGGAGTTGCTGAGCAGTGCGTCTTTAACGGCGTGGGCATTGATCTTGCGATCACCACCAACGTTCTGGAAGCCGCTTTTACGTTTGAGGTCATTGAGTTTCATGTACAGCTCCAAATAGCCATTTGGTATCTTTAAGTGATCAAAGCTTTGTGTTTAGGATCGACGCCCGCCTCTGATTAGTGCACCAACCAAAGCGATCCTACGTCCCGCAGGGCGTAAAGAAATCTTTAAGTACGTGAATTAACACGCACTCTACATATTACCGTATTAAATACGGCGTTTTCCATAGCATGGATTACAGGTCTTCCTTCGCAAGCTCGGCAGCATTTGCTGCGGCATTGGCTGCGATTTTCATCTTGAGGGCTTCCTGGAATCGGATGGCACCTTTTGGCGACAGTACTGGCTGTGTGTTTTTATTCACCAAAGTCAGATATCGTTTGAAGGTAGTCGAACCGTAAGCCTGCTCCTTACCACGATACAAGGCCAACGCCAAGAGAAGTTCACCTACCAAACTCTTCTCTTCATTATCCTCATCTTTCTCGATGATCAGGATGCCGTCATACACATCTGGGATAATGACGAAACGCTTGAGATCAAACTCAGGCACGGTCAACTCATTAGGGTTGTTACCGAACAGCGCGAAGAGAGCATCGTCTTCCGAAAACGCTTTGGTCAACTCTGCGGCAGGCAGAACAAAGTCGTTGATCAGGTGGCGTTTGAGTGTGGTTTGCATATGGTTGTTAGCAACCCGATACATCTCCACATCATGCCTGGATACTATGCTCTCGAAATTATTGTAGTTGGATTGATAGTGCATGATTGCACCATTAAGCCACTTTGGAATGAACCTGAGTTCAATTGGCTTGTTCATTATGGATTCCCCAATTAACGAATGCCTGCGGTGAGGCAACATGGAAATAAAGCTACTGTTAGCCAGGGCCATCAGCGCCATCTATTACTCAAGCCATGCCGGGACGCACAATCCCGAGACTCTACTAAACCTGGTCGACCGCACGCTGGAGCATCTGAACCTACCCGAAGACCCACTGGAAACCAACCGTGAGCGGTCCGCGCTCCTGAAGGTCCGTGGTGTTCTGGTGTGGATGAAGAACAAAGGTGCGGAACATGCGTACGACCTAAATGACCTCATGGCGCGCTTACGAATAGCGGCTGGGGACAACGATCGTCTATATGATCTATTTTGCAAGACCCTTTTGCAGGTAGATGACCCTGACGCTGCCCGTGACAAAGTCAAGGAAATCTCCAGCGAGTTGCTCGACTACATTGCAGTAGAAGAGTACGTCAAGCTGTTACGTACCGCATCTTATCAAGTCGGTATGGGTAAGGTTGACGACTTCAGCGTTCACCGTGATCAGCTGTTGACCAAGATCCAAGCGTTGAGCATCGGTGGTAAACGCAAAGCTATCTCTAAGGCGCGCTGTATTGACCTTGCAGACTTCGATAGCGTTGCAGACGTATACCGTGTAGCCCAGACGTCCATCGACCCCAGAGCGATTCTCACACTGCCCTTTAAAGCAGCGAACCGCATGACCGGTCAAGATGGTGCTCGTCGTGGTGAGTGGTCTAACGTCAGTGCATTGCCGGGTATGAATAAGTCAGGTCAGTTGTTGGACACATTCATTTCGATGTGTATCTTCAACAAACCTGTTCTGTTCGATGAGACCAAGAAGCCTCTGAACATCTACACCACTATTGAAGATAAGTTGGAGTTGGTGTTGCAGAAGCTGTACGTGTTGCTGGTGCAACATGAGTTTGGTCTGCCGGTGATGGTCACACACCTTGATGCACGTGACATGGCCACTTACGTCCAAGAGAAACTCCAAGCCAATGGTCACTACGTCAGGTTCGTCGAATTCCCGATCGGCGGTTCCTCTGATGAGTACCTGGACATTCTTCGTGGGTTTGAAGAAGATGGCTTTGAGATCATCTCGGCAGGTTGTGACTATGTCAATCTGATTGGTAAGGCCGGCATCCCTGTGCAAGTAGCAGGTGATGAAGTGCAAGGTCTGCATCGGAAGTTGCGTGGCTTTACATCACCTCGTAACATCTTCCACTACACCGCGCACCAACTCTCGACAGACGCCAAGACCCTGGCCCGTCAGTTCCCTGACGACTACATCCGTAAACTGCCAGGTAAAGGGTACTACGAAGGTTGCAAGAAGCTGGACACCGAGTTCGACTATGAGTACATGGTCGCCAAGATTGTTCAGGGCGGTGATACGTGGCAGGAAGTGGCGTGGGCTAAACACCGGAAGATGGGTGCGACACCTGACTCCGATAAATACTTCGCATTGAAGTTCCTTCCACAGGGCATGATTGGTTTCAGGTACGATGTGAACCTGGAAGAAGATCTGTCGTACAAGAAGGTCGGTAGTAAAGCAACCAATGGCGAAGGCGGTAACGACTGGCGCGATTGGGATTAACACAAAAAAAAGAAGTGTGACACCAGGGCGTAAGCCCTGGTGTCTATGCCGCTTACTCTTCGTCGCCGGACATGTATCCATCGCGATTAGCTTCACTTTCGCCGGCTGAACGGTTGGGTTGTTCGCGATCTGAACGACCTTCACCGCGAGGGCTTACGCCGAAGTGTTCACGAATCTTGGCTCGCCGTTCAACACTTTCGGCGTAAGCGATATCTTTCTCCTCGCTAGACATTTCGGTAATCACGATACCGCCTGAATCACGTGTATCTCGATCCCCATGCTTTTGCCAGTGCTCGCGGAGTGGATTAGGTCGAGAAGTTGCGCTGAACACATCGTCAGGCCGAAGCGTAGATCGAACTTTACCAGGTTTTTCCATCTGCTCTTTTTCGAACTCAGCAAACGACTTACCCATTCGTTTCGCGAAGTTGTTGATACGGATGGCGTGCATGGCTTGTTTGAAGCGTTTAGATTGTTTCATCATTGACCTCCTCGGTCGATTGGATAAAGAAGTAATCCTTGTGGATCTCTTTATCGGATTGGGCGTAACGGGTGATGGTGCGTTGATGCAGACCCACAGCCGCAGCAGCGCGGCTGACGTTATCGTAAATAACACCATTGATAGAGATCTTGGTACGAGCTTTAGCTTCTCTAGCAAAGGCGGCTTTACTGATATTGTCTTTGTGGGTCCGAGTGAAGATGAGTTCTTTCATGTTTCTTCTGATACAGGTTAGAGGATTTCGTAATCCAGGTTGGTCGACAGGTTACGACCCATAGCCAGGTCATTGCCCAACCGCGCAAATGCCAGCAGCGCATGTTCAGGGAGCTTGAACACATGCCGACGTTCGTCGCGGCTACGACGGCCGGTGGTCATGTTAGGCTCTACGACCACAGTCCAAACGCTACTTGCGCCGCTGTCATCGCGGTTGTAGGTCAGGGTTGTATTCTCGTACTCTGATTCTACGGTCATCTTGCGTAACTGCACAGGCTTTATCTCCACGACTACTTCTTTGGATAAACGACGACGGACTTTGATCCGGTCAGCGAATGGAACGATACGATACGGAACGGGTTTCTCGAACCTTGCCATGAGTTCACTTTCAATGTACGGAGGAAATACCTGGATCAGATATTCCAACAACTCGTTCATGTCCTTGCGATACATTCCGACGATCGGTACGAACTGCGGTAGACGTCTACCGCGGGATGTAATGAAGGGTCGCATGAAACGTTGATATCCATGCAGGATATTTTTATAACTGAGTACGAGTTCACCGTCGACGAAGTATTCGTGTTTAAGTCTTGGGCGGGAACTGGGTATAAGTAACGCGTGCAGCTGTTCCCGAGTGCAGTAACGGTTTTCAGGGAACGCTGGAGTCTTACCCCGTAACCAAGCGTTAGGGTTTCTTGGATTAACGATTACGGATTCGTTATCGAAGATTTTCTTCAGATTACTTTCCGCCCAGCTTTTACTGGTTACGTGCGGCCATGTATCGGAAGTGGGTACTGACCTGGCGTAACTTCCGCTGCGTACACTTTCAACAATCTTATCTAAATCTACTTCACGAAGATCACTGATACCACCACCAGGTAATAACACCTCGCCAAAGATACTGCCAGGGATCTTACCGTCTTTACCAACAGACGCTATAAGTTCGTCGTACGTCAGCGTCATGCTCGCATCCATCGACGACGCTTGAGCGTTAAAAGATTTGCTCGCTTTTTCGAACGCTTTGACGGCTTTGTTAAGGCCAGGAAAGTTACTAGATTTCATGCAGGACTTCCTCAGTCAATAAAAAATAAAGAACATAAAGCCGGGTGGAGATCCACCCGGTCTATGCTGATCGCGTAATTACACAGTGACGCCAGCAGCGGCTTGCATGGCCTTCAGAGCTTCGGCAGTTTTATGCTTCTGGCTCATGATGTACATGCCAATACCAATGCCGACAAACAACATGACGGTATTACTCATTTATGACCTCCTCGGTCAGTAGGTATCGTGACACTTAATAGCAAACAGTTTATTGGAAGTATCCACCAGGATTCCGGCTTCAGCTCGTTCTTTGTTATTGCCGCAGATCTCCTCCAGTTGACCTTTACGATCAGCCACTGTAATCGTCACAGCCATTGCTGTCATGACTAAAGCTGCCAACACCCACAGCGTCACATCTTCCCACGTCAAGTCACGCTCCATGAGCGTGTACCAGATGAATGACTAAATAAATAGCCATACCGATCACAACCAGCTTACAAATGCGAATGGTTCTTCGCATCCGCATCTGCTGTAACCTGCGCCTGATGCTGGCATCCACCGCATCACCCAACTTACCACCGTTCATTGCACGGTACGGTGTTGTGGGTAAGTAGGTTTAGGAGCACCACCCATACGGCTGGTAAACTCCATGTCCATGAGGTTGGCTTTGGTTTCGATCATGGTGCTGGTGTCAAAGGTGTATTGGTAGATCCACTCTTTAGTGATGGAGGCGTTGAACGCCTCCGCATGTTGCAGAGTGCTGAACTGACGGTAGATCTTTTCCAGTGGATCACGAACGACGTACTTGCCGTTGCGTTCCAACACGTGGTACTGGCGCAAGATGCGTGGAAGCATCCGGCGGTTGAGCAAGAAGGTCAGGGAATCTTCGCGAGCTTCCACAGCCTGTTCGAAGGCACTGACTGCGCCATGCTTGTTACAACCGAAACTGACAGACTTCCACTCTACCGGTTCAAACATCGAACGGTGCTTGTTACCGATGATGGATGTGTACCAACGGTTTGCGGCTTCGCTGTAACTGACGCCTTTAGGGGGAGTCAGTACTTTGGTGCTACCGTTCTCAGTGACGACGACAGCGCCAGTGCTCAATTTCCAGATCTTCATTCGTTACCCTCCACGGGTGGTAGTTACAGCTATTAATGCGCGGCTTGAGCGTGGTGATTACGCTGATGGTCCGCATTGCGACTGCGCCAACCTTTATCGGTCAACGCTTGGCAGGAGTTGAAACGTTTGGCATGTGGTGCAGGGCCGGTGTAGTCGAAAAGATCCTTGAGGACCTCCGGCTTCTCACATTCGGCACGCAACATCTTTTCGAACTCAACGCGTTGTTCGTATTGCTCAACATCACCAAGGATGCCAAAGACGCGAATGGTGCGAACGCTGAGGTCAGGGAACACCATCTTGACAGAGCCCAACCGAAAGACTTCAGCCGGACGATGGTCTTCTTCAGCGACCAGGACCAGTTCGTTGTCAAGCAGAGTTACAGGGATTTCGAGTTTCATGATTGTAGTCCTTCAAAGAATGCATTAGTCAGACCTCCACGGTCGGGTTGGTTTGTATTAGCAGGATTCGGCGATGTCGAAGTCACGCAAGGCTTCTTCTATCTTGAAGAAGTAACTTGCGACTTGTTCGTAACCAAATCCTTTTACAGCGGCGTCCAGCGTGTTCGCGATTCCAATCAGGGGGAACCCTTCCAACATGGCGGTCTTAATCGCAGCCTGGATACGGTTCTTGTTGTCCTGATAGAATTGGTTGTCTGTGTAAGTTTTACTGATACCGATGTCGCCGTATTCGGTCATGCTGAACCAGCCTTGTTTACCGCCTACGACGATTGCGCGACCACCCTGAGTCCTGATAGCCCACTTACGGCCATCGTGGTCTTCGTCACTCTGAGCGCGGTGCATGGCTTCTTCACCAGCATTAACAATGCTGACACAATTACCCATTGGGCTGAAGCGCAGAGTAAGGGTGAAGAGATGATCAAATTTATGATGCGACATGCGACTGTCCTCCTCGGACGAGAATGGAGCATAGAACGAGGTAGCGTTAACTACCTCATCACGGTTAGATGGTTGCGCCAGTAGTGGCTTTGACGTAGACATCAACCAGCGCGGCGAAGAGGTCGTTAAGTGCTTTCAATTGCTGACCCAATTGCACGTAAGTGGTTTTAGGATCAGCCAATACCGCTTCGGCATTGGTGATGGTGTTAAGCATGTTAGGACTCAGAACCAATTTGTGGTCTTTCACCAACCCTTTGATATCCACAATCACCCGGCGGATGTAACCGCGAGTGGTTTCTTTATTAGATTCATCTTTACCTGACAGTTTCATGTACAGCTTGAAACTACCCCAGCCAATCGCAGCACCGGCAACGCCGGCAGCAACGGTAACACCAGCAATCTTAACAACGTTTACTAAAGACATGCGGTCCTCCACGGACATTTGACAACGGCGTAAGTGCTGTTGTTCAAGTAGAGAATGTATGACTGTAATTAGTTTCATTATGATTTACAACTACACGTCAAATGACGGCGGACAGATAATGTAAGCGATCGACCACTCTATGGGATTCGGACTATGACCGGTAAGCAGATCTTGGTCGAGTTGATTCGATCATCTAACCAGGAGGTCCTGGCGGAGAACGGAGTCAACTTAAGGACAGAAGACCTGGAATTCACCACCCCGGTCGCTGGCTCCTTCGAAGGTGATACGAACACTCGTGTCTTGGCTACATCGTTACACCCGACTGTCTACGGCAGTTACGAATATTTCTACAATCGCATTGATATTCAAGAAGCTTTCAATGAGATAGATGAACCACAGCCTTCGGTCCACATCGACGGAAGGATTGACCACGCTACATTGTTTGAAGCGTTGATCAAGAAATACAACTTCTTTATTCCACTCGAGGATCTGATTGAGTTTGTCGTAAGTCCCAATTCTGTCTTCATTAAAGTCAACCCTACGCAGTTGATCTGGATCGGTGAGTTGACAGTCTTGTTGGGTGAAGCCGACTCGATCCTGAAAGATGAGTTCCTCAATAACGTGCTAAATGGCTTTACGTCCCCATTCGATCCAGTCCTGACCGATGGCGGAAACTATGATCAATTGTCTTCCGGTAGCAACCCGTTGAGAGTTGCGGTAGGGGAACCTGACCTAAATGGTTTCCAACCTTCCTGATATCTAACCTCTTAATGAGACTGCATGTATGGCCATTGACTACACCCGTAATGAGATCGACTTGTTGATCGACCTTATCCGCGAAGATAACGAACGCAAGCCGCTGACGACAGGCCAGGTCACATTCGGAGCACCTAACAACTACACTCCGACCCAAGGCGTCAACCGTAACACCAGCATTATCGCCACGGCGATCGCAGGGCGAGGTTACAGTGGTAGTCAGACCTTCTACTACAACCGTGTGGCGTTATCCAGGTTTGTTCCTGAATACCCAGTAGACATTCTTGACTTTGAGACTAGCGAGTACACTAAGCTGTCGCAGCTGTTGCCTGAACTCAACGAGCGTCTCAAGATAAAGCTCACCGCTGACAAGATTGTCGACGCTACGCTACCGGTGTTTGACGATGACAGTCCGACGTATATAGACGTCCCTTTGACTGTGGCGCCAAACTCGTTGTGTTACACCGGCACGATCATTCTACGTGTTCACCCGGACTGGATTCCACTGAGCGATGTCATTATCAGCCGTGATTACGACGCTCTGATCTACGCAGCACCAGGTAATTGATAGAGAGGAGGGGTTGACCCTCCTCTCTATGCTGTTGATGCTATAGGAACTTAAGGAAGAGCACCCTCAATTCTATGTGTCGGCCGACACGATCACTTCTGTTGTATATTCTCGAGAGAATTATTCCATGGCTAACGATCTAACCAAAATCCCCGTTGCGGTCATTCTTGACCTCATCAATACCAGCAACCCTGGTCAGTCGTTCACCCAGGAGATGTTGCAGTTCGATCTGCCAATCGTCGACACTGGTTCGAAGAACACCAGTCTGACCGTGACCGCTGAAGATGGTTCGGGTTACAAAGGCTCGGTAGTCATCAAGTACAACCGCCTGCACCTGACCACACAGATCGCATCGGTGTACGTCGCCGCCGGCGCTGGCCGTGACATGGTGTTCATGGTTGGCGATGCCACCAAGATCTCCGACATCATCCCTGAAATCAACGCCCGTCTGGGTATCAACCTGACGGCTGACGATTACGTCGACGGCAACCTGCCTGCTTTCTCCGGCACGTTGAACGAAGTGCACGATGTGCAAGTTGTGGCCAATGCTGACTCCCTGTGTTACACCAACAGCTTGACCTTCCAACTGAAATCGGAAGAAGTTGAACTGAGCAGCGTCATCACCACGACCGAACTGAACGGCCTGACCTACGCACCGCCTGCTGGCGCATAATCAGCTCCCCTTCGAATAGACAGGAGTGGGGTTTCGGCCCCACTCCTGTCTATTTTGTTTGTGGTTAGTTAGCTGGTATTCCCCATGAACCAGGAGATGCTTTATGTTCCTCACACAGGGATCATCGGAACAGGCGCTGGTCGACCTGATCAATGAAAACAACGATCTTCCAGTAAACTTGGCCGTTGGTGATCTCTACTACGGCAAGCCTAGAAAGAATGCAGACGGGACCGTCGACGTTCCCACGGTCACGATGTACAACAATGAAGAGTACGAGGGTTACGTCACCTTCAAGTACAAGCGTTTTAACTTCAACACTATCTTCGGGCAGACTCGTCCTTCCATCAGGGACTTGGGTCAAAATAGCTTGCACGGTATTCTCCCTCTGCTGAACAAGCGGCTGGGTCTGAACCTGCAAGAGCGTGACATCGTCAACCAGCAGATCGAATGGATCGGCGGTAACGAGCAGGCCAACCTGAACTTTGTTGCTGAAGATAACTCGCTGGGGTACGAAGGTAACTTCGTGGTCAAGTTCGAACGTATCCGTCCACTGTTGGGTGGTGCACTTGCAGATATCAAGTTGGGTGTGTTGAAACACCCTGACGTTATCGTACCGGCGAAGAAGTCGTTGAGTATGTGCACATGGGGCATCGACTTCACTGAAGATGCCAAGAAGCTCGGTGTGTATGCAGGCTACTGGTCTAATGTCAAAGCGGTGCAAGACCTGATGCTCAGCCTTGGGTTCGCAAACTTCCCTGTGCCTCAGCGTTACGACGTCGCTATCTATTCGACAGCGAATATCCCGGAAGCCAACAAGGCCTTCGGTAACGTGATCATTCAGAAGAACGTGAGCGGTCCAGACTACGCCGGCTCGGCTTACTTCCACTTCAATTAGTATTAAGGGGTTTCAAATATGTCTTTGTATAAAAGACCGCTTGAGGAAATCCTCAGTGCGATCAAATCCCTTAATGGGGTGGTCTTGGTCGAGAGCGAATACACGTACGGCAATCCGACAGTCGTGGCTGACGATGGGTCAGGTACCAATACCTCGATCAGCATTGTCGCCAAAGACATCAACAGTCCTTACGACGGCGCCGCCACAGTACGCTATCGTCGTCTGAACCTGGCTGATCTGACGCAGTTGGTTCCGACAAACATTCGGGGTTATAAGCTCGACACCATGATGGCGGTCGCACAGCGCTTGAACGTACTGTACGGTACCAACTTCACAACTGATGACATCGTCGATGGACCATCGGGTTTGGTCAACGGTGTAGGTGACGTAACGTTGGTGGCTAAGAGCACCAGTCTTGGCTGGTTGGGTTCTGTCAAGTTTACATGTGCGCTTGGATCGTTGCCGATTGAAGACTTCGTGCTCCAGTCCACTCTTCCTGGATTGTCGTATCCGAATGCTCAGGTGACCAAGCCGTACGCTCCGATGTATTCGTATTGGAGAGACTTCACCGCAGCGAACGACTTGTTGACAGTGGGTACCGGCGCGACACAGATCGGTACAGTGATTCTACAAGCACTGAAGACGATTACAGGAGATGCTTGGGTCAGCGATAAGGCAGCGCGTTATTCGCTCTTGGGCGCGACCGTACGCTACGCTGGTGAGACTGCGGATCTGCCACTGGAAAGCAATCCTGATTACGAACACGTGATCGTGGTTGATCTTCTGGAAGTCAACTCGTTGGGTCTGTCTGGGTCGTTGTACCTTCACTTTGACGATCCGCTATAACTACGAGGTTTAGGTCATGGCAGAGCTTCCGACTAACAAGTTACTCACTGAGGTGAACCGGGTCAACACTCCCGCTAAGCCTCTGAACCTTGTCAACGTTTCATTGCAACCCGCAGTCTTTGACCAAAGTGATGAACACAACACCAAGGTCACGATCGATGCTGTACCAGGTCGTATCTATAAAGGCAGCGTGGATGTCTTCTACAACCGTGCCGATCTGGGTGAGGTACTGACAGACCAAGCGATTCGAAGTACGAGTCCTTTCACGGCTACTTCAGTCATTGAGCTGATCAACCAACAATTTGGTTTGTCGTTGACGACTGATGACTTCGAACCGTTCACGGTACCGACACCGACCCTGGACCAACCTCAGGAATTGACTCTGGTTGCCAAAACGACCAGCATGGGTTACGTCAACCAAGGTAGCCTTACCGTTCTGTACGGCAGGACGCTGTTGAGTGATGTCATCCGTGTGGTCATTCTCCAGAAGCTGCGCCACCCGATCAATCTGGCGACCCAGCTCGCATCAGCACGGATGACAACGTGGGGGCAAGACTTTACCAGCCTGCGGGACTTCATCAAGATCGATCCGAAGACGGGCCGGTATACTGACTTTAAAGCGTTGCAGACGGCGTGTCTCTATCTGGGTATCCCTACATGGTCACTCGGTGCAATCACCGACCATGCCACGTCGGCGGTCCCAGACAGTAACCCACTGTTTGATCGTGTGGTCATTCAAGGAACGCCAGGAGCCAGCGCTCTATCCGGGGCGATCTATCTCCATTACAACTTGCTTGACGAGGTTTAATCAAGATGCCTATTTTCAACAAGTCATCGGCTGCGCTGGTGTATGACCTCATCAACCAGGCCAACCCATCGATGCCGATTCCCGTATCTCCAGCTAACGCCACCTTGGGTGTCCCAGCTGCTGCTACCGTCGCAGGTCAACCGCTTCTGAATACCGCAGTCGTGGTGGCGGCAATTACCGGTAAAGATTACCTCGGTCGTAAGTCTGTCAACTACCGCCGTCTGAACCTGGCCACGTTGACTCGGGGTATGACTATCCAGATCAACAAGTTCTCGACAGCGCAGAACTCGGGCAATCCAAACGCGGTCGTCTTCAGCGTCTACGACCTGCTACAATCGATCAACCAGCAGTACGGTCTCAACTTGACCACTGATGACGTGATCGACGGAAATATCTTGCTGGGTTCTACTCAGGAAAACGGTTACTACACTACATCGGTCACCGTCAACGCTAAACCTGGCAGTTTGGGCTACACCGGTTCGTTCACGCTTAAATGGCGCGCGGATGGTCAGGATATTTCGGGCATGATCGCTGTGACTGATCTGGATGGTACTCGTAAGTTCCCAGGTGGTAATGACTTCAGCGGCGCTCACGCGGTGGTTGTCAGCAACATGGCGTACGGTGTTGACTGGTCTGACTTCATCCTGGCTGGCGTTAAGTGGAATAGTTATCCTAATAGCTGGGAAGGCGCATCCACGCAGCTCATCCAGTGGATGGCCCGCTTCCTCACCCGTCTCAACGCTCTTTACGGCACCACGCTTGTTACAGACACGCCGGACGGTACGGCGTACGGCTTTAGCACCTGGAATGGTCGCGTAGTAGATCTGTCTACTGCCGCAGGTAAGTTGTCGGCGCCTGAGGCTAATGCTGATTATTACAATCGTGTATTGATCCTTACCGTTCCAACCGCGCTTGAAGCGACGTACGGTGCAGGTACTCACTACATCCACTACAACGTCTGATCGGAGCGAAGTTAATGTCCTATCAAAGTGTATCAGTCGTTGATCTACTCGCAGGTCTGAATGCGAAGAACGCGACGACCTTTACGTTGAACGACGTGGAGTTCAGTAACCCGGTGCCTGTCTCTGGTACCTGGAAAGATCAAACGACACTGCGTAACACCGGCATTGTCGTTGGTGCCAAAGCAGGCGGTCAGTTCAAAGGCCGTAAGTCCATCGTGTACGATCGTTTGAAACTGAACGATCTGAACGGCACCAACCTCAAAGGGTTTACCCTGACAGGTTACGGTGTGACATCTGCACATGGGTTGATCCCATGGCTGTCGTACTGGAACGGTTTGCACTTTACCACTGACGATATCGAAGACACTGCGATTGTAGACGCAGGTGATGGTACTCGTTCGGTTGTGCTGACTGCCAAAACCAACTCCATCGGTTGGATCGGCAGTGTCACATTGAACATCACGGCGGGTGGTGCTTCGTTGAACTCGGTTGTTACCGACACAACGCTTGAGGGTCTGAACTACCCAACCGCGAACGATACCGACACGTACGCACAGCTCTACATGTACGGCTACGACTTCACGTCGTACTTCAACACGTTGGCTACGCTGAACGCCGGTGCACTGCCGGCTGCTACGGTCACTGCGCTGGTTGCAGCGTTCAAAGCTCTAGATATCGGTTCGGGCAAAACGCTGTGGAACGAATCGTCCAGCACCGCTACCTGGTCGCTGTCGGGTGCAACAGTTGTAAGTAACGGTTTGAACAGCGCTGCGCTGCCAACGAACCCGAACTACAAGTACGCTCTGGCTCTGAAGCTGCGTGACGCCGTCACAACGCCGTCGGGCATCATGTACTTGCACTACAACGATCCTTACGACCTCAACGCGTAAGCGGCATAGTGGGTGCCCTGAGGGCACCCATTCCTGACTCATCATGGAGTATTAGCTATGCTTCGCGCATTGGTTGGCTTTGACCATTGTCCAAAGCTGCTGGCTCTCAATAGCTGGCAGTACAACAGTGGGTACACCACATATTCACCCAGTCTTAGCGGTGGATTCGGCAAGAACATTTACATTGATAACAACGGTTGGTTGACTACGCCCGCAGGCGTTTCGCCTAGCGGGTACACTAACCTGATGCTTAACCTTGCCCCTTTCCCGGTATCGGGTACGCCGACCAAGATATTCATCGGCATTAGAATGAAGGTTGTGGAAACGTTTCAATCGAGTTATTACATCGGTCTTACAGATTTGAGTAAATACGCCATGCAGCTTCTGGCTGACAGCGACCTTCCGGCCGCAAACAGTGCTGTCGGAGCAATCAGCTATCTCGAATTCGTCCTCAACATCACCACTCGAGTTATTGCGGTTTATGTCAACAGCACGTTCATTAAGAACGTCGGCATGCCAGCTGAACTGACCAATGCTCAACTACTGGCACGTCTTTTCTACCTTGAGTTTCGCTTTTCTGGAAACAACTCAGGTAATAGCACAATGGCTTATCGTGACATCTATGTCTCCGATGACGTGGCCGGTGACGGGTTTGTTGGTATGCTGGGCCCTCAGCAGTTGGTACCGATCTACGCTGACGTAATCAGCGGCACTGATTGGACCACCACCGATGGTGGATCGTTGTTGAGCACTCTCACCCGATCAGCTGATTCAACCAACACTTCGGTAGCAACCTCTGGTGCGAGTAAAGCGCCATTGGACATCAGCCTCAAATGCGACGTAGCTGACGGTCAGACGATCAATGCCGTGTCACTCTTGTTTGCGGGTAACGGTAACACAGCTTCGAACCAGTTTGGTGTGTCGCTGAAGAACGGTTCTGATACGCTGGCCGGTGCTCCAGTGACTCCGGGTACAACGCTAAAATACACGTTCCAGCTCGGCGTCTACCCTAAAGCCCCAGGTGGTGTGGCATGGACGAAGGCCAATATCGATTCGACCTCACTGTTGCTGACCCCGGACATTGTGAGTTAATCAGGAGTCATTTACATGGCCGTTAAAGCAATTATCGGATTTGAACATTTACCACCAAGCGTACCTCAAAGCGTTTGGTCTCCTTTCCTGGGTCCTTTGTTCGCCAACGAAGCATCGGACACCGCGACCATTGTTAATGGATGGGTGACTCCACAAGGGACCGCTACCACCATTCCCGAAGGTCTGTATCTGAAACACTTCGCTGCCTGCGCAGCGCCTGCGAACCTGGTCTACATTGGGATGCGTGTAAGGGTTGACGTGCTTGACGCCAACCATACGTTGATGTATGGACCTAATCTGGGTTCTGTGATCTTCTACATGAGCGAGATTCCATCGGTCAAAGTGGGTGGTATCTATTACTTGGAAGTAGAGATCAACCTAACGACAGGTGCAACACGTCGATGGGTGGACGACGTGGCAATCAGCAATGGTCCAAGTCTTTCTTCCTACATCGCGGCAATGAAAGCCGGCACTGCTCAGTCGATAGTCGGCATCTTGACACGCGGGTACGCCAAGACTCAACGCGCCAGTCTTCGCGACATTTACATCAGCAACGATGTGGCCTCCGCAGACGGTGGACCTACAGGCCGTCTAGGTCCTCGGCAAGTCTATCCGGTCTTGCTTGATAAGGCGCAAGGTACAGGTTGGGCAGCCAGTGACGCTAGCGAACTTCTTCCAGCGTTGAAGAAAGGTCTCGGCACTTCGGGGAAAGCGACTCTTTCCAGCCCATCGTCGAAGGCGCCATTGACCGTAGGTTTGTTACTGGATGGTTTGAAAGACACCGTCCCGATCAACATCAATGCGGTCGAACTGTCCGTTGCCAACAAATCCAATGACGGCGCCACATCCTCACTGACTAAACTCAGTTTGAACGGCACTGACAAAGCAACGGCTTCGGTACCTGCGCCGACCACAATTTCCTATGGAACTTCTCTCGGCGTAGTCCATAAAGCTCCAGATGGAGCGGCGTGGACGATCAGTAAACTGAACGCTAGTGAGGCAGTCATCACCCCAGACACAGTAGGTTGAGATATGACTATTGCACTAAGTGCCGTAACGGGTTATGCGTTGGGAGATCCTGCACCTGCGCCAGCACAACCGCCGAGCGACCTACGCCTCCCGCAAAACCGACTGATTTACGACCTGATCGAAGTATCCAACCCTGGCTTCAAAGCAGCGTACGGGATGTCGAAAGTACAGTTTACTGGGATGGCATCCGTTACTGTTGATCCATCAGATCCTTTCAAGTGTGATACCTCGGTCCTGGTGTCTGGTCCGCCGGGTTCAGGTACGATCGGTAAGGTCACTGTCAGGTATCGTCGCATTGACATGAGTGCGCTGTTTCGCAACATGATCATGCGTTCTGATTTCTACAGCGCAGCGGGTTCCATCACGCGTGCCCAATTCATCGCAGACGTTAACGCAAAATACGGGTTGAGTCTCCTCGAAACCGATATGGCCGCCGTAGTGACTGTGCCTGCCGATACCGTTTACAACGGTATCGCTGTTAACGGCCTTTGCTACAAAGGTACAGTTTCGCTTCAGTGGGTTCGTTCCAAACGTCCTATAACCGAAATCATTACCGACGCTAACCGAGCGTTGATTGGCCGACTCTATCCAGGTGGTAATGACTTCTCGCAAAGTCGCAAACCTGTCGGCGAATGGCAACTCTACGGCCTTGACGCTTCAGCGGTTAAAGCCAACCTTGCCGCACTGTCGACCAGTTTCCTGATCACCACCGCAGCTAACGCAAACCTCGACGCCGTCATTGCCTGGCTCAATAACAACTCAGGTAAGACCAACTGGGCTAAAACTGACAGCAGCCTCGCATCAGGTCTGGCGGGGTGTACAGCTTACATCTACACCCTACCATCTACCTCCATCCCCGAAGCTAACTCCGCACGGTTCACCCGAGCGATGGTGATCCAGAGTGTGGACGCTAGTTGGTTCAGCGGTAAACTTATCCTTCACTGGAATGCGTAGAGGCCGTCATGTCAATCTACTTAGATAGTAAAGCGGATCTGGCGGCGATGTTCAGCGTAAAGGCTGGAATTATTGTCCCTGTCAGTGATCTGGTATTCGGTACACCGGTTGCAACTACTGCGGCTGAGAAGACCTTGTACGGAAAGAACACCAAGGTGGGCGTCAAGTTTACGGACTCATCCACGTTGGGTATGGGTGGCACTAAGGTATTCTACGACCGCCTGGATGTAACGCCATTAGGCTTGGCTAACTTCAGAGGTATCGCTGTGACTGGCGGTCAGAACCTGGCTGCTATGTTACCGGTTCTGAAAAACCTTTCAGGGGCTACCTTTACCTCCGACGACCTGGTGGAACATTCTACCGTGGATGACGGCGATGGTGGGATCACGTTCCTGATCGAAAGTAAACCAGACAGCTTGGGTTGGTTCGGTTCAGTGACAGTTGCTTTCAACGTTGCGCTCGATATTGAGACAGCGTTCAGTGGCGACACGCTACCAGGTTTCTAACACTCCTTTTGATAAGAGATCAAAACCATGTCCATTGATTGGCGCAATTATCTACTCCGAAACGATTTCACCGAACACGCTGATCTCTTGTCGGCTATCCCGGAAGGTGAATTGAACGAGTCCGGTCAGCGAGCAATTGCCGCTGCCTTGAACGCATCCGGTCCGATGGCACAACAGAAGATGTGGAACCAGACCGAGATGACCGCTGAGTACTCGCTCAACGGCGCTGTAGTGCTCTACAACGGTCTTAACGACCGTGAGTTCGCTACCCTCAGCCTTTTCAAATACGCGCTGCGTGTGAAGTTCCCAGAGTGGTCTACTGCACCTGTAGGTGATCTGTTCCTGTGCTGGAATGATCCAGTCGTTCCCACTGACACTGATTCGGAGTAACTGCCATGTTGCGCAAGATCTTTGCGTTTGACCACTGCGTTCGGAACGTTAACGACGCCGCGTGGATTGCTACGTCAGGCTACGTCGTTTCACGGTATAACGCCAGTACTGGGAAACCGTTGATCATCGACAGTAACGGAGCCTTGACATCCACCACAGGCACGTCGACATCGGCAGCAACAATTGCTGGTATTTCGTTCGATCAGTTCTTGGTGCCTAACCCAACCAAGATTGTCATCGGTTTCCGGCATAAAACCCTGGTTGCAGGCGCCACAGGTAACTTTGTTGCCCTGGGGCCTGACATTGGTTTCAGTACAGCCGGTTGGGTGTTGGATTACTCACTGCTACCGACGGCTGCTAAAGCGGTAGGTGCTGAGATTTATCTGGAATTTGAAATCGATTTTACAGCGAACACGTTGGCCATTTCCGGTGACGGACTCCTGTTATCGTCGGTAGCGTTGACCGCTGTATCTACCGCAGCTTACATCGCCACGATGAAGACCGGTAAAATTTCATTGTTCTTCTCGCTGACATTGTCGGGCGGTACGAACTTGTGCAGCATCCGCGATATGTACATCCTGGACAACATCGCTGGTGACGGGATCGTTGCACGCCTGGGTTCGGTCAGCACCTACCCTGTCTACGCTGATGAAGCGACGGCCACTCCAACAGCCTGGGCAGGTAGTGATGGTACTACCAACATGCTGACTACGTTGACAGCTGCTCAACCGGCAACCGCAACGGTAGATTCTCCGACAGACAAAAGTCCGTTGAAGCTTAGCCTAAAAGCTAATACGCCAGAAGGTTTTAAAATCAACGCTGTTCAGTTGATGGCTTCGGTGATTGCTAAAGGTAATAACGCGACCTTGGCTAAAATTGAGGTCACTCAAGGTGGTACCACGGTCCAAGCGGGTAACCTCACGGTACCGAAAACGCAGGCTTACGGATCGACCATAGCTACTTTGCCAACCGCACCTGCGGGTGGTGCATGGGACGCTAGCAAGATTGACGGGACCGTCATCACCATCACGCCAGACGTTACGGGGTAATTGACATGCCTTTAACTGCGAGATCCATTAACGGTTACGCGGCGGTATCACCCCCTAACCAAGTAAGCCTTCGGTCTGTCAGCGGTTACTTGATCGGCTCCCCCCCAGTACAAGTGGGGGTTCGGTCTATTGGTGGATACCTTATCGGTCCAGCCATTAAATCACTCCCCAAAGGAGTGACAGGGCTTCAGGCTGTTCTGCTGATGATCGTAGCCAAGGCCAACACCGTTCGACCTACCACAGACTTCACAGCGGTAGCGGTCGAAGCTTTGACAAACGACGCTAACTACAATGCCAGAGTCCAGGTCAAAGCGTCAGCAGCTTCAGGACTCAAAGGAACCAAATGGTTTCGGTACAACCGTGTCCCTATTTCCAGGATGACACTGGATCCGAATAACATCCCTCTCGGCACCGCGACCACAATCTACGAAGCGCTATCTGCTATCAGTGCGGTCGTTGGTATCACGTTGACTGTGGATGACGTGGTGGATGGGCCGATTTCCGCGTCGGCGTACACGGTCGAGCTAGTTGCTAAATCCACTAGCTACTGGTTCATTCCAGGTTCTAAAGTCACGATCGGTCAGACATTGCCGCAGTTCTCCACCTTGTTTACTGACCCAGCGATTCGTTGGAGCTAAGGAGTTTCAACATGGCTATTCGTAGTTTCTTCGGGTACGACGATGTACCAATGCCCGCTGGGGAACAGATTCCTACAGCAGGTCTTACGCTGGGTCCACTTCCCTTCTTATTCAAACCAGGACCTCTGGCTGCTGCCGGTGTTACTTACACCAAAGAAAGCGGTTGGTTGAAATGTAAAGGTACTGTCACCACTGTGTCGACAGGCCTGAACAAAATGAACTATTTGTACAGTACGCTCCAATCCCTGGGTCTTACTCCTACCGCGAGTTCGGTTTTCACCATAGGCATGCGCTGGCTGTGTCCGATCAACGTGACAGTCAGTAACTATTGGCCTCAGCCAATGGAGATTGTTACCGCGGTTAGCTTCAGCGGATTCATCAATGGTGCAGTTTTTCCTTTCGGCTCAATTCCGAACTGGGTAGCGGGTCAAGAGTACTACCTAGAAGCTCAGTGGGACGTTGCCGCCGCGGTCATCCGCAGGAAAGTCGATGGCGTCCCGATCGCCGATCTGCCATTCACTTCTGGCCTAGCAGCCGCTATTGCCGCAGGAACGGCGCAGTTTGGGGCGGGTCTATTTCCACCTAACAACAGTACCCCAGGCACTATCGAATACTCATTCTGGTTCAAGGACATGTACGTCATTGAGAAGACTGGCGATGGGACCGCCGACACATTCCTCGGCGCGCAGCGTATTGTTCCAATCACCACGGCAAGCGTGGACCAAGCTTCCTGGTTGGCGAGTCCGTCTGGAACTCCAGTGGATGCGTTGAACGCAGACATTACCGATGCCGCATCGCTGTTGACGCCAGTGGTTACAAACGATGTAACGAACAACGTAGCCAATGTAGGTTTGACGACACCTACAAACTCAGCGCCTATTAACGCCGTGTGTCTAAACATAGCGGGTAAGAAAGCCGCTGGCGCCAGCACATCTGTTACCGGACAACTGATCACAGGGTCCGATCAATCGGCTGCGGTATCAGTACCTATGACATCCAATATGGCTTCCGGGTATAAACTCTATCAGGGTGAGAAGTCTCCATCGGGTGTCAAATGGACACGTGCTGGAATTCTGGCTGCGAAGCTCAAACTCACCGTTGTATAAAGGAGTGTTCCATGGCTATTCGTGCCATTCTAGGGTTTGATGAACTTGCGCTTCGTACTGGTGAGATGTACGGCGCTGCGACCAAGTACGCTTTCGCTGGTCTGCCGATGAGTTTTAACTTCGGCACCGCCGCAGGAGCAGGTGTTTCATTTCTAAAAGAAGCTGGCTGGGTTAAAACAATCACCAACCCAGCGACTGCTAACAACACATCAGGTAAACGGAACTTCATCTCCGCCCCGCTGACAGCCTTAGGCTTAGTGACATCGGCAGCCTCAGTGATTACAATTGGTATCCGTTGGCTGATACCTCAGGACGTGACGGTGTCTTCCATGTGGCCGCAACCCATTTCCCTTACTGCCGACTTGTCGACGGGTGGCGCTGGTGCAAACGTCACCGCCGGCGCTGTTTTTCCATTCGGAAGCATTCCGAACTGGAAACCTGGTATCGAGAATTATCTAGAAGCTCAATTTGACGTTACAGCAGGTGTCATTCGTAGACGCGTAGATGGTTTACCGATCGCTGATTTGTCAATGGTTACGTTGGTAAAGAATTTACTCACCAGCAACACCGCTTTCTTTGCTGGTGGGGTGGGTTACACACCTACCAGCGGCGCAACTGTCGCGTACGATTTCTGGTTCAAGGACATGTACGTCATTGAGAAGACCGATGATGGATCTGCCGATACTTTCCTTGGGCCTCAGCGTATTGTTCCAATCAACGTGACCACCTTAGATCAAGCGTCATGGTTACCCACACCGTCAGGCGATCCTGTAGCAGCGTTGAATACCGCGATTACGGATGAAGCTTCCTTATTGACCCCAGTAGTTATGACTGATCCAAATAACGTCACTGCTAACCTGGGTCTGACGATGTCTTCCACAGCCGGTCAGATTAACGGTATTGTTCTGAACGCTACGGGTAAGAAAGCTGGGGGTTCGCCCGGCGTATTGACTTCTCAGGTTATTACAGGGACTGATCAATCCAGTCAAGTGGTTAACAATTTACTCTCTGTAATTACACCGAGTTTCAAGTTGTATCAAGGTGAGAAGTCTCCATCGGGCGCGCGCTGGACTCGAGCCAGCATCCAAGCTGCCAAACTCAAACTCATCGCTGGATAACCCGCCGGTCATGGACGACCAACACTGTATAAACAAATGGGAGAGAAAGCATGGCTATTCGTGCAGTTATAGGGTGGGAGGACTTGGTCAAACCACCAGTTACCAACGGCTCCGTCAAGTTGGGCGGAACGCCTTTTACATCGGTTACTTCCTCAGCTGCTGCTGGAACTAATATCGATACAAAATACGAAGATGGCTGGTTGAAGCGTATCAGCGATTTCGATTTAGTTGCCAGCGGGACACAGACCAGAGCCAACGGTTTGAACGCGCTGTTAAGTGATCTTGGGTTAGTGGTCACCACCGCCACTTCTAAGTTCACCATCGGAATACGGTTTCTCAATGGTACCCCAGGTTCCACTACGGCCATCGATATCTACAGTGAGCCGTTGTCGATCACGCCATACGCACTCCCAACCACAGCACAACTTACGACTGGCTGTGCGTTCCCAGCAGGTAGTATTCCCAACTACACATCTAAGCAAGAGTATTATCTGGAAGCTCAGTGGGATGTGGCGGCAGGTGTGATCCACCGTTGGGTAGATGGAGTTGCGATTGCAGATATTGCTATCACCAGCACCACCCTGACAGCATTAAAAGCTGGCACAGCGTGTTATTTGAACATCGGAAGGGCGCCGTCGTCCACAGGTGTAAAGGGAGATTTCTCCTATTGGATCAAAGATATCTACGTCTGTGAAACTACGAGCGATGGCACGGCTAACGGGCCGCTGGGGTCTCAGCGGGTATTGGTGGCGCCAGTGGTTAGTATGGATCAGTCGACCTGGGTAGTCACTCCCGCAGGTAATGTCGTGTCTGCGTTGAACACTGTTATTACAGATGCAGCTAGTTTATCAACCCCAATCGTAACATCTGACCCAGCAAACCCTACGGCTAACTTAGGGTTTGTGGCGCCTGTCTTTGTTGGCACTATCAACGCGGTAGCTTACAATCTGACCGCCCGTAGAAAAGATGGAAGCACGGCTAATCTCAGTGCTCAAGTTGTATCCGGGGCTAATCAGTCTGCGGTTTCTTCGCTGACAGTTAGTGACGTCATGGCGTCCGGGACTTCGCTTCTTGTAGCTGGAAATGCTCCCGATGGCACGGCTTGGACCAAAGCGAAGCTGGACGCGGCTAAACTCAAACTTATTACTGGGTAAGTGAACCATCATGAAAAAGCTTAAGCTATTCGGCTTTGAAAACTTACCCGAGGGGTTTTCGGTAGGCGAGCCACTCACCGGTTACGGGTTGGCTTATTCAGACATGCCGTCAGTGGCTCCTTCCACAGCCGCTACCGTTCCAGCCCCAAGGATAGTCAATGACCGCATCATCGTGGGTAAACCAGCGGCGAACCCATCACAGTTGATTGGACCAGTGATGTGGCCTTTGAAATTGTTCGTTGGTGACGTAACACCGGTGAAGGTCATCATCGGCATTAGAATGGAGAAGATTGCAACCTTCGGTGGACCCTACGTCTTATGTTTCAACTCAGTGCTGAGCGGCTCGTCCGCCTCGCTCATGGCGCCATTCACAGACGCCGATTTCGCGGGATTCAATCGGTACTACGAACTTGTATTCGACTTCGTAGCGAATACAGTCAGTGCGTACGCCGATGGTGTGTTCATACGGTACGTGTCTATCCCGGCCGCTCTTCGAAGCGCCGGTTTCAAGAACGGTTATTTACAATGCGGAACACCATCTACCGCGTGGGTCTCGAACAACGCAGGAACTCCTACAGACGTGTTAGCGTGGTCAGACATCTACTGCTTGACTGATGACGGGACAGGTGGGAACGATCCTATTCAACCACTTGGACCTATAACGGTTAAACGGGTACCACTGGTGAGTGCTTCTGGCAGTGGATACAGTCCTCCGAGCGGTTCTACTGTCGTTGGTGCGTTGAACACATCTAGAGAAGACACCGCATCGTTGGCAGCACCTAAAGTGGGGGTTCCATCGGACAACACCCCTTTGAGACTTAAGGTAGATGTAAGCGTACTCGGTAACGTAACCATCCTTGGTGTCGATGCTAAAGTGGCTTCTGCAAAAGATGCGGCGGGAGATCAGACTCTCAGTGGTTCGATATCGGTAAACGGTAGTTCTACATCCCCGATATCGATTGCGATGACAGCCGGTGCGACTCCTGTTAACGTAAGCGTTGGTTCTCTGGCGGCGCTCCTGGACGGTTCTAAATTTACCAAGGCTGATCTGGCCAACTTAGAACTTGTCATCACCCCAGCCACTTAATAGGAGGGCGCATGAGTACCAATTTAAGATCAGCTGATGTCTACGTAGCCACCAAGCCGGTACCTACGATAGAAATACGTAAAGCCACAGCTTACATTTTGGCGACGGTTGTTGACCCATTGACAATTCGTAAAGTAAACGGCTACGCATTGACCACCTCGCAAGATCCGATCGACATTCGACGGATCAGTGGTTACGCACTGACTGACCAAGTCAAACGTCCTAGCTTTGCGTTGTCCGGCATCGTTGCGTTACTGGCAGCAATCAATAAAGAGAAATCGGTATCGCTGACACTGGACACCGTTAGTTTCGCAAACCCTACGGTCAACCCGACTACCACTGATTACCTGAACACCTACATCAAGGTGAGTGCTAAACGTGCCTCGGGTTATCAGGGTGACTACACGTTCAACTATCACCGCTTCCTGCTCTCTGAAGCGTTCGAAGGTCAAACGTTGAGTCTACCGGCGACAGTAGGTTCTACCATCTGGGCAACGCTTGCTGCGATCAACACCAAGTACGGTCTCAAGTTGGAACAGAGCGACATTGTCAATGGTGCTATTGCCAATGGTGCGACTGGATTTACTCTGACAGTTGCTGCTACAAGTATCTATTACCAACCGGGTACTACGGTGGTTCTGGGTACGCTGTAATACCTCAGACAGCATACAGCCCCGGCCGATGCCGGGGCTGTATGCTCAGTGCTTAGGCTTCAGCTTCGAAACCGTTCAGATCGCTCACTGCCAGTGCTTCGGACAGTGGGATATCTTCGTCTGGGATGGTCAGGGTGACCGAGTACGTACCGACGTACAGGTAGCTGTCGACGTTGGCGACGATGTCGGCGGTGCCTGGGTTGTTTTCAGACGTCGGCGCGATCAGATCGGCGATGGTCAGTTCCGATTCCAGCAAGCCCAGTGCAGTGGCCACTTTGGTCAGAATGACGGCATCGGTATCCGATGGCAGGATGGCCACGTCAACGTCTTTGGCAGTAGCGATAGCGCCGCCGGCAACCAGTTCTTGACGGGTGTAGTTGGCGGTAGCAGTACCGCTGTAGCCGGCATCGACGATGGCGGTCAGCAGGACGGACGTGTTGCGGCCACCATTACCAGCAGCGACTTCTGGCGCGGCGAGGGTAACGTTGGTTTCGCTGAAGCCTTTACCAGGGTTCGCGTCATTGAGCAGAGCGAAAACGTTGGCAAGAGCGGACAAGGCGAGGTTGATTTTCATTTGAAGAATACCCGTGGTAAAGTGCATTGAGAGAGTTCAATACATAGCATCACACAGCTTACTCGTCCTTGATACCGTGCGATTGTACTTCTGGAATCCAGGGAAGGTTAACTTCCACCAGATCGATTTTCACCTTGGTGGGATCAGGTCGATTCCATGACTGTAAATTGCCACCAATGGCGTTACGTTCAGAGACTAACTCCGAACAGGTAATCTTCATGTCAGGCCCGTACTCAGCTATCAAAGCACGTTCGATGATCGCGAGTAGATGACTCTTCCCGGTACCGGTTTCGCCTTTTACAATGACTTCGAGCTTACGCATGTTCCTTCTCCTGGTTTGTAGAACAAACCATATTCAATCGGAGTGGGAACTTACTCGGGTAGATCAGAACCGTGGAAGAACCGTGCTTTCGCCATCACTTCTTCACCGGTGATCACCTTACCTGCCAAATCGATATACAGCAGTCGTGGATCGTGCCGTCCATCCATGTCTGTCCGGCTCCAGTAGACCGCAGGCATCTCCCAGGCATCCACCACCTGGTTAGCATCCTCGTCGATCTCAAAGGCCAATACACTGATGGAGTTAGCGGGCCATGACAAATCGTCATACGTACGACCCTTGATGTACTTCTCAGCGATACTGTTCAAGCCCAATTCCAAGCCCCGCTGAGGTAACTCACGGATCGTCAGGTACGGACGATGAGTGCTGAAGAATTCGATAGGTACGTTGGGATTCGCTTCGGCTGTCTTGACGGCCCGATAGACACCACCAAATCCACCGACCTTAAGGACGTTGGAAATAAAAGCGGTTTTGAGGAGATCCTTTTCCTCTTGGAGCATAGCGTCCGGGTAATGCGTAATCGCAAACACGATCGGATTGGGGTGAAACGGGCGGAACGTAGAATAGGTTTCCTCATCCTTTAATGCTTTCTTATTGAGCAGCTTTCGCCAAAGCTCAATGAAGTACCGCTGGATAAGAGCGAAAGTTGTATCCATAGTGAATCTCCATACTGCAATGGTCTGTGTGAGGTACATCTAATACATGCAGCATAAAAGCCAGCCCGAAGGCTGGCAGTTATTCTTGTTGTGTGTACAAACGACGTACACGACGTACCGAACCTTCAGTAGGGTACTTATTAAGATGCTGGGCTGGATACCAGCGGTGCGGGTTGTCTATGAAGGAAGGCCAAAAGCCAGTATCAGGGAGACGCAAATTGTGAAAGAGCTAACGGTAGTTGAGTCGAGGGCAACTGTCGTTACATAGTATATAGATACATCCGTAAACAAAAAAAGAAGGTACAACAGGGACCCGAAGGTCCCTGTGTTTTATGCCGTCTTGCGTAAATCTTCGAACTCTTGCATGGCGGCTTTGATCTTGTCCAGATCACGAACGATGTTCGTGCTGAGCTTGATGTCTTCACGCAGCGCATACTGAATGAAAGGCATGGCGACGTAACGGTCGATCGTACCGTCTTCATTGTAGACGCGCACATACACGTCTTCAGGAGTCAGCTTCAAGTTGCGAGCGATGTTCCAGTGGACTTCTTTCTTACCGGTGATGGTGCTGTCGTATTCGTAACGTTGAAAGATAGTACCCTCAGCGTCATGACCGTCTTCTTTCTTGAAGTGGTGGATAGCGCTTACAACGGATTGATCTTGAATTTCCATGATGACCTCCTCGGTCTTTGAAGTCAGAATTAGTAGAGGTGAGTTTCCTCACCCCAAGGGTTGGTATCAACCGGCGATGTCGTGAATGATGTTGTGCAACACATTACGCAGATGAACCAGCATGTTGTCCAGACGTTTTAACTCTGGCATGTCTGCTGCCATCTCAGTTCTGGCTAAGTCGATCACAGCTTGCCGATCGGCACTGATGGTCTTACCGTCTTTGGTCGACAGAATTTCGATGTTACTGATGACGTCATTGATCTCACGATTCAAGTCAGCCAGAGCCTTGTCGTAAGCTTTCTTACACCAGATACCCAGTCGGTACAGACCGTAGCCAGTTGCAGCTACACCGGTAACAGTTACAGCGAGTTTGATAATGCCATTCATGGTAGTCCTCCTCGGACAAAGATTAACCTAGTTTACGGTTAAGATAGTTGCTTGCTTGACGCAGACCTGACTTGGCAGTGTAGGCCTTTACGTCATGTTTGAGTTTACACAGGTCGCACAACTGGATCGTAATTTCATCCGCGTCGCGTAACCTTGGACTTCTTCCATCGACGATGTCATCATTGTTCTGACGTTGTAGTCTTGTCAGTTCAGAGACGATGTTGTCGATTACAGTTTCCAGCCAGTTGATGAACTCTTCTGGATTGAAGTCTGTTTCAAATTCAATCTCCTCGTTAGGGTCATCGAAAGAGCTTCGCCTACGAGATCCTCCTCTCGACATCATTACAGACCTCCTCGGTCGTTAGTTGTACCTATTCCCATCTACAATGTATGACTGTAGAAAAGTTGATTAAGATACCCCATGCGGCATAAAGCACCGGCCAGTTACCCGACCGGTGCTTTACTTGGTGCCAGATGAAGAGCCACACTAGGGGAAGGAGGAGTCTTCCGTGAGAGCGCTGCGTATCCTCGCAAAACAACGCTCTCACGGCTGAGCACTCATAGCCCGCGCAAGACACAGGTGAACCCGTAAACACCTGTGTCAAGACCAAGGAGGATATCTCGGTCTTCGGTTACCTGACAGCCAGGAGGCCAGCAACTGTCAGATGTGAGTCAAGAGACAATTCGCCCAAATCGCACTTTTCTCATATAATACAGTACAATTACCAACCCCACACCGCAGCGCCGTTAGTCGCGGGCATTCCATTGTTTACCCACTCATCAAAAGTGCGGCCAGACTTACCCTTTTGCGTTCGCCCAGTCTTGTAGAAACCTGCCTGTTTGAAGATCTTCTGACTCGCAGCATTCTTGGGTTCGATCCACGCACGACCCCGACGGTTGCGAAACCATTCGCTGATGTGGGTAGTCGCCAAACCTTTATTACGGTACTCAGGTTCGATGTAGATGCTACCTGCCCGGTAACGTCCATCGGCTTCTTTGAACGGCACCATGAACCCCACGTTCTTACCCTTGAATTGGATCATGGTAAGATTATCCATGTGGCGTTCCAATGCTTTGGGTCCCAGGAACTCATCCTTCATCGCCAGTGCGACCAAGCGATCAGCATCCTCCTTTAGATTAGGTAGAACAGATTCAGTGGAGACATCCAATCCAAGCTGACGAACCTTATCCAATATTGCGTCTTGTTGTTGTTTCGAGAAGATGAAGTGTTCCTTAGGTGGGTGTTGATTAGTAGGTGGTGGATTCTCGGCTTGCCACTTACGATCAACCGGATCGATAATTCCGTCAGGATCACCGAACCTCAAAAACTTAAGCTGGTTCTTTTCGTCCATGAACTCATATCGGCCAGCGCCTCGAGAGTGGCCAATGTAAAGAGCAGCATCTTGACGTGGGCGTGTGTAATCAGAGCCAGCGTTCACTTCAACTTTAAAACCTAAGTTTTGGAGGAAGTTGATAATCTCCTGATAATAATTACGAGCTTGATCGGTGTTTATGAATTTAGGATTACCTTTGATTAGAACAGCTAACATCACACACCTCTCTTTAAGGACATATCAGACATGTACGCTACACTGTCTCCCAAGTTGCAGAGCTTCCACGGGTACATCATTCAGTTCTGGTGTCCAGGTTGTGAAGTCAAACACAGCGTCACAGTAGAACATCCCGATAACCCCTCACAGTGTGCGTGGGGCTTTAATAAGGACTACGACAAGCCTACCTTCACACCTAGCATCAAGACCACACTACCACCTACTGTAGAGGACGGTACTAGCAAGATCTGCCATCTCTTTCTGACGGATGGTAAGTTGCAGTTCTTGTCAGACTGCTGGCACCCACTGGCAAACCAAACCGTGGATCTGCCTGACTTTCCAGCGAACGGGAACGAGGTAGTCTAATGGATAAGTACCTGTCTCCTAAACTGATCCTCTGCGATGACAACGTCCTCGAATATTTTTGTCCAGGTTGTATGATGTTGCATCCAGTGACCATCCTCAAACGCAACAGCGTCGGCGCTATTTGGCAGTGGGATGGGGATGTACTCACCCCCACTCTGTCTCCTAGCGTCCTGGTGGTCCTGGGGAATAATCCACGTCGGGTGTGCCATGCCTTCGTACAAGCGGGCAAGATTAACTTCCTGGATGATTGCAGTCATGACCTGAAAGGACAGATTGTAGATCTGCCCGATATCCCCGAAGATTGGCTGTGACAGATTTTATGTCTATTTAATCAAATCCCTTCACCGCAGTGTGCAGTAACGGAGCCGTGTATGTTATCAGGTCTAAAGTATCGTTTGGGAATCGTGGACGTTGAAGTCACGCCCAAGCACATTGTGGTGGAAGGGATCAGTACGTTTGCGTTGTTCAAAGACATGTATCGGATCTGGGGTAACAACACCATCTCCAAATACATGTTCAGCACGGTACGTGCCAGTGAACTGAAGATGAAACACTTCTTCGGTTTGGACTTCCTTTATATCTGCGAAACGATCTACAAGGATCGTCAATCCCGTACACCTAAACGTGTACTGGCTAAGATCATCGATGCACTGCTGACGAAGACCTGGTTGGGTCAGATCGATCGCGATGTGGAATCCATCACCGATTTGTCAGTGGTTGATAAACTGGTGCCCTTCCCCCTCAAGCCGTTCCAGAAAGAGTTCGTACGACTCTACGGTAAGATGCTGCCTGCGTATAACCTGCGTGGCTACATGCTGGATGCCGGTGCAGGCTCTGGTAAGACCGTGGCAGACCTGGTACTCGGTGAGTGCTTGCACGCTAAGCATGTGATTATCGTTACGCCTAAGAACGCTATTGAACGCGTCTGGGAAGATACAATCGCTAACATCATGCTGCAAAAGAAAACGTACTGGATGAGTACCGATGGGACGGCTCCAACGACCAACCATCATTACTACATCTGCCACTACGAATCTCTCGAGAAGATCCTGGCGTTTGTAAAAGCCAATCCTCGTGAGTTCAAGAACAAAGACACGTTTATCGTGTTGGACGAGTCTCACAACTTCAACCGTCTGGCGGCAGACCGTACGCAGATGTTTGTCGAGCTGTGCAGCATTAAGGACATCGGCTACAACCTCTGGGCATCGGGTACACCGATCCTGGCATTGGGGATCGAGTGCGTTCCTTTCCTTAAATGCGCCGTCCCTGATTTTGACGATGAGTGTGAAGAACGCTTCCGTAAGATCTACGGTAAAGATGCACGTCGTGCTAACGACATTTTGCGTCACCGCATCGGGCACTTGAAGTTCCACGTGCCTAAACAGGATGTGGTCGACACCGTGGTGACCGCTGAAGTTGTCAAAGTACAAATGCCTAACGCCAAGAAGTACACGCTCCAGGCGATTGGCGAAGTAATGAGAGACTTTATTGCTGAACGCGTGCTGTACTACACGAAGAACAAGAAGTACTTCGATGACAAATATCAGGAAGGTCTCAGTGTCTTCGAAAGAACTTTGCGTACTGACGCTGATCGTCGTGCTTACGGTAATTACCGATCTGCTTTTAGAACTATATCTTCCGGGTATGATCCAAAGCTTATGAAAGCTGAGGCGCAGCTCTGCAATACGTACGAGCTGAAGACCATCTTGCCAACATTGACCAACCCTTTGAAGAACGATTTCAAAGGCGCAAGGTCGGTGGTCAAGTACGTCAAGCTCAAGATCATGGGTGAGGCGCTCGGAACCATTGTTGGCGGCATGCGCAGTAAGTGTCACTTGGAGATGGTTGAGCATATCGACTTCGTCAAGTACATCGACGGTGCTCGCAAGAAGATGCTGATCTTCACCTCGTTTGTGGAGGTGTTGGAACGTACCGCTGACATCATCGAGAAGGAAGGTTACAACACCGCTCGCGTTTACGGCGCAACGAACAAGGACTTGTCCAGTATCGTTAAATCGTTCTACGTTGATCCTGATGTCAATCCGTTAGCGGCGACTTTCCAGTCTCTGTCGACAGCGGTACCGTTGACACCCGCCAGTGACATGATCCTGATCAACCAACCGTTCCGTGATGCGATCCGTGTGCAGACAATTGCACGGGCAGCGCGTCTGGGTCAAGACGGTCCAGTGTTTGTCTGGGACATGCTGCTCGACACCAGTGATGAGCCTAACATCTCCACTCGTAGTAACGACATCTTGCAATGGTCTCAGGAAAGCGTTGCCAGTATCCTTGGTATCACCAACGTGGACACTGACACACTGGCTCTGGAATCACACGGTCGCGATAACGAGATCCTCGATCTGGTCATGAACGAGATCAGTCTGGAAACTAACGGATTGGTGCGCCGCGACTTCATTGGTCAGTACGAGCAGGAATCCATCAAGGAGGATCTGGAGGGTAACACCACCTACGCACTGCCGCCTTACCTCTACCACGGTTCTGCTTATAAACAGAACGAGCTGATGCCTGGCTTTGAGCGCAGTGGTGAGTTGGTCCAGTGGGATGGGACTGAAGACAACACGTGGCTCTATACGGCTGATGACAAGACGGAAGCGATCATGTTGGGCATTTCCTCAGCTATTGAGAAGAAATTCCTCCTGGATCGTTACAGCTACGATGAGAAGCGTAAAACCCTGACCATCGAAATCTCTGATCCTGACTTCAGTAAGAAAGACATCCTGGACTTGACCGTTTGGATCTACACGATCAAAGCGGACAACGATGATGGATGGATGCCGAACTGGAACAAGCAGAACAACATGAACGGTGAGTACAAGACCCAACGTCATGTCGATCAGAACCTGGTCAAAGTGGAGCACGTGGATATCCACCAGATCTTGCGTAACACTACGATCAAGATTGTCCGTAATGAAGTCTCTACCGAGTCATCCACGTTGGATAAAGAACTGATCCGCTTGGGTTGTCATTCTACACGCTTGCGTGTGTTGGCTGAAGATAAACCAGTGTTGATGAAGCCGTTGATCGAACAACTTAACGACCTTTACAAGACTACAACTCGCGAGACGTATTTTGCAACCCAGAACGAACGTATCTATGACACGGTCTGCGGTACTGACTATCTCGCCAGCGAAACATTCAAAGATGATCAAGCGGCCATCCGTCAATTCAGAGATGACCTGATAGACATCCGCAAGAATCTCACCCGAGCTAGAAGTAATCATTGAAACATAAATGGTAAGACAGGGATGTCATTCACCAACACTTAACCTAAGGGTAACACCATGGACCTGAAGAACCTGCTGATGGATCTCGCTATTGAAAGCGGTGAAGTTCAACTCCCTGAAACCAGTGACTCGGTTGACACTTCGGCGCTGGTCATGTCGGATGAAGATTTCCAATATGCGACTGAAGCCCGTTTTGGCGAAGTAACTCGCGCATTGGCTTTCTGTGATTCATTCGAAGCGATCACTGAACGTTACAGCAATGTGGAGTTGTCTACCGAATCGGTTGCTGACTACCATTTCGCTGTTGGCGTCCTGATGAGCAGCACGGGTGTTAAAGCGCCAGTGGCAGCGTTCACCGTTTCTCTGGAAGCGGCTGAAGCTGACAAGAAGAGCTTTGGTCAGAAGGCTAAGGATGTGGTCGCTGCGGTCCTCAAGTGGATCCGTGAAATGATCGTCAAGCTCAAGGCCTGGCTGACTCGCAGCAAAGACAATGCCGGCGTCAAGACGGAAGCGATCAAGAAGAAAGTAGACGCTGCCAAAGAAACCGTCAAGGAAGTCAAAGCCTTGGGTTACACCGCTGTACCGGCTAAGCCTAAAGCTGCACCTGCCAAAGCAGCCGAACCAGCAGCCTCGACTACTCCTGAAAAAGTGACGCCTCCTAAAGAAGGTGTGATTGAACGCGACACGGTTAAGGACGGTGCCAAGCCACGTCCGACTACTCCAGCCCATTTGTTGACTTCGGGTAAACTGAACACCAACAAGATCCGCAAGTTCCTGGTGGATATCCAAGGGTTGGATTACAGAGCCCTCGCACAAAAAGCCATCAATGAAGGTGCTGAGAGCGAGACCGATGTCGAAACTTTCACCGTCGCCTGGCGCAGCATCTTCGACGACTACATGAAACCGATCGGCACAGCGGCAGTGGTTGAAGGCGGTGTGGTCCTGGATGAATTGAACTCACTGCTGGACCTGGTGAGGCAAGACGCTGAATTCTTGTTCAAGATGGCGCAACATGGACAGGAAGCTTTGGGTAAGCTGGAGAAGGCTGAACGGGAACTCAAAGCTAAGGTGGATGCTGACCCTGCCGAGATCGCCAAGGACCGTAAGTTCCTCGGCAAGCTGCTTGCCGTAGCGCGAGAAGGTCAAAGCTTCCAGAACAACCTCTACACGGCTGTAGTTACGTTGTCCAATCAGCTGAGCGCACTCGCTAACATGGCGAAGACCTCGGTCCAGTAAATAGAAAGGAACGCGGTCCATGTCTAGCCTCTTGAAATCACTCAGTGCGAGAAACACCCCATCGGCATTACCCGTACTGGAAAGTATCAGCCTGGAATCCGATCTGCTCGAAACGATGAGTCTTGAATCGTCCATCGAGAAAGATCTCAACGACCTGCACATCGCCATGCGTATGCGCAACGTTCTGACGGACATCAGTCCAGAAGGGATCTCGGTCGAAAGCTACCACGGTAAAATCCGGCTGGCGTTCGAATGTTTCGGCGTTGAAGAATACGCAGCAATCGCATTGCCTTCCATGGAGAGTGTTTCTGCTGAGGAATATTCTGCCGAAGCTGAAGCGAAGAAACGTGGTTTGCTCGGTAACATCGCCGACACGATCAAACGGTTGATTGCTGCACTGATCGAGAAGATCAAAAGTCTGTTCACCAGAAAGACCATGACGGTATCGGTCTTGATGAAACAACAGGAAGCTGCTGAAAGTCAAGCGCGTGAAGCTAAAAACGATTTCAGCCACTTTGCTGAGAAAGAACCGGCCACTACCGCAGCAGCGCCAAAGCCTCCACGTCCTCAGACGTCGACCAGTCTGCGGTTGGGTTACGCTGAAGGTCACAGTGTGAGTATCGGCTTCCTGGGTCACACGTTTGATGAGGTGGTCACTAACGCCGGGAAGGTTGCTGACTTCTCCAAGAAGTTTATCGACGAGATCGAAAAGGCTTGTCAGAAGTGCGTGACGTTGGACCGACAATCAGTCACCGGTAAACACAGCCAGCTTCAGAACATGGTGACTAATTACTCAGCGGAGATTAAGTTCAGTACGGGTACTAACCTGTACGCAGCTTTCTACCCCGGTGGACCGAAGGTTGAGATCATTAACGGTAAGCCTAAAGATTACGAGGTGCGTAATCTGCAACAAGTTCCCCTTGACAAACTGCTGGCTGCTCGGCGAGAGTTGATTGAGGTACTTGGTTACGACGCAAACAAACTCTCGAAGTTCAAAACCATCATCGACGGCGTGAGACGTCAGTTTGAGATCGAGCTTGCTAAACGACAAAAGGTCAGCGATGAACAGGGCGATCCCAAAACCTGGGCTGAGCCGCAGTTCACCGCGTATCGTGAGGCTGATGCAGTCATGCGTGTGGAAGAAGCCATGTTGGGGTTCTTGGGTGGATCGATCCACACACCTACCGACAGGTTGATCAAACCTGCTCTCGTAGAGATCAACCGTTGCTTGGGTCTTCGCGGTAGTTTGGTCTGATACAAAAAAAAGAAAGAGCATACAGCCCCACCCGCAAGGGTGGGGCTGTATGTCGTTTCAGTTAATCAGGAGAAACGTAGGCTTGTCCTGACGGAATTCCTTTTCCAGTTTCTTGGCTTCACGTACACCTTTAACAGGAAAGCATTTAGCGACAAAGCTGGACTCTGCGATATGCAGTCTGACCAGACGTTTGCATTTACACGTCCCTTGTTGTAACTGGTACTGGATGTCCAGGATCTCTTGCTGCATGTTGTCAGATACACCGGTGTAAACTTTGCCGGTGGGCTGATGGTCCAGGTAATAGAAACCCTTCGTAGCGAATTCTGGTTTTAAGTGGATTCGTTTCATGTGCTAATCGCTGCCATCTATTAATCTCTATACCTTATTCTCTATACGTAAACAAAAAAAAGAAGAGAACACAGCACCCCTGAGGGTGCTGCATGTTAGAGATGTTTATCGACATAAGCTTTGACCCTCCATGGAACAACCTCACCCACGTCTTCAACTGAGACGAATGTTTGCAGATAAGCGGAATTAAGTACAACATGTAAATGCCGAATCTTCTGCGCCTCACTCATCAGGTTCAATGTAGAATACATCTTTGGTGCAGCCAGGTCGTAGAACCCCATCAGACCTTCGACTAACTCAAGGTCTGTGAATCCTGCATAATGCAGGCGCTTGATCTTCTCAAGCGCCAGGGCGTTGTATTCCTGGATCTGGTTACACAGTAAATCTAAGCACGACTTTGGGACCATGTACCGCTCCTTATAGTTGTAGCTGAGACAGTCGATCGATGGACATCAAGTTGTGCAGAAACTCGAATGTATCATCATGCTGTTGCAGACGGGCCTGGTAAGCTTCTACCGCGGCATTGCGACGGGAATCATTGTAGTCTTCCCGAATAGCTTCGTACGTGATACGGTTAAGCAGCTGATCACATTCACGGTCCAGCTCATCGCAGATGGTGATCAGTACATCGATGAACGCACACGGCGATTGTTGAGCGCCGAAGTTGTTCTTGAAAGCTTTCAGGTGAATTACAGAAGCGGTCATTACAGGTCCTCCACGGACATAAGGAAATTTACAGACTGGGGTATTGACCAGCCTGGCTCATGCTTACAATGTATGTTTGTAATCTTTTTAACTGCGATTGACACTAGCAGCATAAACGACTGAGAGAACCGAAGTCCTCTCAGCCTGTTCACTCAGTAGTTAAAACGTCGAGTGTTGATGTAACCCAATTGCTGTTCCAACAACTCGTCAAGCTGATCCACAGTCCTGCGCCATGCGATCATGGTCTTGAGGATCTCTTTGTTGATGTCGCGCAGATCACTCTGACGCATGCTCAACTCCAGTTTCTTCATGGACAACTGACTACGTGTAACGCTCAGCGCATCTCGAACTAATCGCAGTTCTTCGACTTGCTTTGCTAATTCAACAGATTGCCCAACAAAGTCCTTGTCGTAATCTGTAATGCCCATATCGTACATCTGACCTCCTCGGTCTGGTTAAGCATTTTTGGCAAGTCTGGATGTAATCAGGTCATGGAATATACTTTCAAAGACCGTGCCGTAGGCAACGGCAGTGACGTACTTACGCATGTCGGCGATACGCCCTTGGTAACGCAGCACGTCGTCGACCACCATGTCAACTACATCTGGACTCAACAAACTGGCGTGAGGACTACTCAGTAGATCCTCGATAGCCGCTAGTTGTTTAACGAGTTCTTGGTGGTACTGACCCATCAAAATCATCTGGGCTTTCTGTGCATCATTCATACAGACCTCCTCGGTCATTAGTTGTGTTCATATCTACAATGTATGACCATAACTAATTTAAATAAGAATGGGGCATACAGCCGTGGTCTTACCCACGGCCGCATTTATTTGCACTGACCTTCGCTACACGTTACGACCGTCGTCTCGTTACGCTTGAGATTATTGTAGTCGCGTGCAGCTTTACTACGGATACGACACTCGCTCTGGATACGGGCTTGTTCCAGATAGGTAGCCGTCCACATGTCAATGCGTTGTTGCAACGTACCAGCTGTATATACCAGCTGGTCAGGCGGTGGTACCGTCGGACAATCCACTAGCCAGTTATCTTCCATGACGGCGTAGTGTGTGGTGGTCTCGGTGACCGTCACAGTTTGCGCAGCACAGCCAACGATCATGAACAAGATCGCCAATATCAGAACATGCTTCATGGCGTCTTCCCCTTCACACATTTGGCATCGGTGGACCCTACGCAGTAGGCTTTCCACACCAGGTTCATTTCATTGTTCGCAGCCTTGGCGTTGATTAACGCCTGAGTGACTACGGGCTTGTTTGAGACCGGTATGATGTCAATCGTGTTAGGATTGTCGGCAGGTGACTGAATCGCCTGCTGCGCCGCCAGAGCCGCTTCCAGCGCTTTACGTTCTTCGATGGCCGACTGTAATGTCTGATCGAGTTCGTTAAAGGTCTGGTTGTTCTCTTGCGTCTTGGTTGCGACTTCACCGTTGAGTTTGGCTTTGTCAGCAATGTCCTGATTGATCCGAGCGATCTCCTTTGTCAGAGAAGCGTTATCGGTAACCAAGTCAGCCTTCTCATCTTGCAACTTGGCGATGCTGGTGGCTTGAGCACTGATCGTGTCCACGACCTCGTAAATCACGAATGCCAGGACCAGGAACGCAATCACGGCGTAGATCCAACCAGGGATCAGCTTCAGAAATGCGGTCATTTCACTTCTCGCAACGGTTGGTTGGTGATGACCTTACCCCACAGGTCGCAACGGATACGACCTTCAATCCCTGTGAACTGCGGATGACTGAAGACGTTACCCTCAAGTACATAGCCCAACCGGACCAGTTCAAGGATCAACTGCCGCGGAACGTCCTCAGCATTGCTGAAATGACGCTCGACAGTAGCGTAATCAAGATGGCGGTCGATGGTAACGTGACAGTGTTGTTCGCGGATATCCACTGGCGGGATGTTGATCAAACAGAACGGGTGGGCTTTGTAATCCCGTCCTGGCGTTGCAACACTCAGGTGGTACAGAAACCCATCGTACATCCGCACGATGTCGCAGACCGCGGCCAAGACGAACTTGCTGCGGAATTGCCGATGAGCACCGACGAACGTGAGATGACCAGCCCAAGGTAAGTTGGTATCACTCAGATCACTGAGGTCTGGCAAGTCGTCTGACGGCGCACGTTTCTTGACAATCTTACTGGCAATGACCCTGCGACGGAATACATCGCCGTCTTTCTCTGGAATGGCATGACCATCCAGTTGCACGTTGTTCATCTTCAACAACGTGGTCGCTACGTGACCGTTGGTGTAAGCAACTTCGCTAGCTGTAGGATTCGGATCCACTGCAATACTTACAGTTGGCCGTGGTTTGAGTTTCAGAGCTTGCATACTTCACCCCTGACGACGAGATAACTCGCCTCGTAATTTAAACGAAATTCCATGTTGATGACAAACGCGTTGAAACATATACGCTAATACATGTCGGTGGCAGAAGTGTCCTTCCTCGCAATAGCAGGCAATGGCGACCTGTTTCATATTGCACACTTCTAACCAGCGTTCCTTATTGTGGGTGTAGCTTTCCCGCATCATGGCGGTGTAGTGTACGGTGTACTCATCAGGTGTAATGATCTTGGCCTTTACATCCATGACAATCTGCCATGAGGGTGCAAAGACCTTGTCACCCGATTTTACAGTGGTGTCAAGAAAGGGTATCTCCTGATCCCTTGCTATCCTCCACTTTGCCATCTGTATCGTCCAGAGGTCCATTGTCAAACGCCCTCGTGATGCGTTCTTCCTTCCAGCGCATGTTGTAGTTCTCCAAGGTGTACTGCTTATTCCAAGGAGAGAACAGGATCAACACGTCGCCATCGAGAGCGGTTTCGATCGAGATGATGCGTGACTCAAACCGCATGGCCAGGTATTGAATCATTTCCATCAGTTCAGTTGTAGGACCACCGACGTGACTGGAGGAACGTAACATGCCTTTGAGTCTGACATCGCCTGGGATGAAAAGACAGATCAACGCATCACCGTAGTAATCGATCCCTTCGTGTTGTGCCACCTGCGCTGCACGTACATGAAACCCATCGGGGATAGGTAACGTCACACCGAGCACGATGTATTCACCGGCGCCGTTAAGACCTTCGAACATCATGCGGTCAAACGGTTGGGTTAGAGGAGTGTCTTTCCCATAACGCCAACCGTAACTAAGGAACTGGCGGTGGTTATCGTCGCTGATACTGCTGACATCCCCCACGCGTAACACGATGGGTGGACAATGTCGATGAAGTTTCTCAGGTGGTCCTTTCGGATATTCGACTGCGTCAGTGGATTTGACCTGACCCCTGCTTATCTTTCTCTTCATCCAATCGATCATCACCGCTTTCCTCAGCGTCGTACTACAAAATCCATTAAACACGCGGTAGCGTGATTTCCGGCAACTGGCTCTGATACTTACCGCCACCATCGGCAGCGTAACCACGTTCACATTCTTCGTCCAACCACAGGAACATCAACTGCACTGCACCTTCATTGGCGTAGAGGATGACAGGTTGGTTACTGGTGTTGGCAAACTCCAGCGTCACGTAACCTTCCCACTCAGGTTCCAGTGGAGTGCACAGGCAACTGATAGCTGCACGCGCTGGCGTGGACTTACCAATGCAGAGCGCGATGACGTTACGCGGCATCTTGATCTTTTCGATACTGCGCGACAGCACAAAGCTGTTGGGCGGCAGAATGACTTGGTCAGCCAGAATGGTCTTGAACTGATCGTCACGGATGTTCTTGTAATCGATCGGCTCACCGTCGACACCACAGAACAACTTGAACTCAGGCGCGCAGCGGATATCGTAACCACCAGAGCTTTGGCCGTAACTGGCAATCTTGTTGCCCTGCTCATCGACCTTCACCTTCTTGGCAAAGTACGGAGAGATCATCGGTTGAAATCCGATTTCCTCATAGTCTTCGGAAGTCACTGCGGAAACTTTGTGACCTGAAAACTCTAGCATTCTTTGGATGTCGTCACGCAGAGTTTCGACGAAAAACCTGGTCGACTGCTTACTGGTCGCCACCGTCTGAACTTGACACAACTTCTTGATTGACTTATCGGAAAGTACGGACATGCGAAATACATCCTACGGGAATTAGGGGTTCAGTACATAGATGCTACTGAACTGGTAAATAATTAAGTTGGCCAGTACACCGGCACGGTATCAAACCAACCCACAACAATCATCAGGCTGTCTGGGTCGATGTAGAGCAACGTGTGGTTGATCACTTCTGCGTAAGCATTCAATGGCATGTCTTCAGGACGCACCAGCTCAACCTCCAGGTCTTTCACACGCTTGTTGAGTACACCGTTCAAGAACAGATTAACGTCGTCTGTAGAGGTGTTGCTGAACTCCAGAGGAGGAGCGCCTTTAAAGATTGTGTTGTCCCAATATTCTTCGCGAAAGAAGAAATGTGACGTTTGGACTTCATCCATAACCACCTCGACTGGATAAAAATAAAAGAAAGTAACAGGAGGGCAAACGCCCTCCTGCATTATGCCGCTTACTGATTGGCGATGTAAGCCTTTGAGTAGGAAATATCCCTGGCAGGTAAGCGGTGTAACGTGTGGAGCCATTCATTGAGTTTCATGATGGAGCCAAACGCTACACTGCGAGACAATGTGCCAAACTCATGGTCGCCCTTCTTCCACAGGAGAGCGTTACTGATTCCGGCTTTATCATCACCGAAGACTTCTGGCAATGCAGCCTGTGCAATAGCAGACACACTCACCCAACACTCCAACCGTCGGGCCTTACTGGGGTCTACTACGTTACCCTTATCATCCACTGGCAAGTACAAGTGCACGTCTGAGTTAATGAAGGCGTCCTTGATGGACTTGCGTGGATTGATGAGAATAACGGTGTCTTTGGACATGACGGGTTCCTTAGTGCAAACGTATTGTTGTATATTTGGACATGCCAGAGCAAGCGACACCCATGACGGTCTTACCGGTAGGACCTTTGGCAATGAAGCCATAGTTCATATATTCGGCACTACCACACCCCCACCACCGTTGTCCACTGAGTTTAACCTCAGTGTAACCTGCTCCTTCCAATGCAGCAATTGCACGTACGTCCGCATCCCGGCCAGCATACACCTGAGCTGCAATAATCGACCCCGCTATAACAAAGGCTAAAATGTAATGCCAGTTTCTGAACCAGAACCGTTTCAAGCGTTTTTCCTCGTTGAGATGATTGTTACTTATTTGCCGTTGAAGATGGCGCGTGTGAACTCACGCTCACCGTCTACAGTGGTGACGTTTAGAACACACAGGGCACATTGAACAAATCCGAGCCACCGGTGAGCTTTGGTCTGGGATGACACGAGGTTGAAATGAATGCTGTTGAGCATCCACATCAAGTGATTACCGTCCAGGTAATTACCCTTGTCACTTTTCCTCGCCACGTATCCGCGCTGACGGAGTTCATGCAGGTACCGACGTGTAATGCGTTTATCGACGTATGGTTCAGGTAACGGTTGGTATTGACTACCTTCGGCATTCCATTCTTGAATCAGGCTGTGTCCTGGGTTCATTGAGACATCTGCACCAGAGCCCGAGACGAAGTTTTCAAAGTCACGACCTTCTACTTCAGCGGCCTTAGAAATATCCCACTCCCAACCGAAAGGCGTGGTGATACATTTAGTCGTGATCACCACGTTCCCGTTGTCCAATGCACGGAGAACCAAACAACATTGTTCGCCCCGTTGACCGTCGTACCACATATCCCCAGCTTCTGGGTTGAAAACGTGGACAGCATTACGTTCAGCTTGATTCATACGTCAAAGCTCCCTTAAGTTAACAGTGATGACGATGGCTTCATCACCAGTAAGACGAGTGTAGTGTACGGTGTTCTCGGTGATCTCGAGATCAAACGTACGGTTTTCATCATGGAACCGTTTCACATCAACAACCACTTCTTTATCGGTTACTCGGATACCTACTTCTTGCAACGCTCGGCAGATGGTGAAATAACCGCTGTGATTCCCCACTTCTCTTGATAGGGTGAGTTGTGTGATTCGTGTATGCATTTTCATTCCCCTACATCTCAGCAAAGAAAATATTAGTAAAACACATTTACGGCATAGACAGCGCAGGGTGTCCTGCGCTGATCGACGTTACCATTGGAACACTTTGGATTCGGTAGAAGGCTCCGCTTTCTTGGCACCTGACTTACTTAAGATCCGAGTCAGGTTCTTCTTGCGTTGTTCTTCGTTAAACGGTGTCGATGAATCCCACGCCCATTGCAACAGACCTTGGCGTTGGGTAGGTCGACACTTGTTATCGGTGAGGCTACAGTTGGCTTTGATCTGCCCCATGTGTCTGGCTACAAAGCTTTTCCATCGCCCGATCTGCCAGTCATCTTCAGCGCCTAGACGCCTCCCTTGAAAGTAGTGACAAAACCATTCAAACCAGGCGCTCTTATCTGTCTTGATCCAACCATTGGCTTTCCAGACGGATAGAGGTTGACGTGACTTCTCACCGTAGAAGTTCAGAGAGATGTCCGGTTCGTCTTTAGGACCCAAGACTTTAGGGGACTTCTTCCAAGAGACTGGAACCCCTTTGACGCTGTTGATGTACTTACCTTCGAAGACGCCTTTCTCCAGCATCTCCTGCGGTGTGAAACTGGGTGTAAACTCAGGGTTCCAGTCTGTCACGATGATCGCCTCTAGGGGTGTCTATTCATTTCATTTGGATTCCTTCTTGACTTTAGCGTCCTTTCGTTCAACGATAACACATACCACCGACCATAAAATGGCACTGAGGGCTAGTGAATAAACGATCACCGGACCAAAGAAGTACAACAGGTTCTCTCTGGGGGTTTGTTTTATATCGAACGGTCTGAGATCAAAGACTGCTTCATCACCGGGATGTAGCCGGGTGTAAGAAGCCATGGTCAGATCCAGATCAAAGAAGTCTCCGTCTTCGGTTCTAAACAAACCTTTCAGATAGAGATTGCAGCTGCTTTTGTGGCAGCGTTCTTCTTTGAACTTGTCGACCATCTTGACCGTGTAGTCACGGGAAGTCATGTAATCGTTACTGACCCAGTACCAACAGCAGATAATGAGGAGTAACGTTGTGACGATGTACAGTATCCGGCGTTGGAGATGCATCTGCTTAGTCCATTGGTAATTAATGTACAGTTGTGGTTTGCTTGGGGGTCTGGAGGAATGTGACCCGCACCGGGTAGATGGCATCCATCCCTTCACCCAAGCGTAGTCCGAGATCGTAATGAGGGCCGAGTTCGTCATGGTTCTGATGGTATTTACCGCTGAACGAGACTACTTGGTCTTTGGAGAACTTCATCATGAATATTTCACGCAAGACAGCGATGAACATCTCTTCTTGTTTGGAAAATCGTTCGACAGTCACCATCGCCAGCTTGGCCAGAGTACCAGCGATACTGTGCAGGATGTGTTCGTTAAAGAACGCCTGGTCTCCCGGTTGAGGGAACAGCAGTTCTATTGCGTAGCTTTGTTCTTCCAAAGTTACAGCGTTCATACAGACTCTCCTAAATAAAGATACAGCATAAAGAAAAGAAAATGACCCCTATAGTGATCGACTTGCCATATCCGTTCTTCCAGGTAATTAATCTGGCGGCGCTAGAGGGCTAGTGGCGATATATAGGGGGACACTTGAACCGTACATCTACACAGAGTACTCGTAACCAGCAATAGGTCAGGGGAGCAGGGCTGTGCCGTGACGACAACTGTCGTCGTTATCTTGGGTGAGCGGTCATCCCGTCTCTTTGGTGGGTCTGTAACCAGGGAGCTGTACTGGAGGGGTGTTCCAACACTTACTGTGATTACTTTATCCCTACTACTTCACCTTACAGGGACCTGTGCCCTGAGGTTAGGGTCGTGTCAGCTTGAGGCGTACCGATCAATCTAGTTCTCATCAAGTAATCAACCCGCTCGTGTAGGCCCCAGAAGCCTACCGTATACGAATGACCACGTTCCTTAATGCTGAGCAGTACCACCGACGCTTGTGGCAAAACGTACGTCGCAGAGATACTAACCCGAGTGCACCAGGAAGTGAGAATCATGAAACCGATCAGTAGAGGAACCAAACACCAAAGGAGTAGCTCCATGTAGTATCCTTACTAACGATCGATGCGTCTGTTACATAAACTATTGATTAGCTGTAAGTTTCTACAGTTTAACGCTAGCCAACGGCTTACGCCGACAGTTTATAACCGTTGTATTCTTTCCGTAACGGTAAGTATGTTCTTCTTCCTTGGTCAATTGGCGGTAATCCAAGATCCCCTCGTTGTCTTCCAACCAGAACTCATTGGTATTGTGATTCAGCAGGAGGTGGAACTTGATGACCGTGTCGTTGAGACCACGCTCGTGAGCGATACCTTTGTAGCTATAAACCACACCGTCTTTTCTGAACAGGTCTGATTTATCTTTGTCGATGACAGTCGGCGGAGAGGTGTCCATCTTTATACTCCTGGGGTGTATTTGACAATCAAGGCAACGAGGTCCTGAGTGAGCTGGTAAGCGGAAACGCCATGGAACGACTTACCGCACGAGTCCACTAACGCTTGCAACTCACCGATCGGGACCAGTGAACTTGGATGGTACTCTACCTCACCTTCCTTAGGGATGATTCGTGCATCGAACTGATGCGAGGAAATAACCGAGATGTATTCCACACCACGACCATCGTCGAAGATGGAGTACGTCGGGTAGATCAACTCCACCACTTCATATTGACCTTCGAGTGAGTTACGATGCTCCTCCACCAACTTAATAAGCGCAGGATGATGACGTGGGATGTTTGCAAAGTAGATACGGTCGACTGGATCGAGTTCGTATTCCACGTCAGGACGATCAACCCAGGAGCTGAGTTCTTCGCACTCGAGTAACGCGGCAATGAAAGCCTCCGCCTCGTTACCAAAACCGAAACCACCAATCTGTTTATTGATAACGACTTTATACACGCTTAACCCCTTTATTCAATTTACGCTGATCAAGATAATCAATAGTGATCTCAATCAAGCGCAGGATGTAGTGTCCGGCAAGGTAGTGGAGTAGAAACCACACCACCACAGGCCAAAGATAGATAGCCGCAGCCAGGAGGTGGTCCCAGTGCTTGCGCCAAAAGTAAGGAAGCTGATTTAACGCTTCTTTATCATGTCGCAGAAATTTGGATTCCACAGCCACCAGTAACATGGTGCCAGCAGCCCAGATGGCTGCACCGATCATGATCGTCTGAAGGTTCATTACTCAGTTCCCCACAGCTGATCCATGATCTCGTTGAAACGATCCAGATCGAAGTCGATGGGATCAACCACCTCCCTGCGCATCTGGTTGAGTTCTTCCATCAGGTCAAACGACTCAACGTCAAGTACATCACCCAGAGTAATCAGGCCATTGCTCATCATGATCTCCTAAACTATAAAACGTTAGACGCAGAGCAAGCCAATGTAATCGACTACCGAAGGGACAGCTGGCATAATTACCTGGCCGTTGTATTGAATCTTGCCGGACTCAGGTTGTTTGGCTGTCACGACAATAATGTCTTGCTTGACCGTAAACTGCCGCTGACGCTCATGCATCTCGCGCATTTCATTCAGATCCATACCTCACCCCCAACATTGTTAAATGGAACCAGGACTCCTGAGAAGCCGCGGTTATTAAATAGAAGAACTCTGCACGTAATCTTGGTCAGGTTGAGTGCCTTCAAGGATTGTTGAACGATACGGGTCGTCAACGATAACTCGTTCTGCATTAACCAAGTAGCATCAGCTTGTTGCTCTTTCAGGGTCTCGGCTGAGAATGTTATCCTGACAGGATACGCCTGGAAGTCGTGAACGACGAGGCCGATGCAATCATTCCCCATCTTGGAAACTTCTGAAGAACAAGTCAGAAGATCCAGGAACTGTTCAACGTGAAAGTACATCGTGTCAATCGGATTAGGAGCGACTTGTAATACCGCCATGAATCCAGCTTGTACCGCCGGTGTGCATTTCTTCGAAAGCTTGAAGGCTTCCCGTTTGAATTCTTTGACACTGGGTTTCTTACTAGCGTGAAGCGCCATGATCAACATAGCGTCCATGATATCGTACATGCGCCTTATTCCTAATGGTTGGTACTCCTAGGGGTAATGTATGACCACAATTAAATACAAAAAAAGAACAGACCACCGGGAATGACCCCGGTGGTTGTATGCCGCTTACAACTGACTCAGATAATCTCAAAGGTGATCAGTTGTTGTGGGATGATGTTGACGATGATCTTATCGCGCATCTTTGTCACGTGTTCTGGTGAAGTCAGGAAAAGACGCAGATTTTCATCAGGATACTTTTCCATCCCATCAAGCGTAATGTCGATGAACGGGAAGATGGTTTCGTAATGAAGATCGAGTAGCGAGCCGATCAAACATCTGGCCGACGTTTTACCGGAGTTAGCTGAGCCGGCGATTGCGATGTGTAGATTGTGTTGCAACGACACCTGGCTTTTGGGGATAGCTGGGCGAACGCGATCGGTTTGAGGATTCAAACTGTGTTCGGTAAACAGGATACCTTTGATAAGGCCATTGTGGTCAGCCCCATCTTCCAAAGAACCCGCTGTGAACAACAACTTCTCATTAGGTCCTGCCAGTTTGTTCTCAATGTCCAGCGTAGCCAGGCCGAGAGAAATCGCCACACCTACCGAGTGAGCCATAGCCCAATTGGGAGACTTTACCACTACGTAAATATTCTTCTTATCCACGGAAACTATCCTTATCTGAAGTAGCGTGAATTACTGGCCGCGTGCTGAACCCGGTTCATCATCGCCGATATCAACGATGTCACCACCAGGTTCGGCGGCAGGTTCTACCAGGTCGTGTGTGTCAGCTGCCATCAACTCACCCGGTGTAAAGTCGCCGAGATTATGCAGACCCATTGCGCAGACGGCGATTGTGATCTGGACGTCATCGTCTTCAATATTGGTCAGGGCTTCAGCCATGGCTTTCATGAGAGACTTATGGTCGTCAGCGATACCCAGCTCGTCTGCTTTGGTTTGCATCAGTAGCGCGAACTCGGCGAAGTCGTCGTTTAGTGCATTGAACGTCAATTCACGCGGAGTGTGTTCGGCGTCAAGCGTTGGGTAGGCGGCTTCCGCGGTGACGTGGTGCTTGTCTTTGGAGATAATCGCTGGCCCATCCAGCAGGATGTACGCAGGCTGGCAGTCGTTAGCCGAGATTTCAAGTTCAGCGAGAGCAGTGCCGGCGATGACCACTTCAACGATTCGAGCACTGATTACCCCTTCCCAATGCGGAAGATCCCAGATGCTGAATGTAGCCCTGTCTAATTCAAGACGACCTTCAGCGACGAGTCTTTCGATCAACGCAGTAACCGCAACGTCGCCGACAGCAACATTTGGATTAACCGCGTTAGCACGCGACAGTGCCGACGGTACATGAGCGAGTTGCTCTTCAGCGGTTGGGGTGTTGAGGGCTGCTGCCGACGTGTGCAATGCAGTGAAGCTGTCATCGGTGTAAATACGCGCAGGTCCATCAACCGTGGATCGTACTAACCAATCGGTCGGATGGATAAATACCCAGTCCTCATTCAGAGTCACCAGCAACGCGCCGTCTGGGAAAACCTGTTTATACGCCTCGTCGTACTCAGGCATGAATTGATTGACCAACTTGGCGAAATCGGTACTCATGTCCTCTGGCACCGATTCTGGACCGGTGTACTGGACAGCGAAAACGGCGTACTTTGATTTCTTGTCAACGTAGCCAGGCGTGTGTATATACAGGTTCTTAAGATCCATGGGACTTCCTTACTGTGGGTCTATTTGAGGGATGGGTTTCACTGCACGCAACGGGAAGTAGTACGGGAAACGATTGTCTGTCTCCACCATCACTTCCTGTTTAGTACCTACAGTGATCACCTGGGCGGTAAAGCGTGTAACGCCGTCAGTGGCTAAAGCCACCAACTGTTTAGCTGCATCGGCTGTGAGTTGTCCAACATCAACCAATGCACTGAGGAAGGCGGTGACGTTCTCGACACCTTCAACTTTGTTCGTCATGCAAACCTCTTGTTATAAATAGTTCTCGGAGAACAAGGTGCCGTGACCGAAGGTACGGTCTTTGATCTGCCCCGCTGCTTCCGCAACCACCCAGGCTTCTTCACGGGTGAGGAAGATACCCCATTGATCCACGAAGCCTTGTTCTTCCCTATGACGTCCACCAGCCAACGCCCATAGTCGATCCGCACCTATCGCCATGATCTGGATACGCATCATGGAATCATGATGACGGGCCCCGGTGACGATATACTTACCGTAACGGTTCGCAGCGCAAGCAATGCGGCGATTAGCAGCGTACTTGACGTGGTGTGGGACACCGTCTTCGTAACTGTTAAGGTTGGTGTAATGCGCTTCCAAATGACGGATGCATTCTTCCAGAGGGTAGGCTTCCTCGATCAGGTCAGGGTATAGCGAGTTATCTACGGTCATGATGTTCTCACTTACAGAAGGATTTATATTTGACCACGTCTGCAACCTTACCGCTGGTGAAGACGTAACTGTCGGCGTGGTTGAGTAGAACGAAACCACGTTCGCCCATTCCGATGTTCTGCACCCAATGCGTATCGCCTTCCAGGCCGATCACTTGAAGTGGGTTGCCGTTGGTATTGAGGCGAGTCTTCTCTTCGATCTGCTTGGTGTCGGTCAAACGGAAACCGAAGTATTCCTGGAACGGGTACGAGTAGATCCGAGTACCGGTCAGTTCTTGGTCACCCAACATAAAGCTACACTTGGTTTCCACTGACTTGTAACCACCGACACGAGTGGTGTAGCCGTAGTACGCCGCAGCAGCCACGCTGAGTAGACTCAACACGACAACCAGTGCGATTGTACGAAAGAAGACTTTTCTGGCCACCACGGCTGCTTTACGCAGCTTGACCAACCGGCGCGCATTATCTCCCGCATCAACACCTTGATACGTACCTGGGTGTATCACAATGGTGGGTTCTTCTGAAGTCTGAGGTACGTCTACATGAGCATTCATGCAATTATCCTAATTCGTGGTTTTATACATTGGGCATAAAGCGGGGAATAACCCCCGCCGTCTTATTCGTTCAAACCAAACGGTTTTGCAGTGACGTTGTTAGCAGTTGTTGGAGGTTCGCCGGGTTTGTACTGATCCAACATCGCTTGAATACGAGCTACGTCGTTGGGGTACATCCGGTTAGGGTCGAACTTGGGATCTTCACTGAACGTCAGGAATTCGCGCGGGAACTTGGTCGTGTCTACAAACAACGTAGCTTTGACGAAGTACATCCCACGCTCACCCCACCAGAGTGCGTAGAGGAATTCTTCAATCCCACTTCTGTCGAGATCATCCACACACTTCCAAAGGATCTGATCACCGTCACCCATCTCAGCGAAGTACAGTACGCCGGAGACAGCGCGTTTGTCGCGGTGTTTACCGCTTTCGATGATGTCAGCCAACTGTAAATGTTTGGGTGTGAAGTCGATCTTCAAACGCTGCCCGCTTTTCCAGTTGACCAGGATCAGTTCTTCGAGCGCACCAGGTTTGCTGGTCTCGTACATGATCTCCCAGCCTTTAGGTAATCCCAATCCGCTACGAATAGGGTCGTGCAGATAAGGATTACCCTCAGCTGGGATAGGTGAGAGTTCAGTGATCTCAGCATCTACCAGATCGGTAGGAGCCAAGGGGCGATACAGTGAATGCGGCATCGGTACTCCTTAATACGGTTTACGCTGTTTATCGAAACCAGCGCGCTTCATGTGAGGAACACGTTCGCTACGTGGCCGGTAAAAGTAAGACTTATTCATGTGTTTAGCAGAAAGCACTCTGTCTGGCGGTGAGATACTGTCGATCTCAAACATCATCGAGCGCGGGATCTTCATCTGTTCCTCGTACGCCTGCAATTCCTCGAACATATTTCGTCCAAGTTCAATGAATTCATATTGCGGATGTTCTTCATTCATCAATCGCATGAGTTCATGTACTTGACCTGTACGATGCTCTGGACCTGTAACCAAGACCACCACTTGTGTTTCTGGACCGGTAGCGTACTGCAACGTGACTTGGGCATCTGGAGATAAAGCCCATCGCTCCATTATCGGGTAGATACCTTCAGACACACCCCGCATTACACAAGGCGGGTTTCGCTCCGGCTTGGTGGCTGTCATGCGAGGACCGTATATATCCAACAACATGTTCGCATCACGCATGTCGCGATCGTTTACCATGGAACTATCCTCGATTAGGAATGGCGACTGTGGTGACCTTTCTTCTTACGGCCAGGAACACCGTTAAGATTGAGATCATGGCGGTAGAACGCAGGCTTCTTGACTTCGTCATCCTGCTGACACTGCTCTGGTTCAGGGTCGTAATACCGCTCAGGAGTTTCGGTACCGGATTTGAACATTAGTGCGTACTCCCTTTCTTACGTTTACGAGGCATGCCGTGACGGTCGATGTCTTTACGATGTTTGTGTTCGTCAGGATGTTTAGGCGTGTGGAAGTTGGACCACGAGACAGACGACATTGTAATAGTCGTGTGAGCCAGTGATAATGCAACCGCAGCGTACAATAAGTTACGTTTCATATACACCTCTTAAAAAATAGTATGTCAAAAGACCCCATAAGGAAGTCAGTAAGGTCATGAAGATCGATCCGACCAAGGCTGTAGTCCCGAACTTACTTCTTCTCATGAATGAAGTAAATCCTACAAAACCCATGACTGATCAACTTGTGACATTTGGTGATCCGGTTGCTTTCACTGACCCCTCTGGAGTCAGCAACAGTAAGATCACTGTGACGGCTATAAAGAACAAAGGCTACCGGGACAGTGTCACGATAGCGTACAGACGATTATCGTTCGCTCAGGCTTTTCCTGCAATGGCAGATACCTGGGTGGTTGCAGAAGCTGATACGATCGCTGCGGTGACAGCGAGATTGGTCGCTGCAATGGGTGTGCTCTCTTCAGAGTTCATTATCAACGCAGGCGTACCAATTACATTACCCACCCTGACTAATCAAACAGTCAACGTGACCATTGCCGCCAAGAACAATTCGAAGCTGTTCCTAACAACAGCCAGTAAAACAGTTACGCTGAAAATGACACTTCCTATCGTAGAAGTAACGTATTCAGGTATCGGTAACAACCTCAATACTTTAACTCTGCTGAACTCGCCAACTGCGATCGCTGATTATAGACTGACTATCACTGGTGTGATCGGTAGCACGTCTACTTCAAGCCCTGCTTTAACCATCGGGGTATTACCAACAGGGTCAGTAATGACGCTGATTAACAAAGGTACTATCCAGGGGATGGGCGGACAAGGTGGTCCTTACACAGGACCGGGCCTACCCGGTGGAGATGCAATCAATGCGCTAATGAACTTCAGTTACGATACCGGTACCGGGAAAACATTCGGTGGTGGCGGTGGTGGCGGTGGTTGTGCTCAAAGCTGGCCTGGTCTTGCCGGACTAGGGTCAGGGTATTTGCGTGCGGCCGGTGGCGGCGGTTCAGGCGTCTCCGCAGGTCCCATAGGTACAGGGACCGCAGTCATGACAGTTGGTACAGTAACCAGTCAACCCACGGTAGGGACATCCACAGCAGGCGGGAACGGTGCAGTCTGTACGAACACTGGCAATACGACGCAGAACAGTAAAGGTGGTAACGGCGGCGCGCCAGGCGCTGCGGGTACTGCGGGAGTGGCCACGTTTGGAACGGCTGGCTCAACCACCATTACCAACTTCCCAGGCGGTGCTGCTGGGAAGGCGATTAACTTGAACGGCAAGACCGTCACGTTTATTGCAGGAAATAACTCCACGCAGATAAAAGGCTTGGTTGCCTAAACGAGGAATACTTTAATGAAGATTAATCTCAGTAAGACTATCGCGGAGAACATGCTCGCGCTGATCCACGATGCAAACCCTAGTGCTGCATCCACGGTGACTTTGGACAAGATCACAGTAGGTCCTGTACAGGCACTCACTGGTGATGCGAGTGGTAAGAACAGTCAAGTAACCGTGACAGCAAAAGCTAACATGGGTTACTCGCAAAGTGTAACAATCAAATACAACCGACTTGGCGTGAACCAAGGTGTGAACCCACTGCCAGCTTCGATCTCGATTTTCCCGGCTGACACTCAAGCGCAGCGTAAGACCAAAGTGGCAGCTGCGTTGGGTCTGATGGAATCTCAGATCACTGTAACAGCGGTAGGTGGGGGTGACATTGGTTTGCCCGCTAACGAAGACGATACATCTGTCTCCGTGACAGTGACGCCACTTGCCAACAGTTCGTTGTATGTCGGCAATCCGCTGAACATCCAGTTGACCACACCTGACACCGACATCCCGTTGGGTAACGTAGTCACCGTTCTGGTCATGAATGGGTTCGATCCAGCGTAAGCATAACTACAGCCCCGGCAGTGCCGGGGCTGTATGCCGTCGTTACCCAGTTTTCTTCATCAACTGCGCTTTGGGGATCAGCGACACCTTGATGTACTTGATCCCCAAATGCGTGCTGTACTCTGACTTCAGATTGAGGATGTTCTTGCTGACTGTGTATTCAGCATCGCCGGTGAATGGACCACCACGGCGTTCCCATTCTTCCAGAACAGTGGCGATGGTCAGATCAGCAAGAAGCTGACTACTGTGATCTATCATCAACTCAGGCCAACCACGGGTCTTCAGACCTTCGGTGAAGAAGGTCAAGTGTTCGCCCTTGATGTAGCGGCTATACGTGGTAACACCTACCTTGTTAAACGTGTCCTGGATCTGACCTACTGCTTTACTCAAAGGGATCTTCGACATCGTACTGCTTCCTTTTTGGTTTATTGAAAACGTTTCCATGCGTCCAACAACATTTGACTCAGATCTAGATCCAGGTCATCGAACGCTATTTGGGGTAGGGTGCGGCCACCCAATACAGTGTTGCGGTTTTTGTACATCACTTCAACGCCGGTCGGTTCCATGATGATGACATCATACTCACCATAAGCACCTTTGTAAGAGCCGACGTTGTGGAACAGAATCTCAACAGGTTTTGGTTCTTCGATCGGAATATCTGGTTGCCAAACTTCCAACCCATCTTTAGTAGCGGGTGGCTTACTGCGAAGTACGTACCACAGTTTCGGTACTTCTGCTCGGAACAATAACTCTTTTTCAACCAATGTCGGGTAGTCCGAGATCTCGGGGAAGAACATCACCGAACGGTTGCGTACGTCCAGGTTGTTCGTCTCAGAGGTGATCTCTACGTTGAGAGGCCAGACGTTTCCACCTAGCTGCCCGACAATGATTAATGCGATACCTCTAGCAGCCACTTTGATTCTCCTTTGACACCACGTACCACAACTGTAGTTCGGGGTGGAAACGAAGCCTTGGTTTAGCTTCAACCAATTTCTGGACTTCAAACCTGAGTTGGTCGATCTCTTGTTCGAGATTGTGAATCGCCCGGTTTACTAAAGGCTTAATCCAGCCGTAGTAAGTAGCCGCATCATAGTCCTCGTGAGAAGGACCTCCGCAGAACCTGTCCATACCGTCTAACTCACGACTGGTATCAGGCCAATCGATTTTAGTTCTCATAAATAAAATCCATCTGGTTAAATAAAAAATAAAACAACAGGTGGGAATTACCCCACCCGTTAGATGTTACTTGCCGAGATGATCGTAGAGGCGGTAGCACATACCGGTCATCAACTCGGTCTGCTCTACCCGAGTATGGAAGTCCGGGATCGCCCCATCTTTAGCCCAAACTTTCCAAAACCCAGGGCCTGGCAACCCCACGTCCTTACCAGACTTGCGCACTACCAGCACAGTCAAGTGTGGGTGACCTGTCATCCGACAATGATCGAACACGTCATACAGCACCTGTGAGATCGCTCCCACCATCGCCTGGCCTTTATGAGGCAAACCAAGAATCACTGCCATGGCCTCGTAGGGGACTGTGCGTTTCTGAACTGCCAGTTGTTGCAAAATATGCAGGCAAGACAACGCCCGCATCTGACGCAAGGTCAGTTCTTTTACTTCTACAATTTCTACAGTTTCCATGGGAAACTCCTCGCTACGTTGGTAGCATTACTACAGTGATGTCACCTAGGTGGCGTTTAGACCCCCCAGTCATTGGACAGGGGGGGGGGTGTTACTTACTTACCGAGTGACTGGCTGATGAAAGGTGTAGCGTTGCCAGGGAGGACGGTAGTAGGCAATACGCCGTTCCACTTGTCTGCCTTAGCCAGTTCGACCAACATCGGGTTATCACGCAACGCAGCGCCTTTGGCAGAGATGCCTTCAGCTTCAGCCTTACCACGTACCGCAATACCTTCAGCTTCTGCTTTAGCTTTAGCCAACTGTGATTCAGCATCGGCTTTAGCCTGAGCTACTTGGATCCGCTGCTCTACGACACGCTTGGCTTCCAGATGGACAATCGTCTTAGACGCCACCTCGGCCACAGCGCGATCTTCAGACGCCTTCTCGTAAGCCGGAGTGAAGTCAACGTTCTCCACCTGAACCGAAGCGATCTTGATATATGGAGGGGCCAACGCACGGATGTTGTTCGTCAACGCCAGTGCAAACTTATCGCGATCAGCCGAGAAGGTTTCAGCTTCGAACTTACCAAAGGTGATTTCCACCTGGGTTGGTACTGACGGGGTGATATACCGATCCGTCACGTTCTGAAGATCCAGTACGTCCCGATACAAATCAACCAATTTGTCAGACACCGGCGCCCAAGTAACGGAAACCCGCATGGTCGCTGTTTGACGGTCTTTGCTGTAAGCTTCAAGCTTGGGGTAAGTATCGGTCCAAGTCTGAGTGCTCAGCATCTTAACTTTTTGGTAGAACGGGATCTTCATGTGAAGACCGGGTGCTACCGTCTCGGTGTAAGCGCCGCCGCTCAGGACGATGCCGCGGTTTTGTTCCTCGACACTGTAGAAACTACTCAACAGAACGACGAGGATAATCAACGCCAGCACCGAAAGGATCACGGGTTTGAAGTACGAACGAGTTTCACGAATTTCCATGTGTGTCTACTACTCTTTGGTGGGTTGTTTGGCAATCGGTGGTACACCGCCCATTACGACGGCAGCACGGTCACTTTGTTCGACCGTAGTAAAGCTGTACCACACATTGAGGGTAAGGAACGCAGCAGCGATAACGCCGAGCGCTATTTTCAAGAACGAACGACTCAGTTTAATAGCCATGTGTATCTACTCACTCACTCGTGGTTTGAGCATCTCGCCATCTTCATGTAGAGTGCTGTAATTAATCTTCATCGTGATGAGGTACGTGCGGCTAGGATCTAACCAGACCCAGTCGAACTTCTCATCACCCGGTACAGCTTTATTTTGCACTAGCCGCCACCCATGCATCTCAAAGTACTGAATGGCGGCGTAGATGAACATCGACATCGGTTGAACAACTTCGGCGTACTTAGTCGTCCAGTGGTCACGAATAGCGATGATGTCGCCCCAGGGCGTTGTAGGGCCAATGTACGCAGCGCCCAACTGAGTTGAAGTGAACTCCACAACCAGCTTCTTTTCCTGACCCAGTAGGATGCTGTTAACAGTCACCCCGTAATCCTCAGGGTCTTCGATCTTTAATCGGAAGTCGGTAGCCGCTACCCAATGTTTGCTAGCTATACCTAAGTATTGGCCCAGCAAATGTGCAGCCAGATGAAACACCAGGTGATTAGGCTCGAGTACAATCGTTTGTTGCAGTGCACCGAGCATGTTCTGGTATCGTTGCTCAACTGCTATCGCCGAACGACGCATGTTGTTGAGCGGTGAGTCGATCGTGCTGACGTTGGTCATACGTTTTCTCGAAGATCTTTAATGACGACACCTTGGAAGTACTCGGTGCCTTCAAAATGTGCGTTGATGTTGTCGATGATCAACTGACTACGATAACCGTCAGTCAACGTAGTTGGCAGTTGATCAATAATCTCAATCGCCTGATGGGCATAAGGACGTAAGGCTGGCCTGTCCACCGGGGTACCGAAGATCGACGTAGTCAACACGTGGAACGAATTAACGCCCAAAAGAGTTACTTCGATCTTGAAGGGTGCGCGATTGCGTATTGGCGTTATCTCCCATTCAGTGTTTGGTTGGGTCTTAACCACGGAAAGTGCAACAGGAGGTTGGGCGGGCGGGACATCCTCCCATTTCAATTCCTCGCCGTTATAGGTAATGGTTTCGCCGCGGTCAAGCAAGGCTTCCATCACCCCATCAACGATCTCCGAGAAGCAATCAGCTACCCGATCACGAATAGAAGCCATTCCACCAGCGGTACCAGGTCCACCAAAGTGAGACTCGGAGCTGAATTCAAACGACCCTAATTTCCCAGTCGCCTTGATAACATCACCGAACTCCAGAATTTCAACGCTGAAGTTGGAAATGAGCCGTGTCAGTTCTTTGCGAGTCTTTACAACGATCATTATTGATCCTCGGGCCAAGTCAATGCGTCAGCCCGACCAGTAAAGACCAGCCAGGCGCATTTGAAACGATGCTTCCAGCTAGGATAGCCTTCAGTACGGCACGGTACCCACTTCTTGTTCCCTTGCTTGTCTTCAATTTCACGCAAGATTACCGCGTTGGTTGGGTCAGTGAGGTACATGATGCTGTGAATGGACGGATGACGTTTGAATGCTTTAATAGCTGGCATTGAAAAACCTCTATTTATTGAATGCGCGAATCTGTCCGCCGATTTGCTGACCTAAGTCAGAAGGGCGGGAATCCTTAGCCATCAAGACGATACCAATCAGCGCTACGGCGATGACCAGACACAGACTCAGTTGACGCAAGATAGGACTGATGTTCATTGTTCAGATCTCCATATCGGACTAGGTATAACTCAAGCCGGTAATGTAGGACCCAAATAAAGTTGATCAGTCCATTTTAGGTAGGTGAATGGTGGTCTCGTCTGGAAACAGCTTGGCATCGCTAGGAGATACCCAGATGTATTCCTGAATCACACGCTGGACCAGGTACAAGAAGTTAGAAGTAACCGGGATACCGTCACGGATCTCGCGACACAGTCGTAAGTGTTCCCACAGCGAGATCGCAGCAACGGCCTTAGCCAATGTGTCTTGGAGCATAGCTCTTTGTATAGCGGCCTCAATTTCTTGAGTCACTTCTATCTTTGAAAGATTCATTACCTGTACTCGTAAGTAGGTGTATACGAATACGACAGCAGGTAAGAATTAACAAAAAAAGAAGGGTGAGTCCTCCCCGAAGGGAGGAGGGTGTCAGAAGTCGGTACCGGCGTAAACGTGGTCCATGCATTTCATGTACGTATCTTCAGACTCTTTATCAGGAGTGCTGGTTTTGTCCGAGTAAGCTTTATCAACCAACGAGAACATCCGGGGTAACAGTTTCTTGTACTCGGTTGTTTCATTGAGGGTGTTGGTGACGATGGTGTCTTTAACCACTTGTACGGCGGTGCCATCGTTGCGAAACAGAACGGCGTCGTGAGACACTTGTTTGAACGTATCACAATCCTCATCGGTAATCTCTACCTGAGGTGCTGGTTGGGATTGGAGACTTGCCTGCGCAGAGCCAGTAATCAAAGCGAGAGCAAGAAGCAGGTATTTCATTTCGTGTCCTCCACGGACATTAGGGATGTTGTTCAATCTAAGAATGTGTGACTGTAATTAACTGGACTAGACAGCATACAGCCCGGCATTGAGCCGGGCTGTATGTCATTAATGCACGATCTCGTGTTTGATCGCGTATTGCAACAACAGCTGATAAAGAGGCCACGACAGACGATCGTTCGCTGCGTCATCACCTTCCATACCCAGTACTCGATCGTACATGGCACGCCACAGGTTCATGCCAGGATGGTCGTTGTAGAAGTCACCAAAGCGACTGTCCAGTTGGACGACATCCATGATGGCTTGAACTTTAGTGGAGAAGTCAGGGTCAGTACGTTGCAGCTTACCTAATTGACTCATCACACCGACGGTACGAATACTGGCATCCGGTAACGGAATGTATTGCGCATCAGGTGGAGCGATCACCGCATCCCACATCGGGATGAGAACCGAATGGTGATACGCGTATTCCAGAATCCAGGCCAACAGGGATGCAACGTCTTCCATGGAGACAGCGGTAGACTTCTTGTCCTGGAACGCTTGCAGACGGGTTAACGAGTTAAACCGACGATCGTCTTCGATCAGCGTAGCCACCTGATTAAAGATGCGCAGCTGAACGTCCGACGATAGGTCGGTGTAGAACGTACTCACAGCGCCTGCAAGCTCTTCTTCCACGCGGCGACGTAGTAATGGGTCACCGACGTTAGAACGCTCCAGCTGAGCTTCCAGGACGTCAAACACATCACGTAACCCATCGCTCAGAGGACGCAACTTGTTCTCAAGGATCGTAGGATCACCCAGGCTGGCATCGAGCAGGACCAGCAGCGTATCGAAGGGCAGACCACCGGCCATGATGTTCATGATCAAACGGGTATAGTCACGAACATCCGAACCTGCTTTATCCAACGCCACTTGATACTGGTCGTCTAGTGCAAGTTCTAACACACCTTCCAGACTCTCATGGATGCAGACCCAACCATTGATCCCACGCCACACGATGGCACGCCGGGAATCCACACCGATGTAGCCGCACGTAAACCCATCGGCAAACAACGCAGGATTCATGACCACGTACCCGGTAGCCAGGCGAACGGCTTCCAGATAGTTAGCAACCTTACCCAAGTTGCGTGCATGAGCCACAGCGTTTTCAAAACCCAAATAGAGCAGATCAGCCTTCATTACCCGATACCTTCTTGTTGGTCGAATCAGACCAATGACGATTCCAACTGCGCAGGGATTACAGTGCTTGGGCCGTTGATAGACATCACCACCACCAGGCAGATCGCTCGCTCGTAGGTCTCCGCTTCAATTTTGATTTCGGGATGGAAATCAGTGGGTTTGTAGCCCGCTATGATGTTGGGACTTTGGACTTCTACAGTCGACGGGGTTACGGAGATTTTGTAGATCTTCATCAACCTGGCGGCCAGAGCCATATTGGTCGATGGGTTCCAAACGGCCGTATGATCCCACGTCAACGGTTCATCGGTGTCGTTTGGATTTGGACACTGGTACTCGATATGTTGCCCACTTTCGAGTACCATGATGTCGCCTCTACTGTGGAACGGCTCTACCCAATTGAGTGCTTGCGCTACAGCGTAATCGAGAGCAACGCCGGTCAGCAGGCTAGTGGGCACTACCAGCATCTCGGAGTCAGTCGCCGCCATGCTGGTTTCGACAAGTTTAACGATAGGGTCGGTCATGTGCGTTTCTGCCGCAAATGTCGACGCTTGGTGGAGGATGTCAACCAACTCGGTGTGTTCGAAGACCTTGTTCTCACGCAAATGGTTGTGCGTGTGAAAGACCTTATCGACACCGGAGGTGGTTGTGACCTTAATCTGGTACTTACGTTGTTGCTTACCTTCTTTCATGGGTATCCTCCAATGGACATAGACACATCGATATCGGCGTACCGATATCGATGATTAGGAATCGTGGTTAGAAGTAGACCCATTCACCGTTAGTCTCACTATGACAAGTCATATTCAACGCGGTGACCAAATCCTTACCTGGCAGTAACTTCCCGCGCCCATACGCCTGTGATGCAAAGTTCAGCAGCAGAGGCAACGTGGTACGGTACTGATCATCTTGCAGCAGGTTCTTGCGCAACATCGATGCAGTAACGGTAGCGAGTCCTACGCCGTCGTCCCGCAGCTTGATTACCTGTTTACCATTCTCGACTACACGCAGGCAGTCGTCCGGGGTGTTCTTACGAGTCTTGGCATCATCGACTGTGGAGATGTTATCTGCCGACAGTGCTGGTAATGCCACCACCATTAACAACAGTGCGATCAAGAAGTGCTTCATTGATAACGTCCTTGCGATATGCTGTTTTATTTGACTATCTGATTCCTACACCAGGTATTATTTTAAGCAAGCATAAGACAGCCGCCCCGTAGGGCGGCTACTGACACTATTACTTCTTGTTGGCTTCTTCCTGAGCCTCTTGAGCCTTCAGACGATCACGAGCAGCTTTCTTTGCAGCCTTCTCGTTGTCTTTGGCCAGACCGTCACGCTGTTCGTTCGCCCAATCACGCAGTGCCGAAGCCTGACCGGCATCGACAGGTCCGAGCGCTTCGTACAGGTCTTTGATGGCCCGGTCAGCAGCTTCGGCATGACCCAGATCACGAGCAACAGTGATACGGTCCATGGTTGCTTTCAGAGGTACCATCAAATCGGTAGGAACACCGACCAGGCGCTCATCTTCTGGCGTCATTCCAGGTGCTTCGTCACCGACCGTAGTGCCAGCCGGCACGTTGTCGAGAGTTGGCGATGGTGCTTGGTTACCGCCGAACAGACTGTTGATCGCAGGGTCAGTCGATGGCGTAGGGTTCAGCTCCGCAGGCGACAGGCCTTCACGTGCAACAGGTTCTGGTTCGCGGTCGTCAGGAGTACCAGCGGCAGCATTGCCTTCGCCGATAACAGTCGAACCTGGAGCCAGGTCATCACGAGTACCAACAGTACCGTCGTTCAGACCGATACGCTCGTTACCGTCAGCAATGCCAGCGCCTTCACGGACGTTGGTATCGATGCCAGGTTCTTCGTTGACGTTGGATTTGGAACCATCGTTCATGCCAACGCTACCAGGCTCAGGTGGCTTTGGTGCAGCGGCAGTACCAACGGCGTCTTTGTTTTGCTCTTTGAGATCTTCGACAGAGGTGTCTTTGACATCTTTAGTGTCTTTAGCGGCCGCTGCTTTGGTCTCTTTATCTTTAGCTTTAGTCATGACTCGATATCCTTTCATTCGTGGGATGTAGCTGGAATTAGGGGGTGTGCTCCGGGTCCTATCATATCCTCGGCACATAATGGCACTTAGCTAGTAAGTAACAGTTAGTTTCAGTCCTTTAGGGAAGGACTGATCGAGGTCAATTCGAAACTTCCCTTCCGCATCGATGACAATACGGACCATTGGAAATTCCTTCTCAGCTAGACTGATAGTTATCAGTCTAGCTTGCATGTGAGTGAGTCGCCACTCTTTCCAATATACCAACACCTCACCATTGGAGCGGGATACGACCATCGAATTATGATCAAGGTCATTGGTATCAGCCTCAGAAAACGGCCAGGTACCATTCAATCCGTGGTCGAGCGGAAGTTCCAATGTTTTCTTGTCATGGAAAAGATGTCCTGCCGAATTGCGATCTGAATGCAAGAACTCTGCATCAGCCAACTGCTTCATCGGTGTAGAGAGATATGCAACCTCCACACTAACAGAACTATGACTTGAGAACGCTTGCAAGTGATAACCGTTAGCAACCATCGACTCATGTACTGCGGTACGCTGTGCTTCAAGTTCTTCCACCGAACTGGCGTTGAAGTAAACGATCACCGGACTGTACTTCTTTGGAACCATGTCCTTTAACGGAAACATCACTTTTGCTCCACAAGCAATTGGCCGAAGTAGCGATCACCGCCGAAGGTATCATCGGCAATCCGATAAAGATCTGCAATGAGGTGTTCGTCCACACAATCGTTCATTAACGATCTGATTTTCGCAAGATACAGTTTCGGTTCTTCTTGATCGTCAGGCTCTACGACCACCTCACCGTCAGATCTTTCTTTATGCACCGTAAGTGAATCGCCGGTGATGATAACTTTCAAGTTGTAAGGTTTTGATTTTTTGACAACAGGTGGTTGGTTCCTTTCCCACTCAGCGTTACGTTCAGCTTCGGTCAAGGCTCTCATGAACGAACCAGGAACGTTTGGGTTAGGACACAGTCGAACGTCACCCTCGACCACAAAGCTATTCAGATGCTGCCAGATTTCGTACGACGAGAACTTACGATGTTCAGTAGCGGACTTCATCCGCACCATCGTCCAATCGTACTTCATTTGTTTACCCAGCGTGACAGGCCAGTACACGTCTTTATCTTCGCGGTAGTAGACCTGCTTACCGCCGGTTCTGTATAAGCTCTTCAACTTATCGCGCATGGTCTTTGTCGACAATGCGATCACTTCCCGGCCTACCTTCTGAGCCTCGGCAATGTACGGGTTAAAACGACAGACATGTTTGTTGATACGCCTTACGATTGTTTCGTTAGACCGTACTTCACTGATAGCGAAGTCTGCCATTCGCAGCAGTTCGTTGTACAGCTTCAAATCGATGATGACTGCGTTTACATCGTTATTGATTTCCATCGACTACAGCTCCTTAAGGCTTGTCAGTGATGTAACTGATCTCAGGACCAAACACCACATGTCCTTTAAGGAAGGGGAATGTTTGGAAGACAATATCGATGATCTCGTTCAACAGGATGTTCGGTGACGGAATGCTGATTTCCGTGAACTTCACATGTGGTTGGTGAAACATCCAGACCTTGTCAATACCGAAGAAGTTGACCTTCCCAAGCATGAGTGTGTGAAGAAGGTCTTCACGGTTGTGTGGTTTGGTACTGTCCAACCGTTCGTGGTCTTTGTCGAGTACAAGGAGCACGGCCCCTTGCGGCAGTCTGACAGTCATGATGTCCTCGCGGATGACTGAGCTGCCGTTAGGATACTTACGGTTGATTGTTCCCCTGATCACCGACGCCAAATAGTCGCCAGGACTACCGTGCCAACGTTCCTCTTCACCATCGAAGCGAACACCCTCTTGCATCATAGCGCTACAGACCCTGTTGGCAAGGGAGTGCGCCAGGTGACTGGGAACGTGGTGCTCTGGATTGTAATCTATGAAATCCAGGTCGTAGTAGACCTTAGATGAATCTCCCGTATCGTCTATCAACGTAAACGACAACAGCGGTAAGTCAGACAGCGCATGAATTGCATGGACAAGCAACGGGCGCATAGCGAAGTATTTGTTCTCGAACGTCAGCCCTTTGAAATGATTAAGCATTGCTACAAACCCCTTTATTCGTAATAGGTCCAATAACCGGTTCCGACTTTTCCCATACACGTAGTGTATATTTTACCAATATACATACTCTGATCCATGTTAGGGACTTCGTAAAACTTGTTAGAGGAAAAGACCAGCATCCACAGAGACGCCCTGTAGGTAAAGTCACTTAAGACTGAAGGTCGGTACAGGCTTGCAATGGCGACGTTGAAGTCAACGCCCTTCTGTTGCTTGTCCGCGATGATTTGAAGATTGGAACGTAGGCGTTCACAATCTTTGTTAGTGTACTTCATGATCTTCTCGGTTTCAGCGTGAACGTAACCTGAGATCAATAACAGGACTGCGACTACTAATGCTTTCATTTAGACACCTGTGTGATAGATGGACTCACCACTGTAATGTATTGCTTTAAAACATTAGCAGCATAAAGCCCGGCACTAGGCCGGGCGTCTATGTTGTTTGGCCCTAAGTGGAAGTGTCGAACTCCCGGTAACTTCCAGCGACGGACGAACGACCTATCAAAACTTGTTCGACCTCTTCCCGTATCGTATCGCCTTACAGTGACCCCGCCCAACTGCGGACCGAGGGATTGAAACTATTAACAGACCATGATCGGTACAGGAATACCTTTCTCTTTGCAGACCTGTTCAAGCTTGGTTTGAGCTTCCTGGAATTGACGGATCTTTTCCAGATGAAACTCAGGCGGAACCGAATTGACTTTACTGAGATCCAGCTTCATTACAGTAACCATGCCGATTCCTAAATTGGAGGATCGAGTCAGATTTGAACTGACGGTATCTTTCGAAGACGGCTTTGCAGGCCGTTGGGTTAAGCCACTTCCCTATCGATCCGAGTAAAGGTGACCCTCCCAGCGCCAACAGCGCCAAGTTAATGCTTCTGCCCGAATGACGTTCGCTCAATGGCAAGTCGCGTGCAGTTACAAAGGATCGTAATTGGTGGAGAGAGAAGGATTCGAACCTTCGAAGTACGCGACAGCAGATTTACAGTCTGCCCCCTTTGACCGCTCGGGAACCTCTCCAGAAACTTTACACTTCGACCGGATTCCGCCGGTGCGTTTAACGGGCGTGTCGCCCGGACCATTTGTCTCACCAGAGTTACTTAAGGATTATTGTCCCTAAGACTGAATCATGGGGAATTGAACCCCACTCCTTTCGCACCTACCCTCGGTCAGCGAGGCGGAACTGACCCACCCTTACTGGCTGGCTCTTTCGAGCGCATTCGGTATATAATAAGTGCTACCTCCCCGAAGGGAGGTAACGTGCCACGGGTATCTCGTTCGTGACCAACCGGACCTTCTTACGCTTTCAGGTCAGTATCGGGCGGTAACCTCCAGAGTCTATTCCAGTGGTTACATCCTATCGGGGTGCGGCGGCTGTGGACTTCCCTCGCAATTCAGTAAATAGACTCACTGGGTATGGTCGTAGGGATCGATAAGAGAGGTGACGTACAGTCCGGCGCCTGGGTAGTTTAGGCACATCACACTCAATGTTTGCCAGACTTATCTGCTGGCGAACGAGGTTTGAAGCAACACGGCGATGGGATTCGAACCCACGGTTAGATTCAGTATAGTCCCAGGCGGACACTGTCTTCACTGTAGCTCTGTAATGGACGTTACTCCATCTATTCACCATTCAACCGTCTCTGGCACACCGTGCTGCTTCGAACGCTTTACAAAGTACCCAAGGCTTCATCGAAGCAATCGAGCACTTCACCGCGCTGTACGTACCAATGGCGCTGACCACTGATCGGCACTTCACGTTTTGGAATGTTGGCAACCATTTCACGCAGTTCCCTGATACGAGCCAGTGTTGCTTCACTGTCAGGGCAGACGGGTTTGGTCAAGGATACGCAAGCAGTGGGGAAGTTCTCGAACTCAGCCAGTCCCTGAGGACCTTCCCAAGTGACTCGTACGTGGTTAGGCATCAACCCACGCACCCGTTCGCCATCTTTATCTTGGTATTGCCCGCCTCTATCACCGGAAATGGCCAATACAGTCAAACCAGGAGAACCACTCTTGAGGTAGACAACACTGCCTACTTCGATGTTCTTATCAGTCATTCGGGAATCCTCTTCTCGTATAAGACTGGTGGGCTGTGTAATAAGTTACTGAACCAAGACGGACTCAGGCAACTCACGCGCTTCAGCGAAGAGCATCACGTTGGTCAGACCGGGCGCATGTTCCCGGATGATGGTGGTGTAGTCCTGGTTAGCGTGTCGTCCCAGATGTACCACTCGCTGTACGGTATCGGAACGAGTGCCTTTCTTGTCATAGCTGATGGAGACCGTCAGTAGATAGAAGTTACCGTTGCGATCGGTATCGAAACATTTGTAGAGGGACATCGACCGGCCTCCTAGTAGACCTTACTCAGCAGATCTCCAGATAAAAGTCTGGAGCGTTTACATCGCATAGTTGTTGAGCCAGCTTGAGCAGGGTTGCGCAACGTGTGCCGATCTGACGGTTTTCGAACACCAACGTCTTGTCTGACATCACAACGACTTTATCGTACTGGTGGTAAAGCGGGTAAATTGACTGGATGTGTTTGGTCAACCACCAGTCTCTGCCGGTTTCATTTTCATCTTTAGGTTTGACCAGATAGGCGAATTTGGTACGGCCGTGCAAGATACCTGACGCTACCTCGTTTAGCTGAGCTTTACGGGTACGACTTCCAGGCGCTAACATTGGACCGATGTCAACAAACTCCTCCTTGAAGTACTTAGCCAGGGCGTCGGCTTTGTCTTGCGTATCTACGGTGAGGAGTACACTTCCTTTACGAGTTGCCATGGCAATTCCTTTTTATACGTATTAAGGGCGATCCTCCAGATTATCAATGGAGGCTCGCGCAGCCTTTTCTTCTTTCGTGTCGTTACTCGCAGCAGAACCGTACTCTTTAAACCACTTGGTAAACAAAACCAAAATGAAACCTCCAAACATATCACCTTCGAAGGCCCAGATTGATTGCGCTACAAAGAAGTCAAAATAACTACCCTTACCATCCCAAGCTGCTTTCCCCAGATGCCAGCTGGAAAGAAACATACCTAGGGTAATAGTGAAGAGTACGATGCTGAGCGAGTGACGTTTCCAGAATTTGATCATGACGTATAACCGCAGTAAGGTAGGTTATACGATCTGGAGCTTACTCGTCAGCTTTTGCAGGCACGCCGGGATCGTCCAGGGAGAGTTTAGCTACCAGCAGGATCTGTTTACCTATCAAGGTAATCTCACCCCACCCGGCCGTTCTAGCCAGATCGATGACATGATTAGTGTTAGCGATGAACTTAACTTCTTCGCTGGCTCCGGTAGGGTAGATCTCTGCGAAATTGCAGATCGCACTGACGTCAACCGGTTGGAGGATAACTGCTGGTTGATTGGGTGTAAAATCCCTTGGGTCTGGGATTGAACTGTAGGTCGGTTGTTTGCTCATGATAACGCTCCAAAGTAAGGGTTTGCGGGGTCAATATATAGCGCTTGAACGTTAAGTTTTAATACCATTAAGTCAATCGAAAAATCAGACCTTAGTATATGTCCAAGACGAAAAATAAGAGTAGATTTTAACCCTGGTCACTAGCGATATAGGGACCGTAAATCCTCCAGAATTTGTCATACGAAAACACAACGGAGCTGTTAATGAATTCTAACTTCCAACCTAGCCTAGCCAAAGACATGTTGGCTGATTCCAAGTTTTTCATGGGTTATTCTCGGTTCTCCGAGAAGCTTGGGCGGTATGAGACGTGGGATGAGGCGGTAGAGCGTGTGATGGACATGCACCGCGAGAAGTATGCAGCGGTAATGTCACCTGAGTTGGAAGAGGCAATTGCCTTCGCTGAATTGGCTTACAAAGATAAAGCCGTACTTGGCTCCCAGCGTGCTTTGCAGTTTGGTGGTCCTCAGATCTTCCAGCACGAAGCGCGTATGTACAACTGCTCGTTCAGCTACTGCGACCGTACCGAGTTCTTCCAACACGCCATGTATCTGTTGCTGGCAGGCTGCGGTGTTGGGTTCTCCGTACAAAAGCACCACATCGCCAAGTTGCCGAAAGTCACTGCACCTGGTAAAGACAAAGCCAAAGTCTTCGTCGTGCCGGACAGCATTGAAGGTTGGTCTGACGCATTCGGCGTTCTGCTATCCAGCTACTTCGTTGACGGCGGTACGTTCCCTGAGTACAAGAACACTCAGGTGCACTTCGATTACTCCGAAGTCCGTCCACGCGGCGCATTGATCTCCGGCGGCTTTAAAGCACCGGGTCCTGACGGCCTGCAACGCTCTCTGGAGAAGTGTCGCGAACTACTTGATGGCATCGCACACCCAGACCTTGAATTGCAGCTCAAACCGATCCACGCGTACGACTTCGTCATGCACATGGCTGACGCTGTTCTGTCAGGCGGTATACGGCGCGCTGCAACGATCTGCATCTTCTCCAAAGATGACAAAGAAATGCTCACCGCCAAGACAGGCGATTGGTACACCACCAACCCGCAACGTGGTCGTTCTAACAACTCTGCACTGCTGATCCGCAGTGAGCTGGGTCGTTCTGAGTGGGCAACCATCATGAAGTCCGTTCGTGAATTCGGCGAGCCTGGCTTCATCTTCGCAGAAGACAGCGAGCAGGGTTACAACCCGTGTGTCGAGATCGGTCTGCGGGCTTACACCGAAGACGGTCGTTCAGGCTTTCAATTCTGTAACCTTAAACATCAATGAGGTTACGTTAATAAACTACGCGAATTGCTGGAAACTCCTAAAGGTGATAGAGCTACAACGTGACTGGAAACGGTGAGCGTGAATGCTTGAAAATCTATCATTACAGGACAATCAGCAGCCGAGGTTCTAAAGTACGTCTAACGTATCACGAATCGGGTTCAACGACTATCGAAAGCACCTACATGGATGATGACATAGGTGATGAGTAGAGTACCGCCAAGTGGTGGGAAGCGCGTAGCACCGACAGGAGTCGGTGATGATGTAGTCTGTTCTGCAAGGAGACTTGCAGGTGGGTAGATATACTTGAATTCTGAATAGTATGTAGATTACAGAACTCAAGGATGTCCGTATGACCACCACCCAATACCGTCTCAATCGTGAAGGTAACTTAATTTCCGACACGGAGAGGCAGTGTACTAATTGCCGTATGATGTTTCCAAAGACTTCTAAGACAGTTACCCTTTGCGGTAAATGTAACTCGGCGCGTGTGAAAAGCTCTAGCGCTGAGTCCAGGATGTTGGCGAGAGCCAAAGCCAGAAGTACACACAGGCAGTCGATCTGTAGTCTTACCGTTGCCGATATCGTCATTCCAGAAAGATGTCCTGTATTGGACATTCCGTTGGTCTGCCATTCCGGGTCTCCAGGTGGGAAGTACAATTCCCCATCTTTGGATAGAATTGATACTACGATCGATTACGCTCCAGGAAACGTTCAGGTAATTAGTCAGTTGGCAAACTCGATGAAGTCATTCGCAACACCATCGCAGTTGTTGAAGTTTGCTGACTGGGTGTATAGGACGTACGAAGAAATCCCCGAGGATCGACTAACGCTGATCCTTGAACATAAAGACTGAAACCAATGGCGCGCAGTGCACAACGCTTGCGGCACTGCTGCGAGCCAGCAAAGCTGGCGGCATCATGGGTACGCTTCAAGCTGGTTACACTAACTTCACTTACCTTGGCGACGCTACTCGTGAGATCACTGAGCGCGAGGCTCTGTTGGGCGTTTCAATCACCGGATGGATGACTGAACCAGGTGTGTTGTTCGATCCTCAACACATGAAGCTTGCGGCTGAGTTGGTACTGGCTACTAACAAGAAAATTGCCAAGCTGATTGGTATCAATCCCGCACCACGTACCACCACCACCAAGCCGTCGGGTAATGCCTCGGTCCTGCTGGGCACTGACTCCGGCATCCACGGCGCACACTCCAAGCGTTACTTCCGTAACGTGCAGATGACTGACCAGGAAACCGTTCTGCCGCTGATCAAAGAGTTCAACCCGAAAATGGTTGAGAAGTCGGTCTGGGACAGCAACGGCAAATCGTTGGTTGTATCCTTCCCGATCGTTTCCAGTGAAACGGCTATCTTCAAGAAAGACCTGCTGGGCAAGAAGCAACTGGAATACGTGAAGTTGGCTCAGCAGAACTGGATCGAGCACGGTAGCGATGACAGCCTGTCGGTTGATAAACGCATCCGCCACAACATCTCCAACACCATCTCGGTAGAAAACACCGACGAGGCGTGGGCTGAAGTTGAGCAGTACATCTTTGATAACCGTCAGTACTTTGCCGGTATCAGTCTGATGGCTGGCAGTGGCGACAAGGCATACGCTCAGGCTCCGTTCACTGAAGTCCTGGAAGCTCAGGAAATCATGGACCTGTACGGCGAAGGTGCGATCTTTGCATCGGGCTTGATCGTTGATGGCATGGAGGCGTTTAACAACAACCTGTGGTTGGGTTGCTCCACCGTGATGGGTCAGGGTATCGACATCTCTGGCGACAACTCTGATCTGTTGCTGCCACGCGACTGGGTACGCCGTGCCAAGAAGTTTGCGGGTAACTACTTCGGCGGTAACCTGGAGAAGATGACCTTCTGCTTGAAGGACGTCTACAACCTCCACAAGTGGGAGAACATCACTCGTTCCATGCAACCGATCAACTTCGCTGACCAGCTCGTTCAGGAAACCTACACCGAAGTCGACACCATGGGTGCAGCAGCTTGCGCCGGCGGCGCGTGTGAAGTACCTGACCTGGCTGCACGTGCCGATGCTTACGCAGCGGCTAACGTGTAACCGATCTAACAGGAAATCTGTCCATGATTGAAAACACTGAATTGGATAAGTTGTTGCTAATGGCTACGAAGAAACCTAAGACCTTGAAAGGTCGTTGGAAGTTCTTCGCATTGCGCGTTAAGCAATTGTTCAACTGATCCAACTAGAGAGGGACCTTAGGGTCCCTCCTTTAAGTCCCCGTGGTTATAAATGTAGAGGTATCGAATGTCCGATCGTACCGTAGAAGAAAAGCAACGGGTTAACGAGTTTCTTGAAGAGCTGATCCAGTTACAGGTCAAGTATAAACTCGAGTTATCCAGTAGCGACGTCAGCGTCTGGACAGAAGAAGATACCTCCCGTGCACACCTCAAGAACCCCAACGTCCACGGTCCAGCGCTTGATGTTAACGAAGCGAACATCCGTGAAGGCTGGGAACGTTATAAACAGGCCGTCGAATGAATCAACCCATCGTAAGTCCTTGCATCTCTGAATGCGGTCTAGTCAATGGCATCTGTAAAGGATGCCTGCGGACCCGTGATGAACTCAAGGACTGGAGAAACAAACCCGTGGACGACCGTATGGCGCTCATGAACCAACTTAAAGGACAGACTAGCACTCACACCTGTCCAAGCTGTGAAGGCCCGGCATACTGCGCTATGGAAGGCGGTAAGTCAGCTAACACCTGTTGGTGCATGACTGTAGTACGGGAAAGTAAACCAGAGATGGCAGACGCTGGTGATACCTGTCTTTGTCGAAAATGTCTGTGCGAGAAGAAATCATGAAACAACTGTGGGAGCGGTTTTGGGACTGGGTGTTCGATGATCACAATACCCGGTTACCTCAGCAGTTTTGGGATGAGTTGATTAACAACAAGTTCATCCTGAGTGGCGGTCATGTCGTCTGCACCAAATGCAGTGACCAGTGTGGGCACTGTGGCACCATACGCCTTCAAGGTCGCCTGCAACAGCAATACGACGAATGGGATGCAGACCGTAAAGTCAAGAGCAAGAAAGCAACATAAAAAAAGAAGAGCATACAGCCCCGCCAAACGGCGGGGCTGTATGTCGTTCAGGACTTAGTGGGATACAACGGAATCTTACCTTGAGCAACCAGGATAAGTCTTTGTGTCGCTGAGCGAGTCCTCAACGGCAATAAATCATAATCTAGATAGTAACCAGTGCCAGAATCTAAACTGTCCTCCCGGATCAAGTATTTGTGCGGGTGATCTATTGCTGACCAATACATTTTCAGTATCCTACAGATACTGTCAAAGAACTCATCGCTAATAATCGACTCAGCCTCTTTGTAGTACGCATAGCTGGCCGATAGGTACCACGGCACAGCCATGTTGAAGTTCTTCGCGATCACTTGCCTAGCGAACTGGTCAAGCTCCAGGCAGTACCTCATCCCATGACAAGCTGTCGCTGATCAACTACCTCATCACTGAAGTCGTTATCGTCGTCAAACAATCGCATGAGGCGAGACGTGTGGGATCTTCCCAGCCCACTGTAAGGCCAGACTTCTCTAGACGTACGGTTCACAGCGAGTAGGTCAGACGCTTCGATCACGCAATCGAATTTAGGATCCCCGTCGTCATCGCACCAGTCCACAAACGTAACTACCTTACCGATGTTTTCGATCAGGAGAGGATTGGTAACCGTTGTAATGATAGCCGGATCACCCGGCTTGAATTGATGTCTCATGAAATCTCCTACGGATGCCAGTAATGACTGAGAATGAGTTTGGGTTCTTTCCCAACACCCTTACCGATGAGCGTACAATCCCAGTAATCATGTTCGCCGAAACCCCGTGACAACAAATCTTCATCGGTAAAGCGAGTGGGATCATTGTTCTTATTGAAGTATGAATCGGAATTGTCGTCATCATCCCGATGCGTGGGTCTGATTGTACGGGCGACCTCTTCATTTGGAGCGGCTACGACCATGCGGTTGAACTTGCACATGGCGTGGTTTGTTTTATTGAGCAAGTACAAGTTCATGTAGGGCTTAAAGCGATCAGGATCCGGTAGCAGGTAATGGCTGAGGAACTCACGCGCTTCAACTTGTTGATCCGGTGTACCACCGGTCATGATCAAAGCTTTCTGAATGTTGGTGTCGTTCCATTCAGGCATTTTCTTATCGGTCATGCAACTACTCCTAAAGGAAATAAGGCCGGGGATTTCTCCCCGGCTGTGTGTCGTTACAGTGAACGGTTAAACTCGACGCTGATCTTGGCGAACAGGTAAAGGATTACGTCAGAGAGCGACATACCACCTAAATGACAGTAAACGCTCTGGTCACGTTTCACGGCTTCAACGAACTGGTTAATATCCGACTGGATATCGTCGTGAATGCGCCCGAAGTGCGTTTTGATCTCAGCCTGTACAGTGTGACTGAGATCATTGAACCCAGGTAGCGTTAGGATAGTGCCGAGAACTTTGGTCGTGTCGTTTATAGGAGCTTGATTCACCAGGGGACAATAACCGTCTAGAACCTCTAACCAAGCCCGCTTGGGATTGGCGTCATTTACCCTATTTTTAACATTAACTCGCTCGATAAACGTTTCGAAAAAACTGCATGTTTCCCCAACGAACCTTTTAGCTATCCGTTCTTTATCATCGTCCGTCAACTGGTGATATCCGTACTCTTGCGAGGCGCGGTTATGGAGCCAGTTTCTGGTGATGGGGAGGTCTGACGATTCAGCTGGGGTATCTGGCGTTACGGTCGAACCTTGCTGAGTAACCAAAGCGGCCGATGTAACTTTCAGTCCTGCGAAATAGTTGAAACACCGCTGCTGTAAATAACGCGTGCAGAGTTCACGGATCTCTTTAGGCGCATCCACCAAGGACGTTTCGGAATAAAAGTCCTGGACGTAATTAGTTTGGTCTAACATTTCCCAGAACCTGCGTGCAGGTAGGCCTTTATCTTCACCCGAACTGCGCGCGATCAAACAGGTCAGAGGAGGCCATTCTTTCTTCATACACCAATCGAAGATGCTGGTCAAGGCGACGTTGGTGGTGATGATGATTTTAGAGTCGTCAAGGGTATTTGCTAAATGGTACCTAACTTTGGATTGTACGTCTCGATAAGTAACCGTGAGGTTGTTCGCAGCGCACGACACCAAGTACGTGAGGATGTCGGCGTTGACATTTGGTGCGATCCAGCTTTTGGGAACCTGTGCATCATAAATGGTAGCCATGTGGCTTTTCCTTACTCCGTGTGGAGTGAGTAGTACGCCGACGGGATGTCGGCGGTGGGGTGAACTAGGATTGGTACAAATGCGTGTTACTGTTGACCGAGTGGACAAACGGCGCTCTGAACTCTTTCGGAATCGATTGTTCAAATGCTGCCGAGTCAAATCGCTCTTCCAGGAACAATGCCTGTAAGTCACAGCCTGCGATTTGAGAGAACTTGCCTGGGTTCTTGATCTCGTGATCAGGGAACACCATGTTGATGTATTCGCGCACTTCAGGGTCTTCCAGGAGTTTGATCTCCCAGATGTGGTCCACTCGACCCTTACGAGTCACTGCTTCATCGATACGGTCCAGAGCGTTAGTGGTCAGCCAGATCACCGAATTATCCAGACTCACAATGCCATCCAGCGTATTGAGCACCTTGGTCAGAGACAGACGAGTGAACTCCTCGATCAGACTATCCACCGCATCCATTTTCTTAACGGGTGCTGCTGGTTTGATGCCGTCACTTGCCGGTGCTACAATTTCTTTTCCGGGTGTTGGCGCAGGTGCTTTACGGCTCAGGCCACGAGACTTGACTGCATTGGCGCTGTCGAAGTCTTCAACCAACAACCACGTATTCTCCGGCAGACTACTCACCGCTTTCTCAAACTGAGCGTCAGACACGCCAGAGATATTGAGCGAGGCAATGTTCTTCCCGTAGTGACTAGCAAGTGCCTTGACTAGGCTGGTCTTCCCGGTACCTGGAACACCGTGCAGGATCACGGTCAACTTCCAGGCTAAGCCTTTGGATTTAAACCATTCTTCGCTAGCAGCGAACTCCTCGAGCTTCTTGACCAGATGAGCTTTGGTTTCCTTGTCGATCACCACTGTAGACAAGTCACGACGTGGGATAGTGCACAGATACTGCCAATTGTTGTCGTGAGTGAACGTATAGACCCGAGGCTTACCGTCTTCAGGTTTGGGCATGAACGACTTCACGATCTCTTTGAGCTTTTCCTGATCACGGCCAAAGGTCACGATAGTGATGCGTTCTTTCTCGACATGCGTACCGCTGCTGGCAAGCGCTTCTTTATTGAACCAGAAGAGCTTACCTTTGTAGAAGAAGAAGTGGCGGCCATTCCCAGGACCAAAGACGACGTTATCGCCGACCGTAACCATGCTGATGTTTCTGGAATGCCTTGACCACTTGTTGGAAATAAACCAACCCATGAAGGAGGTGAAACCCACACGCTCTTCAGTCCATGCCCCAGCGTTGGTGAACGTGAGGCTGGTAATGCACTGATTCAAGGTTGCCGTATAGATAACCTTTGGCAATCCACGCAAAGTCGCGTAGATCAGACCCATCAAACTCGCAAGTACCACACCACCAGCAATCGGCGACATTGCGTTGAGTACACCGTATTGATCTTTAAGCCAGTTAACGAAATCCATACGTCAATCCTTGCAGTAATGAATGTAGACATCTTCGCGAAGTTTCAAGACCAGACTCAACTTGAAGTGGTCCACGCGCTTGGCGTAGATACCTCCTTTATAGAGCCCCCAAAAGATCGACACCATGTGTCGATCGCCGTACTTACCTTTACCGACCAGCAACGATAACAGGAAAGGTAATCCATTATCGATGCAGTGCTGGTGAACCTCACCCAATGCATCTAAAGTGATGTTGTTAGTTGCACTAGGAAACCCACACGTTTGAACGAGGTCTGAAACTACCACCGTCCTCGTCTCACGAGCAGCCTGAACTAACACGTCAAAGACTGCTTGTGCTTTATCTTGCATGACCCATACCTCAGTGTAGCGTTTTAGCCGGAGTGTCGTGAACTACTGTCATGGCGTCCAAGGTCACCTGAGCAACCTTGATGCCGTACAGGTCGATCATGAACATCGTAGGGTTACCCAGAAGCACTTCGTACTCAGGCCGGTCGATCAGGTTAAGCCTGAACCAGTAGCTGAGTGCGTAGTCCAGCTGAGGTTTGAACTTCTTGAAGTCAAACGGTTCAGCGAAGTCAAAGATGCAATGCATCGTAGACCGTTCGTCAGCTGGGACGTCATTAAACTGCAAGACCGTCATGAAGAAGCCCCCGAGTTGAGAGCAGGCTCCTTTCAAGGACGTATCAACATTCTTCAACGTCGAGAAGTACGGATGCAGCGACATGTACCGCGCAACATCGTGCTCGTTGATTTCCCGCTCAGGATGGTACACGGTCATGTACGCTGCCATGTTAGCGTACCTTCTTGTAGAACTTGTCGAAGCGAGCACGGGATTCGGTGAACGAGTCCTTGGCCGTAGGGTCACGCTTGAGCTTGAGCTGGTCCTTCTTGACTTCAACAACCACGACCGTGCTTTCGATCTTGTAACGCTCGGTCTTGTAGACTTCGCCGACTTGCACGTCTTTGTAGGTCGGTGCGGCAGCTTGGGTGACTGGCAGGGATTTCTTGAGGGACAGGAGTTGTTCGTTGTTAGCCAATGCGTTCATTCTTTACCACCGTGAGTTTAGGTTTGATTGGTTTACCCATGGCAGCTTCCAGCAGTGCAGATGTACGATTGACGTACACGTTAGCTTGGAATGCCATCTTGCGGGCGTTATCGGATTTAGCTTTGATACCTGGATAGAAGAAAATATCCAACCACATGTAGCGTAAGGTTGTTTCAGCAAACCGCGTGCAGTCGTTAGCCATACCGCACGCGATGTCCAGCGCATCTGATGCCGAAGTCTGAATCGTCAGTCGTGTAGACCTGGCAATACGTTCTTCTGAATAGATGTCTTTGAGTTCCGCATACGCCTCTTCAATACGAGCGTACAGCTCCTCGCGATCGATGACGCTGCGTTTATAGTTTTTCATCAGGCGAAACATTACTACTCCTTGACGATGATGTCGCCCAGATTAACTTCTTCATCTCCCACGAACGCGTACATGTGGCGGATGAACTCCTGACTTGGATCCAGGTTCAATGAGTGCATCAGTTGTTTGTCAGCGTCCTTCTGAGAGCTGAAGTAAGGATCATCCCCATCGTGGATCTCCAGGAACACCAACTTCCCATTGACGCCTTGGTAATGATAATCCCAGTCGTGGTCGTAGATTGGTTCATCCCAATCGATTCCCACACGCTGCCCATCGAGTTCAGCAAACCAGTCGCCTTTACTGCGGGTACATTTGAGCTGACTTACTTTAGCATCGGTGAAGGACATCTGACACCTCTAAGGTTATGACATCGCGTGATGAACACGTTGGGCGGTTGTGTGCATGATCGGCAGATAGTTATCTGCGCTGATCGTTTCTTCCGGGTATTTGATTTTCATCAACTGCACCAGACCCGGAACAATCATTGCCGCCGACTTGTCGAGCGACTTGAACGGACAGAAGTTCTGACTTACATGCTTACCGGACACCTTGCGGTACACCGAATCGTACCAATGCATCAGAGTAGGGATTTTCAACCCGGTCAGCAGACATGCGCTTGCAAGCTCGTCCATACGAACAGTAGCTGACGCGTGTGCATCTTTGAATACATAGCTGGTGGACTTTTCCAGTACGACCTTATTATCGGCCGTGGTACGCATGACGAGGTAACCGTACTCGCCATGGACGATGACGTACTCCTCATGATACTGACCCGCGAAGCGAATCCCACGAGCCGAAGTACCTGTCAACGTCACGGGCATCTTGCTCAGTGCGACCGCTTCGGCGATTTGGATACCTTTCAAGGAAACAAACTCCAGATCGGGCTTGTCGATCAAGCTGTCCCAGAGTTTGACGAAGTCTTGCATAGCGCCCAAGGATTTAATGATCATACTGCTTCTCTTCTTAATAGAAATGATAATGGTCATTCATCGCGCGGATGGTGCAAACGATGACTGTAAAGACAGCGAGTACCAGGACGACAATGCCGTATTGGACCCAGAGGTTACTCTTCTTCATGTTTGACGCCTGCAAGTTTATTCAAACCATACAGACCTAAAATCAGAATTTACAACATACAGCCCGGCACTAGGCCGGGCGTGTTATGCCGTTGCCTTCTTAGGCGTCTTCGTGGAGATCTCAAACTCAGCTGACAGGGCCCGCTTACGCTCTTCAGGAGCGACTGTCACTTCGAAGCGACCAGTATTCATGTCGATGACGATCGTCGCTTTAGGACGTGTCTGGCCGCGTGCGAGTACACGGTACTCGCGTCGACCGAAGTCGATCTTAGTAGGGTCGCAGATCAGGGTTTCCTGATTAGTAACCTTGTTCGATTTATTACGCACGGAGACCGGGATCAAACCTGTGAAAATGGTGTCCATTGGACAGATCTTCTTACGGTCTACTTCACTGGCTAATTCTGAGATGTGGCCAGATTGATCGCGATCAAGTTTGATACTCAAGAGCATGGTAATTCCTTATAGAGGTAAATAGCCCAACAGATGTGGGGTACGTGTCTGTGATGTATAACTGTAACCGTTTACGCTGTGAAGATGGGAACAGCTTGTTTGTGATTGAACACACAATACTCAGTACGGTTAGCGGTCGCCATACCGGTACCCGCATGGATAGCCCCGTCATAACCCTGGCGCTTCAAACGATTGACTTCTCGCTCATCCGCAAAGAAAGGATACGCCTGGAAGAACAAGTGCTTGAGTCCATCTTTGTTGTGGTAGAGGTATTCAGCCACACCGTGCCAGTGTTCGTCCGGGTTGATAGTGAACTGCCAGTTATCGGTAGCCTTGACCCAGTAAGCAAACTTACAGGCAATTCGTTTGGCTTCAGCCGTACCAAGTTTCTGCTCTACTTCCGACAGTTCGATGAACGAATCCAACGGAGTATTGATGAAGGGCTTGGACATTTTCAGATACGCTGGAATGACACGGGGTTGTTCGGCAAACTCGTTGCGGTTGTTTGGGTGCATAGCGTAATAGTTAGCAGCCTCTACGTCTGAAAAGTAGAGAGTTGCGCTGCGGGTATGAAAGGCCTTACCAGCGTAAGACCCATGTTCACCGCGATACACTACCAACCGACTGCCGTCAGGATTGGTCAGGAAGCTCATGTTGTTCCTTCTTCTCTTCGTTATAAAGTTGCCATTCACGCTTGAGCATACGCCACAGTTGACGGTCCATGCCGGCATCTGAGAACTTGCGATCAGGGTGTTTGAAGTCTGGAGTCCAGCTACCGCCAACGGGTTCGTCGGTACGGTCGTAAGCTTCGGCGATGAAGAAGGCAACCGCTGGTGAACGGATACGACCCTCACCACAGTGAACCAGGATGTCTTCACCCTGACAGCTTTCCATGAACGCGAAGACTTCACGGCAAAGTGCTGGTGTGAACTCCTTCTCCTTCATACTCTCCGACTGGTGAGTATCAAACGGATTGAAGCTCAGGCTCAGCACGCGCTTGTGTTTTACAGCAAACGTCGGGTAGCTGTCGTAAGGACCGCGGATGCTGATGACGTTGGTGGGAACAGTAATCTTTTTAGCGGCTTCTTTTGGTACCCAGGCTACTTTAGGCATTACAGCTCCTTTATAGAAAGATTTTAGACAGTGACGTGTTGCTGACTTCAACGCGATGTTTGACTTGCTCTGGCATGACTGCAAACTGTATCACCAGTACAAACACTGCAACTAACATCATGTTCCAACGCAGTAACTTACCCCAACGCAAGAACCCCTTCCATCCTTTGAACTCCACCGGGTATTTCTTTGCACGATGTAACCACCAATTGAGCAACCAATAAAACAACGCGGCGGCTACAGTGATCAGCAAGCTGGTCCAAACGTAAGACTGCATAGTCATTCTTTACCCCATTTTAAATACCGATATTGAGACAAGGCGCGGACAATCTCCACCCTGTTCTTTATCGTGGCTTCACCGCCAATAATCCGACCTACACGTACGATGAAGATCTTAAGATCAATCGCCTTAATGCCATCACCTGTCGTACATGTCGGCAAGTTCCACAACCCTGCCTTGTCAAGTCTCTCCATTGAAACGGTCGCTATCTGAAAAAGACCCCCGTCCTCAGCGCGTTTTCCGTCCCACAGAAATATTCCTTTCAAGTGGTGTCTCCTTATTACTGCCTGCGTTTATAATCAATGAACGCAAACCCAGGCGCTGACCCATCTGCCTTGAGAGCAGGTTGATCTTCCGGGTAAGTACCTTCCCAGATCTGGTCAGGGAAAGTGAAGTTCTTGATCTTGGTGTCGTACTCGTAACATTCGAGATACACCATGGTCACGTGAGCCACTGTCACGAACTTCAACGCTTCTTCGTAAACCTCTGCCCCACCCACGAAGTAAGCCCAGTCGGAATGGAAGTAGTGCTCAGCCATGGCGATGGCTTCTTCAATGGTACCCACCACCTGCACACTGGTGCCGTACAGTTCATTATCCAACGCACCAGGCTTGAGGGTCTTGCTCAGGATGATCGTGTAGCGCCCTGCAAGTGGTTGACCACCTGGAAGAGACTCCAGCGTCTTACGACCGTGGATAATGACCTGATTAAGAGTCAACGCTTTGAAGCGTGCCAGATCACCCTTAAGGCGCCAAGGGATGGTGTTCTGAAAACCAATCTCACCTTTGGGTGTAGAAGCTACGATCAAACCAAATTTAGTCTTTGACACGACAACTCTCCAGTTTCAATAAACGTTTGATTTCCAGGTCTGTCTTAGCACTCAATTCTTTACTGAACTGAGTGAGTTCTTGGGGAGTTGGCTCAACCCCAGCACGTGTCAGTTCAACGATCGCTCGCTTAGCCAACGTACGGTACAGTTGTTTGATAATTGCAGCCGGATCGTTACGGCAGTTAACACTGTCGAACACTGCGGGTAACTCCCCGCCCTGAAAGATCCACCACATCGGCACCTTGAAGAAGCTTGCCAAGCGGTTGATTGTTCTCGGGCGTATCCGATCACTTTCCCACGATGAGATCGAGTATGTGCTAGCTTTGATAGCCTTAGCCAATTGTTCTTGGGTCAGGCCATTCTTGTTGCGCAGATACTTGATACGACTACCTAACGTATCAGTCATCGATCTTGACCATGACCTGTTTACCAGCCTTGTGGGCAATCGTCAGGATCGTGTCAATCTTGACCTTCCCGATGGTGCTGTTGAGGATGTGGTTGAGCTGTTCGGTTGGAATACCAATTTCTTTACTGACCGCTTGGACAGTATTAAAACGCAAGTCCATAATCGAAGATACCAACTTCAGCAGCATCTTACGCAGAGCGACTTCTTCTTCAGGCGTCACTATCGATCTCCTTCGCATACGTAACAGGTAACCGATCTTCGTCACACTCAAGTACAAGGACGTACTCTTGCCTGGCGAAAGTCTGACCATTACCGACTTGAATATCTTCGTAGGTAATGGGTGGGTTAGGTTGATGGAAACTCACCGACTTACATTCATCGATGTTGACATAACCAAAGACACATCCCTCCATCTGCCGCAGAGCGTGCATGAGATCGAAAGCGTCTTCGGCTGTTTCACATTCCTCACTCGTTTGCTTAATGAGGACTTCCATCATCGCCGCCTTACGCCGAAGTTGTTGATGGTGACGTTCAATGTCTGGATGTTATTACCCAGCACAGTCGGCAACCAGGCGTCCAAGCGTTTAGGTACGGGCTTGCGCACGACCTGATTAGCCAACTGGCTGAAGTACTGCTTGAACAGCGTTTCGTTCACCACCTCAGCTTCACCGATCAACTTGATCAAGTAATGGCCAGGCGGTACCTGCACCAGACCGTTTGGCGTCTGCACTGTCAAATCAAGAGTGTTCCCACGACGCTTGAGAGTGAACGGAGTTTTGGGCGCGGCTTCCAGCCATTTGCGCACTTCATTCAAATTCTCAGTCGTCAGCTGGATAGCTTCTACTTCTTCGGGTTTACTGACAAACTTCATACTGACGCTCCTTTTATTTCTTTCTCTTAAATGTTTTGATCAGGTTGTTAATAGCTACCTGCTTAGGGTCGGCAGGTGTGGGGTCGATCAGACAACGCGTGAACTTCTCGACCACCGTCTTATCCAGGTACTGACTGAAACGCTTAGTCAGCAACGCCCTGGTGTACATGCGGTCATAGTCGGTGTCAGGGATACCCGAGATAGGGTCGCTGATGAATTCGTCCACCCGTGGCAACCACTCACCTTCAGAGAGCTTCTGACCGGTGTGGACTTCGTTGTCGGTAACAAACAGATAACTGGATTCATTGATCAGCTTCGTCAGCTTCTGAATCTGTTTGATCTGGTTTGGAGCGGTGGGTCTCCGCAAAGTCATGGCACAAATCCTTCAGTAGGTATACAAGATTCCAGTTCGGTATTATTTGACGTTAGTCGATCTGAGGCCACTTCTTCCAGGCTTCGGTAGTGATCGCTGAAGTCACTGCATCGACCCACAGGGAAGGACGATTGGCCATCGATCGTCTAGGTTCAACGGTCGTGTGGACGATGATATCAACGACAGTCGCGCGAAAGAGGGTATCGACAATCTTGGTAGGATCATCACCGTACGAACAGTTGAGTGTGACTGTAATGTCCTGGTCGTGTAGTTTAATCGACACGCCGCTGGAATCACGATAGAACGTCACGTCGATGTAACGAGGGATAATCTTTTCCTGTACGATGTAGCGATGATTAACCAGATCGACCTTCAATTCATTGGACGTCTGGATGACCCCGGCAATCTTGCGAAGTGCCAGGTTCTGTTCAAATTGAGCAATCAGTGGATTAGTAGCGTACATAGTTCCAATTCCAATTATAGGTTTAGGGCATAAAGGCGGGAACTAGCCCGCCGATATGTTTAGATCACGTCGCATTCTCTCATTGCCACTGCATCTGGCACTTTGAGTAATTCCTTGAACTCACTACCTTGTTCACTCCCTGTTACGACGCCGGAGTCGATATGAAGGTAACCGTACCAACCTCCTTTCCTTGGCCTTAGGATTAATCCCTCAGGACTATTACCCATTACCTCGTATAGAGTTCGGTCTCGATCACCAGGGAGTACAAACCGGTCACCCACAAGTAACCGTCGGCGATTGATTAGCACGCGTGGCATCCTCTTATCTCCCGGTGAAACGAACCGGACCAAACGATCCAACTCATCCCATTTGGATCAAAGTTACTCCCGCTTACCCACCGACATCAAGTGACGTTGCACCACATCCTGGATAGCCCTGTTAACCAAGGCTACCTTGTCTATCAAACTGACAGGTTCCACATACCCGTTAAACGTGTGCGTGGTGTGGTTCAGAGGGCGAATCTGATCTTCACCCAACAACCATTGCCATTCACTGGTTTGGTGTTCAGTGTAGATCGTGACATGCACACCTACCCCGTTGATGTCTTTAAAGAGCACCGAGGCTTGGTGGTGATCAGTTGAGCTGTGTAACGTGTACGTGAAGATTTCACCAGGCAGGAAACTGATACTGTTCTGGTGTAGCGTCATGATAGCCGTTGCCATTTGGGTCAACGCTATACGGTCCATGAGACTGTACGGAGAGTTATCATTGAGCTGGATGTACATGGAAGTCACCATTTGCGGCGTTACTCTGTAGCGGCTACCAAAGCCTCTTTCAGAAGGCGCAACTGATCATCCTGAGAAAGCTTCGGATCATCTGGGTGTCCTACGGTGCGGTCTAGCAATTCCAGACCTCGGTTGGAGGCGTAATAACGATAGTTGATGGTTTCAAACATCGTCACGAATCTGAAGACGGTATCTGTAAGTGCAGCTGCATCTCGGCGCTTACGGATACTGACTACTTGTTGCGGGGCATTGACGAAGTAGACGCCAACGTTCACTCTCGATTCACCAATCTCAATGATGGTTTCGAGATCGTCAAACAGCACACCTTGGTCATCCGCGTATTCCAACGCAGCGGCCATCAGTGCCAAATGCAAGCCGTTTAAGTCAAAAGCCATGTAACTACACTCCTCATGAGAATACATCGTTCAGTCGGATGATGTATGACTCTAAATTAATACAAAAAAAAGAACAAAGCCACCTGGGTACACCCAGGTGGTCTATGCCGTTTATTCGTGGAGTTTCTCAAGTGCAGAACCTAACACACTGAGTAACGTGTCTGCGCCAATAGCCTTGGTATCGACAGCCTTATGATACCTCACGACTTTGACTTCTGCGTTTGGAACATAGTTGAATTCCAAAGCAATCGTTTCAGATGGCGTGTGAAATTCAATCAGACGACCACCCTCCTGAACCTGGGTGAACGAGACGATCATCAAAATCCCTTCGATCTCGGAACTACGCACTTGCAGTTGTGTCTCAGCTTCCACAGCTTCCTGGAACTTATCCCCCATGGACAAGACCAACATCCCCGATACTTCTAAGAGGAACTCTGGCGTGAGGTGATCGTGATTTTCCATATGCACATCCTAATTAGGCGGTAGTTACCTGCACAGCATTACAAACAGGTAAGTCCACCAGCTCTTCAACGACAGGGACTACAAACACGTAGTCGTCTGCCGCGGCGTCGTAACCTGATTGACGCCACTGCGGACCGAAGCTTGGGCACCGTTTGTCGCGCAAGCGGATGACATCACCCTCCTTTTGCTGGAGGGTGTATTGCGCATCCCAGGAGGGACGTTGCGCAATCATACCGGGTTTGAACTGCGCGATTAACTCAGTGAACGTCATGACTGGTTCTGCTTCGCAGTTTCAGAAGCGCCATGTTCAAACACGTGAGCATCTGAAAGGGCTGCAACCCTGCCAGTTCACGATCCTGGGACGTACGTAATGCGTACATACCGCCAAGCTTCCAGACAGAAGGTTGGAACTCAGTTGTGATGAAGTGAATCTCACCAATACCACGAGCGTCTGTCTTAATACGCACCGTAACGTCCACGTCGTGCATGTGAGTTTCGTGAAGAACTTCTTCACTGAAATCCATGACAGCCAGGTTGAAGGAGCTGGCCATCTTCAACAGCATGGTCATCTGGATACCCGCTGTGATTTCAGCGAACTCAACTTCAGTACCTTGCATTTTACTAGCTGCATGTTCTTGTTTGGGTTTCAATGGTTTAACTCCTGTTCGACTTTGGGTTTGAAGCACTTGACCACACCAATGACCAGATTGGCAAACGCAAACCAGCTGCCAAAACAGACTTGGTCCTTATCGTTCTCGAATGCACCGTAGTGTCTGGCCCACTCACCCACACACCACTTGGTACGGTCTTCTTCGGATGGGTATTTGAATGAACCGATTTCTACATCGTGGTCCTTGATACCCTCACGACGCTCGGCAACACGAAGAGACCGTTCATGAACAGCCGCATCGCGCCAGGTCGCATAACCCTCAGGACCTTTGATCAAAGCCTGCGCCTCGATCAGCTTCTGATGGGTTTCGATCAATTCGTTGTTGAGTTTTTGAATCTCTGTTAGATTGTCCACAATTACCCCGGCTGATCAGTAAAACGTTCTTTTCGATAGATGACAACGACGTCTTCTTCCCGTGTAGGTCCTTCACGGACTTCCGATACATCTCCTATCTGTATTCCTTGGAAAGTTACAGCAAAGGCGGTGAGGTTTCCCAAGACCCCCGTTACTTCATCCACAGCCCGCATGGAGTCATCGGGCATTACTTCGATATACTTCCAGCGGGCTACAACCGTTAACGCCTTCTGAGCGTCAGTGAGGTCTTCAGGCTTTGTCCACAACTCCGTTGCTGCTGTCATCTTTAGGACTCGGTAATGGGGAGAGGTCAAAGGTGATCACTTCATCAATCCACCAGGTCGGTCTCCCGTTCGTCGAGATCTTGCTAGAAAACGCCCGCATAGAGAACATGGCCGAATTGTCGCGCAAGATCTTACTACCAAAGTCGCCGTGCGGACCACAAGGGGTGAAGAGGCCGGTCAGTTTGACGACGCCGTCGACAGTCTTCAGACGAAACCCGCTAAGCAATCCAGCGCCTGAACTTAGATCGATCGTTCGAATGCGTTTGATCCAGTCCTCAGCGCCCATAGTCTCAGGCCTGGAAGGCGACTGCCATTCGACCGTTACGCCGTTGGAGTACATCTTTTCAATCCAGAACAACAGCGCCGGAGTCACCAGATAAGTACGACCGGTAGCTTTTGTAGGGATGAATAGATCAAGTAGCTCTACTTCAATAGAACTCATTCAAATTACTCCTTGATGTAAGGGGAAGGTGTGCAGTGGTGCAGGTAAAAGAAACCAACTTCCCACCCTGGAGTGAAGTGAACGGCCAACGTCTGAGGTGGATCTTCTCGATCTAGCAGATGTCCCCGATGGATCTGGAAGTTATGAGTGATGTATTTCTGGCCTGTAGTCTTATCGGTCAAGATAACCGATTGGCCGAAGTACGGGGTAAACGCTTCGAGAGCGTCAATGACCTCCCCTTGGTAATAGGAGTTGCTAATGCGAGCCAACATCTCCGTTTCCAGACTGGTCATGGCGTTAGCACTGGTCAACACTTGCCACTTGTAGACCCAGGCTACTTTATCACCAACGACAAACCACACCTTCTCCTCGTTGAACCCAAGGATGAGGTAATCGCCGATCAGACTCGGATGGCCGATGTCTATCTTCAGGGAGAGGTAGGGGTAGTTATTACGCACCATCTGCCTGAGTAGGTGGTTGAGTACGGCTTCCTTCATCCTGAGTTTACGCTTCTGGAAGAATGTCTTGAACACGTTAACCCCCGGATGGTGTACGCATGACTTTCACAGGCTTGATGGTTACTGACATCACACCACCAGCGATCGCGATAGTGACACCGTCATGTTCAGTGTAGTCAAGACGCATGGTGATCGTTTCCAGTTCGGTGTCCAGTTTGATATCAGGACGGATCCTGGTGAAGCCAGGCTCTGGGAACGTGTTGGAGTTCAGAAGAGACAAGACTTCCTTACCCATGATCCATTGACGGTCGTCAATAACTGCATCCACGTCATGCATGTGGGTGAGTTTCTTGAGACACGCTTCTGGGCCGAAGAAGGTGTATTGGTACTGGGGTACTTCCGACATAACGCCTCCTACTTACGAGGTGGGTTAGAAGCGCCGGTACGCCCAGCGGTCGCTGGGATGATTTCTTTCTCACCACCCTTCTTCTTCATGTACTCGTACAGTTCGTTGTGTTCCAACGCTTTCTCTTTCTTGTATTCGCTGTTAGATTTACGCCATTGATCAGACTTAGCTTTACTCATGATACGGTTCCTCATTAATTTACGGATTTGAACATTGACAGAGAGTTAGTCGTCCGGGACAAGTCTCCATTCATTGACGTTGAATTGACTGACACCGTAACTTGGAACAGTCGCTCCAATGAACCCGTGAATGATCTTGACTTCAGTCACGTAGCCGAGGAGAGTCCAACGCTCAATGACTTTAGGATAGAACTCCTCAAGCTCGAGTTCGTCTGTATCGTCATCCTGCTTATCGTCGATCAGGCGTTGCCTTAACTCAGCCAAATCGTTACCAGCGTCAAAGTCGACTAACGCTGTGAGGATGTGTTCACGGTTTTGGTAATAGCTCCAGCCAAGAGTAATTGTTTCGCCTGCTTTGACAACACCTGCAATACGTTCACTCATGATTGGCTCCAAGGTGTGGGTTCTCTTCCACGATTTGTCTGTAGAAGATGTTCTTTTGCTCTACCTGGATCAAGCGCTCAAGGATCGACTGACTTAGCTGTTCAAACGTACCTGAAGTCTCCACCCACACAAACAACCATACGCTCAACAACTTCGTAACGATCTCCAGGCTGGTCTTCCTGATGTCGATGTATTCGAGATGGTCGATGGCTTCGACTACCTTGCAGAGCTTGCCGGTTTCAATAACCAATGGACGAATGGCGTAATCGACGTTAGCCCCGTATGAAATCTCTGCTATCTCTTTATCTCCCAATGAATGACCAAGCGTGTTGAGGATGGACGTCATTACGATAAAAGCATCGACACATACGCCCTGCACCCGACTTACATCACCAATAGCCTGCAAGAGCTTCCCGTTGTACTTAGCCATGTGTAAGGTCAAGTGGGCCAGTCGGTGATGTTTGCTGAGTGTATAGATGTCAAAATGAAACAGGCGGTCGTGTTCTTCTTGGCGCCATTGTTGTTCCTCGGTGAGTGTGTGGTTGGTATTCATTGACCAACCCCCAACGCAGCAGCAGCAACTACGAATGCATGCTCCATCTGAAGCTCAACGTAAACTTCCGTGTAGTTATTGGCGATGGTGTCGGCCCATTGCTGTTCTTCGGGAGTCAACACCACCGTATTCGCCGACAACGCCCGACGTAGAAAGAGGATGACCTTTACACGTTTACGCAGATGTGCATCAGACTTCGATCCGGTATGGTAAACACGGTGACGTACTTCGTTCAACATCCCGTAGACAGTTTCCACATCGACGTATTCAGCATCGATGACTTTATCGCCGGTGGTTCTGTCCTTGGGGGAATAGCTGTCCATCCCGAAGGACTGAGCTTTCATTGCAGCCTTAGCCAACTCAGAACACTCTTCAGCCACTCGTCCCAACAGGTACTGCTCTAACGACATTGGCATGATCAACGCCTTCCCGTAAACGCAGTAGCGATTGGAGTTTTGGTCACCTCGTACAACGTTACTTTAGAATCAGGGTTGCTAACCTTAATCGCAGCCAGCTTATCGAACTGCGCTTGAGCTTGTTCTTTATCGGTGTGTCGGCCAAATACGACAACTACGTCGTATTCCCCAAAACCAGATATTTCGTAATAGGGACCCGGCTTGAACGTTTCTTCACTGATACCCATTGTTTAAAGCTCCACAGCCGCAGCGCGGCGATTAGTGTTGGTGATATTAGCGTCGAGAGCGTAACCGATCACTACGTACTTGCGTTTAGCAAGTTTGTGGTGAACGATCAGCTTGTCAGCGTCTGCGGTGCAGTTACCCGTAGCCTTGTCTAACTTGACGACAAAGTCACCGCTGACCTGACGTTTCGTTACCGCAAAGGTGTAGGTCGATACCGAACCCACGTCGCTCTTGACACCTTTAAACGGACCTCGGATTAGACGGGCTTTCCGATGACGCACAACTACACCGTCTTTATTGGTTACAGGGATTGCAATCCAGAGACGCTTTACAGAAAAGATGCTGGTACCGGACATCGTTACTTACTCCACAGGTTTAATGAATTGGAGCGCTGGATGGTCGCCTGGAATGATTAACTCATCCACTGACACAGTTTTGTCAATCTTTGAATCCTTTACGTACTTAAAGATGAGGAAGCTGTCACCCCAGTTTGTCGACAAGAGATATTTTTCATCCCCCACTGTAAGCTTCATCCCAAGCGGGTAATCCATCGCGCCAACGATCTGAACGCTGTCCGTTTTATAATAAACTCCAACTTCTACACCGTTGAGAGTGGTGCAAACTTTGTTATGATCGTATTTAAGGATCACACGTTCGTTCCAAAGATCCTTTGCCCTGAAGTTGAGTTGTGCTACGATGCGGCGAAGATTACCATGAGCGCGACCAAGAACTGTGTGTGGGTCAAGGTTTGGATAATCCTCTTGCTTGACTGTAACGTACTCTGAAGTAACGTCCCCTTCAGAGCCGTCGAGCTTACCGCGATACAGGTAGACCACCGACCCATCGTCACGATCGTAACCAACAGTCATGTCACCGGCTTTGACTTCGAACCAATGTTGCCGACGCCAATCGTAGAGTTTGAACTCTTTAAGTTTGGTGAGTTCGTAATATTCATTAAACTCATTGATAAGGAACTCCGTACTGTCACCGGGCATTTGTTCGAGCGTCCAGACACAAGCCATAAACAATCTCCTTTATTTCAAAGCGGGTTGGTTGAGGGTAATTTCTTTAACTGCTCCAACTGACTAGCGGTATACTCAGTCTTCACCAATGAATAGGTGTTGTCTTTGAATACGACGCTTTCGACAGGGCCACCGCTGTGGTAGTCGATGTCAGTCGCAATGGCCAACGCATCAGTTGCATTCAGACCCATGTACTTCATGGCAGTCATCGCGACATAACCACCGCTACCGCCTTCCCACGGGAATTGCGTAACTTCAGTAACGGAGAACTTACCGTCGATGATTCGCACCACCCAGAATGATTCACGTGTCCAGATAGCCAATGTGGCATCGCAGACTTCATTACGGTATTGTAGAAACCTGAAAACAATCTCCAGTGTCTCTTCGTTCAGTTGACCCAACTCCAGGGACGTGTCCATGGCTTTAGATACAATGGCACTGCCGAGTCTTGCCGTGGCGATGACGGTTTGTCCTTTATAAGACACTTCCTTTTCGTAGAGATGAATCTTACTGATGTCCGCACCCACCTCTTCGGTGCAAGTATTGCAAGTCAAGCAGAAACGGTCTACATCGTCATTGGTGTGTACTGCTAATGTATCGGCAGCCAATATCTTCCCATCGAACGCTACGGTGGTCATCAGCAACATCTCTGAAAGTTAGGTGTCCCATCCTTGGGACGTGAGGGTTAGACAGCTACTGGGATCTTCAACTCAGGACCGCTTTCATAACCTACGATCTCGATGTCGTCAAACGTGAAGTCATCGATACTTGCCACTTGACGCTTAAAGACCACCCGAGGATCAGTTGTTTCTGGCGACTCACGCTCGAGGAGTTCTTTGATGTGGTCGACCTGATTTAGATAGATGTGTGAATCCACACCCATGCTGATCAGTTCGTCAGGTTCCATGTTGACCACCTGAGCGACCATGTGTAACAACAATGCGTATTGTGCCACATTGAAAACTGCGCCCAACGGAACATCGTTAGACCTGAGCTGCACGTACAACGTTAGGTAACGTGTTGAGATGGAATGTTTGTTGCAGAAACGAATCATGAAATCGCGAGTTTGATTTCGACGCATGGGAGTGGTTGCTAACTCCCCTTTGAACTGTTCGACCAAGTTCGATTTTTCAATGATCTGAAAAAGTTCAGCTTCGGTACCCAAACGCGTAACAAACTGGAAGTACAGATGACACGGCGGCAGCGCTGCCTGCCAGGTACGGCCAGGGTTGTGAGCCGTAACGATCATACGGCGGTCGTCAGGGTTGATCATCAGCTTGTCGATCACGTTTTGCAGCTGATCGATTTCACGATGCATGATAACCAAACCAGCATAATCGTAAGATGCGTGCTCTACTTGTATCTCGGTTATGCGGTGATATCCTTGAGCCTCGTAAGTCGCTTTGTCAGAATGATGGACCATTTGAGTATCCTGCCATTTACGCCACTGGGGACCGTAACCACCTTGACCGATGTCAGCATCGAGGAGTTCGTAGGCTGGGACTTTCAGTTGGTTCAACCGTTCATTGACGCAAGCGGCCACCAGTGGGATCAGCGTGACGGTCTGGAACTTACCTTCACGGAAGACAACGTAGTCTTTGGAGTCTTCGGCATTCAAGATGGATTCACCCACCCAGTTGACACGCAGACTTTCCCAGTCTTCGTCGATAACGCGATTGATAGCGTCCCACTTGTCAGTATCGTTCTTGGAGACACGAGCCAGCCGGCGTTGAAGTGAAATCGGATCGCTGCCATTTGACCTTACCGTCGGCGCGCCGAGGGATGTCAGGAAGTCATTTAGTTCGTTAACGTGCGACTTACCTAAGCCGATGACAACACGATCACCATTGCGGTCCTTGAGTGTGATCTGAGCAACCTGATGATCAGCGCTGCCGGGTAGTACACGACTGTACTCGTAGACAGCGTCGTTATGACCGTGGTCTAGAGCCCAAGTCAAACGTTGGTTAAGATCAAGCCCGATAATAGCCGGCGTAGCGTGGGTCGGAACTTGTAGCGTATCCAGGTATTTACTGAACTCGCTATACACCTGGCCGTTGAGGTTTCGGTATTCGATGACAGTGCCGTCTGGTGTAACCATTTCCAGTTGAGCACTACCGACACCAATGGCGTTTTCCAAAGCGGTCTTCAGGGTGAAATCAATCTCCTCCCAGCGGTTAATCGCTTCTGGTAACTTGAGACGTTCTTCAACTGCCAAGTATTTGGTTACCGGTTCGTCGTACTTGTCAGTACCTTTGATAAACCAACTGTCCCAGATACCGACCTTGTTGTCACGCAGGTACTTGATGCTGCTCTCACCAGAGATGAACCAGAGCATCTCGTGAATAAAGCTACGCGTGTGGATCTTGCGAGTGGAGAGGATCGGCATCTTCCCATCCCGGCAATCAAAGCGCATTGTCTGCGCTGGTAACATGATAGTACCCACACCGGTACGGTCTTCTTTCAAAGCGCCGTCTTTGAGGATACGTTCGTACAAACTGTGAAATTCACGATCGACTTTATTCAACATCTTTGGGTTCCGTAAGAATGTAGGGTGGGTAGGAGGCGGTGATATCGTTAACCAATTTACGCTGCGCCCGAAATAATTCGACGGCTAGATTTTGCTGTTCTGTACTCAGCGGTTCAGGCACAACCTCTACTGCGTGAGGTGGTTTTGTGTCTTCATGCCACATGACGTTAAAATCGCCCTGACCTTCCTGCTCGTTCAGGTGGTTAGCGTAATCGATAGCGATTACTTTCAAACGGTCCTTAAGAAACTGTGGGTATTTGTAATCCGCATCACGCGAACACGCCACAATCAATTTACGGTCAGGTTCAATCCAACGCCACGACTTAAAACCGTGATCGTTGTCAATACGAACGACGCTATATTCGATTTCATCGTTAGTAGCTTCTTTGAAACTGACTGCCCACGGAGCTTTGATTTCTGGCATGGGAATCCTCGAAGGCCATAGACGCCCCACCGAAATGGGGCGTTGTTTTATGTTGTTTACTTGGGTTGCAGGAAGCTGTACGAGCGGTGCGTTTCTGCCACGTTGATCGGCGCTACACTGCGTGGATGGTCGTGGACATGTTGCAACAGGAACTTGGACCAGTTCTCGTACTTGTATTCACCGTTGGCGTGTTTCTCCAAGGCGTCCTCTACGGTGATCCAGTGAGGGTCGATGACCGCGTCCTCACCTGAGTCAATCAAGACGTCATCGTCGACCCACAGTGTCGTGAAGACGCCCAGGTGAGTCATACCGACATCTTCAGTTCGGTCGATGACAAAGCCATGAAAGAACAGCTCGGATCTCTCCATCAACTCCGCTTGGGTCCAGCGCACCGAACCGCCGTGAGTGTAGGAGAATGCGATCTCTTCCCAATACTCACGCCAGGCAGTCGTATTGAGTGTGGCGTACAAACTCAGCACACCACGTGGGTCAACACAATAGTCGATACCATCGACATGACCGCCCACACCTACCGAATCAGAACCTGCAATTCTGAGTTCACCACCTTTCAATGGACGTTTGTAGCTGAGCAGCATGCCGCTGCGACGCTGACGGACAAGACCGTACTGAACGAAGTGCAGCTTGAGACGATCAGCTTCCATCTTCACCCGAGGCATGCTGACGTGAGCGAAGCGCAGGTTATGACAGTACCCTTCGACGTTCTGGATCGCTACGCCTTGTTTGGCGATCAAGTGATGCAAGGCGGTATCACGATCCAACCCGAGGATCATCTCCAACCGTTCTTCGTACGGCAGTGCTTCAATGAGCGGCATGTTGAAATTCCTTTGTTAGTCGGCCCTGGCCGCTTTTAGTTGTCGAATGAGACGGTTGCACATGGGGAGGATCTGTGCACGAACACTGTCCAGATCACCACCAGCTTCCACAATCTTGTACCGATGCGATTCCATCTTTGCACGGTAAATGAAAGCCTCTTGTGCAGCGACGTAATAACCGTCAGGTTTACCTTCCATCCTGTCCAGTGCCCCACGGGCAGCGTAACGCTGCTTGGCTATGGCGTGATCCATGGTGAGTAGGAAAGTCATGTCAGGTTGGTTCTCACCTACAACCATCTCGGTCAGATCATTGATCCAAGCTTCACTGACCCCACCGCCCGCAGCTTGATAAGCATAGGTCGAGTCTACGAAGCGATCCGTGATGACAACGCAGCCTTTTGCCAAGTAAGGAAGAATAACCTGTTGAAGATGTTGTTCGCGTGCAGCAAAGAAGAGCAACACTTCTGCACGAGGAGAAAGATCTTCCTCATGTGGCGTCAGGATGATCTCACGAATCCGTTCAGCCTGCGGCGTGCCGCCCGGCTCACGAGTAAGTATCACCTCAAAGCCAGCATCACGGAAAGTCTGCGCAACAAACTCGCGCTGGGTGGTCTTGCCTGTACCGTCTATTCCTTCCAGGGCGATAAACAATCCTTTATTGTCAGCCATCACAAAGCCTCTAGTCATTAGTACATCATGAGTCGAGGCTGTGATTAATTACTTAACGATGTAAGGACGGCACAGGTTTGCATACACCGGTTCATTCTTGGCACCTGAAGGCATGCGCACCTGGAACCACACCGTCACCTTACTCGACAGGGTATCTCGGTCATAGCCAAACTTCAAGATTTCCATGGGTTGCGTTTGCTCGGTGTCTACCTTATAAACGATAAGCATCCCAATGGCAGGCGTCCAAGGTTCAACACGTGTGGCTACTGGCGGTGCTTCACCGGCCAACGAGTATTCGAGACGTGTAATGATCTCAGAGTTCATACTGCGGTTGCTCTCTTTAGCGACCTCAGAAATTTGCTCACGCATCCCATCTGGCAGGCGGACAACAAACTTATCAGCAGTACGGGAATTTGCAGGCATAGTCATGCGGTATTACTCCTAATGGTTTTTGGTGTTCATCATTGTAATGTATGGCTTTAAAAGCCTAGTCCAGCATACAGCCCGGCACGAGGCCGGGCGTCTATGTCGTTACTCGATCCAACTGAACAACTTTGCCCAGCCGCTGGATTCAGTTGAAGCTTCGGGTTTCTTCTTCTTTTTCTTGGACTTGTCTTTCTTGTCATCCTTGTCGTGTTCATCTTCCGCTTTCTCAGGAAGGTTCTTCAAGAAGTCGGGATCTTCCTTTAACATCTTCTTATCTTCAGCGACCCACTCGCGCGCCATCTCTTGATCGATGTTACGTGATTCAGCGAACTCTTTGTTGTACGCTGCGATCGACATGAGTTTGTGTTGGGCTTGACTTTTACTTGGCATGCTCCCCCGCTCCTTTGAAACAAAAAAAAAGAATAAGTATTGAGGAGGCTTTCGCCTCCTCCACATACCTTACCCTACCCGCCGAATAGTCGGCGAAGTCATCCACATCCAGCCCATCACCAGCCAACAAACAACACAGGTGAAGATTGCAAACGTTAGACTGTAAGTCAGATGGTAAAGAGTCATCAAGCTAATCACCAACGCGTAGAACGGTATTGTTACGCAAAGGAACGTTTTGATATTGCCGGACCAGAGAGCCAAGGTCGAGCAAATCGAATACGTGATGATTGAGATCGGTGTGTCGTCTTCATGAAGCAATGTTGAATGTGAGAAGATGACGGCGATGACCAGAACAACTTGAACAAAGCAGAGGAACGCGTCGGCGATGAATGTAAACATGTGACTTATCCTTGAGGATAGTAGGGTTTACGGCTGGACTACACCCAGCCGCGTTTATTCATCTGTTTAAGGATGATGTTCGAAGCAACAACGACAACGATACCAACAGCGATAGATCGGGCAATATTAGCCATGGTGAAACTCCTAATGAATGTTAAGGTCAGCGCGTAACCACTTGGATGATGTATTCTTTTATTTCTTTTAACTACGATTACTTGGAGGATGCGATCCAGGCAACTTTCGCATCACGGGCTTGACCGGCTTCATCAAACAGACCGGAGTTCAAGACACCGCCGATGATCAAACCAGCCAACAGCATTTTGATAGACTTGCGGTTCATCAATGACCTCCACGGTCGATTGGAATGGGTTACAGATCAGCAAACGTACTGGTGACGTTAGCGTGCCATTGAGTGACTTCACTCACCCACTGTTCATGAGTGAGTTCATCACTGGCGTAACGGCCCACGATATCGGACCAAACATTCTGCACTTCGATCAGCTTGGCTTGGAAGAGTTTCAGCTTCTCGAGCTTTTCAGCTTTGAGCACTGCATCCTTCTCAGCGGCGACAGCGCGGTCAAGCTTGTTGAGCTTCACTTCGATGATCGTCAGCGCCTGACGGAACTTCATGATCGGACCCACGTGCTTCTGGTAACCTTTGTAACCGACGTAACCGACGTAACCAACCGCGGCAATACCCACCAGGGTAACAGTAGCTTTAACAACGTTTGCAATAGACATCAATGACCTCCACGGTCGGATTTATTTAACGGTTGATTCGAGTCGCTGCAAGTTGCAGCCGATTAGCGACGGTCAAGGAAGGTAAGTGATAGCCTTCAATGACTGCACGCAACGTGTGTACCCAGATGACATCGCCTTCATGACCATGTTTATCTTCCAGGCGATTAACTTCCAGACACAGCTGATGATGGATGGGGAAAGACGTCTCCTCATCCACCTTGACATGCGTGCCCAACATCGAGCACCAGATCGAATACAGCTGATCGATCTTGGCAATGCCTTCTTCGGTGGATGTGATCAACGTCACCCAGAACTTAAGGTCATCGTGTTCAGCGTGACCTGCGTGGCTATCAAGAACAGCCACTGAAGGGATCTCGTTGATGGCCCGGCATGTTTGCCACATGCCACGATCGAACAGCTCAGGATCGCTTCTGCTGAACTCAAGCTTAGCCCGTGCGACGTGTTTACTGGTAACTAGGAACATGGTGACCTCCAGAGTACAACGATTAAGCCGCAGTGGCTGCTTTCCAACGAGTACGAACAAGACGGTTAACCAACACCTTCTGAGGGGTGTGGTTAGGAAACTCCTTCTTGATAAATTCGTACACTTCTTCGAGGGTGTTAAAGGGACCGCCTACTGTGACGTAATCGTCATTGACCAGTACCCGTACGAGACCCTTGATTGGGTTACGGAAGGCAGCTTTGATTTGACCTCCCAGATAGAAAGCCCGATCAGTACCAATGACGAACAAGTCGTCAATGTGTGTAGGGTGTGCGTAACGGATAACGGACATGATTGATCTCCAGATCTTTAGGAGGTAATTCTCCTGGGGTTAGCGGTAGAAGTGTTTGTGTTTTGCCATCAGGCCTTGAAGAATGTCCACGGCGATGACAGCGTTAAGAGGATACGTCTCGAACTGAGCCTTGCAGTGATGCATGACGGACTCAAAGGTTTCGTCAGGGATAGGCTGAAGTACGTTGTTTTCAACTTCACCGTTGATTTCATACGTGGTGAAGTTGTCGACGAACGCGGTCGCCAAGGCGAAATCTTCTTCAACGAATTTGGTTTCGTCGTAGTTAGTTTCTTTCTTCATCAGCTCAAGCAAAGCACCTGCTTGTTTGAGAGCCGCATCGGACAGTTCGATGCGGGTACCTTGAGTGGTCAGCATGACGCGTTCCATCTTTTCGGTCAGAGCTTGTTTGATTGCAGCAGTAGCTTGAGTAGTCATTTGTTTACCCTCCACGGGTGTTTAAAGAAACATTATTGTTTCTATTCAATACGGTCATGTGTGACTGTAGAAAAGTTAACTACGATTAATTTGCGGCATAAAGGGCGGGGAATGACCCCGCCGTTATCACGCTAGATCCTGCCAAGCAAAAGCAAGACCACGAGGACCACCAGGATAACTCCGATGATACCGCTAGGTCCCCAACCGTATCCGCGAGAATAGCCCCAGGTAGGCATGCCACCCAACAACAGAACGACGAGGAGGATAACCACGATCAATGAGATCGACATGGGTGTTACTCCTGTTTCGATTTAAAAGGGTCGTGCATAGCAGTCAGATCGCCATTACACGAAGTTGTAGACGTGAATCGCTTCTTTCTGCTCGTCACTCCCGAAGTGGAATTGAATAATGGGACTGACGTCTTCCTCGTAATCCAACATCCCAGTCGCAACACCACACCCCAACCGAGGAATGTGTGCTTCTTCGATACTGTTTGCCCGCATGTATTCAACCAAGCGGTACAGGGTCTGATCAATCAAGCCAGGTTCGGAAGGATTGACCCAATTGTACTTGGTGGGTAACATAGCCAATTTATAAGCTATGACATCCACCACGAGCAGTTCGCCACCGGCGATACGCCCTCGTCTACAAGCTTGTTTATATTGCTCGTGTGCTTCTGGGTAACGCTGTTTCATGTGAAGCGCTAGACCTTTACCTGCAACACCCACAGTGTTCACAGGGATACCCACCAACGCACCCATAGGCGCCATTTGGAACATGTTGCCTGTGTGTTCGAATACCACGCGGCTACCTCACTGGTTCTGAGCACTACAGCCCACGACGTTAAGACATTTAAGGACGGTGTGTCGTCCCACTTGGATAGACAGTTCTTCCCCACAGCATGGACAATGGGTTGGTAACAGAGGAGGTGATCGATCTATCCCTTTATCGACATCCATCGGCAACTGAGATTCAATGTCGTGAACGGCTTTGATGTAATCGCCAATCATGACACCGGATTCCAGTAACACATGGACGTTGGGTAATTCGATCGTTCCTTTATAACTGTTGAATTGAATGACCAACTCAGGTTTGATGTTCCCATACTTGGTGGTGGTGAAGACCACGTCCACTACTTCGATCTTCAATAGACGTTCCCTCATGCCTGCACACTCATCCTGCGCTGCGTTAACACGCTGGCTACAAAATGTTCTACACGTTCACGGACTTCATCGTAGTACATGTTGTACACCGGGATGTTATTCTCCAGCGCCAGTTTCACCGCAGTGGCTGTACCGCCTTTGACGTTACCGTTCTTACCTACTGGTGGCGCCCAGGTGTAGACGAAGTCCACAGGAGACTTAAGGTCATCACCCAACACTTGATACGGGTTACGACTGTGGTGAGCAATACCACCTCGACCCAAGCCATCCCAGACACCCCGCATCCGTAAGCCGATCGCACCCGCCTCTTCGTAGTTAGGGAAACGCTGCGCATCGTACAGGCCTGCCGCTGGAAGATGGTACAGGTCGGACATGCCGTTCCAGGACAGATAGATACGGTGTTTGGACTTGTCGAAAGAGCTGTGTCGATAAGCGCCTTTCAAACACGCCATGTCCATGCCTTTAGGACAACCGCCCGAATACAACGCGTAACCCAATTCAGTCAGGATGTTAGCGAAGATGACCGAAGTCTTCATGACATCAGGTGGTGTTTCGCGTGATCCAATACCGGCATAACGTTTCGTGATCATAAGTACCCCATTCTGATCCTATGTGGACGTCGTTTCAGCACGGCTTGACGTAGTCCGATCAATTTCCATATGACTAACCGAGTGGGTGTAAAATGACTACGTCGCTGATGAAACGTATAGCTTTGGGAGACGCTGTCTTCGAAGCTAACCAACGGGGTCACGGTGGTGCTGGCAACTGGTTAGAACAAGAGACGACTTGGTGGGATGCTTTCTTCAATGGCTTTGCCAAGTTGATCGGTGTGTCGATGGAGTCGGTTGAACAAGATCACCTTGAATTGGAATCAGCCTGTCGGACATTGACGGCAGTTCAGCTGTTGACATCAAGCTTCTTCACTGAAAGTCGTGAACTGACAGAACGCGACGCTGACGTTTATCAATTGTCAGTAGAATCGATCTTCCTGGTCAGTCAATTGGACCTCCCGTCCAGTCTCTTGGCGCCATCGTTTGAATCCAGCTCCACCTACAGTGTTGAAGCTGAAAAGAAAGCGGGTGATGTCCTGCGCCGTATCTGGGCGTGGATAAAGGAACAGATGGTCAAGGTCGTCAACCATATCAGCGAACTGATTGGTCGCTTTAAGCAGTCTTCCGAAGCGGGTACCCAACGTGTAGAGGGCATCCGCAAACGGTTACTCGCATTGGAGAATAAATCAGACGTCAGTACAGAAGCATCGACACCTACGACTGTATCCGTTCCCGATCTGAACCTGATCGGTGAAGGCGGTAGTAAAACCATTTCGGTGTTGAGCAGTACCCAAGCCAACACTAAGGCTGCCGGTAACGAAACGTTGGTCATGTTGCGTAAAACCATGGACGTGTTCAAAGGTTTCAAGCCGGGGGAGCATGACTCAAAAGCCGGCGCGGCTGATATTCTCGCCAAGCTGACTACCGCCCTTGAGTTGAAGAAAGGGGAAGGTGGTTACGTTCGTGACCTTCCGATTGGTCCTGGGAATTCTGTTAGGATCCAATTGACTCAAGGCCAAGGGGATCGGGTCGGGGCGAAGGTATCAAGTCATCAAGAACCTAAGAAGTCAGGTATGGCGCCTGCGATGACATCTAAAGAGTGTGTGCAACTGCTGGACGCGCTTGCGGCATCGTACGGCAGCTTCGACTCCATGAAGGCTCCAATGGACAGCGCTTCTCGTGTATTCAAATCCATGGGCGCTGCGATGGACTCCGGCTTCAATGAGAACATGAAAAAGCTGTCAAACAATGATGACATCGAAGAAAAACGTATAGCCAGTCAAGCCAGTCAGATGTACGCCATGTTTGGGACTATCCTCGCCCAGCTGGCAAGACTGCCTCGCGAAAACCTTTCTGCTTACATGCTCACTCAGTATGCGATCGAGAAATATCTTGATCGGTGCGTGGATGCGCTGGAATCGAAGAAAGCTGCATAAAAACTATCCACACTTAATATCAAGGAACGGCATTCATGTCCAGCCTTCTCAAATCCATGAGCAAAGCTACCGCGCAACAGACTGCACAGCGTGATGAGCTGCAACGTATCAAACAAGCTGTAGAAGATGCAGCTTTCGAATCGGATCTTGCGCAGATCTACGAAGGTGTCTCCGAGAACCTCGAAGAGATGCTGACCACGTCCACAGACATCAGTGCGCAATCTGATGAGCTGATGAAGAACAACGCTCTCACCGGTACGCTGACTGACCTGGTTGATTCGACACTGGACACCTACGGCAAAGACGGCATGACCGAACAAGCTGCTGAGCTGATGCGTGTGTCGGTTGAATCGATCCTGCGTTCGGCGCAGTTGTTCGACGTGATCCCGGTCAGTCTGCTGGTGCCTTCTTTCGAGAGCGGCATGACTCGTGCTGAGTATTCGGTTGAAGCTGAAGAAAAGAAACAAGGCATGTTGGCGCGTATGCTTGCTTGGATTGCTGAAGCGTTCAGCGCCATGTGGACGTCGATCAAGTCGTTCTTCCAGAAGTTCGCCGGTAACGTCGACGGGGTCAAGAAGTACGCTGAAACCGTACAGACCAAGGTGAACGGTCTTGCCGTCACGTCCGCTACCAAGGAAGTGAACCTGGGCAACATCGGTATCTACTTGGCCGATAACAACGGCACCATCGTTCATCCTGACAAAGCCATCAGCGCGATCATGGCTGACTTCCAGACCTTCAGTCAGAAGTGGGATGGTAGCTTTGGCAATATCCTGAAGATCGAGATTCCATCAGGTGTGATGGACGAAGCCAGCCAGCAGAAGTTTATCCAGCAGTTGAGCGCGGCTGTCGGTAACATCATCCACAGCGGCTCACCTTCGATCAATAAACTGAACTTCATACCTTCTCACCAGATCTCGATCGTTCCAGGTCAGGACAAAGAGAACTCCATGATCGGTTCTACTTTGAAGATCGAAATGGTTTCCAAAGTTAAAGACGCCAAGATGGGTGCGCTGACCAAGGGTGATCTGACTGCGGGCATCAATGCCGCTCTGGCAGGCCTGGTGGGGATTGGTAAAATCCAAACCAAGGTCGATGAGTGGGATAAGTACGCCGCCAAGATCCAGACGTTTTCCAAAAACGCACTGACCGCTCTCAAGCGTGAAGAGAAATCCGCTGAGAAGCGTTTCACTTCTGAAGAAATTGCAGCTGCCACCAGGACTTACAAAACCTTGGTAGCGGCTAACTCGATCATGATCTCCGGTTGGGTGAAAACCGTTCCTCAGGTCCTCACTGGTATCAAAGCCAGTGTGCGGGTTATCGACATGGCGGTGGGTCGTAAGGATAAGAATGCTGAAGGATCGCCCGACAAGT